GGAGATACACCTAACCCAACCCATACTCTTGATTTAAAGTACTCAAGATAAGGTTGAACATCTAATGATTTTCCATTACTTCCTACAAATTCAATTGTATGTCTAGCATCTGTAGCGATACCACCATCTTGAACAATATGCTGCATATCGCTTTTAGCTCTATCTAATTCTGTAATAGATGAAGCATGATCAATGGTTCTTGGAGTCTCTACTTTATAATGGATGATAGGGAATAAGTCTCTATAGATTAGAAGCTGGATATCTTCTTCTATCTTTCTTAGGGTTCTAATATCATCAATAACAGGAATAACATCTGGCATCCCAAGTATCATTCCATCTTCTTTAAATAAAGTAAAATGAATAACATCTTCTTTAGGGAAGACTCTCATTTGACCTTTTCTATTAGTTTGTACCCAAGACTCAATCTCCCACTTCCATAGGACATGTCCATTAAATGTGTCTTTTACATATTTGAATCTAGGTTTAATAGTAGTAGGATGAGCTAAGAAATATCCAACTACTGGATGCATCTCTTTCCCATCTTTCTTATAAGAGGAAGCGTATTCAAAGTCTTTATCTCTTACTTTGATTAGGAATGCATTAGAGCAAACTATAAGATAATAGAGTAATGTCTTAATGATATGATCTAATGATAGACCAGTCGCTAACATCATTACTAAAAATCTTTTATCAAAATATTCTGTAACTTCATCATTCTCTGCATTTATACCAAAGCCTGATTTTGTAGCTAAAGCTAGTTTCTTCTGTGTAGCTTTAAGAAAGAATGACTCATACTTTAAGAACTTAAATACGGCAACTAAGTCATATTCACCTTCTGAGAAATATGTTGAAATCGTTCCTGGAGCTTCAAAGAATCTTATTACAGGAGGTTTAATTGTTTTTAAATTCTTTGTTACTTTTGATAGAAAAGCTGGACTATTAGATATTGCACCTTGAGTTGCATCCATTATCTTAATATAAGACTTAGCTTTATCTAATGTTTCATGAGATGGTTTAATAAGGAGGTCCATTAATTATTGTCTCCACAATTTCTCTTTACGGTATTGACTATTTTTATCTGGTTATTGTTATTATAAATACTATAATTGCTATCGAGTAGATCGTTTAGTGCTCCGCCTTTTATTAGATCAACTATCTTTTTAGGTGTATCACCTAAATCATAGACTGAAATGATATGGTCTGGAGTTACATATGTTAGTCCTTTGTTATTAAGTACAATCTTATTTGCTATATCCTCTATATTATTTGAGATGATAGGAATATCACCAGATATAATGCTAGGGATAGTTGTAGATGTATTATATAATGTATCTAAGTTCCCAATATCACTAGGTTTAAATTGGTCTGCTTGAGGAATACTATTAGGACCACATGGAGAAATTCCACATGCTACTGCTATATCAAAGAAATGAGCGGCTATATATTCTAATGTATTTACAAAAGCTTGTATTTCAAGGCCAAAAGCTGATTGTAAATTAAACTGTTGGAACTTAAGATTGAAATCTGCATCTCCTACCATTAGTTTAGTAAGCATCTCTAATAGTCTACTCTTAAATGTTTTTATTGTAGAGATAAGCATCTGTTGTAGTTTAACAGCCATAGTCCCAAAACATATAGATGGAGTTATAGATGTAATCATATCTTCAATTGGTTTAATTAACTTAGATAGTCCTTCATCTGCTGCTTGCATTGCTATTGATTCCATCATAAACAATACATGTCTTGCAAAATCCCATAAGCTTTTACCCTCAATATCAGGCATCATAAACTTAAAGTTTAAACCTAATTTAAGGGCATTGGTGATAATCTTTATTTTATCTAATATGAATGCTGGGGCTGCTAACATTGTAGCTGCAGAAGAGAGAATAGAGCTAGTATCTTTGGCTGTTCCATTACCAGAGAATAGATTATTTGCAGATGCAGATATATTATCTAAGCTAGCTGCTACTCCACCTATTGCAGTTATTGTTTGGTTAACTGCTGTAACTCCACTCTTGATTGCTTGTGAGGCATTATTTATTTGTTGTATTGCATTATAGAGTTCATTTCTTGTACTGCAAGATAATGTACTAAGTAAGAAACAAAATACAGTACATAGAATATCAGTAGCTTTTATATTGAATGCTTGTAATAGGAAAGCAGACTTGATAGACTTATCTATCTCTTCTCCCATTTTATCAATAGACTTCAATGCTAATGTAGTAGGAGCTAAGTATTGACTTATGTTAATCTGTTTGTCTAAATTACTAACACCACTAGCTACTGAATTATATAACCCAGTAGATGACTTATCTGTTATACCAATACTAGTCCCATTAATATTTAATAGTTTAGACCCAGGTAAAGATATATCTCCTAGTAGTTTTGAATAACTATCTTTTTTAGTAAAGTTCTCTATTGAACTATCTATAGCAGATAGACCTGATACATTACCGATGTTCTTAAGTTGATTGCCTATTGCCTGTCCTGGATTTATATCAGTCATTATTTAGACTCTAACTCATAACTCTCTAGTGTATTTAACGAAGCATTAGTTCGTAATCTTAAAAGTTTTAATTGTGACCATTGCATTGCAAATACTGCATTAGGATTAGTTATATCTTCAGAAAGTTTAGAGATATAAAAATCAACTATATTTTTTGCTGCATTAAATGATTGATCTAACATTATATTCCATATCCAATATTGTTAATAGCACTTCCCTGTTTGACTAATACTCCGTCGATTGGGCCTTCTTTAGGCTTCAACATTGTTTGTTTAGATGGGACTATTGTATTATAGTCTACATTCATATTATGGTCCATAAATGATTGCATAACGAAGATCTCTACTTCTTCTCTAGTAGGATAGTCCTTATGCATATAAGGGAATACTAAATCGTATGTACCTTCATTCTGAACTGAGTCTAATGCCTTCTGTGGTATTTTAGACATATTAGCAGTTACATTAGCTCCTAATCTTTGTAATTGAGCAGCAGACATAACAGCACTAGTATAATCAATCATTAGCAACTCCTGTAAGCCCGATGAGAGCCATATCTTCATAACCCTTAACGACTAACTCAACTGCCTTTTTAAATAGATCAAAGTCTACTATATTACCTGAGCTTCCAATAAAGCTAATATCTTTTATTAGATCTTCTCTGTTAGTTATATACTGTGGATTTCCAGCAAGTTTATTGGCTCCATCAAGTAAATAATCAATAGCAGCAACCCTATCTCTGAAATCTTGTACTGACGATAGATGCTGTAATAGTTTATTAGCTATAGACTCATTTATTAAATCACTATCAGTAAATTCATTTGCTTTATTAAGTTGACTAGCAGTAGCCCCATTCTCTATATTAGCAGGAGTATACTTTAAATTTAATCTATCAAATTGATCCATTAAATAGTTGTCTCCATAGAATATGATACATCTATAAAATAATCTCTTATAGTATATAGCGAAGGAACATCCTTCCATACCATTCTCATTCTAATAGGGATGTAAGATGTATCTGCCATTCCCGAGGTACCTATAGATGGAATAGCTATAATAGATGATTTTGATTCCCATTCAGAGAAAGATAGTTCATCATATCCATAACTAAGTTTAACACTAACCTTGCCATCATCTTCTACAGGAATATACGTTGTCATATATTGGTCAGTTAAAGGAAGACTCCCAGTAGCAGATTGGCTAAAAAGAAAAGCTGGTTCAACTTTAATATCATTTATTCCGTTTAAAGAGAAAGTAACATCTCTTCCAAGATTAGAGAAGTTAATATTACCAGTAGTTAAAGCTGGTGTCCCTTCTCCTTCCTTCATTAAACAGATAACTATATTAGAATAGTATTGCTCTTGAGAATCATTCCTAAGATAGATGACTGTTTCCATTATATTCTCAGATCCAGTTGTATCAAAAACAAATGGAATGATTACAGGATTAGTATATACACTACTCTTGCTTATAGGAGCATCATACATCTTATTACTTAATGGAATTAATTCCTGGTACATTGTTATCATTGGACCCTCAATTATCTATAGATCGAGAAATTATAGTTCTATTTCTTCGTTTCATTATAGCCTGTAATGATGCACTGTTCCTTGCCGTTCCTTTATTATCAAAGGTTCTCGACACAAAAGCTAAACTATCTTCAGTTGGTTCTTTCCATGCTTTACTATCTAAGTGTATCGGTTCAGGACTATTGTCTGTTAATAAAACTATACTAGACCCATTAGGCACTTTAAAATCTACATCTTTTTCATCTCTAGGTGATAATAATTCCTTCCCATCGAAAGGGACTGAATACAAGAATATCTGTTTAAATAATTCAGAATAGTGCTTTATGATACCATAGACCGCTAACATCATAGCATCCATTGCATGATCTTCTATGTCACTATTCTTTTCAAAGCCATATTTCTCTACACCTTTATCTGTTATAGCAAGTAATTTATAATTTTCTAATGACTTAGTTAACTGTTCATCAGCCTTAGAATACATAATAGGGACTTGATCAAAGTCAGGTTCGAATAGTTTAGACACTTGTGATACTATAAATGATTTACATGTTTTCTTTATTATCTCTTTAGTAAATGGATCTTCAATCTCTAACCAAGAACCAAAATTAACTGGTTCAAGGATATGCTTAACCATTTGGTCTGGATGATTCCCAGGAAGGTTAGATGGTAATTCATAGGTAGACCAGAACTTTAATTCTTCATTTGTCCCATGCCCGTAACCAAAATCGGTCATCCAATGCTTACATAACCATTTTCTATTTAATGCTTTAAAAGTATCTTTAGCAACTTGTTGATTCCATACAGCGGATGATACTACTTGCTTATCTACTAATTTAATTTTATATGTCTCAGGATTAAAGGCTGCTATATAGAAGTAAGTCCCAACATTAGGTCCATTCCAGTCAACACCACCAAAATATAACCAACCTGGCTCTCTTCTACAATCCTCATATTCATATTCAAACTGAGCTAAATCTATACCTTTATAGTTAAATGGTCCCCCAGAAGCGTCTGGGAACTCAGCTAAACATTCTTGAATAAAGCCAGTAGCTCCTAATATCTTCTTGAACCTATCTATTTGTGATTTAATTTCATCTACTTCTGTAATAGATACATGATATTCATTAAATGCAGGATCTAACTTACATGAATCATAGAACATATTTCCTCTACCTTTTGGGGTAGAAGTCATAAAGATAGTAGCTTCATCACCTCTAGCTAGAATAGTACCCATAATAGAGGATAGTTCTTCTGCTGGAATAATAGCTGCTTCATCCATATAGATAACATCTGCAGTCTGAGATCTAGCTCCAGGGCCTGCAATCATTAATATGATCTTTGATCCATTATCTAACTTAATATTGTAATAAGGACTCTGTGAGAAGTTCTTACCAATAGACTCTTTAACTTCGGCATTCTTAAAGTACCAATCCCTAAAGATATATTCGTCCCATATCTTCTTAATTTGAGATTCACGAGGAGTTACAACTAATACTGTCTTATCATCATTAGTAGCTATGTACTGGAATATCTTATACATAAACATAAGAGTCTTACCAGTTTGCCTACATTGACGTCCTACTAAGTTTCTAGATGTACAATATAAGATTCTAGACTGATACCATCTTACTTTAGAACCATAGATATACTCAAAATAATAAACAGGATCGAACATCATTCTTGCTGTATGTTCATCTGTCCCTTCTCTAAGAGCAGCTTTAACATCATCTTCTACTGTAATTCCATCACACTGACATTCAAACCTACCATATTTAATAATATTACGTTTAATGCAAGCTTTACATATATCATTTCTGAACTTCTTGTGATTAGTGTTTATCATAAATCCTTTATCGTCCAAGTCCTGCTGCTACTTCTAAAGCTTTAGCCCATACACCAGCAGACTTTTTTACTGTAAAGTTAAATGCTGCTCTACCTTCCATCTGTGCTCTACTTGCAAGGTTAGATGCTACATTCCCAAATCCTTCAAATGAACTACCATCTAATCCAAAACTTGGTGTTTGGACATTAATTGATCCATGAAACATACTCTGATCGAATATGCCTCTACCACCAGTTCTTACCATATATTTAATAGGTTCTTCAACAGATTCAAATGCAGCACGAGAAGCGACACTGCCAGAGACTGGAAGACCATTAGACTGGTCATCATCACCTTGGTATGCTTGGTATTGCTGTACATTATCCATTGGTATCATTTTACTACTTCCTGTGAATATGGTTCACCTACTGCATTTGTACAATGATCTGGATCTAGCATATCTAAGCATTTACATACGAACTTAGCTAACCAATTCATTGATTGATATCTACCAATTCTAGAACTAATCGTCTCTCTTGAATCTCCACCAGCCATTGCATTAACTGCTCTATCAATAGCAAGGAAGTTATTTACTAGATATTGTTTAACAGCTTTATTCCCAAAGAAGATAACTGGGCCAAAACATAATGCACATATAATAAACTTAGTTAATTCCATTAAGAATAAAGGAATCTGTAGTATCATTACTATTAGTAAAAAAATATTCATTTTAATTCTCCTTAATTAATCGGACGTGTTAGGTGAGATTCGCCTGTCCCAGCCCAAGTAGAAGCGCCAACAGCGCCAAACATTAATGCTTTACCTTTTCTATTATTTACAAAACTATTTACATTCTGAAGGAACTCATTACCTTTATATGCTTGGTTCCCAGCCATTCTACCTAATCCACTATGAGCCATACCCATAGCTGCACCCATTACTGCTCCTTTTAATATAGGAGCAACCATACCTTGGTATTCAAAGTTGTTAGGGAATGCGGTCTGCAGAGCTAGATTAGTTGCTGCTCCAGCTACACCGAATCCAGCTGCAGCACCCATAAGTCTCATACCAGGACCACCTTTAAAGTCCATTATTGCACCACTGAAGAATGTATGAGCAGCATTAGCCCATTTATTTCCAGAAACAGCAGTTTCAACTGGTTTCGCTCCTATAGATGCATTTGCTCCTGAATGATCACTACCAAATGACTCAGAGTTTAATACTCTTGTTTCTGTTGCGTGGGGTAGGACTTCAGGGTTAAATGCTCCTTGTGAAGGACCGGCCATTTTTCTTCCTGGGATTGCATCTCCAAACTTGGAAGCCATAGGGTCCCAATCTCCTGGGACTATTTTTGGGGCTCCACTATTTGAATGGAATCCTGGTGCAGAATACCCAGGTTTAACTGCTCTTAGATTAGATTGTGGAGTAGAAATATCTTTTATTATATTTCTTATCCCATCCTGTACTGCTCCTCTACGAGAATTCATTAAATGGGCTTCTTCAAGCATTGCCATTCCTGCTTTTTTGCCCATACCTAACATACTATTCCACTTAGCCATATATCCTCCAATTACCTTGAATGGTAAACTCTACTTAAACTTACTAACTTAGATTCATAATTATTCATTGCAGATCCTACTTGTTGATAAGTAGATTGATCATACTTACCTGTATCAAAGAATCTATTATCATAATGAATTTGTCTCATCATTCTTTTAGATTCCCAAGCTTGATCCATTATATGTCCAGCAAAACCCATAGCTGAAGATGCAGCCATACTAGCCATTAAAGGAAGAGTCATTATTCCAATTCCTTTCATCATACCCATATTACGCATGAAACCTTTTGGAGCACCACTTCCTCCCATAAATGGACGTTTAGATATGAATCTAGATAAAGGATTCATATTCTTCTGGAATACTCCTTCAACTCCTTCTGCCATAATAGTAGCTCTTCTTGCTTCAGTCATTCCACTAAGCATATCATGAGTATAAGCTGTTCCTTTATGTGCTATAGCTTCAGCTCCATTATGTCTTAAACCAAAATAAGCAAGTGAACCAATACCATTTATAGCAAAGTCAGCACCTGCTCCAAGTAATCCACCACCAGCATAACCAGCATTCTGGAAAGTATTAGGGTCTAATCTATTAGCATCATGTAGATAATTAAGACTACCATCTATTGCACTAGTAGCCATAGCTACACCTGATGCAACAGCAGAATAATTAGCTGCTCCAGAAGAAACAAATATATCTTTTATTTGTTGAGCACCAGGTATTTTCATAGGCTATCCTCTTTCTAATAGTTCAGTAAATTTATTGAATTGCTCTACTGTATTATTTCTATTCCCAAACTGATGATGAAAATTTTTATGACACCTATCACATAAAGTAATGCCATTAGATAATAAAATTCTTTTATCTGGATTGTCAGTATATCCATCTAAATGATGTGCATTTAAGTTTCCACCACTTTTATCTTTACAAATCTGGCAAGAATATCCGTCTCTTTCATAAACTGCCTTTCGCCACTCTGTGTATTCTGGATATTTTCTACCTATGACTCTATCTTCTATTGTCAAACTTGGGTTATAGTTAGGATTATTCTTTCCAAGAAAATTCTCTCTATTCAAACACCCACATGACTTAGTATTCCCAATCTTTAAACTATATCCCTCAACTTCAGTTTCATTCCCACATTCACATTTGCACAACCAGTATGTTTTTCTATTTACAGATTTCCCTTTTCTTATAACTGTAAGTCTATTAAACTTCTCTCCAGAAATATCTTTTATCTTTCTTTTGAAGTTCGTTTTCCTTTTACATCCGCATGATTTAGTAGTTCCATTTGTTAATCTATATGAAACAACAAAAGAGATTTTTCCACAGTCACATGAGCATTCCCATACTACATTTTCTTCATCTTTTGTCTTCCCATGAATTTTATTTGCTATTAAGAATCCAAATCTTTGTGCTGTTAGGTCTTTTGCTCTTTTATACATTTAACAACTCAGTAACTGTAATAGGGATTATTTCATTCTCTATATTTAATAATGTATAAAGTTCATCAATTGAGTCCATTAGTTCAGATTGGTCTCTTGTAAAGTACATTTCTACTAGAGGATATGCTTTTGACATATCCTCTATATAGTTAGCAGCATTAAAATTCTCAGGAGTTTCCATCTTTATCCTTTGGTTCTTTGGTATCACAAGTATCAAGAATCTGGACTTTCTTCTTAAATGGCATCTTTGTATAATCTAAATCCATCTTTTCTACTATATCTTTAGAGATTATCATACTATCACTTCTGCATGATTGATGTAATAGCTAGAACAGCATCACCTAATTTAGTCATGCCTTCCTCTACATCTTTAAAGCCATTTTGGATCTTAGGTAAAACTCCCAAGAATAGATATAAAAGAACCCCTACGTTTATTAAAGATAAAACTAAAGCTATGATTGTCATTGTTTGCATTTAATGCTCCTATAAATATTGTGATTTTAATCTTTCTATACTAGTTTGACAAACATCAAACCTACCACTACCCCAATGTGTCAGCATCACTATACAGCGATTGTAAGCGTTTGCACCACCATCTGCATAGTCATCTGTATGTTCACTAAATAAACCGCACAGGAGGACCTGCTGGACGTCATCAGCACCATGTCTGTAATAGCTCATAGTCTCAAATCTATGGTGATGTCCAACTACTACAGATTTAGCAGTTAGAGATGCAATTGTATTCATGATACTCTTCCCTGATACAGGAGAATTAGCAGCATTCATGATTGCATGTGTGAATAAAGTCCCTTGAATAGTTAAGAACTTTCTGTATGGAACATAAGTAAGACCTAGTTCATCTAACCTTAGATCATCAGCTATATCCATATGCCCTCTTAGTTGCGGGTGAGACTCGATATACTTCTCAATACGACCTTCATCGTGGTTACCACCAAGAAAATACATACTAGGTTTGTAATCTTTATCCAACTCAGCCAAGAAAATAAGCAAAGCTTGACGACAAACCTTAATATCATCCTTATACTTTTTACCATGACTTCCTTCTTTACCTGCATCCCAAGCAGAAAGGCTATCTAAATTCCCAAAATCTCCCATAAATACAATATTATTAGGTCTATTTATATTAGTGTAAATACCTAAAGCTTTGAATCTTTTAAGATCTTGACCAGGAGCAACATGTGAATCTGGTACAACTAAGGTAGTTTCAAACTTATTCTCAACTACTTTAACAAAAGGCTTAATTATTTCTCCGTTTTGGATATTGTAATGGATTTCTCCGTGTGGTGCTGATGAACTATATGTAATAGTCTGAACAGGAGGAGTTGGGATTGTATCTCCTACTACTTGAATGAAATTTACTCTTACTTTACTCTCTGCTAATCTGTTTCTCTTATCTCTTATTGATTTATAGCTTCTGACATAACCTGCTTTAGCGAAAATGGCGACTAATTTTTCTAATTTAACATCTATATGTAGTTTTAAAAGATCTAATTCTGCTTGTTTCCATGTATTTACAACTTTTTCTTGTTTTTTCAAAATTTACTCCCCAATTTCTTCTTTATAATCTTCATCTTGTAATGGATTTAATAAATTATCTCTAACTTCATCTTTATCTATAGAATTTTTCATTTTTTCTTTGATAGAAGCCTTAAGAGATGACATAATTTTAGAAGGTCCCTCTCTAGTTTCTTTTAGAGCAGCCTGTTTACGCCATTTTTCTTTTCTAGTAGCTGTGAATTCTTGTAGAATCTGTAATTTTCTCTTTTGTACGCTCTCTTTTATAGTTAGAGCATAAGAAACTTCTTCAGCCTCTACAATTTCTCCTTGCTTATCAAGTCCAACTACCCTAGTCCAAGTCATATTAGTATGACTGTTAGATAAAATAGCATTACATCTATACTCTAATACTTCATATTCTACAAGCATATTAATTAATACCATTTCTGGCATATTCTCAACATCTACTTCTAAGGATTTAAGATATTCATCCATATAGAACATTAGCATATAGTTCTCATGGAAACATTCTTTACCTTCAGGACATATATCATCTTCATATAGAGTGCATCTATTCTTATATAGACAATTATCTTTCTTACAGACAAGAACTAAATTAGTAGCTGCTCCAGCAGATATATCTTTAAAAGCTCTAGCTAAACCTTTTACATTAGCAGGAGATAAAGCTATATCATTATATTGATTCATTCTTAAAGCTAAAACATTTCTAACTCTATCTAAGCCTGTATCGTTATCATTTAAGGCTAACATTACATCCCCTAAAGTAGCAGGAGCAGCGATATCTTTTGTAAATCCAGTTCCAGTTTTAGTCAAGTCTTGTTTATCTGACATTCGGTAAATACCTTTATATACTGCTTAAGAAAGCCTTTTGGTTCTATAAAGAATTTTCTAGAATTTAATACTTGAGCTAACCATGCTCTTCCTTCTAGATATTCTTTGCAACCAACCTCTCTCTTATTTTTAGAAATTATTCTTTTTATTTCTGTTTCCTTAACTAAAGTAGGAACTCCATCTAGTATACAGACAAAACTTTCTGTATTGTATCTGACACAAAGCGAATAATGCTTTACCGTTTTAAATTTATTTCTTATCCAATTTTTATCCCAAAGGATAATCTCGATAAAACATTGCTTCATATCACACCTCTAGATCATAGGAGAACTCTCCTCGATTAAATAATTATCTTCATAACTTCTATAGTCTTCTTGTGAATTTAATGAACCATACAATTTAAAGTCTGTCTGGTTTATATAAGAGTCATATGCCATCCTACCAACATATGCTTGTACTGTTTTAACAGAACCCATAGTTGATTTAAGAGTAGCTATAACCTCAAATGGCTTATGTATACAATATTCTAACTTACTGATAAAAGCCTCTATCCCATTCCTATTAACAATACTAAAACAAAATATTTCATCACCAATTGTCTGTCTAGTCCAAAAACTATTCTCTATTAAGAAATCCATGTCTAACTCTGCAGTCTTATCATGGAAATAAAACTTTATACTACTTACAGTAAACTCTTCCTTCATCCAATCTAAACTATTAATTGTTTCCATATTATTTTAAAAATAACCTCGTTTTTAATTCGTCTTTACATTCAAGTTGAGGATTCTGGTCAAATCCCATTTGGTCCATTCCAATATTAACTGCTAGTATAAGAGACTTAAGATCAATCTCAGAAGTCTGACTAGCAATATGTGTAAGCATATAACTTAAAGCACCTTGATATTCTTTATTAATATAAGCATCAGCACTAGTCTGATTAGACATACATCCACTAATAAGGATAATATCACCCATCTCAGTATTAGCATTAATCTCTTTAACTGAATCAGATATAGGATAAATATCTTTTCTTTCAGTTTCTTCTATTACCATAAATCTATTCTGTTTCTCTAAACTAAAATCTCTAACTCCATCACCTGAATGACAACAGTCAAAGATAACATACATTAAAACACCTTTAGGCAATTGAGATAGAATAGAATAAATGTCATCATCTCTAATAACACCGAAAATATTATAATCATAAGGAACAATAGCTTCATCTAAATAATCAGCCTCTCCACCATTTATAGCAGCAACTTGACATCCATGTCCTGAATAATGCCATATAAGTATATCTCCACTAACAGAATCTTTAATTAGTTTCCTAAGTTCAGTTGTAATATTCTTCTGTGTAGCATGATCATCTTTAAGAAATGTAATATCAGTATACCCATAAGATCTAGCAAGATCAATCATATGATCAACATCATTTAAGCATCCTCTAAGAGAAGATCCATGATAAGCATTAATCCCAACAAACAATCCTTTGTTAGCCATTGTTATCCTCCAAAGCTTTCTTAATAATATCAATTAAACTAGGGCCAAACTTATATAGTTTATGTTTAGCTCCATATGCCATGACCAAGTGATATAGCTCATCAGGGAAATCAATGGTCCTCTTAGTTAGTTTGTCTTTCATTAGGTCTCCTTTTAAACCGTTTGACTCGGCTCTCTTGATGTTAATAACGGTTTTCTTCTCGTACCTCACTTTAGTAATATTATAATATTTCTCTTATTAGGTTTAGAAATAATTTTATATAGGATTTGGTTTGGTATTTTATAGATTTTCAGTTTTAGTTATGTGGGATTTGGAAAAGTTATTTTTTACATATGGGTAGTTTGGAATGGGATTTAACATCCTAGTAGACTATAGGTGAGTTGGGGTATGGGACCCTAATTCATAAACCGGAACCCCGGTAGGGTAAGTGTTGTCTACTATGAAAGGAGATTCAAAATGAAAGTACAATCAAAGGTAGTGTTCAATGATTCAGCAGCCGTTGTTGAGGTAACAGATGCGTTGTTAGTTAGATTAATCACTCTTGACATGCACTATGGGGCATACAAGCTTGTTAATGGGGATTGGTCGGTACTGATATACAAGTCTCTTATGGACAGTGACCCAGTGGACACATACACATGTAATGGGGATCTATTTGATATGGAAGCATGTAGCAGTGCATGCCATGCATGTAAGCATAGTATACCGAATGCTGTGTATACAATGGACAATAGAGTAGCAGGACTACTAGCTGATGCTATGGGTGATATGAGTAAGACCACATCACGTAAGGATAGATACGATGTATTCTATACATACACTAAAGAACTTAACACTATGGACGAAGAGATAAATGTGCAGGTAGACAAGCAGTATCATACCAGTAGTGCATGGGCTGCATGGCATGAGTATCACTGTGCTATACATCAAGTATGGACACTGCTATGGGATATGTATAGGGGTGTAGTACAGCATAATAGAGCATAGGCAGGGTACCCTTAAGCCCTGTGCGTACATGTACTGCTAGTATAGGGTACATGTGGTGGGTATATAGGACAGTTGAGTCATCCATAAAGGACTCTTATCCTACAGTCAGGGAGGTGATATCATGACTCTCATGGATGTACTTGGCAATGATGCAGAGGACGTACTATGGGCGATAGGTAAGGCCCATGGGATGAACCCTATGGACAAGGTACAGCCACAAAAGAAAGAGAGTAGCATTACTGCTGAGTATCATAGGCAGTGCATGCACCCTGCTATAGATGAGGCTATGGCAAGGGAAATGGGAATTGTGTAACATAACCAGAAACAAGGAGGATATAACAATGAGTGACTTGATCATGGTAGTACTGGTAGAGTGGATCATGGTAGTGGGTGGGTACTGGTCAGTGGTACAGGGACAGGGGTACAGTGCATCGTGGTGTATACTGTTCGCTGTAGTAGCAGGTGTTGCTGCTGTATGCGTAGGTGTATCAGAGAGGGCCAATGCGAGGTATTCTAAAGAGTTGATAGCTCGTATAGAGGAGAAACTCAAGGAAGAACACTACAATGTAACATCACTGTATAAAGGGGGGATGGACATAGCGTTTATGGAGCAGGAAGACATTAACAAGAAAGGGGAAAAATCATGAGTATGTTCCTTATCAACAACGACAAAGTGAAGTACACGATGGATCAGGCCCTGGAGTTTGGGGAGATGTTGAAAGAGATGAATGGTGGCGGGCTTATCACTATTCGTCCATTGGCCTGTGGCGCTGGTTACGAAGTAAGTGTAGCATAACTAGAAAGGAGAAACAAAATGAAAAAGAATAATCGCGGCTGGATCAGGGTATTCATTATGAGCATCGTCCTCTTGGCGATAGTACTCTGGCTTATCACCAGAGCTTTCCAGAAAGGCCACGTGTATTTCGATATGCGTGTTGACCCTTCGTTCGCGCAGACATCGTATCTTGGTGATACTCGGTTAGAATGCGAATGGACTGAAGGTGAGTCCTTCGCTAGATGCTACGATTCTATGACTGATCGAGGGAAACACAATCCAATACTGATAACCTTGACACCGGCGAAGCTCGAATGGTGCAGGAATGAGTTAATGAAAGGGAGGATGTAAACTATGAGAACTCTTATCTTTATCATACTGGGAGTACTGTTCGCTGATGTATTGGTTGGTTGTGGAGATAATGCAACTATCACTCAGCCTGAGCCTAAGCATACTGAGACCTATTCTATTACTACCATCAACACATCTCTCTCATCTGGGACTATTGTAGTTGAGGGCGGAAATAAAGAAATACATTGGGGTGAATCAAGAACTATCATTATCACTCCTAAACAGGGGATGAAGATCAACTCTGTTAGGTTAGATAATAAAGAGATATTACTACCAGGATCAGAGTTTGGGTTCTGTACAACGCTCACAGATATCAAAGAAGATTACATTATAACTGTCAGGTACTCATTTGATATCAAGTACTATGACATAACAACAAGCTGCGGCCCTGGAGGAATCGTAGAGGTAAGGGGTGGACTAAGTACTCATATCGCTATGGGTAGCAACAGAGCAGTAGCTATTATACCCTTTGCAGGGTATCGAATTAAGGTAATAAGAAAGGATGGTGAAGTAATAATCCCAGAAGATCCAAACACAGGCTATATGATTGTATTCACAGTCATATCAACTTCACACAACATCAATGCAGAGTTCGAGGAGGTTAACTAATGGAAAAGCTTATTGGGTGGTTGATTGTGGCAGCAGGAGTGGAGTTTCGTGAGCTGGGGCAGTCTGCACAGCGTTGGACTGACATGGTGGCGATAGGTGGACGTTATCCTCTTGTTGCCTCACTGAATAAGGGCTTTGTTGTAGCTCGTATTCCCTGTATCATCAAGCAACAGGTGTCTGATGATATCATCATGGGTCAATTGGTCCCTCATACTGAACGCGATGAGGCGGCTAAAGGTGAAGAAACTTACTATTACTATGAGATCCGTGATTACAATGTTAAGGATTTCAAGTACAACGATGCTGGTGATATCAGCATTGAACTCATCTAACTGTAGTATCCGGCCAGATGGACTCTACATCCATCTAAACTATCACTCTAACCAAACAAAGGAGAAACAAAATGAAAACTATTATTATCATGCTTGCAGCAATTGAGTACGCAATTAACATTGAAGATGGCGTTGCTATTACCGTGGAGAAGATCATGGATGCCCTCAGCAATAGGTTGGCTATTATCGATGGTATCCATAGCATCAATCCTAAAGGTAGCTGGATGCTCCCTGACCTCACGAGCCCTTACCCAAAGGAAAAGGGGGGAAGGACTTGGATGCGATTCACTGGGCTTAAGATCAAGAAGGAGAATGTCATCACGCTTACTCCTAATGAGCAGAAATTATGGGAAGTTCGTGTCCAAAGCTGGTTAGACATAGCTAATGGGGTAACTACTAAGTTAGATCTTAGTTATGTTGTTACCCCTCCTGTTGTCCCCGAAGCTGATCGCCAGGATATCTTTACTGATAAGGATGGAACACAGTATCCTATTATATGGCATGCAAGCGCAAGAGGGCTTAATGCAAGGGTTGCATGGGAAGTAGAGTGCAGCAAGTGTACCACTAAGATTAAAGGCTATCGGCGTATTGCATCTAAGAATGGAGTGATCCCTGCTATTACTGAACTTCAACCTTTCATGTGTGATGATGATGGTTGTGGTAATTCTGGCCGCAATTGGCTGTGCAAGGTACATATGCCATCGTTGGTTACTACAAACCAGTTGATCGAGGAAGCTCAGAAGCCTACATACATTGGGCAGATGAGTGTTAAACTCTTGAAGGAGCATTGCAAGGGTTTGGAAACACAGGTCCAGTTGGTCAAACAGCATGAAGAGCAGTACATCCAGGTTATTGACGAACTCGAGAAATCGGTTAAGCGTCTCGAGAAAGAGGTCCTGTCAATAGTCACCGCCAAGCAGATGGTTGATGAGTTGGAGTCTTACTGTCAGACTCTGATTGTCAATCCTAACAAAGATGATGCTTCTGACCAGAAGATTGGGATCCTTGTCCGCTTGATTCACCACTCAAGGGCTTGGATGTTGAAGGTGACGAAATAATGGAAGAGACAGATCCTTGTACCCATTGTACACGCCCGTTCTGCTATGGGTGTGAATACCAACTTAAAGGAGGTGATTAAAATGCCGTGGAGCTTGACCTACTTCTTCTTGTGTAGGCATTGTCACTATATGGATGAGATTCCTGCTCATTCATTGCCTGTACATGATGGTTGTCCCAAGTGTGGGGCAATCGGCTTCAGGAGACAGGTGCTTGAGGATGATCAGTTGGTTGATTTCAATCCTAAGAAGCATGTGAAGTAAACAAACGTTCTGAGCAGGACGTTAAAAGGCTCATACTTAAATAGAGGAGATATATCATGAGTAAGATCAATCGGAACCAATTGGTAACATTGGCCCAGCAGTTTGGTTTGTCATGGACTAAAAGCAAAACAATGTCATGCGATGATGTGTTGGCATTCATCGTTAAGGCTGGTGGTACTGTTGAAGAGGAACTTGACCGGTGCCATGAGCATGAAGCATTCGCAAAAGATGGCAAACTCTGCTCCTTGCTGCTCAAAGCAAAGGCAGAGAAAACAAAGGGCAAAGGCCCTAAAAAGGAGGCTCCTATGACCAAGGAGCATTACGACCCGATGGTGGAAATGAAGCGCCTTCTCGCTGAACAGGAGAAAGGTACGATTGTGACAACTGAGGAGCTGTTGACCTCTACGTCACCTACTGAGGTGAAAGATGTCAGGACAGGTAAACGCTTCACTCTGATCACTGGAGAGGAAGTCAATGCCTCTGAACAGGTAATGATGCCCGGTATCCTCGTTAAGCTGTACAAACAGGGTGAGGGTTTCATCATCCGTTTCGAGGATGGTGAGGTACCTATCGGTATCCATGCCATAAACAGGTATGGGGCTGCAACGATGAAGAATGAAGATGGGACTAATGTCTTCAAACTCATCCGCATTCAGCTCATTGACCCTCAGCTCAGGATCGAGGCTACCAAACAGTGCATCAGCAAGTTGCACGACCATGGGATGGAGAAGTATGGCCGTCCTCTGTACCCTATCTTCTGGCATTCCGATACCAAAGATATGAAGGGTCTCGTTGGCTTCAAAGAGGATTTCGATAAGCTGTTGGGTGTCGATATCTTTGCTGGCAAGGATCCGGTCAAGCTCATTGGCTATGATACTCCTACACGTATCATGGTGGCAAACTGCACTAAGAACAGTCTCAGGTTCTTGGTTGTTAATCCTGTTGGCCCCAACGGTGAGGCTTACTGCGATGGGCAGGCATACATGAACTTCGAGTTCAAGTACATCAAGTGGCTGTCCACAAAGGAAAAGGAAGCTGGGAAAGAGGCTCAGTGGAAGAAAGAGGATACCATGCAGTTCAGGTGCTTCTCTCCTCTGTTCATGAAGGGTCAGCAGCTCCTTGGTTGGCAGTATGTCCACGATATCTGCCATTCGTACAACATCGAGAACTGGCAGGACTACGATGGTGTGGTCAACCTCGATGTCATGAAGACTAACCCTAATGGCCTGAAACATGGGGATAGCTTCGAAGTCAATCCGATGGATATCAGTATCGTTAACATGATCACTGAGAATCCTTCATCCTCTGCTGGTGTGCAGTTGGTCACTCACAAGCCAAGTGTTGTTTGTGCTTTGGCTGATGAGATGGGTGTTGCCGAGAACGGTAAGACCTTCCGTGGTATTCTGGATGGCAATCTCGATGACGTCTATAAGATGCTCATGTCCTCCAAGGTTAAGTCCATGGAAGACTCTGACATCGCTCCTGCTATGTTCTTGGGTATGAGTGTACCCAATGGCAAGGGTAGCTGGCGTCCTCTCGCTATCAAGAGCATCAGGGATCGTGAAGCTGCTCGTATCACGAAGTTCTACCAGACTGATGTGCTCAAGATGCAGACGTCCGAGTTGGCTCTGTACTCCTGCGCTACACCGGTTATCATCAAGGATGCTAAAGGTAATCTCCGTGATTGCCTGTCAGTATTCGAGCGCTACACTCTGGAGAATGATGGGAATGCAGTTAACTATGTTATTCTCCCCGATGATATCGCTTTCATCCGCAAGTGGGTAGCCAAGAAGTGCAGGAACTCGATGCGCCATCCGGTGGTTGGTATTGGTTCTATTCAGGAGGATACTAATCTCCCTAAGTATTTCGTCGATGAACTCATTCAGATGGGTTTCAAGTCCATCTATACGATCAATGTGGATGGTGTCGATTATGCTGTCCATCCTGCTAAACACGGGATTCTTATCTCCTATGATCGGGCAATCGCTCAGAATGGGGACTTTGATGGTGATATGCAGTATTTCATCATCAGTGACACTGCCAAGTTCGGTGTTGCAAAGATGCCCGAGATCACCATCGACATGGAAGACACTGGCAAAGAGATCGATGCCTACAACCACAACGTGTACCACAAGTTCCTGTTGTACAAGTATGTGCAGGTTATCAACTCTCAGCCTCTCATTGGCTTGGTTGACCTCTTGGTACGTCGTATCATCGAAGAGAATAGGCTCAACAACAAGGGTCTGTCCGTTGCTCAGTACATGAAGTTGGCTCTCATCAGGGAGTCCATGATTCAGGGCAGGAAGCATCTCACCGATGATATGGACTTGGATAACCCTCCATCCGTGGATGAGGTCTACAAGAACATCAGTGAGCGTTTGATTCGCACGTATCACTGGGCTGGGAAGATGAATCCCAAGGGTGCTGCTGCTCCTGCTACGCACAAGCTGAAAGTGTTTGGTGCATCTGGTACTGGCATCAGGGCAACTTCAAGCTTCCAGGCTGTTCAGAACATTGTTGAATTGGTTCCTACAGCCAAGCGCCAGCCTAATTACTCCTTGGACCCTTACTCCAAGGGCTGGGATGAACTGATTGGTGCTCAGTACATGTACCACAATGAGGATGCTGTTTACTGGATGACCAAGTTCGATACCCTTTGGACTGCTCTTCAGAAGGGCAATAGCACCATCCTCGGTGTTGAAGTATCTGCCAAGCGTATCATCAGTGTAGTTTCGTTCTGCCACTACTTGGTGTACGGTAACTCTGGCAAGACCTGGTTGGGTTACACTGCAAGTGCACGTGACCTGCTCTCTATCAGGGATGAGAATGTTCAGCGTCAGGCATTCTTTGACCTCAACAAACAGATCGATGCTCTCGTTGCTGGATTCGTTGAGGAGCAGTGTGGTCTGGACCCTCACCGTCAGGATCTGCTCAAGAAGATGTTGACCATTTACTTGGGTAAGATTGGCTTCGGTGGTCGCTTGGGCAAGGGCATTTACACTCTGCCTGATAATGGTGGTATCATTGGTCATTCTGGTGGTTGCTTCTGGCGTATGAAAGCCAAGTACATCATCTGGGTTGCCAAACTCATCCATCCCAATAACCCGATGCTGGACCGTCTCATCGACGATTACAACATCAAGATGTAGTATTGTCTCGTAGTATAATGGTTTGGTAGTAATATCCTTAAAACTACCAATATATTAGGAGGTAAGTATGTCAGACAGAATGTTTAAGCACGATATTTGTTTGCCAATAGGTGATTGCGATGATGATATAGGTGATTTCTTTAGTACTCTTGGCTGGGTTATTTATTTATCTATCCCAGCATTTGAAGGGATGGTTATCCAATTTGAGAATGGTGAACACTTAATGTTCTATGTTAAAGACATCATATACTCTTACTGGAAAAATACAGCTGTAATAACGCTAGTTAAATACAGAGGGAGTTGCTCCCCATACAAGAAAGGAGTATGATATGTCAAATAACTTACGTGAACGTTTTATTGAAACATATACGACATTATCTCTTTTAGTTAGAGAGTTTTATGGTGGTCGGCGTGTATCTAATAAAAGGAGGAAATCATGATTGAAGTTCACTTATCGTTAATGGGGTGGTATTACGTTGTGATACCTATTTGTGCTAAAGTATCTGTTTATCTGATCTATTAATGGAGGGTGATATGAGAAGGGGATATAAACAACCTAAACTTGTTGATAAAGTTAAATCTCTTATTGAAGCAGATGCTATCTCATTAGATAGAGTTAGATGCTATGATAACTCTTTGGAGAGTATCCCAGCTAAAACAGGCAGGACATCCAGAACTCATGGGTTCGAACGTGTCATAATAGAGAGGAATCAGAAGCATCGTGTAAGGTTGAAGAAAGAAAAGAGAATGAAAGAGATATTTAAAAGGGGCAAGGAAGTCCTAGCAAAGCAAGGAAGTGATCACAACTGTATTAGGAGAGGTAAACGAACTTATAGTAAAGAAGAAGCTGATGTATATATTAAAGGTTACAAGCAAAAGAAACTTGGGAAATACTATTGTAAGAAGTGTAGAGGTTGGCATCTAACTTCTAAGCTGGAGGTGAGTAATGGTGATACTTAGATTCATATGGTTATCATTAATGGACCTATTCTTTCTATTCACTCAATTTAAATTAATAGGACTAATAGTATTCTTCCTATTGTTCTGTATTATGTTCTACTTGAAGCGTAAATAGAATTTCATGGATTCTTCTGGAGTCATTCGAGAGAGTGGCTCCTAGAGAGTGCGCGAGCATTCTAACTGCAGTACACGTTACACCTGTTATACCTGTAGTTTACAAGTTACACCTGTTGTACCATAGTACCGTTTAACCGTTACACATTAGTAAATATACCGCTGCTCCAGTCCCCCTAAAGTCAAGGGCGTGGTGCTATTTGTTGTGTTGAGTTATTAAGTGAGTGATTGTGTTAGTTGTAGCATTGTAGACGTAAGTGTAGCATTTGTCCGAAGATGTCTTATCGTTGGTTAGTGTTCGTTCGTGGAGTCGTGTTAGTGTATGAAATTTTGAAATGGTGTTAGTGTTTGGCACCATTCAATAAAAAAAAACGTGTTAGGAAGGAGATTGTCATGATTAAAAAGCGTTCCATGGTAGCAACTGTTGAGAGTCTCAAGACCGATTTCGTGAAGTTTGGTAGCAATGCTGCCATCCGCCAGATCGATATCAATCTTGGTGACCAGACCCGCATCCGCTGTAATGAAGGCGATGCACTGTTCGACTCTGTTGTAAAGTCCGTTCGCGGTGGCTGTACTCTGTCGTTCGACTATGCCGACATCCGTGAGGACAAGAAGACCGAGGCTTTGATTTCGGGCGGTACTGGTTCTGTTGGTTCCGGTTGGTTCACCGTGCATGGCGTCGAGATTACCGATGCGAAACCCGGCGAGATCAGCAAGTTGCTGGAAGAGCGTTTGGAAGCTGCTGCTGTTCCGCTGTCCTTCCCCGAGGCTCCGCGTGAAATCGTTACCGGTAAGACAAAGGGTGACATTGTTCCCGAGTACAAAGCTGGGGCACATGCTGAAGCCTCTGCTACTGGTGACACGGTTGAGAAGTTCTAGCCTTTTGTGCTAGTGTACGATTTTGGTAGGGGTACCGAATCCCTGCAGAGGGATAGGATTGAGTTGCTAATCCCTATCAAACGGTAGAGGGGCCTCCATTGTTATGCATACAGTGGAGCCGAAAAGCCCCTCACCGTATTATTCTGTATCGAAGGAAGGAGAACTTAAACCAATGGTTATCGAAATTAAGAGTGACACCGTAGTCAGCTCAAATCGACCATGCCATGGATGTCGAAACTTCCAGTTTAGGAGAGTAACAACGGAAGAGACCGATCCTGAAGCTAGGATTGAGGCGCAACAACTTACAAAAGAAACCTGTTTAACTTGTGGTATCACTCGACCACGAACTTCTTTAAAGATTTATAGAGTGAAAAGTCCACCTGAACGTCGAAAACAAGAAAGGGGATGATATTTTGAAAAACTTCTTTAAAAAAGTATTCAAGTATGGGTCCCTCTTTATTATGGGATATGCATTACACATACTTGTAGAGGCATTTGTTGTAACGAATATACTTGCTATGTTCGGGATGCATATTCCCGTTCTAGTATAAGGGGGTGAACTTATGATCCATCCCATACTTCTGGCTTTCATTTCTATGATTGTTGGGAGTGTTGCACTCGTTATTACATTCGCTACAGGTCGTTGGTTCTTTAGGAACTTTATTGATCCACCCAACATGGAACTTGTTCGTGAGTTTAACTCTTGTGTTGAAACTATAACTCGAGAACATCAACGTGGGAAACAACTCTATCGTAAATTCGGTACTGCTGAAATGAGAATCGCACAAAAGAATTGGGGTGCTGAAACACTTAGCACTTTCAAGTGAGGTGGTATATCATGCTCATGGTATTCTATGTTGGATTCGGAACTGGCATATTGTTTTATATCATTAAACTTGTCATGTTCTTTATTAGTACCCGTGGTTGGTTAAACTGGCTATGGAGATTAGCTCATCGTAATGGATTAGCTTTATTCATATTCGACTTTATATTCGGATTGATAATCTCTAGTGCCATACACACTGCTGGAGCCGAAGGGTTAACTACCCTATTTGTATTTATCGGCTTCACTGTAAGCTCATGTTTTTACGTTATCACACACCTTAGTTGTCGAAAGGGAAAGGAGTTAGCATGCGCATTTGGCCGTTCGTATTAATGATGACAATGTGCATACTCTTCTTTGGTGTAATGTTCTTTGCATTCTATAAGTTTATCATCCTCTTAATCGGGGCTGCTTGCTTTGCATGTGCAATGTTCGTAACACTTAAGGTCTGTATCCCATTTGTCAATTGGTGCTATGGTTTGAAACACAGAATTAAAGATTGTACTGGTAGATAGCGTTCGCGGACTGCCATCCTGAGAGATAGAGACTCTAAGTGCCAACTCAAAAAGGCATGTACAGTTTCTTTGGCTGATATACGTGAACATACGCTAAATGATCCTATATTACGACTCTTGCCTGACTGGTCATCGGGTAAAAGCATATTTAGAGGATTAGTTCTACCAGTGCATTAAATAAGCCTCTATGGTGGAATTGGTAGACACAAGGGACTTAAAATCCCTCGACAGTAATGTCGTCCCAGTTCGACTCTGGGTAGGGGCACCACTCTTACACGAAAGGAGATACAATGAAACTGCCTAACATGACTAAGTTAAAAGACATCAAAGGGGAACCTATGTATGTTAATGCTGACAGGGTTACTTCAGTTACTCTTGATGCAACGGGTACGAACACTGTCATCTGTCTTGATGGCAATGTCCAAGGCTTTTATGTCAAGGGTACGCCCGACGAAGTTGTTGCACTCATCGACGCTGCACATATCATCTCGTAGTATAAACTCGCTTGAAAGGAGAATTACCATGAACAAGAAAGAACAGGATGCATTCCTCCTTGCCTACAATGGCAGGACATTCGAACAACTGACTGAAGCAAAGAAATCCGATTTCAGCGGAAAAGAAGACATCTACTTCGATATCATGAAAGCTAAGGGAGCTGATAAACCTGCTGGTGCATCTACACTTATCGTCATGGGCCTGAAAAAGAAAGTCATCGACGGTGTTGTCGAATCCATCACCGGTCTCAAAGCAACTGGCGCTCAGGCTATCATCGAGTCTGATGCCGAGAAAGAAAAGAACGCCCTGCTGGAAGGTATCGCTGAAGCAACCAAAGACATGCCGCAACCTGCTGTAGCTGCCATGCTCAAAGCTTTGAACGATGCCAAACAGCACCCGTAACAATCCGCAAACCATGGAGGTTAGGTGTTAGTTTTGAATCTAACCTTCATGGTTGTAGTACACTTGAGGAACATATATTCTTCAGTGCATATTATATTACGAAAAGGAGCTTCAAATGTTTACCACAAAAACTTATTCCCGTCAAAAGCTTAAACAGTGTCGTACTAAGATAGTATTACTCCTCGCAAGAAATCCTCGAACGTATAGTTCTGGAAGTGTCTCATCGTGATGTACATTCCTTGTATGTTTACTATTACTAAATTTTTTAGTTAAATTGTTAGATCCGACTCTTGTAAAAAGTTAGCCTTTTAATTTTGACATTTTTTGGAAACTTAATCAAATCAATAGCTTGTGTTAATTACGCAGAGATAGTATATTTAGTATCACTAAAAACTTCTATATGCGTATAACATGAGTATGATTGTATTTCTAATAGAAACTTATACCGTAACTTATTGATATTGTTAAATAAAGGGGGAATATGCATAAATTGTACAGTCACTGTTCTATTAATGTCTATTTCAAGTTGTCTCTATTTAGACTATAAACTTATTCCCAACTTATCCAAACTTATACTCATCTCACTCCACTATAATCACTTCTCTACAGAAACTTATTCCTTTCCTCGTCCTTACCCATCTAACTTAGTGTTATTGTTCGGAGTTATCTTCCCACTGTATATAGGTGTTATTGTTTGGTGTTTAATCTATTATTTAAAAGGTGGTATTGTATGAAAAAGGTTATATTTGAAGAAGAAGTTAGTGATACTGTTAAGTTTAATGATTGTAATATTCGTTCTCGGCCTATTGGAGTCCAAGTAGGTAATAAGAAATATTTTACTACTGATGCTGATATGAAAGATTCTGCTTATCAGTTAGTTGATCTTGATGAGAATTTTAAATTCGTCCTTGGTTCTTGTGTTAGAGGTCAGGATACTCAAAGCTTCCTTAAGGATATTAAGATTAAGTTTCCTCTTTGTCTTATTTATGAGTTTAATTCTTCTCGTGAATTGCTTGTTTGGTTACTTAAATAAAAGGGGTGTTATATGTTCTGGTTATTAGTTTGGTTTACTCTTGGTGTTATACCTTGGTTCTATGATATTAAGAAACATAAGGTTCTTGTTATAGGGGATATATTGTCTTTTATAATATGTGCGGCTTTCGGTCTCTTTGGTTTTATTTGGTTTGTTGTTCTCCTTAGTCGTGATGATAAGGTTTGTCTTGACAATCCATTTTATAAAAGGTGACCTATGTTCCCTATTCTTATGAGCCTTGTTCTCTGGTATATTATAGGAGTTGTATTATCCTTGTATACATTCTCAATCAATGATTGTTCTGATAAGTATATTGACCCTGTTGTTTTTATACTTGCTTTACTTGGACCTTTTGTTATTGGGATGGTGTTCTTTGCTTTACTTGAACGTTATTTAAATCGTGTTAAAATTAAGAATCCATTTTGTAAAAGGAGATGGTAGTGGAAAGACCTGAATTAATTAAGCATGGTGAGTCTTTCATTAAGTCAATGGAAGAGTTAGTTACTCATTACCTTGGGGCTGTTGAGCTTGGTATATCAAAGAATAATTATACTATTAAGTTTGGTAAACCCTGTTTATTGTGTAATCCTCTTGATTGTGATGAGAGTTATCATTCTGTAGTTGCTCCACCTTTTGATCATATGGCTAGCTGTGTTGCTCTTGGTTGTCCTTGGATAGTTATGACAGGTTTGACCTGTGATGGTTATTATAAGACATTAAGTAATCCTAGTGTTACATACTTAGGGCCTATTTATCATTCAACTGATAAAGCATATCAGATGTTTCGTGTTATCCAGTTACGTGAATGGATAGCTGCATATAAAAAATACTTTGGAGTGTAAGGAGCTTGTATGGATTTAGTATATGAGCTTGATCGTATTATATTCATCATTAACCGTGATGGACCTGATGAAGGTAAGAAGTTTGCTAAACGTATAACTAAAATATATCTTGATACATGTAAGGGATTTCGTAAGAAGTTTCATTCAAGATATCATCCTATGCGTTATGCATATATTCAATCAGCTTGGTCAGCCAGGTATATATTAAGAGAGATGTTGTGAAGTGTAAGAAGTGTCATTCTGTCCTTGATGGTAAGTGGTGTTGGAGCTGTATGAAATTTGAATGGGAGATATAATATGTCATTTAATGTCTTTAAACCAGTTCGTAAAAATGTTGATCCTAAGCTTTGGATAGAGTGGAAGAAGTTGAGAGACATTGAGCAGAAGATGAGACAGAGTATTATTACTCTTGATGCTATTAAGGAAGATACATGTGATTTTGAAGTTGCATGTGATTCTGTTGTTGAGTTGATGAATAAACTATCTAAAAGGATGGGTTCATAATATGGCTATTATCTGTAATTGCAGGAAGTGTGGTACGCTTGTTGAGATAGCTGAGTTTATTGATACTAAGGCTGGTGTTAAGGATTTAGTTAAAGCTACTTGTCATGGTGAGACTCAACCTTTATCAGTTACTGGACATCGTAATCTTGATGGATCTGATGTTGTTTTAAATTTCTTTTAAGAAAGGTGGAATATGACTACTAAAGAAAAGATCAATATAGAAAAGATAATTGAAGCTCTCTTATTGTTACGTTCGTATTATGAACGTTCTATTAAAGGCAATGTATCATATGCTCTCTATCTTTATGGTAATGATCTTGAATGTCCATTGTGCGATGCTATGTGTGACATTTATGGTTATATAAACTGTAAGCAATGCCCTTGGGCAGTTATGACTGGCTTGCCTTGTTGTGAATTATCGGATGGTCCTTCAAAGAATCTTTTTACTCGTATAAGTAATGATCCTGATGTTAAGCAAGCTCGTATTAATGAAATTGATGAATGGATTGAGTTTTACTCAAATCTAACTAATTAATTAAGAAAGGAGAAGCATAGTATGGCTAAGTTTATCCGTTTCAATGGTTGGGACAAAAGAGATTTAGAATGTATGTATGCTAATCCTGGTTATAGTAGTGGTATGGCTGATACTTATAGTGAAAGTGATAAAGATTTACATTATGAGTATGATCCAAGTAAGAAGAAAGCTATACCTGCTGTTGAGCTTGAAGAGAGATTTAAAATTATCATTGATTCAACTGTTGTCTGTATGCTTGGTGTTGCTAAACAAATGACTCATAAATCTGTTTGTATTATATATGGCAGAGATATGTATCCTGTTTGTGAAGTTATCCGAGTGTTAGGATATAAGTTAAGAGGGACTTATATCTATATTGAAGGTGCTTCAAGATATACTTCTTCTGAAGAAGTTTTCAGGAAAAGATTTGCTGATGAGTTCAGTCCTATTTTTGAAAAGGCTGATAAGGTTATTGGCTTTGATACTGGTTATCAAGGTACAATTCCAAGTAATATGATTAGAAAGAATCCTCATATTGCTAAATCAGTTAAAGATAAACATGTAATAAGGCTGATGGCTGCTACATCTGATCCTAAAGAGCATTGTATCTTTAGGGATTATATAGACACAGATAGCCAGTATCATTGGAAAAATGTAGTTAGTTATCTTGAAGACTTTTATAAGCCTATTACAAGGCCGACTAGAGTCTATAAGAATATGCCTATTCTGAATGTTGCTGATAAAGAATCTATTGAGAAAACATATGCTCTCTTGGGTTTAATAGCAGCTAAATGTAAAGAATTAGAGCCTATACTGTCTTATCTTCTGCATCCAGAAATTGATATAGTTGATGAATTACTTTCCTTAAAGAAAAAAGTTGAAGTTAAGCTGGAAGAAAAGAAAGAAGAAGCTAAAACTGATATTGATCCATTATTTAAACCAGGGGTTAAGGTTAAACTAAAAGAATCATCTAAATATTATGACCAATATAAAAAATATGGTGATCATTCTTTTGGTGTTATTCAAGAAGATTCTTGTGATACGTCTTGGGTTGAAGTTAAATGGCCTATAGATAATCAGGAGTTTTGTTATCCAAAAGAAGATCTTATCATTGTAAATGGATTTGCTGTTGGTGATAAGATTAAGCCTAAAGCTAATGCCCCTTATTTAATGATTGTTGGTTCATGGAGAGGAGAGGTTATTGGCGTAGATAGTGATATGTGCTCTGATAAACTTCAAGTAAGTGGTGGATATTTTGTTGATGAAGATTTTTTTGAATTAGATATTTAAGCAAAGGAGCTTAGTAAATGAAAACGCATGGCTTGTAACTGTAACGGAATGTGGAATATATAACGATTAGTCATCTTATATAGGAAACATAGGATTGCAGTATAAAGATCTTGTCTAATTTGATTAGCGGTGTGATGGCCGAAGGGTAAGATGTGGAAGAGAGCGATACTCTCCTATGAGGGCTTATATATTATTAGACAATATACATCATTAGGATTCCTGTAATTTGATCAATTGTGGGGCCTAGACAAACATATATGGATGTAGAGCGATATGCTCGTAGCTTAGGCTATTAGACAGCATGCAGATACCGTATATGGACTAACTCTGTCTTAGAGAATTGGTGACATAAACTCTAAGTAAAAATAAAAAATGTTGACAATTAAACTGAAAGGTAGATACTGTCATGAATTCAGACTCTTCGTAGCTTGAGATTGTAACTTTATTTTATACTTATATGATTATACTATTGGATATATTATTGGAAGAATTAGGAGATTATAGGAGCTAGCATACCTTCTTAGATATCGACGGATATCAGTATGCTATATAGAGTAAAGTACATATTGTGTATTTTATTGTGTATATCAAATTGAAAGGATATTATCATGGCTTATACGTTATCTCAGATTGAAAATGAAATTTTAGTTTCAATTAAAGCAAAGATTCCATCGTTGTTAGGTATAGTTAGTAAGGATAGATATCAAGAGAAGATTGATAAAGCTGCTAATATAATAGAGGTTCTTATTGCACATATAAGAAAACTCGATAGAAACATTGCTTTATTAGAACTTGATAAGAAATATAGTTTATCTAAACAAAAATCTAAAGTTAAGTCTGATTCTGCTGAACGAGCATTTGATAATGATGTTCGTAAGGAATGGGCTAAACGAGTAGTTCGTGATATGCCTAAATTAACAACTGAAAATGTATTAAATCTTGTACGCTCTGCTTATATAGAGGGTTATAAGAAAGGAGAATAATATGCTTGAATTTATACTTGGGTTAGCATTTCTTGTAGCTCTAGGATGTATTGCATTTGGACTGTTTGCATTTTATCATAACTTCTCTTCATTTTGTAACTGGGGTATGGTATTGCTAATAACAATTGGTATCATAATTATATTCATTGACACTGTTCATAGTCTTGGAGTTATCGTATTAAAGGTCTTTGGATAGTATGTCTGAATTTGCCATGAAGTATTTAGCATTCGTTATTATGTTATTGATTGGGGTTGAATGCTCTGTAATGAATACAAAAGATAAGGATGCATTACAATCAGTTATATCGTTTGTTGCATTAATAGTTTATGTTGTTATTTATATCATAAAGAAAGGTGTTATTGTTTGGCACCTATTTAGCTAAGGAGAATAAACATGTCAAAGCAAGTAACAAAAGAGATGTATTATGCTATGGTAGATCTTCTAGCATGGTATAAAGATGGTGTTAGTCTCAAAGATAAATATGGGGCTGAATGTCCATTGTGTTGTGCTTCTTCTCCTGGATGTACTAAATGTGCATGGATGATCTTTGAAGGTAAAGATTGTTTTGATTGGGAAGAAGAGATGGGTTTTGGTGAAGATGCAATTGTCCGTGCTCGTATAGCACCTGATCTTTGTGAATCTAATCTTGTTAAACTCAGGATAGAAATGCTTGAACGTTGGTGTAAGGAAAGTAAAATAATGCTTGGAGACCAGGTATGACAATATCAATGGTTTGTATCATTGGGGCTATTCTTGTGTCTGTCAATGGGAAAAGAGGCTGGGGATGGTTATTATTCTTTGCTTTTCTTTTTTCAGGAGTGAAGTAATATGACCAATGAAATGATTAAGCATTATGTTGAACATGTGCTAATAGGTGATATATCTCAGTTAGATGAGATGGAAGCTACATTAGCAGGTAAGGTTGTACAAGCTTTTATAATACGAGTAGATGAGATCAGAACCAAACATGCTAACAGGGCATTAAGGGTTAAGAAAGGATAGTATATGTTACATCATGTTCGAGGAGTCTATTTAAATGGACAATTTGAAGACAGTAAGGTTAAGAGTGAAGATTTAGCAAATCATCTCTACTATGATATCCATTTCAGACCTGGTAGAGCTTTGTTTCTTGATGGTAAATGTCTTCACAAAGGACATCTTGAAATGTCTAGATGTATGGATATTCAGAATGCTCTTGTAGTTTCGTTACAACAATGAGTAATTGGGGTTGTAGCGGATCGGCCTTCTAAGCCGTGCACATAACACCGTAATGGATCGCATGCTGGTTCGAATCCAGTCAGCCCCTCCATTATTCATTTGAATGTAAAATTGAATGACAATTAGCACATAGTAAAATGCATTTATCTAGTTCTTCGTTTATTGAACTTTGTGATCTTAAACGCAGCTTACCCCAATCAAAATCTTTTTGAGAAGGGTTTGTATGATGGAATTGCATTGCAGCATAGTGATATTCATTATTACAATGATTACATTTAGATCCAAGATAAATAATTGCATCTTTTTTACGTTGGATCCATCGCTCAATGCAGTAAGCATTAAAACAAGTTTTACAATAAGTTTGTAACTTAGTGCCTTTAGTATAGAATTCTGATTTATTTTTTTCTGTGTTACATTTTGAGCATGTTTTCATATATGTCTCCTTATTTGTTAATAACTAGATTAGAATTAAAGTGTCTATCCAGTCAGGCGCACCAAATTTGGGTCTCTCTTCCAGTGTGCAGGAAGATCCGCTCATAACGGATTAAGTAGAGTTCGATTCTCTAGGGACCCACCATGGGATTAGTAGAAAATTGGTAAATCGGGGTGAGCCCATGAGGGTAACCTGTCACTGTCTAACAGGGATAAATGAGTAGTTTTAAATAATGAAAATCTATTCGTTGTAGGTTCGAGTCCTACCTATCTCACCAATAAAAGGAGACGTATGGCAACAAAAGAATTATATATAGTTATTGTGAATGGAGGAGATGGGAGTTATTCTTCTCAATATACATTCAATAAAGAGTTCATAGATAAAATGGAAAAGATGGAAGCTGAAAGTGATCCTGATTTTGATTATGAAAGTTATTCTGATGGTGATGGTTTCCACTATGATGTGTTAACTGTTCCTGAAGAATGTACTCTTGAATCACTTGGGGTCACTTATGATTTTGCAAAGGATTGGTAAATGTCATTTGCAGGTTGTGGTGAATGTGGACAAGTATGTATGTCTCCATGCATTATGCTATTTTTGATGAAGGAGAATAAAGTGTTACATGTTGGATTTACTGGTACTCAGTCAGGGATGACAGAGCAACAGTATAAAATAGTAAGTGGTTTGCTTCGTCAGCTTAAACCAACTCATGCTCATCATGGTGATTGTGTTGGAGCAGATGCTGATTTTCATAACATCTGCAGAAGTATGCAAACAAAGATACAAATGGTAGGACATCCTCCTATTAAAAAGAATAAACGTGCTAATTGTGAGTTTGATATTCTTCGTGAGACTAAAGAGTATCTTGTTCGCAATCATGACATTGTTGATGAATCAACCATAATGGTTTCTACCCCATTTGGTCCTGAAGAACTTCGATCCGGAACATGGTCGACTATTCGTTATGCAAAAAGAAAAAAAGTTAAACTCTACATTGTATGGCCTGATGGCCGAATTGAGGAACACTGATGGATATTAATATTGAGATTGAGTTAAAAAGAGATTCTACTAACTCATATCCTGGTAAAGTTAAGATTAATAATGCTAGTGATGGCAGAGTTAGATTAGCTTTAATAAATCCTGATAGAATTATTATATTGGATGGGAAAGAACTTACTCAAGCCATAAGTATTGTTATAGGAGAAAACTTATGAAAGGTGATGTTGTGTTATTGCCTGGAGATGTTGTCTTATTGTCTTTAGAAGAGAAGCCAACATCATTCTGCCATATAATCGACGTTCAATCAGATCCTGATTGTGTTAGTGGTATAGGATTTCATGTTACATTTAATCATCTTCAATTACCGGTTACTCAAATGACTTGGAAACTTAATCAGGATCATCTTAATCTTGGATGGACTATGGGTGGACAATTCATGAAATTTGATTTGGTAAGTACACCAGTTAAACCTGTTGAAAAGAAAAAAGCAGAAGCTGTTAAAGTGGAAGATAACGAATTTATATGAAAGGATAACAAATGGCAGATGGTAAAGTTTACCCTATTGTCCCTGGCTTAAAGATGATAGGAGAAAAGGGCATAGAACGAATAGAATCGCTTGATGAAGCCTTTTTAATTCGTCTCTATGGTCATACTAAGGATTGTGTTCAGAAGATCCTTATACGCAAAATCTGTGAGCTTAAAGGGTATAATCTTGTTGTTGATGACAATGATCCTCTTATAGCTTAAAAAGGAAAGAATATGATTAATGTAATACTCTGTATAGTTTTAGCTGTACCATTTATTGCTATTTTTGGGACTGTCTTTTATAAGGTCTTTATCAAAAATGAAGTGCTAGATGGGGATATGGAAGACTTTGTTGGTGCTGAACCCGAACTTTCTGAGTTCGGAGAAATTACAATCGAGGAGACTGCTGATGGCGAAGAAGGAGTATAGTATTGAGAAGGTTGTTGCTGAAGTTTCAAGGCGCACAAAGATGGCTGGTAAAGTCATCGATGTTAAACGTGGTTCTGTTGGGATTGCTTTTCTTGGCAAGTTGGATTTTCTTGGTAAGATGGGCTATATTGTCCGTTTTGTTGGGTAAGTAATATGTATCCAGAATGGTATGGCCGCTTTAGTAGAATAGTAGGAAAAGACTTTGTTGTAAAGTTTATTGAAAGATGTATTGGGACAGTTGTTTGGGCTGAACCAGATGCTTCACATAAGGTTGGTGAATTCAGAAATGATTGGCTGACTGAAGCATTCACAAAAATTGATTATGAAAAGGAAAAAGAAATGGGAAAATTAAAAAAAGGTGATATCATCATTGGTAGTCAGCATAAGACTACCGGAGCAATCAGTATTGCTGCTGAACCAAAAGTTCACACAAATCTGCTTACTGCACAGCAGGAAGGCGAGCGTCTCGCCAAAGTTACAACTGACAAGAAGTTTGTTGTCCTTGAAGTAAAAGGTGTTGTCTCAGTAGCTACAACTATCTGGGAATAAGAAATACAGCGCGATAGGCCAATAGGTAGGCCCCGAGAAATCAAGTGTCTCTGTATAAGAGAACGTTCGGCAATCAAAACTTTCACTCTTAATGACGAAATTCCAGGTTCGAGTCCTGGTCGCGCTGTCAAATTTTAAGATAGCTTAAACGGTAGAGTATTACAGTTATTAACATGTAAGATACAATACATGGAGGTAACTGTAATGCCAACTTGCATAAAATGTAATGATGTTTTTCCTGTCTGGATGTGGATAGATGGAAAAAAGAAAAATTTAAATAATAGAAAATATTGCATTGAATGTTCTCCTTTTGGGTCACGTAATACAAAAAAACTTGAATTAGAAGATGATTCTCCTTTTAAGATTTGTATTGTTTGTAAAAAGCAATTTGAATATATAAGAGAGAAAGGACATAGAAAAACAAAATGTAATTCTTGCCACACAAGAGAAAAAAATCAGTCTGTTAAAATAAGAGCGGTTAATTATCTTGGTGGAAAATGTTCTATTTGTGGTTATAAGAAGAACTATAGTGCATTATCTTTTCATCATAAAGATATAACACAAAAAGATTTTCCTATAGCTAATAGTAAAGGGTTAAAATGGGAGCTTATGCAAAATGAACTTGATAAGTGTGTTCTACTTTGCTCTAACTGCCATGCAGAATTACATTATCCAAGTCTTGATGTACAAAGTTATCTGTTTTAAAAATTCAAAACTCAAAAAGGAAAAGAAATGGCAAGAGAAATTACAGTTTGTGAGGCGCTAAAAGAGTTGAAGACTCTTGATGCACGTATCAATAAAACAACCAAAGATGCACTGTTTATCACTGTTTCTGTTGGTGGTAAGTTGCCTGTTGGACAGAAGTCTGAAACTGACTTCGAGACCAAAGCTAAAGGTTCCTTGCAGTCGATCAGAGATCTGATTGCACAACGCAATGAGATTAAAGCTTCTATCGTTGCTTCTAATGCAGTTACCAATGTTACTGTTGGTAATATTCAGTACACTGTTGCTGGTGTTATTGAGCGTAAGAAGTCAATTGAATACGAAAAGGAGCTTGTAAAGGCTTTTGGTCTTCAGTTGCTTAAGGCATTACGTGAAATCGAGAATACTAATGCGAGAGCATCACAGGTTCTTGATGGCCATATCTCTACTATCCTTGGTAAGGATGCCAAAGAAAAGGGCGGTAAAGAAGTTGATGACTTCACTGCTCAGTTCATGGCAAGGAATGAAGCAAAGGTTGTTGATCCGATCAATGTGAAAGAGGAACTTGATAAACTGGATGCTTCAGTTAGAGAGTTCGAAGCAAATGTTGATACAGCTTTATCTATCAGCAATGCTACAACAAAGATCACTGTGAAATAATAGTTCTATCCTTGGCTATACGAAAACGATTAATAAAGATACCTTCTCATAATAGGTTAATTATGAACTTCGACTTGATATCGGATCATAATTTTGACTGTCTAATACACATGATAAATTATATTTAAGCGCGTAGCGCTCATCTAAAAGCTCAGGTACATCAGGAGTTAGGTTACAAGAATCATTTAAACTGCGTAGAAGCCTTTCGTGGGTGGAGCGGGATTCAAGTCTTTTTAGTTCAAGATATAAGACTTATGTTTACATGATTCGATAAAACCCATGAATTATTTTATAAGCATTTATCTTTTAAGCTTTTCGTTTGTACATGGCTGTATAGCCAGGGATATAATATAAATTTAAGACTAGTTTCTGCAAACCACACAAACATGAGAAGCCCTGAACTGGGCAAAGTGGGGTAGAGGGAGAGAACTAGTCTGTTAAAATCAATCTTCCTCTACCTCACCCAAATTAAAGGAGAGAAAAATGGCTGCAAAATATACATTAACAGAAAATGGGGCTAAGACCCTATCCGATAGTGGCAATCCTTTAGTGAATTTGTTTTTTACTATTGGGTCTGCTCGTAATAACCCTGAAGTAACAAGAGCTAACTTTAAGAAAGCTTTTGAGTTTGATGCATTGAGAGCTTCTGCTATAGTTCTTTGTGCTCGTGATATTCGTCATAATGGTATGGGCGAACGTCAGATCTTTCGTACGCTTCTTAAAGACATGGCTGGTAGTGGTAAGATCTATACTCAGAAGATAGTTGAGCTTATCCCTGAGATTGGCCGTTTTGATGACCTCAAAGCAGTTGAAGGTACTGTTTATGAGAAGATGGCTATTGATATCTTTGCTAAGGCTATCCGTGAGCGTAATGTTCTTGCTGCTAAATGGGCAAAGCGTGAAGATAAGAAACTTCAGTTAGCTTTAGGGCTGAATGAAGCTGGACTCCGTAAGCTCTTAGCATCAATTCGCAAAGAGCATATCGTTGAGGCCAAGATGTGTCTTAAGGACTGGAAATCTATCGAGTATGGTAAAATTCCTTCAGTTGCTGGTACACGTTATTCAAAAGCATTTCATAAGAATGATGGTATTCGTTATCGTGCTTTCATTGATAACCCTGATACTAAGGTGAATGCATCTGCTTCTTTCCCTTATGATGTATATCGTATGTGGAGTAGCAGAACTTGTCAGCCTCCTGAGATTAACAAGTATTGGAATAATCTGAAAGAGCTTGAGCTTTCAGGTAGTGTCCTTGCTATTGTTGATACATCAGATTCTATGACTTGGTTTAAGGTTGCTGGTAGCCTTGTTCCAAGGGATATTGCTGTATCATTGGGCGTCTACTGTGCTCAGAAGATTGAGGGTAAGTTCAAGAATAATATGATGACCTTCAATTCTAACCCTGAGTTCTTTACATTGCCTACAGGTGATGTATGTCAGGCATTTGATAAGGTAATGAGATCCAATATTGGTGGCAGTACTAACATTCAGAAAGCTTATGAGAAGATTCTTTCCATGGCTCAGACTGTTAATGCTACTGATAAGGATATGCCTAAGTTCATCCTTATTATATCTGATATGCAGTTTAATGGCTGCACAGATAGACCTTCTGATACTGTCTATGACAATATGAGAAAGAAATATAAGGCTGCTGGATTCACTATGCCTAAAGTGATATTCTGGAATATGGATGCTCGTCATGATCAGTATCCTACTGCTTCATTTCAGAAAGAAACTGCTTTAATTAGTGGTTTTAGTCCTAATATTCTCAAGGCAGTTCTTAAGGGGCAAGATGTTGTTATCACCCCTGAAGGAATAATGAATGAGGCAATTGCTCCATTCATTGAGATGTTAAAATAGACCAGCCGAGCCTATGCTCTACCTAGTAGGATTCTTTCTGGGATTTGAACCCAGCAGAAGATACAAAGTGATTGAGTAAGCTCAAATAGGATTCATGAAGGTACTGCAGTGCATCATGATTAACTGGTTGCGAATTAGTAGAGAGGGACTGTTGCTATTACGATTGAGCTTTACGTGTATAGATGCTTGTCCCTCTAGTTTTTGGGCACATGACGAAATGGTAAACGTGAGAGGAAAGTATATACTTAGTATTTATTTAATAAGTGGATTAATTGCCCATAAGTTAATTATTAGAAAAGTATATGACTACCTCTTGGTGATGATGGTGACGGCTAGCCTTTATTATGTCATCTAGCCTTACAGGTTCGAGTCCTGGGGTGCCTACCAATAATAAATTTAAGAGAGATTACAGCAAACAAAAACTTTTTTTAGACAAAAAACGATAGGGTTCGATTCCCCTAAGCCGGGTGGTGGTGAGATTTCTCTCTGTATTAAATTAGTAGATATATAAGGATCCATTCAGCAACTAAAAACTTTTTTAATTGATAAAAAAACAAAAAGTGATCCTGTCTTAAAGATATATAAGGAAGAGTTCAGCAATCCAAAAAACAATCAAATGCTAACTTGAAAATGTTAAAAATCTTCCTGTTTTAATTAAGGTTGTAGGTTATCCAGTATCAAAACCTTCTGCGAATAGATTTTATACGACTTGGCGATTAGGAAACTTAAGCGTTACTTTAGAGTATCGAAAGTCCTAGTCCAAATCCAATTAATACGATGACAGCTATTTTAATAATATACCTTGGCACTAGGCGACAAAGGACACTGTTATTAATTTAGGGCGATGTGATTATTAATTGAACAACAGTATGCCAATTCATACTGTAATTAATACTGTACGAGCAGTATAAAAGCAGATTGGTCTCTACTGCTTAACTGGGGCGAAGGACTCAGCAAAAAATGGAGACTACTTAATTAGTTAAGAGGTATTATGAAAGGTAATAAAAAGATCATCGAGACTCTGAACACAAGACTTGGAGAAGAGTTAACAGCTATTCACCAATATGTAGTTCATTCTCAAATGGTAGAAAATTGGGGCTATAGTAAACTTTCTAAGTATATTATGGACCGAGCAAAAGATGAGATGCGCCATGCAGAAATGCTTATGGAACGTATTGTATTCCTTGAAGGTGCACCAGATACAACTAAATTGGGACCTATTGCAATTGGGCCTAAAGTACCTGATATGTTCAAAAATGATCATTCATCAGAAGTAACAGCAATAAAGAATTATAATGAAAGTATTAAACTTGCAGTAGCTGAAGGAGATAATGGAACAAGAGAAATCTTAGAGTCTATTCTTCGTGATGAAGAAGGTCACATTGATGCTATCGAAGCCAATCTTTCTCAGCTTGAACAAATGGGAACTCAGATTTATCTTGCTGAACAACTAGAGGACTAATATGGATCTCTTAGCTTTTTTTAAGCTTGTAGTAGTAGGAGCTATTGCTTGGTTTAGTGCGCCATTTATAATGGTATTAGCATTCTTAACTTTAGCATTTGGTCTCTACTTGTCTGTTGATTTTATTGGTTGGGTGTTATATCATTGGTATACATTCAAGAAAAAGATGACAAATTATAAAAGAAAATAACCCGCCTTCAATAAGGTGAAAACTGTTCTGGAAGTATCTGTGATAGTTGTTTACCTTACCATTCTAAAACTCTATCACAGAGCTTCCTATATCTAATAGGGAGAATATATATGAAATCCAAAAAACTTAATCCGCTTGAACTTGCAATAAAAGAATTGAAGAAACACCCTGACTATATGAATACTGGTAACTTTATAACTGCTCCTGGGGGTAAGAAGCTTGAAGTGCTTGACTTACGAGGTCAATACTAATGAGTGATTTGTCTATGTTTGAAGTTAGAGACTATGATGATAAACTTAGAGGATGGGTTAATCCACAGCTTATAGCTAAGATGAAAGTATCTCTGGCTAATCTTGAATGTATTAAAGCTCTCCATCTTAGAAGGTATCATATCTTTGATGAGATGAGAACTCTTGATGAAGAAAGTATGGGTTATAAGAAGATAGCTAGACCTATGCTTAAAGAATTAACTCAGATTGAATTTGATTTACAGGAAGCATGGGGCTTTCCTAAAGATAGTAACTTTCATAGGTTCTGGGATATTCCAGGATGTACTTGTCCTACCATTGATAACAATGAAAGGATTGGTACTGGTTACTTTATTATTAACGGTGGATGTCCATTACATGGAGGAGACATTGGCAAAGAGAAAAGTGAAGAAGTTGAAACTGGGAGTGATACTGCCGCCTAAATTAAGATTTATATTACCTCCTAATAAAGCCCATAAAACTGGGAAAGATTATGATAGGAAGAAGGAGAAGAACGTTGACAATAATCCTTGATGAATATTATAAGTTCTATCGTAATTGGCATCAGAATCAGAAGCATCAATTACGTTTAGGGCAAGCTTTTTGGAATAAGTATCTTACTCATGCTACACAGGAAGAGGATATATTATTCTATGAGCCAAATACTGGTAAGGCTGAAGAGATTATCTTTAAGCATTATATAACGGAGCTTAAAAATGTTTAGTAAAATTCAAGTATTCCAAGGAGAAAATCCTGATGTTTGGAAGTATGTATTTGAGAAAGATGATATATGTGTAGAAGCTGTTCTCTATAGATATGAGTCTTTTCAGAAACGTACTGTTCTTTGTATATCAGTCCAGAGTGGTTGTCCTGTTGGATGTGTATTCTGTGGTACTGGTAAGAAGTTTATTCGTAATTTAACTGCTGATGAAATACAATATCAAGTTGACCATGTAATTAATTGGGTTTCGTCTCAGATTGATTGGCCTCTTAACTCTGTTTGTGAAAAATTTCAGATTATGTTTATGAGTATGGGTGAGCCTATGCTTAACTGGTCTGAAGTAGATAAAGCAATTCGTAGATTGAATGATACATATCGTAATGCTCAATTGCTTATTTCAACTATTGGAGTTAAGGACTACAGTGCATTTTTTAAACTATGTGATCTATCTCGTGAAATAGGTAAAGTTGGCTTACAGTTCTCTTTACATTCAGGTGATGATGAAGAAAGAGATGAAATTATCCCATTTAAAAACAAGATGTCTATTCGTGAAATTAGAGATGCTGGTATTATGTGGAATAGTTATACTCATAGACCAGTTTACTTGAATATATGTGTGGATGAATTTAATCTTTCTCCTGAAGAACGTGAGAGGATTAAGGATTTGTTTCCCCCAAGTATATTTAGTCTTACGTTCTCTGTTATATGCGAATATGAGAATGGACAAGTAGTTAACCAAACTTTGAAAGATAAGATTGATAGGAAGATGCAAAATATCATGGCTAACTTCCTTTGTCATAGTTATAATGTTCGTAAGTTTGATCCTGCTGGACAAGATGATATTGGGGCTGGTTGTGGTCAACTTTGGTACACTCAATCATGGATGAAGGAACATTTTAAAGGTAAGTAAGATGGAAAAAGTTAAATGTGATTCATGTAAGGAAACTTTTACAATTAATATGTGGAGAGGTTATCTTAACCTTGAATATAATAGTGAATTAGAGGCATATGAAACAGTATGTCCTCATTGTGGGCATAAAGGATCATAAATGTTAACATTTTGTTTAATAGTTTTAATAGTTTATCTAACTCCTACTTTATTACTTTTAGCACTTTGTGTGTATTTAAGAACAATAGCTAAAGCAGATATTGATATAACACTTAAGAATACATTTAGTTGGTCTTTTGCTTGGCCCTGGTGGGTAATTATAGGGTTGATTGAAGACTTTAAAAGGAGAAGAGAAAATGATTCTAATTGATAATAGAGAAGTTAAGTTTGGTAAGTTTCCAAACGGTGAAAGTAATCTGAACTATAACACTATCGAATTCTGTCATGATAGTGATGTTATTCTTAAGTTTGAGTCTGATATTGATTTATTTAATCTTTATATTCTCAAGAAGTATATGGATTCTTGTATTTGCTATAATAAGATTTCATTAAAGGTTCTTTATTTCCCTTACTCACGTATGGATAGAGAGAATGATTTCTATACTTTTAATCTTAAGTATGTTGCTCAGATGATTAATGATATGAACTTCTATGAAGTTATTGTTGGGGATATACATTCAGATGTAGCTCCTGCTTTAATCAATAACTATACTGGATATTCTTCTATTGATATTCTGTTTGAAACATTCAGAGATGAAATTGGTATTTCTGATTTTAGTATTATGTTCCCTGATGCTGGTGCACAGAAACGTTATGGAACTGGCTTTGCTTATCATACTCTTGTTGGATTTAAAGAGCGTGATTTTAGTGATGGGCGTATCCTTGGAATGAAAGTCTTTGGTGATGTACATCCTGGGAAGCCTGTTGTTATCATTGATGATTTATGTTCTAAAGGTGGAACATTTATTGGAGCAGCCAAAGCTTTGAAAGAAGCTGGTGCTGGTGATATCTATCTTATTGTTGGACATTGTGAGAATACTATTGATGAAGGAGCTGTCTTTACATCTGGACTCATTAAGAAGGTCTATACTACTGATAGTATCTATAGTAATCCTACAACTATTTGGAATACTTCTGATAGATTGTATGTCCATAAACTAATTGTACATGAAAAGAGATACTGATGAATATAATTCAATCTCCTAAGAATACAAATGGATATGAAGTATATTCAATGTTTCTTGCTGGTGGTATATCTGGTTGTGATGATTGGCAGAAGTATGTATGTAATCAATTAGTTGAGCTATATAAGCCAAATGATGAAGTTTATATATTTAATCCTCGTAGAAAAGGCGACTTAACTAAAGAAGGAGCAATGGCTAGGAAACAAATTCTTTGGGAGTATAAGTATTTACAATTATGTGATTTTTATGCATTTTGGTTTCCACAAGAAACATTATGTCCAATAACTTTATTTGAATTAGGAAAATACGCTAATTGTAATGCTGTTGTTGGTATTCATCCTGATTACAAAAGAAGATTTGATCTTGAAATTCAGCTCCCTTTAATAAGTAAAAAGATTAAGATCGTTTATGACCTTGATGAATTTGTTGAAGCTATTGCAGAAAAAATGTTATTAGAAAGGAAAGATAATGGAGAATGTAATTAGATTTTATGGTAAGAGTAAACCTTTCTTTGAAGGTAGTAACTTTTATCCTGCAAAATTTAAAGATAGTGCTGGTACTATATGGGATACAACTGAACATTATTTTCAGGCTATGAAGTTTGAAGCTGGATCTGAAATTCAAATTGGACCAGAAAGCTTTATCCCAATTCGTAAGCATATACATGATCAGCCTACTCCTATGAAAGCAGCAAACGAAGGACGTAGGAGAGATTTTCCACTCCGTAGTGATTGGGAACAAGTAAAAGACCAAATGATGTATAATGCATTACGTTATAAGTTTACACAGAATCCAGTATGTAAACAGGCTCTTCTTGATACTGGTGATGCTGAGTTAATTGAAGCTTCTCCTGTTGATTATTACTGGGCAGAAGGTGCAGATGGTACAGGCAAGAATATGCTTGGTAAACTGTTAGTTAAATTACGAGAGGAGATCAGAAATGAACAATAAGTTATTAGCTGTATTAGCATGTGATGGATATAAGATTGGTCATAAAGATCAAGATGCTCCTGGCGTTGAAAATAAGTATTATACATGGACTCCTCGTTCAAACAAATATCTTCCTGAAGTTGAGAAGGTAGTTGTCTTTGGTGTTCAAGGTTTTATTAAGATTCATCTTCTTCAGTTCTTCAATGAGAACTTCTTTGAATTAGATAAAGAGTATGTTGTCTTTGAATACAAGCGTATTCTTAAATCATACTTGTTCAAAGAGGAGATTGATACAACTCATATTGAGGAACTGCATGACTTAGGTTACTTGCCTTTAAAGATTAAAGCTATTAAAGAAGGGATAAGAGTCCCAATCAGAACTCCTGTTTTAACTGTTGAGGTTACTAATGGGAAATTTGCATGGTTGGGTGGATATATTGAAGATATTCTTTCTACTTCTCTTTGGCAGCCAATGACTGTTGCTTCTATTGCTTATGAGTATAAGAAACTCTTTAAAGAGTTTGCAATGGAAACTGTAGGAAATACTGAATTCTGTAAGTTCCAAGGTCATGACTTTAGTTATCGTGGCTTGATGGCTGGTCTTGATGCTATTCAGGCTTCAGGTTCAGCTTGGTTACCTTTGTTTGTTGGAACAGATAATATTCCATCTATTCCTTATATGGAAAATGTCTATGGAGCTGATAGCTCTAAAGAGATTATTGGGTGTAGTGTACCTGCTTCTGAACACAGTGTAGCTGAGACCTATATGGAATTTGATGATGATGGCAATCTTATCCCTGGTTGGGAAGATGAATATCTCCGTAGATTGATTGTTGATATTTATCCTACTGGGATTGTTTCAATTGTAGCAGATACAATTGATCTCTTTGAGCTTATTACTGTTAAGTTAGTTGCTCTTAAAGAAATCATTATGGCTCGTGATGGTAAGACTGTCATTCGTCCTGATAGTGGCAACCCTGCTGATATCCTTTGTGGATATGTTATTAAGAAATTAAATAACCCACTTAATGGTGATGCTGATAAGTACTATCTTCCTTTTGATCGTTGGACTGATGATGGATTTAATGCTTACCAGACTACTGATGGAAAAGTTTATAACTTTGATCATAAAGAATTATCTATTGCTGAAACTAAAGGTGTAGTTGAACTTCTTTGGGAGATCTTTGGTGGAACTATCAATGCCAAAGGATACAAAGAATTAGACTCACACATTGGTACTATCTATGGTGATTCTATTACTATTTCTTTAGCTAGAGAGATCTGTAAAAGACTTAAAGCTAAAGGCTTTGCTAGTACTAACTGGGTTGCTGGTGTTGGTAGTTACAGCTTGTTAGGACAGTTAAGTCGTGATAGTCTTGGATTTGCACTTAAAGAGACCTCTATTACTAGAAATGGTAAAGAGATAGCTGTCTTTAAGGATCCTAAGACTGATGATGGAACTAAGAAATCAGCTAAAGGACGTGTAGTAGTTGTACCTTCTCCTATTGGTGATGGTTCAATGCGTACTATTGATAACCTTACCAAAGAACAGGAAGAAAAGGTTGGAGCTTTCAACTTACTCCAGACTGTATTTGAAGATGGTGTATTGCCTGCAGAAACAACATTAGCAGATATTCGTATTTGTTTAGGTGGAATTTAAAATTATAGTAGTGTCCAAAACAAAACTATCGGTATGTCGTGGCGTAAGTGAACCGAGCTACTATAATAACTTTATGAAAGGAGAAATAGGGAAATGAGACTTTTTACAAAAACAAAAGAAGTAGTTTCAGTTGCATCTATTATGTCTACGTTTAATGAAACAATCAGTAAACTGACATCACATGCATCTGATATGGATTCTAAAGCTGTTACTCATGCTGAAGAAATCAAAATTGCAGAAGCTAATAAAGCTAATGCAGAAAAAGAAGCAAATAAAGCTCGGTCTATTGCAGACAAACTTACAAAAATTGTAGAATAAGGAGAAGTATTTTGTTTGAACTTTTAAATTCGATAGTTATCCCAGATACTAAGATTAAGTTTAAGCATATCTTAATGGGAATTTTTATTTTCTTTACTCTTATCCTTACAAACTGTTCTTTCAGACGTGTCAAAATTGATGCCGGTGAACAGGGAGTAATTGTATCTCAACCTTATATCTTTGGTTCTGGTGGAGTAAGTGACACAGTTCTTCATACTGGTGGTTATTGGGTTTGGAAATCTAATGCTGTTTATGGGATTAGAATTCTTCCTCAGCAGGTATCAGAAGACTTTAAGGATATGATGTCTGGTGATAGTATCCCTGTGCAGTTTGATGCTCATTTGAATTATAGGATTATTGATCCTGTTGTTTATTGGAGATCTTGGGGTGAGCATTGGTATTCTTCTAATATTCAACAGACCTTTAGGACTGTAGCTCGTGATGAGTGTAAGCGTTATACTATGTCTAGTCTTATTACAAATCCTGATACTACAAGGGCTATTGAGCTTAAAATTCTAGAAGCAGTCCAGAAATATGCTGCTGAAAAGAAAATGCCAATTGAATTTACAAAAGTAAATATTGGTAAGATCAATCCTAAAGATGATGTAATGGCCGAGATTGGACAGACTGCTGTACAGCAACAGAGACAACGTACAGAGCTTGATCGTAAGAAAGCAGAGGATAACCGTAGGATGACAGAAGTCTCTAGGGCTGCTGCTGATAATGCTTATCGTGAAGCTATGAATCTTGCACCTGAACAATATATTCGTCTTGAAGCTGTTAAGGCTTATTCTCATGCTGCAGAGGAATGTGCTAAGAATGATAAATGTACAATGATCCTTACTCAGCCTGGGAATGAAGTTAAAGCAACTATCCCAGCTCGTTAATTAATCGTGGTTGGTCTCTACACATACCTTGAGACCAAATAAAAAGGAGTGTTCATGAAATTATTTATTATATTAATTTGTTTATTAATACCATTAAATTGCTATTCTGCCTATCCCGATATTACTGGTATTGATACATTTAGATTCAATGTAGGTGCAGTTGATATGAATGATAGTACAGTAGTTGAAGGTTATTGTACTTGGGATACTACTAATTGGTGGACCTGGACACTTGAGACTTATATTGATGAACCTGATGGAGTATGGTGTTATTCATATACTAATTATGGAGAAGCGATACAGAAAGAGAAATATCATATAGCTCCTATAGTTGTAAGTGGTAAACCATTAATTATAAACAATAATAATAGGCTTATTATAAGGAGTTCAGAATGACAATTATATGTTATTTATTGTTAGCTCATTTTTTAATTGATTGGTGTTGGCAAACAGATTTTATTGCTCAGAATAAACATAGGATGTGGCAGATAATGTTTGCTCATTGTGCTGCTTGGTCTTTAGGTATAGGAGCAGTTCTAACCTATTGTGGGTTATTTGCTTGGTGGAAACTAGCAATGCTATTTATAGGTCATTGGATTGAAGATCTATGGAAAGCTAAAAAGGTTGCTTGTATAAATGAGACTGGGATTGGATCTGGAGAGTTTCAGTTGTCAGGGTATAGTATTCAAGACTTTGATAAATGGAAGATGAAATACTTTTCTAAACTTCTTAATATAGATCAAGGGTTTCATATCTTACAATTATTAATTTGTTTAGTATTTTAAAGGAGTATATATGGAAAATTTTGATTATTTCCCTGTTGTTATGGGATTATTATTTGGAGCTTTTGTTACTGGCATTGGTTGGATGGGATTCTTTGAAATAAAACCAGATACAATAGCTAAAAATATAGGTAGAAATGTACTTGGTTGTTTTCTTTGGCTTATATCTGCATTGGAAGCTTTTATTGCAATAACTCTTTTATTTAAGATATTGTATAAGGTGATGTTATGACATTTACAATTGGATATTGGATAATCCCATTAGCTCTGACTGCTTTGTTCTTTTATAATGCTAAGAAGAAAGCAGAGTATGATTCTCGTGGACAGTTTATGTTTGGTGGATTGTTCCATATATTGTATTTTGGTATAGCAACTATTGGAGCTTTAATCGCATGGCTTGTTTATTCATTTTTGAGGTAGAATATGAATTTAATATTAAAAGCATTAAGATTTGCAGAAAATAAACATAAAGGACAGACACGTAAGGTTACTGGAGAAGAGTATTTTGTACATCCTTTAATGGTAAGTTATATTGTAGCTAACTATAAGATGTCTCAGAACTTAGAGATACTTATTGTAGCTGCTATCTTGCATGATACAGTTGAAGATACAGATACTACTTTTGAAGAGATACTTAAAGAGTTTGGTATGTTTGTAGCTACATTAGTATTTGAACTTACAGATGATAAGGCTAAGAAAAGGAAGTTAGGAAACTTAGAGTATTGTAAATTGAGATGGTGTGGTCTATCTAACTATGCTTTATATCTTAAACTATGTGATAGACTTTACAATATGTCTGATCATCCTACTAAAGAACAACAAGATACTACACTTCTTATACTTGATCATGTTGAGAGTAAACGTAAATTAACATTATCTCAACAGCGTGTTGTATTTGAAATAAGAAAGGTGATAAATGGTTAAAGATATTTATGTATTAGTTGGAGCTGCTGCTCACGGTAAGAGTACATGGGCTGGAAGTAAGACAACTGAATATTTTGCTAAGTGGATGGATGAAAGATCTAAAAATCCAAGTCAAACTGGATCTTATGGATATGTAAATGCTGATATGATTAGGAAGCAGCTTTATGGTGATCCTACTATCCAAGGTGATGGCAATGAAGTATTTGGTAAAGTGTTTGAAGCTTATACTGGGTTCTTAAGAAACAAGGCAGTTGATTTAATTATTGTAGACAATACATCTCTTAAAGTTAGAGATAGAAAAAGATATTATACATTGGCTCAAACTATATGTGAAGCTATGGGTTATGCTTTTAATTATCACCTTGTATTTTTCCCACCTCATTTTGAGAGAGCTTTAGTTTGGAATAAGCAAAGGAATCGTCAGGTTCCAGAAGATGTTATTGCAAGACATTGTGCTGTATATCAAGGACCAAGTGAATTTGAAAGAGAAAATTGTATAATCGAGACTGTTATACACAAAGAAAGGTAAAAAATGGGTGAGTATAAGACAGAGAAAATTGTATCATTGAATACTCCAGGCTTTACTAGTATCCATGGTAATTGGAGATCTAGACCTAAGAATGGACGTTTATTTAATGAAGATGAAATTCGCTTGATTAGAGTCCAAGAAGGATCTCTTCGGCATTTAGCTGAAATCCATGGATGTAGTCAAGTCTTAATTCGCAATATTAAAAAAAGATGCATCTATGAAGATGTAATTTAAGAGGAGAAATGAAATGAAAAATATTATGATTCAACCGATTAACCGGTTTAAGAAGATTCTTGTTGGTGATGACTGTGGCGAAGTATTCGACCCTACACAGGGCAAATTTCTTACTGGGTGTACCGAGAGTTACATCTTTCAGAAAGAACGCTGTGGTGAGCTTGTAGCTTACAAAGAAGAAGGTTCTGATGCAGTGTATGTTGGCTTTGCTATTATGCATAAAGAAGATATGAAGAAAGGTTATGCTAAAGCAACTACTCGTGAGAAAGCTTTCCTTGTAGCTGATAAATCTTATCATGCTGACTTCTATACTAATAAGAATGGGGTTGTAGGTGTTCCTCATCTTATTCGTGATAATGTCTATTACTTCGCTAAACGTATTGAGCGTTATTTCAAAGGTTGTACTGTCCCATTTTGGGTTAATGAAATTGTTGCTCATTACGAAGCATAGTAGTCAATAGTTAAAGCTTACTGTAGGTGAACCTACTAGCTGGTGGGCTGTGTAAGTTGTCTGTTTATAGCAGAGCAAACCTATTTATTAAGGAGTATATATGTTTGAAATAATTGGTATTATGTTATGTATTCTTGCTATTTTACATATGCAATATCCTCACAAAACAAAATTTTACATAGAACGTATTATGATTTTATTTAACTACTGCCCTAACTGTAAAAAGTTTTCAATGTATACAATAAAGAATTATAAGGTATGTTCTAGTTGTCGTAAACGGTAATACTATGTCTGGTGTATTATGTAAAGATAAATCAGATAAGAAGTATGCGATGTTTAGACATTCAGTAAAGAATCTTCGTATTAGATATGGTATTAGAGCTGATGAAGAATTGTATTTTAAATTATGTAAGTATATTAAAAATGCTAAAGGAAACACAGAGTTTACTCATCCTGATGGGACAAGAGTTGTCTTTGTTGACAAGCAATCGTGTACTCGATCTGTATGGCGTATATACTTCAAAGATAAATGTATAATTGCTGCTTATGATAAGACAAGACATATATTATGTACTGTCTTACCTGCTAATCTTAAAGATGAAGATATAATTTATAAACGATGGTTAGAAGAAGAATAATCTTATAAACAACGGAGAGTATATGTTAAAGGCAAGAAAAGTTTATTTAGTTAAAATAGCTCCTGCTAATCTTAATAAATTTATTTCTTTCTCATCTAATTTTATTCCTACTTTAGATGAGATAAAAGATATAATCGAAAATTTACATGAAGAGAATCCTTTACCATTTGATTTGATATATGAATGTCATTGTGGATTAGATATTTGGGGAGTCCCTTCTGAATGTAATGGAAAGACTATCCGTTGGTGGAAAAATAAAGGTGAAGCTGTTTCAAGAGGATTCATCTCAATAAAAGAACAAAATATTTATTTTAAGTAGGTAGTAATGAAGAATAAAAGAGTTTGTGTAGATTTAGATAATACACTATGTGATTTAACTGGTTATGTTTGTGATGAAATTAATTTAGGATTAGGATTAGCTGATCCGGTATTTAATCAACGTATTGAAACATATAATTATCTACAAAATACTTATGGAGCTTGGATAGAAGAATTTTGGACTACTCCTGGAATTTATGATAAACATATTAAACCATTAGAAGGTTCAATAGAATTTATTAGAGAACTTATCGCTATAGTAGGTAGATTCAATGTATCTATTGTAACAGCGACTCCAAAAGGGCTTGAAGAAGAAAAGAAACAATTTTGTTTCAAGAACTATGGGATTAGTAATGTTATATGTACCCATGAGAAATGGAAGCATACTAAAGGAGCTATTCTTATAGATGATTATTGGAAACATTGTATGGATCATTTATTACAGAATGATGATCCTTGTATTTTGTTTAACTATGAAAATGATTATCCTTATGCTGATGCTAAGTATATTACTTTCCCAATAACCAATAAGTTACATAGAGCTGATTCTTATAAGAAAGTATTAGAGATTATAAAGGAGAAATAACATGGCACGTTATGCTATAAGTGACATACATGGTTGTTTAAGAACCTTTAAGAAAGTGTTACGTTCAGTTGACTTTAATAAGAGCGATACGCTTATATTACTAGGTGATTATATTGATAGAGGGTTAGACTCTAAAGGTGTTATTCAATACATTATTGATCTTATTGCAGAAGGCTATGATGTTATTCCTTTGTGTGGGAATCATGAACAATTCCTTATAGAGTCTATTGGTAATAATGCAGTTCAAACTATGTGGGAACGTAATGGTGGAGATAAATGCCTTAGAAGTTATGGTGTTAATCATCCTAGTTTAATGCCACATGAACATATAAGTTTTATAAGATCTTTACCTCTTATGCATGTTGAAAGAGATTATGTCTTTGTTCATGCAGGGTTAGATTTCTGTAAAGAAGATCCTATTGAAGAATCAAGTGATGAGACTATTCTTTGGAGTAGGATGCATCGCCTTGCTGGAGATTCACGTAGGAAGAAACTTGGTGGAAGAGTCTTGGTTACAGGACATACTCCTACAGATAAGAAAACAATGATTACAATGGCTATGGGTGAAGATATGATTACTATTGACAGAGGCTGTGTCTTTGAAGGATCTAATTATAACCATATGGCTATTTTTAATCTAGATACAAAACAGTTTAATTTTATTAAAAATATTGATACTTTAGAAAATGATTGGGTGAGTAGACATGGATATGCAGGACGATAGGCTTTTAGTTCATATGAATTATAGAAAATATACACCTGAAAACATTGTCAGTCTAGAGCCAAATGAAGTGTTTGTCTTCGGTAGCAATACCGAAGGCATTCACGGAGCTGGTGCTGCTAGAGCTGCATTGGATTTGTTTGGTGCTAAGTTTGGACAAGCAGAAGGATTACAAGGTCAGTCTTATGCTATTGTAACTAAAGATCTTGAATTAGGTATGAGGAGTATCCCTCTTGGAGATATATGTAAAAGTATATTTAAATTCCTTGAGTTTGCTAAAGAGAATGGAGATAAAATTTTTTATGTAACTAAATTAGGTTGCGCTTTAGCTGGATATTCTATTGATGAAATAGGTAAGCTTTTTATGGGATTTAATATTCCGAATAATGTTGTTTTACCAGTTGAATTTTGGGAGTGTTAGAATGAAAGTTGAAATTATTCACGAAGAAGTAAAGCCAGTTATCCCGCCAGTTAAAGAAGTAGTTATTACTCTTACAGCGAAAGAAGCTTTAATCCTTAAGGTTTTAATGGGACATATAGCTGGAGTTAGTGGTGGACATGAGCTGAGTATTTTTAGAGATAAAATCTGGGAATCTTTAAGTAAAGATTTACCTGGGATTTATTCTGATAAATTTAAAGCAGTTGAAAATGAATGTAAAAATGTTAAATTAGCATTTTAGTATAAGGAGTAAATATGTATCAAGCTGTAAGCATATAAATGCAAATGTAGCTATCTGCATTAATGTGTTATTAACATCTATCAAAACTAAGGAGTCTCAAATGATAGGTGAAAAGTTTGGTAAGTTAACAGTTGTCTATTTCAATGATTTAAATAAGAGAAAAGAGAAACTATGGTTATGTCTTTGTGATTGTGGAAAAGAAATAATTGTAAAAACAAGAAATCTTAAAATTGGAGCAACAAAAAGTTGTGGTTGTTTATCAACAGGCCCAAAAATTTCTGATCTTACTGGGAATAAATTTGGTGATTTAGAAGTTATATCTTATGCACATCAAGATAAATGGAGAACAAGTTTTTGGAATTGTAGATGTATTTGTGGTAATTATACTGTTGCTAGTTCCGCAAATCTTAAATCTGGAAATCGTATTTCTTGTGGATGTAAACATGATGAATGGAAACATAATAAACCAAAAGGTCAAGATAGTCCACATTGGAATTCAGATATAATTGATAGAAATAGCAGACGACTTGACTATGAAGCAAAAGACTGGGCAATAAGAATTAAAGAACGTGATAAATATAAGTGTTTAGTTTGTGGTAAATCTCCAAGTGGAGAACTAACAAGTCATCATCTATATAGCTATAATGACTATATAGATTTAAGATATGATATTGATAATGGAATTACTTTATGCGAGCAATGTCATTATTCTTTCCATAAAAAATATGGATTCAAAAAGAACACAAAAGAACAATTTAAGGAGTGGAAAAATGAGTTATATGGCAGTAATAGCACGGTTGAAGAATGTCCGTGCTCATCCGAATGCAGACCGGATTAAATTAGCTAATTGTTTAGGCTATCAAGTTATTGTAGGGCTTGAGGCTAAAGATGATGATATTGTTATTTTATTTCCTGATGATGGGCAATTAAGTCATGAATATATTTTTAATAATAACCTATATAACAAAGCAGAGATGAATAAAGATCCTAGTGTTAAAACTGGATTCTTTGATCATAAACGTAGAGTAAGATGTCAGACATTTAGAGGAGAGAAAAGTGAAGCTTATACTGCTGATATCAGAAGCGTGGAATTTACTGGGGTTGATATTGAAAGTCTCTATGTGGGTGTCCGTTTTGATGTTCTTAATGATATTAGCATTTGCAATAAGTATATAACTCAAGCCACTAAGGATGCTGCTAATAAGAATGGGAATAAAGATAAGGTTAAACTTAATGTTATTCTTAAGAAAATGTTCCCTGAGCATATAGATACTGAACAGATTAGATTTGCAAGAGATGAAGATCTAATTGGATTAGTTACTATTACTCATAAGCTTCATGGTACAAGTGCTAGAACTGGATATATTAATACTCCTGTTGAAGTACCTTTAAAATGGTATCATAAACTTTGGAATCAGTATGTTAAGTTAGTTGACTATCTCCCTCCTAAGTATACTCACGAGCAGAATGAAGCTTTATATTTTGCTCCTACTACTATCAAGAAATGGAAAACTATTTTTGGTACACGTAGGGTAATTAAAGGTCCTGTTAATGAAGAAGCAACTGATTATCGTTCTTTATGTGCTAAACGATTAGCTCCTTTTATTGAAAAGGGTGAAATCTGGTATTATGAAATTGTAGGGTATGAAGATACTGGTGCTCTTATTATGGGGAGTGTTTCTACTAAAGAAATGCCTAAAGAATTCCAAAAAAGGTTTGGTGAAACTATTACTTACAAGTATGGTTGCTTACCTGGGACATGGAATATTTATGTTTATCGTATTACTCATCAGAATGAAGATGGTGTTATCTATGAACTTCCATGGGCACAAGTAAAAGCTAAATGTAATAATGCTGCTATTAAGCATGTTCCTGAAATTGATGTTATTTTAACAGAAGTAGCTTTAGATGGTACAATTGATGTTGAAGTTTTAAAGCAAACAATTGAACATTACACTGAAGATGAAGATATTGCTGAACCCCTTGATGCTTCTCATATACGTGAAGGTATCTGTGTTAGGATTGATAATCTTGAGACTGGTAAAATGAAAATATTCAAGAATAAAACTTTTGTATTTAAGGTGCTTGAAGGTATTGTTAAGGATTCTGGTGTAGTTGATACAGAAGAAGCTGAAGGGTAGTATGGAAATATTAACAGTTATAAGTTTAGTTTTAGTAGTACTTATATTTATTTATGGAGCTTATGAAATTGAATATGAATTCAAATATACTCTTAGATATCATTTATTAGCAATGGTTATAGTAACATATACTATTTCATGTTTATGTTTTTATCTTAAAGGATTATAATATGAAGAGTGCTAAAGATGCAAGGCGTGAGACTGAATCTATTGATTCCAATAAAGCTAAATTAGAAGTTGAAAAGATAGAAAAGGCAATTCAAGAAGCTATTAATAATGGTAAATTTAATTGCTATATAGATTTCTATCCTTCAGCTCCTGTTAAATATCAAGTAACTTCACTTGGATATTCTATAGGTCCTAATTATGGTAGATATAACGAAACGTGTGTAGAAATATCATGGTAAAAGTAATCAAATATTTAGAAGAACTCTATGATCATTATGACAAAAAGAGTTTAGTTTATCGTGCGGATACTGTAAAGAAAATTATAAAAGAATTAAAAGGAGAAACAAAATGAGTTTCGCAGATCTTGGCAAAAAGGCAGATGATGCTAGTCAGGTGGTAGCTGGTGAGGCTACTAAAGTAAAAGGTGAGTTCCTTGGTTTAAGTAAGGCAACTAAGTATGTAGTATATGGTATTATATTGATTGCTATTCTTGCTCTTGGTTCTTGTATGTTAAAGGGCTGTGGTGCTGATAATCATTCAGCTAAAGCTTCTATCCAGAATGTTGGGACAGAGTATCCAGCACAGCAGATGCAACAGCCAGTTATTGTACAGCAGAATGATCCTACATCTGGAGTTCTTACTGGTATGGCTATTGGCTATATGATGTCTAATGGTCAACGCTATGATGGTCATAATGGGTATGGTGATTCACATTATCGTGGGCCTGCTCAAGTAACAAATAATACAACTGTAATTAATAAGGCGGCTCCTAATGTACCTGCTCCTGTTTCTCCCGTTGCCAATGTTCCTGCCAAGCCTTTGGCCGCTGTGGCTCCTGTTGCTGCTGTTGTACCTGCTGTTGTCAAAGTAGCTAACCCTGGGGATGCTGCTGCTGAACAGATTAGAAAGAATGATGCATTGAAAGCAGAACTTAAAGCTAAACAAGCTGCTAGAGCTTCTGCTCCTATTAGTTTAAGTAAACCGTCTGCTCCTAAAAGTAGCTTTAGTTCTTTTAGTAAAAGTGTTAGTTCACCAACAAGAAGTAGTTCATCTAGTTCTGGTTCAAGGAGAAGGTAATGTCAAACTTTGCTAATTATTTGGTTTTACTTGGTATTATTCTTGGAGCATTCCCTGGATATTGGATTGGTAAAAAAGTAGGAAAATTACAAGCTAAGAAAGAGGATACGAAATGAATTGTGATATATTATTACCAAAGAATGAAAAAGAAGGAATTCTCCTAATAAAAGCTTTACAAGCAATTGGAATTGAAGACTGTATTGATGAAACTGATCCTAAGAAAACCTATCAAAGAATATTAAGTACTTGGGACTGTATTAACATTATCCCTTCCTATAAAGATAAAAATAAATTGATCTTTGGTGGTGGGAATAAAAGACAGAAATATTCAACATTTGGTGAGTTACTAGAAATAGTAGCCGCCTATAGACCAGAAATTGTTGTTGAAGTTAAACTTAATAATGAATATACTGCAATTGTATCAAAAGATGGGATTAAAGTAGGATGTCAAGAATTTTCTCTTGGGGTGATTGACATTTTAGCCGCTGCAAAAGAGACAATACTAAAAGGAAAATAAGATGAAACATATAGTGGTTGGAGATGTACACTCTAATCATCTTGCTCTTATTAAAATCATGTTTAAATATCCCCCTAGTGAGTATAAATATATATTCACTGGGGATTATAATGATTATAGAGAAGAGAATCCTAGAGAGAAATCTAATTATATAACCACTATATTTCAGGTTATGAAGATAGTTAATCTCCATGGTGGAGTTGCTCTTCTTGGTAACCATGATGATAAATTGAGAAGATGGTTTAATGGTAGGAATGTAGAAATTAGAGACGGTTTAACTGAGACTATCTATGATATTGAAAAGTTTCGTAAAGAACCTTATGGACAGCTTCATCTTGATACAATCAATGCTTTTCTTAATAATCTCCCTTTAACTCATATCGAAGAAATTAATGGAATAGTTTATAAGTTTGCTCATGCAATCCATCCAGAATATGATGAAGTGTATATCCAAACAGGACATAATCCACCATCTGAGAAAAAATGGAAAGAGCATTGTATTTGGGGGTATCCTAGAACTCTTGATGATGAGAAGGTTTTTCATAGAGTTCACTATTGGAATATTAAAGAGTATAATGATAGAGTCCCTGAGAATACATTCAAGATAGCTGGACATTATCATGAAGTATTTAAGAATGATAAGTTTCTTATACTTGATGCTACTCCTAACATTGCAACTTATATTATAGAAGATAACTTAATAGAGGAATGGTAAAATGTTTAGATCTTTAAATGATAAAGCCTACTTAGTTGGAGGCGCAGTACGTGATCTCCTATTAGGCCATGAACCTAAAGATCGAGATTATGTTATTGAATGTACAGAAGCTGAATTTGAGAGAGTATTTCCCGATGCTGAAAAGGTCGGGAATACTTTCCCTGTTTATTTACATCCTGAGACTGGTGATGAGATAGCTTTAACAAGAACAGAAAGACCAACAGAAACTAAATTTGGTGCTCTTGGTTCATACCAAGGATTTGAAATTATTGGAGTTGGAGTGTCTATTCTTGATGATCTTAGAAGAAGAGATTTTACTATTAACTCTATTGCTCAAAAATATCTTACGAAAGAAATCATTGATCCTACTAATGGTAAGTTTGATTTAAAAAATAAGATGTTACGCTGTGTTAATTCTGAAGCTTTTAATGATGACCCTTTAAGAATCTATAGAGCTTGTAGATTTGCTGCTAGATTTGATTTTAAAGTTGAGATGCATACATTTAAATTAATGAGAGACAATTGTCATAATCTTTTCTTTGTAGAAAAAGAAAGAGTAGTTAATGAATTAAAGAAAATGTATTCTCAGACTGATAAGCCAGGTATATTCTTTAGGTTATTATTTGAGCTTGGTGGTATGGCACATCATTTTGATCCTATTTTAGACCTTACTGTTATCCCTGCTGGACCTAAACAATACCATGGTACTAATACTGGGTTTGATCATACAATGGAAGTGATAGATAGATGTAAGGCTAATGGATTAAGCTTTGATTGTTTTATAGCTTGTCTATTCCATGATACAGGTAAAGCTTCAACTGATCCTTCTATATTACCTCACCATTATGGGCATGAAAATGGGTCTTATCGTATTAATAAAGAGTTCTTTGCTGAGAATAGGTTTGATGCTAGTACGGTAGATTTAGCTTTAACTGTAGGGAAGAATCATATGAAGACTCATGTTATAACTAAGATGAGGACTAATAAAGTAGTTGATTTTCTTAGAGGAATTAGAAGATTAGATGAGTTTATTGATTGTTGTAATTGTGATCATCCTTTTACTGATAATACTTTAGATTATATCAATCTTTTCAAACAAGTAAGAAAAGAAACTGTTGTTGAAATTCCTAAAGAAACAAAAGATAAATATGAATTTGTTGGTAGGTTATACACTAAAGCCCTTGGGCAAAAGATAAAGGAATTTAAAGAAAATGGCAAATGAACCAGCTTACAAGATGAAAAATAATGCCGAACAGAAAGTAATTGTTACTGCATTAAAAACAATGGGTTTCAAAATATTAAGTGCTGATATGGAAATAGCTAAATATTTAAAAGATAATCCTGCAACTGATAATCATTATATTTGGGTTCAACTTACTGATTCAGGTTGGATTATTAATGGATGTAATTTTATGGGAAGCAGGAAAGAAGTCTCTCTTGGAGAATTTCTTGCTAATGCCGCTGAATCTATACTCAAAAATAGAGTTATTGAAGTGAAACTTAACAGTAATTATAAGGCAGAAGTAACTAAAGATAGTGTTGTAGTCGGTTGCCAGACATTTACACATAAAGCTATTAAAGAACTTTATAACGCTACCCTTGAAGTTCAGAAATGAAACGTTTGAGAGAAGGTTTTACTTTTACACAAGACCAATCAATAGGTATGACTTGTAGAGTAGAAAATAATGAAGTTGTCCTTATCCCTTATATAAGAGAGACTGGACAACTTCTATTTAGATGGATGGCAGAATATGAAATTAAATAAAATAAAAGAATCAGGGATCTATTTAGTTATAGGACCACCTGAATGTGTTTCTTTGTTACCTACTGAAAATATATTATTTCTTTATCCTAATGGTGATCTTGTTATGGAAGGTAATAATTATATGGATTGTTTAAATGATGGTGAAGATGAGATAATTGAAGTTATCTGTCTTGCTAAATCAGAGAACCATCCATCTTTGAGAGAAGGTGTTTTTGATGAGTGATGTTAACAAATGGTTAACTCAAAATACTATATTTAAAGGTGTGTTAGGGTCTAGGGCTTATGGTATCCATAATGCTGATAGTGATTATGACTATAGAGCTGTAGCTATTGCTCCTAAACAATATTATCTTGGATTAGATAATTTTGAACAACAGGAAACTAAAAATCCTGATTCGACAGTTTTTGATATACAAAAATTTACAAAACTTGCTTTAGAATGTAATCCTAATATTATTGAGTATTTATTTCTCCATCCAGAGAATATTCTTATCAATACTCCTTATTGGGATATATTAGTTGAGAATAGAGATATATTCCTAAGCAAGAGAGCTAAACATAGATATCTAGGATATGCTTATTCTCAACTTAAAAGAGTCCAATCTCATAAGCAATGGTTGCTTAATCCTGTAGACCATAAACCTACCCGTGAGGAGTACGGATTGCCTGCTACAGAGTCTTTGAATAGAGAACTAATAGGACAGATAGAGTTAGTGACTAAAGACTGTTTAAAAGAGAATTTAGACGTTATACTTAATAGTTCTGCAGATGAGTTAACTATTACTGGATTAAGAAACTATTTAGAGTTTGATGTAAGAGGTGCTCTTGATGAAGCTTTTGCTGATTTTGTTTATCCTACTATATTTAACTTATTAATTAATAAGATAGATGTAATGTCAACTCTTGCAATAGATAATTTCTCAGAAGAGATTGTAGCTGTATATACTAAAGAGAAGTCTTATTCTTCTGCTATGAGTAGATGGAAACAATACCAGAATTGGGTTGATACAAGAAACCCTGCTAGAGCTGAACTTGAAGCTAAGTTTGGATATGATACAAAACATATAGGACATGTATTTAGGCTCCTTAAGCAAGGACAAGAAATCCTGTTGGATAAAACATTAACTGTTAAATTAAAACCAGAGGATAAAGAAGAGATTCTTGCTATTAAAGCTGGTAAATTTACATATGATGAAATAATAGATTTAGCTTCTATGAGGATGGCTTTCTTTGAAGAGTTATATGAGAGATCTACTCTCCCACATAGTCCAGATTTTAATAAAGCAAATACATTGCTAGTAAAAACAATAGAAAAATTTTATGAGGATAAAAATGAAACAAATTGTTAAAAAAATTAAAGAACCATTCGCTGTCATAGAATATGATAAAAATAAAATTGCTTGTAGTAAAATTTATATTGCTGTAGATAATGTTGGTAATATATATAAGCTTTCTTATGATCATGGAGAAGGACACTGGAATCTATTAAATAGAGTTGACAATGGTCTTGGAAAGACTAAAAATTGTCCTTCTACTTATGAAGCAATGAAAAATGCTCTTGATGTTGGATATGAAGTGTTTGAATTTGATAGTCTGTTAGAATTTTCTAAATGGCTTACTAAACAATTTTAAGAGGATAAAAATGAAAGTATATAAAAAAGAAGAATTTATTGCAGCAATGAAAGCAACTGCTAAAGAATATATTGATGGAACGCATGCTTGGGATTGTGATACATGTAAACTTTGTTTGGTTGCTGGAGCTAAAGGTCATTCTGACGAATGTAAGGTTTGTCCTTGGGTAATTATTACAGGGAAAATGTGTTCATCTTATGATAGCGATTCTTTGTCTAGAGCAACTGAATTACTTGATTGGGTTGAAAAGTATAAAAAAGCCGATATTGCTAATGGGAAGCCTGTTATTGAGCCATTTTCAATTGAAGTACGTTTCGATAATTTTGAAGAAGCAGCTTTCTTACTGAATGTATTTGGTGAGTCTAATGCTGACTATAGTGGATCAGTTGGGTCACGTATCTATAATACTATTTTTACTGACTTTAAATCTAAAGGTATTAAATTCAGTTACACTGATAAGATTTCCCCTTTCTGGGCTGCTAAGAATGGCAACAGAAACTATTGGTCTGATTTTAAGGCTTATATTAAAGAAGAGTATAAATAATAGTATGGAGGGTCAAAAATGGCCCTCCTATTCTTTAGGAGTAGTTAATGTTACATCTTCACTTAGATAGACAGAAAGTAGTATTAGAGAGCTTGATATATTCTTGTTCTAATAAGTCATGTGCTTTCTACAGTCCATTTGCTGTTATTGAATGTGCTGAATGTTATACAAAGAGGAATAAGTCTAATGATGATAATAGAATTGGCACCTGTTGAGTGTTCTATATGTGGCAATAAGAACTTCTCTTTGTTTAGAACACATCAAGAGTTAATTGATTTTAGATGTATGGAATGTAGAAGTTCTCTTATGGATATTGAGAACCATGCTATATTTGAAAATAATATAGAATTAATAAAGAGAGAAATGATATGAATAATATACCAGAATTGCAAAACTTATCAGATAGATGTTCTGAAACTTATACTGTTGATTATGTAAAAATATGACATTCGAAGAGATAGTAAAAGAAGAACTTGCAATACAAAGACAAATGATTGAATTACTTCTTGAAGAGAATGTTGCTTTAAATGCTAAAGTGGCAGCTCTAGAAGAAGCTTTAATTGTACATGAAGTCCTTGATAAATCTGAACTTGAGACACTAGAGCAAGCTTGGTATCAAGATGTTGCCTTAGAAAGAATGGCAATTCAGTAGAGAGTTATTAACAAGGACATACAGAGTAGTTCCCTACCCATCACCGCAATAGGAAAGGTTTACTTAGCTTAAATACCGAGTCAGAAGAGGGACTGATAATAAGCGAAGTAAGTGGTACTATTACAGGAGGCGTTCGTGAATGAGACTAAGAACATTAGTTATGGTTGTGTTATTTTTGGTAATTAGTATATCGCAGTTAGCATTTAGTGATTATCATCCTACGTTTAGTAAGTATAGCACAGAGGCGTATCAATTAGCTAGTAAGATTGATACATTAAAAGAAAAGTATCATTTAAAACATAAGAGTTATGAAGACTTATTGGAAACATGTAGTTACATAACAACATATTCACAGTATAGTAAGTTTGATAAGTATGAAGTTTCAGCTATTGTATTAAAAGAGGCTAAGTTTGACCAATTTGCTTTTAACAAAAATGATGGTGGGATAGGGCTAGGTCAGATAACAGGTTTAAAAAAAGGTTGGCATGATGATACTTTATTCTGGATGACAGATCCTTGGAATAAAGAACAGAATATTAGAGGAATCTATTTCTTATTATCTGACAATTTACACTGTTATAAAACTAAGTTTAATGCTATCAAAAGGTACAATGGTAAGACAGTAAAGAGTAAAAGATATGCAGAGCATATTGGAAAACTTAAACAAGAAATAAAAGCAGCAAAAATTTAAAATCCTTTCCTAGGCCCCATCCTGTAACACTATCCCTCAAAAATAGTGTTATGGTTTGGGGTCTAAATAATTTTTGGAGAAACAAATGTTAAACTTAGATAAAAAGAATTTCTATAATGCAGGTTTAAATAAACAATATACAAAGGTTTATAAAGTTGTAACTGTAATTAAAGATGTAATGCTTAGTATGAATGCTCAAAGAGAAAATTATGGTACTATAATCCCTTCTGTAATGAAAATAAAGTATGAGTATGGTAAAGTATCATATCCTAAAGTTGGTAAATTGTTCTGTTTCCCTGATTATCAATCAGCAAAAAAATGGTGTGATAAAATGACTGATGGAATAATTATAGTAGGGAAAGGAACTAATGTTGAAGAATGTGAGATCTCATATCTTTTAGGAGAAAGAGGATTCAGGCATGTTGAAAGATTTTGGAGTACAAAGAATAAATCAACTATCTCTGAAGCTATTTGGCACGTCCCTACAAAAACTTATACTTGTGATTCTTTCACTCCACTTAGGAGAGTAATAGGATGCTAATAGATCAAATCAGAGCAGATAGAATTGTTGCATTTAAAAACAAAGAAAATATCAAGAAAAACTTACTAGGCTGTCTAATTGGGGATGCCTGTAAGATTGATAAAGAGCCTACTGATGCTTTTGTACTATCTATTATTAAGAAGTTTATTGATGGTGCTAAGATTGTAATTGAAAATGCTAAAGATACTGATTATGAGTTCTATCAAGCTAACCAGGAGATTGATATTCTCGAAACTTATCGTCCTAAACAATTGACTGAAGATGATATTAGGGGTAAAATTTATAGGCTTATAACTGCTGGGTCTATTGAACAGCCTAACCTTCTTAATCTTGGTGATATTATGAAATATTTTAAAACTAATTTTGAAGGTCAATATGATGGTGCATTAGTATCTAAATTAGCTAAAAAGATGCTAGTATGATTTATATAATTGTATGGAATATAGTTCTAACATGTGCTGTTGGAGTACTTCTATATAAGGAACTTACACGAAAAAGTATTGAGGTAGAGTAATATGTATCCACCAGATTATAATACTGGTGATGATGATATGGCTCCAGATGATAGAGGTAAAGTAGGAATGGGTGAATTTGCTGATATGGCTATTGATTCTATTATCAATGGCCCTTATGGTATGTGGTCTCCTAGTTATAATTCGAGATATAATTCAAGCTATAGTAGACCTAAAAAGAGAATTTCATGTAATAAGTGTAATTCTACTATGGTTTATTGGGAACAACTTTCTAGTGGAAGATGGTGCCTATATGATAGTGTTACTGATAAACCACATGTATGTCGTAAAGGTGATAATAAGAAAGATATAATTAAACATAGACAAATTTACAGTTGTTTTAATTGTATCTATATTAATCATAAAGATAAGAGTTGTGATGAACATAACTTTATAACTACTTATGATTCTATATGTAATGATTATGAAAGTAGTATATGACTGATGGTAAATTTTTTAATCCTTTCTCTATCAAACTTATGCTAATAATAGGGATTGTTTTAACTGTATGTTGGCTAGCAGAAAGTGAACCTAAGAAGAAAGATCCACAACAGACTATTGTAATAAAAAATTATATATATCCTAAAGATATTGTATACAAAAATGTGAGTACAAAATGAAAAATGCTTTTGAAATATATAGTGATGCAGAGAAACTTGAAGAACAACTTAAACCATTTCAATACTTTATGGCTGGATGTGGGATAACTGGTTTTGCGAGTGCTTTTTTAGCAATAATATGGTCTCCATTTGTTTATGGGGTATTTGGTTTGTTTTTAGCTGGTATTATTGCTGGGTTTCTTGTCCAATACGAAAATAAAATTGGGCGATGGAAAAGAGAAGCTATTAGACTCTATGGTAGAGATGAAGAGGAGTATTGGTAATGCTTGATCTTACTGATAAAAGATCCTTTTATAATATATATCCTATTAAGAAGGCTAATGGTAAGATTAGGATTATACATGCTCCTAAAAAAGAACTTAAAGATGAACAGAAAAAGCTTGCAGATGCATTAGAAAAATGGTATAATCCTCCTGATTGTGTATTCGGTTTTATCAAAGGTAAATCTCCTAAAGACTTAGCTCAACATCATATTAATAAAGATTGGATTGTTACTCTCGATATTAAAGATTTCTTTCCAAGTATAACTAAAGCTCTGTTAAAAGAGTTATTAAGATTAGATGACTATTGGATAGAAGTTGCAACTTATGAAGATAAACTTATACAAGGTAGTCCAGCGAGTCCTATATTAAGTAATCTTGTAATGCTATGGCAGGATAAGTTCTTTGAAATGTATGCTTTTGTAAATGGGTATACTTATAGTAGATATGCAGATGATTTAGTGTTATCAGGGATGGGTAAGCCTAAATGGGATTATATCAATTATATAGAGAGCCATTTAAATGGATTAGGTTTTAGATTGAATAAATCTAAGATTAAATTTATGTTTAAGAATCAAGAGCAAAGAGTTCTTGGTATTACAGTAAATGATAAGGTTAGTCTAAACCATAAAGTTAGAAAGAAGCTTAAAAATACGATTAAATATAATCCTATGAGCAATGTATTACAAGGCTATATGGCTTATGTTAATAGTATCAATAAAGATCAATTTAATAAAATAAAAGAACAAACAAAAGGGTAACAAATGGAAGGCAATATTGAACCTATTGGTCTTTATAATCCGGAAATTGTAGATGCTAAACTATTAAAATATATCATTCCTAATGGGAATCCAATTGAAACTATCTTTGCTCCCTTTATGGCAAAGATGTTCAAAAAGAGTAATGTAATTATTAAATGTAAGTTAGAAAAATTTAAAAAGAAATTTAATATTACATCTGACGTATTAGAACCTATGGAAGATATATGGAAGAACTTTGATGTTATAGTAGCTGGTGGGAAACTTATTGACTTTTGTAATAACAAAACTAAAGAAGAATCTACTAATGACTATGATATGTTTTTTATTTCCTCTACTCCTAATAAACAAGGAGAATATGGAACTAGTATTCATACATACTTAACGAAAGAGTTGAAGTTTAATACTACCGCTACATTAAGTTATGTAACTGAATATATAAATGATAATCAAATTAAACTTCAAACTATAAATAAAGTATATGTTAATGCTGACCATATTTTAGAAGAGTTTGATATCAGAGCTTGTGCTATCTGTACGGATGGCAAGTATGTCTATTGGGTTAAGGGTGCTATTAGGGACATTAGAGATAAGCAACTTGTTATATTAAATCCTAAAAATAGTCCTCGTGGGATGCATAGGATAGTTAAATATATACAAAAGGGATATGAACTTAAATTGCCAGATATGGCTTTGATAAGTATTAGATTCCTTGATGCTTTCTTTGGTTCGTCAGTACAACCTGATATCCAGCAAGAACTTATTAATAGGAATTTTTCTATTACTCGTAGTTCTATTAATATGGAAATGTATGATGAAATGGTTAATGGAAATACCCATGAGCTAGGTGATGCTGGTATAGAAGCAGCCACTACACCGTTTTAAACAATTGAATATTGAGAAAACCCATACTGTGTGGGTATGTTGTAACATGTAGTAAAATAAAACATTAAAAGGAAAAACAAATGGAAAACGTAAACAGTACAGTAGTAGAGTTCGCAAATGTTGACTTCGTAGCAGAATTGATTGGGGACCTTGATGCAGAGCATGTCCGTGATATGCTTTCTGATACTTACCAGTTTCTTGAGAATGCAGTTTATACTGAGTCTTATGATCCTGAGCTGGAGCAGAAGCGTATTATCTTCTCTGAGAAACTTGGCGATAAAGGTCAGTTTTAATTCTTATTATTACTAAGATTTAATTTTATATAGCGTCTATGATAGAGATATCATAGGCGCTTTTTTATCTGAGGTTAATATGGATTATGAAACAAGCAATAAGATTGTAGTAGAGATTTTAAAGTTATCTAATGAAGAATCAAAAGTATATGATTTTGCTGAAATAAGTAAGTTTAGTGAATCATTGCCAAAAGAAATAACGATTAATAAATTTGTTAATAGTATCCCTGGTATAGATGAAAAGTTAGAAGAATTATTAGATTCTTTATCTGAGTATTATAACTCACAAACTATCTTTACTAATCTTGGTGTTATCTTTGGGAAACTTGTTACAAATACAAATTTCGATTATTATAAAGAGATGCAAAATGAACAGATATGAAGTTGGTAATCACTCAACAAAAATATGTCAATCTTATATTGTTGCTGGTTTATATAAAAAAGGATTTTTAAAATCTAAAGCATTTACTTTCACTAATAATACAGAGGATCTACAAAATAAATTACATCATATAATTAAATCATCTGTAAACAAAGAGATTGATAAAGATTTTAGAGAAGTATTTACTGAAGTTAGATTTTCAAGATGGCAGGGGCTAAGAGTAAGTTTGCTTTTAACTAATCAATATGGTAAATGGGCTATGTTTAAGGCTAGGTCTAAAGCTATCCTAGATAATGCTGCTATAGGTTTATCTGGAGTTATGAAATTAACTTTAAATGGTAACCTATTATCGTATGCATTTGATGGTTTAAGTAGTAGTATTAATCCAAGTCAGTATTCCAATAGTACAACTTTAATTAATATAAGAGAGACTTTAGATAATGTTATTAGTTGTATTATGTATATTCCATCTAGTATAGCTGAATTTGGTAACCTGGCTAAAGAGATTAATAAGATAGATATTAATTACAATTATTCTATTAAAGATATTAGAGATATTTTTAATTCATGTCATATTCATTCTACTAGTCAAAGAGGTCCTTTAACTAACTTACAATTATCTCTTAATACATTTATTGGGAATGATCTAGATGGACTTGAAGATAGACTTGGTACTATTGTAGATATTGAACCTAAGTATAAAGATTTATTTGTACAAATGGAAGGTATGAGTTATTATCCTTCTCCAGGACTTGTTGAGCTATTAGAGTATTTAAATGTAACTATAGGAAGATTAAATGGACATCCTTGAACTTGAAGAAACAGAAGAAGTAAAAGTAGACAAAAAGACAAAGCCTATGTTTTCAATAAAGGTTTATGGGAATAATTGTATTGTCGATATTAACAATAATAATGGGAAAGGTAATACTATAAAGACTGTTAAGTTAGAGTCTTTAGTTAAAGCTTTCCAGAATACAGATACAAAAATTGAATCACCAATTTTACCATTGAATTGTATCAGATATCAGGAGCATGGCTCTAATATATCTGTTATCTTATATCATCCGCCTAAGAAGTTCAATGCAACATGTTTTAAAGATGTATTTGAAGATTGTATTAGACCAGGGATTGTTATCAAATATATCTTAGGGTATAAGAATGATCCTAACTATGGTAGGTCTTATAATATCCAAGACTCTAGATGTTTTGGAGTGGTAGATGACTTTGGTTTGTTCTCTAATAAGACTCAGTTATTTGGATTACCGTTTCCTAATATTAGCTCTGAAGGTTGGGTATGTTGGGGCTCTAATAGTATAGGTGGAGAGATTAGAGCTTTAACTGGATTGTATGTTTATATTGATAGGATTTTTAATAGTCCTTTTAATAGTCATATTTTCCATAATGCTTTACTTAAGAACTATGGCATTAATGAGCCTAGAGATTTGTTTAAGTATATCCAAGGAAGAGATAGATTCCCTAATGAATTACTTGAGAATCTAGGTGCTAAGAATTGGACTTTAGGTAAACTATAATGGGACAAATGACACAATCTAAACAGATATTCCCTATTATTGAGGGACTCCCTGAAGGTGGAGCTAAGTCATTTGTTACTTATTCTGTTTGTTCTAATGGTATCTTTCAAACTAGATTAGTTTGTGGTAAAGGGTCTATTACTACAAAGGTAGAAGGAATTAAAGGATTACCTGAAGGGAAAGAATCAATTGATATCTTGCCTAGGAAAATCCCTATTTCTTACTTCTGGAAGATAGTTGAATTCTTTAGGCATGTTAAGGAAACGTTTAATGAAAAGCTTGAAGCTTATATTTTATTAGGTTATAACTTTGATGAAGATAAGTTTATGTTATATGTCCCAAAACATTCAGTTGGAGCTGCTCATGTTAAATATGATATTGAATCTTTTTGGAAAGATTATCCAGGATACTATTTAGTATTAGATGCTCATTTACATTGTGACTTTGGAGCTTTCTGGTCTGGGACTGATAATGCTGATGATAAGCGTGATAGATTCAGTATGGTTATTGGACATCAAGATAATCCTATTCCAGATGTTAAGCTTAGATTTGCTAATGGAGCTAAACATATAGATTATGATTTACGTGAACTCTTTACTAAAGAAACTGAAGATATTGACTTTGACTTTAAGAAAGCTATTAAGAATATAAGTTATACAAAGCCTGAGTTTGTAAAGACTAATACAGGATATGTTGGAAGAAATGATGTTTCTTTCTATGATTCATTAAGATTCAGAATAAAACAAGAAAAACAATTCAGTCTTCAAGAATTGTTCCCAGGATGGTAATAAATGGCAACAGATAGTTTTGATGAATTATTTAAATAGTATGATAAACATTGTCGTTATTAACATATAGCTCAAATATTAAGGAGACCTATATGGCGTATACTACAAATACATGGATTAATAAAGCTAAAGAAATTCATAATGATAAATACGATTATTCATTAGTTAATTATTCTGGGAATAAAAATAAAGTTATCATTATTTGTAAATTACATGGCGAGTTTTTACAAATACCAAATGATCATACGCAAGGGAGAGGATGTCGTTATTGTGGGAGTGAGTCAAAAGGGAACTATAAAAAGTTGACTATTGAAGAATTTATTCTACGGTCTAATGTAAAACATAATAATAAATATGATTATAGTAAGTCTAGTTATAATGATGGATATAAGACAAAAATATGTATAATTTGTCCTGATCATGGAGAATTCTTTTCAACTGGGAATAATCATTTAAATGGGAGTGGTTGTCCAATTTGTAATGAGTCCAAAGGTGAAAACATAATACGTGAATGGCTTATTTCTAATAATATAGAATTTAGAATGTCATATAGATTTAAAGACTGTAAATCAAAACAACCTTTACCTTTTGACTTCTATCTTCCAAATTTAAATATTTGCATTGAATATGATGGTGAACAACATTTTAAGGCTACATGGCCTAGAAATGATAAGGATATTGCTACGAAAAATCTTATAATGTTACAAGGTAGAGATAAAATTAAAGATTTATATTGTATTAATAATAAAATAAAACTAATAAGGATCCCTTATAATAAATTCAAAAATATTGGACTTATTTTAGAGGATAAAATAAAAGGATAAATATGGATTTATCAGAAATGTTTAAGTATGGAAAAGTTAAATGTGCTCCTACTATGAATACTGAACAGAGGTTTTCTACTAATGTTCATATAGTTGGATGTGGAGGGACTGGAAGTAGACTAATCCCTTTAGTTGCTCAAGCAATAGCTATACATAACCAGATAATTGCAACTCAGCCTAATCATAAGGAATATCTTAAAGGACCTATTAATTTAGTCCTCTATGATTGTGATGAAGGCGTTGAGTTGAAGAATCTTGAAAGACAAGGATTCATTCCTAGTGATATTGGGAAAAGAAAAGAAGTAGTATTGGCTGAAAGATATGGTGCATGTTTTGGCATTGATATAACTTATGTATCTGATAAGATTAAGTACGAGAATACTGTCTTCTCTGGAGCCAATAATATATTCTGTGATTGTACTGACAATCTAAGTGCTAGAAGAGCTATTGAGGATATCTATTATAGGTATTATTCTAATTGTGTTCTTATTTCTGGTGGTAATGGTGAAGACTTTGGTCAAGCAATGGTCTCATTTAAGTCTAATAATACTAACTTAAATATGAAAACAAAGCATTTTACTGATGAAATATTCAGACTGAAATCTTTAATTGATCATCCAGATGTTAAGACTAATAAGACTATTAATATTCTTCCTACTCTATTAGAGCTATATCCTGAATTTAAAGATACTGAAGGTCCTAGTTGTGATGAGGTTTTATTAAGGAATGAACAATCTATGCCTATTAATAACCTTGTAGCTACTCTTATGTATAATATCTTTTATAGTGCTATCAATGGAGATCCATTTACTTATAATATGGTTAAATGTAATCTTAGTAATACATTTGATACTAAGAAGATAACACATCCTAAAGCTATGTTTGAACTTTTAGTAAGTGGGGTTACTGGCAGTAAGAATGGATATGCTGCTATTGAAGAATGGCGTAAATTGAATATTGCTCGTACTGGACATTTTGTTCTTGTTGCTGATGTAGTTAAGTTTTTAGAACAGTATAAAAAGAAAGCACTTAATATTGTTAATGGATATATACTTGATAACTGGAAGTTAACACCAGCAGATCATATAGTTCTTAACAATGCTATTAAGACTGTTAAGGAGGAGGATTAATTTGCCTTTATATGTAATTAAATGTTCAAATGAAGAATGTGATAAATTTAATATCACTTCTGAAGTTAGAATGTCATTTGAAATGTTAGGGATAACAATGTGTCCATCTTGTGGAAGTAAAATGATTCAAGAGGTTAGTAAGGTTGGATTTAATATCCAGGGATTCTGTCATAAGAATGGCTGGGAAATTGAGCATATGAATTATGATGGAACTAAACCAGACTGGTAATATATTATTACATATAAGTGGACCTTGTTTTAGTGGAAAGACTTATTTATTATCTCATTTAATTGAAGATTTTGCTGGGTTTAATGTTATCACTTTTGAAAAACATTTTGATAGTGATAATAAAACATTAAAACAAATGTATGGTCATTTCTATCAGGATATATTTAATACACTTGAAACATCTAATGTTATAGGTGAAAGTATATATAGTTCTAGTAATAAGATTCTTTATTGTAAGTTTAAGAATTTAATTAATATAGTTACATATCCAGATTATGAACATCATAAAAAGAACTATGATAGGTTTGTTGAGAAATTTGGGAGTAGGGTAGCTAATAAAAGAACTGGGGGTTCATCAATTAGCTTTCTAAGGAATGATTTTATAACGAAGGGCTGTCCTCCTAATAAGATCCTATATGATGGAAAGAATTATAATACTGTTAAAGAAGAGATAAAAAATGTATTTAGAAAATATAACAATTATAAAGCAATCTGAATATGAAGGTGAATGTTCTATTAAGCTTACTGATGAAGATGGTATGACTTTAATACTCAATAAGTTAATTATTGACTTGACAAATGGGGCAGAACCTGTTAAAATAGTTAAATTCAATCAGACACCTGTTGTAACTGGAAGCTTTATTGAAGGCATCAAAACTCATATTTTGGAGCTATGGCAAGATTACTTTAAGACTAGTCTTGCAGTTGGAGCATATGTCGTTGATGGAGAAGGAATAACAAAACTATAAAGAGGGTAACAAAGAATGGAAATTACAAAAGTACAAGTATGGAAAAACAAAAGTGAAACATTTGTAGCAAATTGCAGCGTTGAATTTGATGATGTATTTTTTGTCAAATGTAAAGTAGTTAAGTCAAGCAAAGATGGGTCTTTATTCATTTCTTGGCCTAATACCAAGGGAAAAGATGCAGATGGAAATGATAAGTATTTCCCAGATGCAGGTTTTGTTTTAGGTGAAGATGAAGAAACGAAATATGACTTTAAGAATGCTATTGATGATCAGATTATCAAAGAGTATAATAAAGTTGTAGGGATTGATTCTGGTACGAAGAATGGTAAGAAGGATGAAACTCCTCCTGCTGATCCGACTCCAACTAAGAAAACCCCTGATATTAAATTTGGGCCTAAGAAATAAAAAGAAAAGGAAACATAATGCTTAAATTTAAAGTATCTAAATTAAAATCTACAATGGAAATGTCTGTTTGGGAAAAGAAAGTTACTGGAGATACAGTTGAAATTGTAAACAAAGCTATATTAGAGATTGCTCCTGCTCTTGTTGATGCCCCAAAGGGTCAGCCTAAAGCTGGAGAAAAACGTTATGATTATGCTAAGAAAGTTAAGATTTCTTTTAATCCTACTGATATGCTAAAAGTAGCCTATAATCTTATTATGATGTCTTATGGGAATGAGATTGAATATAAGAAAATGGGTGATGCATCTAGAGCCAATGCTAATAGTTCAGGTATTAAATCTCTATCTATTAAGTTGAATGATAAAGGTTCAATTGCTATTAGTTTAAATGAAGATAAAGATGGCGCTAAATCTAGTGTATTTATTTATCTTGAAAAAGACGAAGCTTATGCTTTGGCTAAATGGTTTGAAGTAACTTATACTAAACTTTATAATAATCCTGATGCAAGTGAGGATGAATAATGTATGGACCAGATGATTTAATTATTCGTAAGCCAGTAATGTATCTTTATAATATGTCTGGTATGGTTCAGTCTATGTCTGTTGATTTCAAAAACAATAAGGTTGTAGATTCTATCCCAACAGTTAGACAGGATAATAAACTTGTCTTTAACTTAGATACAGACTCTTTTATAAATGCTAAATATGATTATTTATATTATGAATTTCTTATTGATAAAGAGATTCCAAGAGCTACATATTATGCTTATGTAAGGAATGATAAAAATCTTATTGATGATTTAACTAAGTTAGCTAATATGTCTTCTATGTTTGGAAGAGAGTCTGCTGATTTCTCATCTTATTGGAATATGGAATTAAAGAGATCTGATACTAAGTTTTATAAAGTAGAAATCTATGATGAAGATAAGCTTAATAAGCTCTTCCCTATAGATGTATTCCCAGAGCCAGGATACTTTCTTAGAAGGTATTTTAAGTTCAGTGAGTGTGATAAGCCTGCTAAGTCTAATATAAGTCTCCTACAGGATAAATATAGGACTAGAACAGGTAGCATCCGTGTTGTTGAATGGGGTGGCTGGATTGAAGGAAATACTAAAATAAAGTAAGGTGGTGATTAGACTGAAGAGAATTCTCATTACAATTTTTACTCTTATTGCTTTCGCTACATCTGCTTTAGCTGTAGAAGTAGTTAAACCAGAAGTTAAAAAACCTGTAATTGCGAAGAAAGTAAAGGTTGCAAAACCAGTACTTAAAGCAGTTTCAAGTGTTAAGAAAACAAAAAAAAAGAAGTAAGTTAATAGGGCTCAGAAATGGGCCCTTAACTTTTCTAAAACAAAAGGTGCTAAATGGCGACTGAATGTAATAATAAAAATAAAGAACTTGTATCAAGGCCAGAACTTGCTAGGATAATTAACTATGAGTTTAGCAATAAAGCTATCTCTATGCTTGAACTATTAGGTGATGGAACTGGGTTAGACTATTATATTGATAAATGTAATATAAAAACAATGTATGCTATTGAACGTCATAAAGATAATTTTAATAAGTTTTGTTATAGGATGAAAGATTTTTGGTTATATCCTCCATTAGTTCTTCATAAATCAAATGCTGAAATAGTACCTTTGCGAATTCAGTTGAATAAATTTTTTAATAATTTTACATATATATCTTTTGATGTTGTAAATCTAGATTTTTGTTCTTATCTATATGATAATGGGACTGAGAAATCTACTGGTTTTGTTATACGCAATATGTTTAAAAATAAAGCTGTTAAAGATAATGGTTTAGTGTTATTTACTTTTATGGTGAAAGGGATGGGTATTAACTTTAGTAAAGTGAATCCTATAACTGAAGATGAAGATATAATTGATACTATTACATCTATAGGGCTAGAGAATGGATATATAGTCCATGATGCTTATCCTTCATTACATTATAAATCAAGTAAAAGTACAGAGATGGCTAATTATATAGTTAGAGTTAATAAAATATAGGAGTTACAAATGGAATATTATGTATTAGAAAAAGGCGTAGACACAAAAAGATATTTAAAAGATTTCTGTGAGTCTATAACTAATGGTAAGTCTGATGAAACATGGACTTTAGATTTGTCTAAAGCTATGCTTTTCAATAAATATAATCCTAGGAAATCAGAAGTTACTAATGATCAATGGACTGTTTCGTTTGATAAAGAAGAACGTGTACGTTTTGTAACTAAAAAGTGTGAAGTAAAGATAGTCAGATAAACCGATAGTACTGGAGCTTCAATGGGCAGTAAAGATAAAGTAGTTGTATATCTTGATATAAATAATTTATTTCATAGATATAAAAAATTAGATTTTATAAAGTTAAAAGAATATATATCTGGAGCATATGATATTGTCAAGATAACAGCTTTTAATAGTATAGATCATACGAATCAAAATCAAATTAAGTTTAATACTTATTTAAGTAATAATGGATATCGGATAGAAGATCCTGATGTAAATGTAATGAGCAATGTTGATTTTATGATCATCACTCAAATGGGGATGGATTCTAATTGTTTATCTCATACAGTAGTAATTATAGTAGCTTGTGATGGAGGGTATTCTTATACACTTAATGAACTTTCTAAGGCAGGATATAGAATTGTCACTATTGGATGTAAAGAGAATACAAATTTAAATTTACTAAAAGTCTCTGATGAAGTTGTTTATCTAGAGAATCTAAATGGAGTTATACTGTGAAATTTTTAGATGCATTTGATATGCTTAAAACAGGCAAATGTGATAAGATTATATCTGATGATGCTTGTTGGTATTTTGAGAAGCAACATATAAATGAAGACCCTTATCTAAAGTCTATAACTAAAGCTATTGAAATTGTTCAAGCTGAAGATTGGCAAGCTATTAAGTTTAAATGTTCTGAAGTGGTTATAGCAAGATGAGAATCGGATATAGTGAAGAACCTACTCCTTGGGCTGTGACTTGTAGAGAACATGGTTTGGTCTATATGGTTCGTGAACTATATATGGATCAATTATTTGCTGTTAATAGTAAATGGGTATGTCCTATTTGCTTTAGAGAAGCTTCTTGGTCAGATGAAAACTATGATGCACATTGTGAAAGAGAAATGGCTGAAAGAGATATGCCTGGAGGTTTTAATTGAATTTAACAGACCGAATTAAAGATCTTAATAAAATAATTATAGACTTACAAATATGTCTTAAGACTTATCTTATCGATCAAACAAAAGATATTAATGAAAGATGGGAATGTTATAAATTAGCATGTGATAATAATATTGCTAATGAAGAAGATAATTGGGGTCCAAGTCTTAATACTTTAGAAGCTCTTGGTATCGATTCTTCATATGATTATCTTTATATTGAAAGACATCAATCTCAAGACTATACTGTTATGATTGAAAATCTTGAAGAAAGACTTGAGTATCCAAGAGAAACAACTGGCATTTGGAAGAATATTGATTTAACTCAAGAAGCAATTAATAAAATCAAGGAAGAGATTCTTACTAGATTCCCAGAAAGAGGATTTCGACATGATTGGTAAAATGGTTAGAGTCTTTGATTGTCAAGAGATGCCTAATGATGTTAAAGATTATTTCTTTAAACATTATGGTGAAGGCAAGTCTAATGATTGTTATATAAATGTATGGATTGAAGGTGATTGTGAAATCTCTGATCAAGACTGTACTAATGATTATGATTGTGAAAAATGTATCCATAGAAAATATAATATAGTTGATCAATGGCTTTTAGATAATGGAGCTGGAGATGAAACTATAGTGAAAAGATGATGGTAAAATGATAAAAACGTTTATTGATATACTAGAACAATTAGAGACTACTACTGGGACTAATGATAAAATTGCTCTTATCAAAGAGAATAAAGATAACCTAGAGTTAAAAGAGTTTCTTAGACTTGCATTAGACAAGAATGTTACGTTCGGAATAGCTGAAATTGATGAATCAGTTACAAAGTTAACTTATGAAAATAAATATACTAATGTTGAAAGATTTAAAGTTTTAACTCATATGTTATCTACCAGAGGTTGGACTGGCGGAGATGCTATGATCCAAATTGTAGCCTTTTTGAATGGATGTATTCCGCTTGAACATAAATGGTACAAGAAGTGTCTTCAGAAAGATCTTGCATCTATCGGGATTGGACAACGTTTATTTGAAGAAGCATATGATGAAAAAGGTTTTAAGTTCCGTTTAATGCTTGCTGAATCAGAAGAAGAACTTGATTCTATCGATGATGAAGAAGGCTGGTTAGATAAGAAGGCTAATGGTGTATGTACTATTATTAGAGTAGAAGATACTAAAGTTAGTGTTATCTATGGTGGAAGAAATGGCTTAGTAGCAGATAGCTTTTATTTCTTACAAGAAGAGACTGAGAAGCTATGCTCAGACTCACGTGTTATGTCTGATTGCGTGTTTCATGGTGAGACCCATGTCAATGATTGTCTTGAGAATACAATGACCTTATATGGCTTTAAATTTCGTCCTATGGAGGATTTCATTGGAGCTAAAGGTAAGATTAAAGAAAAAGCATATGCCGATTACTTAGCTAAAGAAAAAGAAGTTCTTGCATTTAAGAAAGATGCTAAATTCTGTATCTTTGAACAGTTGACATTAGATGAATGGGATACCCAAACATGTACTAGAGATTGTGATGAAAGAAAAGAAGCTTTAGCTGAATTACAAAAAGTAATTACTGAACTTGGTCTTAAAAGAATAGAGATTATACCTACAGAGAAAGTACCTAATCAATCAGTTGCTATTGAGAAAGCTCAAGACTGGATTAAGCGTAAGTTTGAAGGTGGTATTTATAAGAGAAGTTCAGGTTTCTATGAATGGAAAAGGTCTAGAAATTCTATTAAGATTAAAGAAGTAGTAGATTTTGAAATTGAGTTTGATTCATTTGAAATCCAAAAGAAGAAGCATAACCCAGATGGTACTCTTAAACCTCCTATGGCTGGTAAGGTATGGGGACATGATTTAAATGGGAATCAATATAAGATTGGTACTGGTAAAGCTTTATCTGAAGCAGTAAGAATTGATATGCTTAATAATTGGGATACTAATTATAAAGGTAAGATTGGTACTTGTTCTGCTCAAAGACCTAGTGAAAAAGGAAAGTATATTTGTGCTCGATTGGACATTATCCGTCTTGATAGAAATAGCTTGGAGGATTAATGGCAACTTACTTTACAGCAGATTTACAAAAGAGTTATTAACATTGGTAGTTAGTTAATGTCCAAGGAGTAACTCTAATGATAAATAATGCTGGTAAAAATAATCCAAATTATAAACATGGATTACATTGTGAAATAAATTATTGTGTTTGTGGTAAAGAGAAAGATTATAGATCTGAATTATGTAAATTCTGCTCTGGCAAAGAATTACAAATTACTAAAGAACAAATTTTGGAATATCTTAGTAAATCTAAATCATTGCTTGAGCTTTCTAAATATCTTAATATTTCTAGACAATCTGTAACTAGATATATCAAAAAATATGATCTTGATATTTCGCATTTTAGCCCTGGACGAAATAGACCATATAGACTTGATCAGATATTTTGTATATCAGATACAAGAATAAATGGAACTGTTAAAAAATTTCTTATTGAGAATAAAATATTAGAATATATTTGCTCTGAATGTAAATGTAAACCAATATGGAATAATATACTATTAGTTCTTGAATTAGATCATATAAACGGAAATAGTTTAGACAATAGAATTGAAAATTTAAGATTCTTATGTCCTAATTGTCATTCACAAACAGATACCAACAAAGGTAAAAATTCTAAAAAGAAAGAATAATTATGAATAGTGAGGGAAATGCAAGTCGTGGTAAGGTTTATTTTACTGCTGACTTGCATTAGTTAATTTAGGTCATAGTAACATTATCCGTTATTGCAATAGACCTTTTAAGAGTGCAGAAGAAATGGATGATACTATTATCAAAAATTTTAATGCTATTCTTAAACCTAATGATGAGTTATATATTCTAGGAGATACTTGCTTTACTGGAAGAGATCTTCGTGGATATATGGCTAATATACCAGGTCAAAAGTTTTGTATTCTTGGGAATCATGACCCTAAACAATTTGATAGTAATATCTTCGCTTGGGTTAAAGATGTTAAGATGATTAAAGTTGGAGAGCAACATATATTCTTATCTCATTATGCACATAGACAATGGCCTCAGTCTCATTATGGAGCTTGGCATTTATATGGACATGATCATGGGACTCTAGAGGATTTTGGAATGTCAACAGATGTAGGTGTGGATTCTTGGGATTATAAGCCTGTGTCTTTTGATCAATTAAAAGAAAGATTTAAAGGGCGTGAGCCCCGCAAACATCACTAAAGAAAGGGAATCGTAATGCAAACATTTGATAAAATTAAAGAATTAATTGCTGATGCTGAAGCTGATGTAGCCAAGGTTGATAAAGGGCAGAAAGCTGCTGCTAAACGTGTAAGGAAATTTCTTCAAGCTTTGATTAAAGCTGCTAAAGAAGCACGAGTAGAAGCTCTAGCAACTTATCGTCCGCCAACAGCTTAAGTAAATTATGGGGAAGGTATATATATGGTCCGTAGGGTTTATACCGTGCTATTAAGTTGGTGTTAGGATAGCAAACTGATTATTGTTTAGATAATCTTTTAAAAGAAAAGCAGGACATCAACGTGCTCTTTCCTGCAAATGGGTTTCGAAAAGCATAAAACCCAAAAGCAGGAATGATCCCATCGCTCTCCTGCTGGGCCCTGGTCCCTGGACAAAAGGACCTGGTAAGGACCTGGCTGCGGTGGATCTGCAGCTCAGGATCCTGAAACCGGATCCGTCAAATACGGCGGATCCTCGAAGCACGAGCACTCGAGACCGGGTGCTGCAGCTGGCCGGCGCTAGCGCTCTCCGCCTGCTGCGACGTCCCCAGTCTCCTCTCTCGAATTATAGTCCTCTACTAGGAATTGGCCTAGTAGGGGCTCCTATAATTAACTAACAAAATAAAGGAAGTATTAATGGATACTTTAAAGTTTGTTCTTATAGAAGATACTACTGAAATAAAAAATATTTTAACAATTCTTGAATCTCAAAGTGATATCCAAATTAGCTTTATTAGTTTGGAATCTTTTAATAATAATTTTCCTAGATTCAGTGATATATTATATGAATATGCTCATCAAATTAAATCATTATACTGTCCTGTTATTGGAAATGTATTTGAAGATAGTGTTACTATTCTTAGTACATTAGAAGATATACTAGAAATTCCTATTAATCATATTGTTGTAGAGTCGAAACTGTATGATGATATTAAACAGTTAGTTGATTTTTATCATGATGATTTACAAGATGGAAGTCTGAATATAAGTATCTATTGCAGTGCTTGGAATGAATCTAATGATGAGCTACATGGACCTATTGATTGTATAGCTTATATTGAACGTAATAAACTACAAGGTGTTTATGTAAGTTTAGATACAGATGATTTTAATGGAATGCATATGTCTGCTGCTTTTAAATATACAGACATTATATATGTAAAAGGAAAAGATTATTATACTGAACCATATACGAAAGGCTATATTGAATATAGATTTAATAAATGGTTAGTGGAGACTTTTGTATGAGTTGGTATGGATTAGTATCTGAAGATGGGAAAGATGTTTCAATCGGAAGATGTTCATTCTGGATAGTGTTAGGTTTGATGATTTGGTTTTGGTTATTTAGTGTTTCAGCTATACCACCAACATTAATTACAGCATTTGAATGGGTTATGAGTTATAATTTTGGGAAGAAAGTATTATCAACTGCATCTACAGTTGTAACAGCTATAAAAGGATAAAGAAATGAAACCACATAATAAGAAAAAAGTAGAACATGTAAAAGATGGAAATGAATTCTTTAGAGTTCGTATTGTTGAGCAGTGTTGTTCCGATGCAAGAAAATTAGTTAATTTAATGTTAGTTCTTAACAAGTATAATTTACAGTTAGCATCTTACGTCTAAAAAGGAGGGCCTTATGGCTAGTGGTAAAATTGCTGCTCGTCAGGCAGCAGAAGCTGAACGAAATGAAAAGTTGAAAGCAATATTACAAAATGAAACAAGAAAAATTGAAGAAGCTAAAGCCGCTAAAGGCCCAAAGAAGAAAGATGGATTTGCTTTATTAAATAGACTTTCACATAAAGCTATGGGTAAAGCAATTAGAAGTATTGCTACATATAAGCCAAAGTCTTATAATCCTGATAAACAATTAATTGATTTTATTAAACATTTATTCGTGAAGTATCCTGTTCCATATTTTATGTTTCAATGTATGGTTGAACAAGGTCCTATCAAATATGGAGAACCTGCAACTCATCGTAGAGGAGATGTTTACTTTGGTAGAGGACAGAATTATAAACCTGATGAATTTCTTTATTTACATGATATTTATAGAGATTGGTTTTTCTGTATTGCTCAAGGTGGATCTTTTCAGAAATTAACTAAGAGTGTCTTTACGAAGAAAGAAGCTGTGTTATTTTTGAAAGCTCCATTTAATGAGAAAGAAATCCATATAAATATCTGGTGGGCTAAAATGAAAGCTCTTGATATCCCTAATTATATGATTCCTAGTCTTATTGATAAACTATTTAGGAATAGACATATCTTTAGTGATGATGGACGGTTTATGGAAATATTACATTTCTTTGCTAATCATCATGCTGAAATAGAGAAACAAGAGTTTGATGAGATTACTGATTTTATTGATTGGAAGCTTAGACATGAGCCAGAGTTCCGTTATAAAGGCAGAACTGTCTCTTCTATGATTAAGCTTTCAAATGAATGGCATGCTGCTCTTCAAAAAGCTAAACTTGGAAGTAATGTATCTTGGGCTGGATTTATGCATGAAATTTGGAAGCATGATGAAAAAGATTTTACTTGTGAAGTTGTTGAGCTTACATCTAATAAGCTTCTTTATAGTGAAGGAAGGAAACAAAAGCATTGTGTTTACTCTTATGTAGATAGATGTGCTAATGGACATTGTTCTATTTTTTCATTTCGTGTTTATAAGAAATTCCTTCAAGGTGTTGATGCAGATAATAAACCTATATGGGATAAAGGTGAAGAGATTAAGAGACTTACTATTGAAGTCAATATTAAAGATAGAAATATTGTTCAAGTTAGAGGATCATTAAACAGGTCTGCAGAGTCTGATGAAAAGAGAATACTTAATCTTTGGGCAGGAGCTAAAGGTTTTAGTTTTAGTAGATGGTTCTAATATGAAAGAGTTTCATTTTAAAAGTAAAGGTAGAATAGAGTATAATCCTGCTAGAGGGAATCTTAAGAAGAAACCTGATTGGTGGGCTATATTACATTGTAGTGAAGAGATAACTCGATATTATAGATATTGGGTCTATAAGAGATATCATATTCCTTTAAGTAAACCATCATGGGGCTCTCATATTTCGATTATAAGAGGTGAGAAACCTTATGATGATCAGATGCATTTCTGGAAGAAGTATGATGGCTTAGAGGTTGAATTTGAGTACTCTCATAACGTAAGACAGAGTGGTGATACTACTGGTTGGGATAGACCTGATAGTTATTGGTTTGTGGATGTTAAATGTGATTTTCTTATTGATATAAGGAAAGAGCTTAATTTAAAATATGATTATGGTTTACATATGACTATAGGGAGAACTTGGTTATGAAATGTCCTTATGGATATCACTTTGCTGTGGACTGGGGAATGTTTCCTGAGTGTGATAGCGTATGCCCTAATCCAGAGTACCATTACTGTAAGACTGTTAGAAGTGAATGTACTCATAAAGCTGATTTTGGATCAGAGATTATAGCAAATAGAGAAGCTAGGCTTCTATCAAATGAAAAAAGAAATTTTAATGGCTATCAGTGCAGTTACTGTGGTGGGTGGCATATAGGTCGTGGTTAAAAGTTTTTCTAAGCGGAACTGAGTTATTAACATATGTGCTAATGGAGGGCATATGTTATGATAGGAATATATTTTATAAAGAATAAAATAAATAATAAAATGTATATAGGGCTTAGTACTAATATAGAAAATCGTTTTTTATTTCATAAACGAAGACTTTTAAGTAATACTCATAAAAATTCTCATTTTCAGTCATCTTTTAATGAAAATGGAATTGAAAATTTTGAATTTGGAATATTAGAAGAATGCATTGAAGTTATTCTATCTGAACGTGAGAAATATTGGATTTCTTTTTATAGGAGCCACAATCGAGAGTTTGGATATAATAAAACTTTTGGTGGGGAGTTTGGTAAAATGTCTGATGAAATCAATGAAAGAAGAAGGCAAAAACTTAAATTGCAAACTATTCCACAAGAAATGCGTGATAGAATCAGTAAAACATTAACTGGCAGAAAACAACCTAAAGAAGTAGTTGATAATAGGGCAAAGTCTTGTAGAAAATGTAATGATGAAATTGAGCAAAAAATAATAGATTTATATATTAATAAAAAATTAAATACTAAACAAATTTCTGAATTGTTGAATATAAAAAGAACAACAGTTATTAGTATAGTTAAAAGGAATAAAAATGCTAGCAGCCCTAATGGGAACGTGTAATGGTAGTCTTTGGAGAGATGAATTAATCCCCCAATTAGAAGTTGATTATTTTAATCCTGTGGTTGCAGATTGGACTCCAGAATGTCAAGATGTTGAGCTTCAAAAAAGAGAAGAAGCGGATTTTGTTATCTATGTTATTACTCCTAAAATGAAAGGCTTCTACTCTATTGCAGAAGCTGTTCATGATAGCTGTGATCAACCTTGGAAAACTATCTTTTGCTTCTTAATTGAAGACGAAGGTGAAACTTTTGATAAACATCAGATTAAATCTTTGGAAGCAACTGCTGCTCTTATATTAAGAAACGGTGGATTTATTGCTAAAGATCTTGCTGAAATTGCTTTTTGTGTTAATGCGGTAGCTAAAGCCTATGTCCAAAACAGTTAAGCTAATAATGATCACACCAGAGAACAAACTATATTAACTATGTAGTTATTAACAGTTACCATAATTAATAATTGGAGAACTGTTATGCAAGATAGAGAATATATAATTTATTGTTTTTTAGATGAGAATAATAAACCTTATTATGTTGGACAAACTTATAATCTTAAGATGAGATTAAATGCCCATAATCAATTTATTTTAGATATTGAAGAAAAAAGATTACCATCTAAATACCCATATTATCGTAAGGCTAGAGATTTATTTAAAAATGGTATAGGATTAAAAGTAAATATATTAGAAAATAATCTTACCAAAAAAGAAGCAGACTTAAAAGAGTCTGAATATATTAGTAAGTTTAGAAATGATATTTCCTGTAAGTTATTAAATATTTTAGCTGGTGGTGAATTTAATCAAAGAAATAAATTTGTGTCTGATGAAACAAAAAAGAAAATAAGTGAATCTAAAAAAGGGAAAAAACTTACAGAAAAACATAAAGAGTCTTTAAGAAATTGTGATAGGAAACAAAGGAACTGGACAGAAGAAGATAAAATTAAATATGCTAAAATGGCAAAAATAAATTTATTGAATAAACAAACTCCAGAGAGTATTGAAAAGATGCGTCAGTCTAAAGTTGGGCAAAAACATTCTGAAGAAACTAAAAGTAAAATAGCAAGATTTGGGAAAGATCATAAAAGAGCAAAGCACTATTTGATTATTGCCCCAGATGGGACTAATTACGATATTCATGGACTTTCTTCTTTTTGTAAAGAATTTGATTTAAACCAAAGTGGACTATGGCATGCTCTTAATAAAGGAAATGGTAAATATAAGGGATGGCAAATTCAAGAACTGTAAAGTTAATTTATGTAAATGGGATTGGGGCTAACAATAATAAGTTCTATGATATGATCGATACAGAAGACGGATATTTTACTATTAAATATGGTCGAGTAGGATCTACTGAAACTGTAGATAAGAAAGCTATTGGTAAATGGGATTCTGTATATAGAGAGAAGACTCGTAAGGGTTATAAAGATATTACTAAGTTGTATATAGAAGAGAAAGTGGATGTAGTTGATTTTGCTGATATTAGTGATTATGCTATTAAAGAGATAATTGCTAAATTGCAAGCTTATTCTAAGAAACAAGTAACTACATTCTATACTATCTCTGCTGAAAAAGTAACTAAGAAACAAGTAGATGAAGCTCAAACTATTTTAGATGGATTGATCCCATGTAAAGATGTTGAGTGTGCCAATAAGCTACTTATTGATTTATACTCTGTTATACCTAGAGCTATGAGTCATGTTAAGCATCATTTACTTTCTAGTTTTGAACAGAAAACTCTTGATAATATGATAGCTAGAGAACAATCTATTCTTGACTCAATGGCTTCTTCTGTTAAGCAGGTTGAACTTGTAAGAGAGAATATAGATTCTAGTAAGACTTTACTTGATGCTCTTGGTGTAGAAGTATATCAAACAATGCCTAGTGATGTAGATCTTATTAAAATGAAATTAGATAACTTAGTTGATAGATATTTGAACTCATTTAGAGTAGTTAACAAAAAGACTCAGGTTAAGTTTGATAATTTTGTAAATAAAATTGATAACAAAAAGACAGAGTTATTCTGGCATGGGAGTAGAAATGAAAACTGGATTTCAATACTTGAAACTGGTTTGGTCTTACGTCCGACCAATGCTGTTATTTCTGGGAAGATGTTTGGGTATGGCACCTACTTCGCAGACAAGGCTCAAAAATCCCTAGGATATACCTCTTCTTATGGTTCACTGTGGGCTAAAGGAAGTTCTAATGAAGCCTATATGTCATTGTTTGATGTCCATGTTGGGAATCAATATATAGTTGAACAGAGTGAATCTAACCTTGATGCACAAAAGTTAAAGGCTAAAGGTAACTTTCATTCTACTTTTGCTAAAGCTGGTAGATCATTAATGAACAATGAATATATTGTTTATGATGAAGATCAATCTACAATTAAATATCTTGTACAATTAAAAGGATAATAAATGGCAATTAAAACTAAATCTATAAATATAATTGAAGTACAAGATTGGGATGCTTTAGTTGAAGAGACTTATGGTAAGCCATACTCATTTCAACAACAAGATGATTGTAAACCTCGTGGGACGAAAAGTTGCTCAGAAACCTTTACTCTTCTGAATTTAATGGAGACCCAAACGAAGGATATGTTGTTAGAGTCAGAGATGGATTCTCTTATGGAGATTTCCGAAAAAGCGTAGCTAAATATGTTAGACCTGGACATGTACAAACAGTTAAGCACTGGATGCATGGACAAGCCGTAATTAAAAATGGATTAAAGGAAAAATAAAATGAAGAAATTAAGTATTGATGTAGTAGCAATAGTTGCAAATTATCTGATCTTAGTGTATGGTTCAACTACTACATTAGATGTTAAAGACAATCTTAGAAACCTAGGATTTAAAGCTAATCAGGAAGAAGTCAGTTCTTTCCTAGCTGAATATCAGGAAGCTTTTGAAGCTCAGAACTTTGTATTTGAAAGTGATGAGAAAGACTTTACTCTTGTCTATGAAGTAATTGCTCAAGGACGTAAGTCTTTTAGACGTTATTCTTTTGAAGAAGTAGTTGAAGATGTAGTTGATGGAACAGATCTTGATCCTAAAACTTATATTGCAGCTCATATGAATGATAATTCTGCTGATCTTGCAACTAAGCTTGGTATCTCTAAAGGTTCAGTTATTGCTTATAAAAGCAACATTACAATGGGCCGTTAATAACAATTAAAAATCCTAGAAATAGGTTGGTGCAGAAAGATTGGTAGTCAAAATGACTCCGAGATGGAAAGCAAAAGAAGTAAGGAAACTTGCAAAGAATAAACAATATAACTATACATATTCATGTTTTCACTGGTTTGAAACTGAAGACAATAGAAAATTTGTTTATGCTAAAAGTGGTGAATGGAATAAAGATACTAAATTTTATATTGTTAAAAGGACAAATGAGCCTAATGATGTAGACTTTAAGTATTGGATTTATCCTATTCCACAAGAGCAAGCAATTAATAACAAATATAGAGAACCATGCATTAATTGGTTTGGTGGTCCTCGATATGTTATTGTTGAATTAAATACTAGATAATTAAAACCATTCCAAACCAGAAAGCGAACTGGGACAGTGTGGGCACGAAATAGGAAACTATGGATACTTAGGATCGGGAAACAAAGCTATACGGGAGTTCAATGGTCTCCTAGCAATCTAGTATTAAAATGCTACACACGCATACTATTCTAGGTAGTGAATTGTGTTAGTTATAGTTTAGAATAAACTAAAATTGGTTGAGGAATCTAGAATACAATTAAAAGGGAGATCACAAATGAAAACTCTAATGATTACACTATTCTCGTTCCTCGCAACGACCACTCAAGCTCTGGCCGCTACGGGGTTACGAGAAGATAACAGTGGTATTTTTGTATGGGTATTTTTGGGCTTTTGTTCATTAATAGTTTTAATGCAAATGGTACCTGCATTCATCCTTGGTTCAAGTATGTTGCGAGCTGCTATCTCAAGTACCAAAGAGCAAACTGTTAAAAATAGTTGATAAAACTTATAGCTTAGTTTCCTAGATAAACTAAGTTGTAATATTAAGAAACATAGGTTAATAAGTATTATAGTTATTAACATTTATAAAGGGTCAAACATACCCTAAACTAAAGGAATATATTATGCAAGTCCTACGCCAGTTACATTGTGATTATAGTAAACAACTCATTAATAATGAGAATTGGACAACTGTATCCTATGTATTTGCAGGACCAGGTACAACCACATAATATAAATCCCGACATTTAAAAGATACTTACAAAGGCTCTAACTAAATGTTGGGGCCTTTTTTCGTTGCTGTTTCGGCAACATTTATTTTAGTAGTTTTTCGTGGCTCCATTAAGAAGGCACCGGATATTAGATTTTACAGACTCCACGCTATTGATTGAATCTGAATTCAATCATATCGCGTAGCCCTTAAAAATCTAAGATCCTAGCCTTATTAAAAGATCCCCGATGTAAAGCCCAGTAGAGCTTATCTACTACTTTACGGATCATGAGGAGCATAGGTGACTCTAGACGGCTGTAACCCGTTGCCTCACGGTACCCTGTTCGAACCGGGGATGATCCACCAATAATATTAACAGTGTGTACCGGGAGTCTGGTCCCCGCCTTGCCTTGGACGCAAGAAACGCAGGTTCAAATCCTGCCGCACTGACATTGCCTTTTGACCCAATCATAGGGTTTAGACCAAAGTAGTTATTAACAATTAGAAATAAATTCTAGGAGTTATATTATGCTGTGTTACTATGGTTGTGGTCAAGAGGCCGGGTTTGAATTAAAGAATGGAAGACATATATGTTCTTCATCATCAAATCAATGTCCAGTACAAAAAAAGAAAAATTCAGAGAATAGTAATAATAGATATTTTAAAATTAATGCCTCTGCTATTAAAAGTAAATGTAAGTTCTGTAACAAAGAGATTTCATCTACTAGTATTAAAGTTCATGAATTAAATTGTTTTCTTAATCCAGAAAATATTAAATTATGTCCTGTATGTAATAAGCCAATTAAAAATTTTAGAAAATCAAATACATGCTCTTATGGTTGTTCGAATACATTTTTTAGAAGCGGTAAAGATCATCCAAATTGGAAAGAGGATATAGATTGTGGATATAGAAAAATATGTTTTAGTGTCCATAAAAAAGAATGTATTATATGTGGAGAAGTTAAAATAGTTGCAGTACATCATTTTGATGAAAATAAAAATAATAATAATATTGATAATTTAATTCCTTTATGTCCTACACACCATGTATATTGGCATTCAGGATATAAAAATGAAATTGAACAAAAAGTAATTGATTATAGAAATAAATTTAAATCTGCTTAAGTTCCAGTACATTCAATTATGCTGGGGAACGAGCACTAAAGAAGTGTAAGCTGAGTCTAAGAATGAGAGGTAGGTTGGCAGATTTAATAATAATGTTGCGGATTGTAAGTAATGGTTAACGAAAAGGCTCATAACCTTCTTCTTGTGAGTTCGAGTCTCGCATCCGCTACTATGTTATTTTAGAGGAGGAATATGGAAAAGGCTTGTAAACATCATGGATTAACTAAGTTTAGTCTACAAAAGTCAAATGGCAGAGAAACTTATTATTGTGTTAAATGTTATATGGAAAGACAGAATCGTACAAGGAATAATAAGAAAGAACAAGCTTTAACCTATAAAGGTGGTAAATGTTCAATCTGTGGGTATGATAAATGCAGTGCTGCTTTAGATTTCCATCATCTTAATCCTCTAGAAAAAGAAAGTAAAAATGATTTAAGAAATCTATCATGGGATAGATTAAAGATTGAACTTGATAAATGCATTCTTGTATGTGCTAATTGTCATAGAGAAATACATTTTAAATAAGATATGCACCGTGGGACGGCAGGAGTGGTCAGTAGCCTTTCACGCTACTCAGATGGGTTCGATACCCATACGGTGTACCAATAAGCGGATGTACAGGTGAAGGGGCCACCAGGAGCCTTCCAAGCTTCAGATCGCGGGGTTCGACTCCCCACATCCGCTCCAAATTGCCTTTATAGCTCAGTGTGTAGAGCGTAGCCCTGAAGAGGCTAGCGTCCGGGGTTCGAATCCCTGTGAAGGCACCATTAATGCCCTAGTAGCCACCGAAACTACGAATTTCGAGTTAGGTAATGGACTGCAAATGCTAGTTCGAATCTAGTCTGGGGCTCCAAAATATAGTACGGTGTCCGAGTGGCTGAAGGAACTGGTCTCCAAAACCAGAGAGATGACTCCAACGTGGGTTCGAATCCTACCCGTACTGCCAAATTAAAAAGGAAATAAAATGCAAAAATTGGTTAGTAGTAAAGAAGAATATGTAAATATGAATGACTTTGTTTATGATAAAAAGAAAATTTATGTTTATAGGCAGATAACTCCTAAGTTTGATAACTCAAGTGAGAAAGAAGTAAAATGGGGAATATTCTCTGAACATGCTGGTGAGTATGGTGGATATGGATTCATCATGTTAGGTAATTGTTCTAATGGATGGACATCTAAGCCAGAATGGAATAAAGATGTTAAAGAATATTTTTCTAAGATGATTAAAAATAGCGGTTGTACTATAAGTGATATTTTAATTTTTAAAGATCTTAAAGATTTTTTAGGTTGGATGTCATATGAAGTTGGTGGTACAATTGGTTATTTAAAATATTGTGAATAGTAAATGGAAGAGCTGACCTCAAAGGCAGCGGGGCCCAGTCTTGAAAACTGGTAGCCGTCAGCAATGGCGGCGTGAGGGTTCGAATCCCTACTCTTCCTCCATTAAATAGAAGGTTACCCAAGAGGACAAAGAGAAGTTCCGTTATTAACACTTAGGTATAATCTAAGGAGTTAATATATGAAAATCTGCTTAAAATGTAATAAAGAGTTTAAGTCTTCTGGTATTATAGATGGCACTAAAAAGAAATTTGGGAATAGAAAATATTGTCTTGAGTGTTCTCCATGGGGAAAGCATAATACACAGCCTCTTATAGAAACTGGGAAAATTAAAGAAGAGATAAGTGAACGTAGATGTTCAAGGTGCAATGAGGCAAAAGATATATCTAGTTTTTATAGAAGTGGAGAAAAGCTTCTATCTATTTGTAAAGAATGCCATAAGAAATTAAGTAAAAAACTCTATGATGCTAAGATTGCTTCAATGGATGAGTATAAGGCTAATTTAGGATGCTCAAAATGTGGGGATAAGAGACCTTATGTTTTAGATTTTCATCACAAAGATCCTCAAGAAAAAGAATTTTCTATTTCTGATAAAGCCAGAGCGTCATTAGTTGTATTGTCAAAAGAACTTGAGAAATGTGTTTGTTTGTGTGCTAATTGCCATAGAGAAGAACATTATTTACTAAAAATGGAAGGGTAGCCTAATTGGTAGGGAAGCTGTTTGCTAAACAGTCGGGATGTAAAAGTTCTGCGGGTTCAAGTCCCGCTCCTTCCTCCAGCCTTCTGCCAAAAGTTTTGGTCTGTTAGTTTAGTCTGGCCTAAAGCACCTGCCTGTCGAGCAGGTTATCATCGGTTCAAATCCGATACAGACCGCCATACATTTAGGGGAATTAGCTCATTTGGTAGAGCAGGGGCTTTGCAAGTCTCAGGTGATCAGTTCGACTCTGATATTCTCCACCATAATAAAAGGGGTTAGTCCAGCGTGGTCAAAATTGCTTTAACATAAGGAGACATCCTAGTTCTAGTAAGATTTGATATTTTGAAATATGAGAATATTAGTAACCTTGGATCGTATGCCAATGAAGTGCTAAAAAGGTAATAAAGTAGACTTAAGACATTTACATTAAATTGTAATGAACATTGGTTAGAGTCCAGTACCCTTTGTCGAATTTGTTTGTCTGGCCTGATTGGGAAGCACCTCCCTTACAAGGAGGCATATATAGGTTCGAATCCTATGACAAATACCATAGTCTCATAGCTCAATTGGTAGAGCACCGCCCTGATAAGGCGGAGGTCGACGGTTCGAATCCATCTGAGGCTACCATTATTGCCTCTTAGCTCAGTTGGTAGAGCATCAGATTTTGATTCTGAGTGTCGTGTGTTCGAATCACACAGGGGCTTCCAAAATGCCGGTGTAGCTCAGTCGTTAGAGCGCCTCCCTTGTAAGGAGGATGTCGCGGGTTAGATTCCTGTCTCCGGCTCCAAAATATGTGGTGACTTAACGCAACGTGGATAGCGGTTCGACTGTGACTCGAATGCCGAAAGGATTACCGAGTTCGAATCTCGGAGGTCACACCAAATTAAAAAGGAAATAAAATGAGAAATATTAAAATCTCACATATTGCAAGTAATCATGTTGACTTTACATGTTGGAATTGTTATACATCTTTTGACTTAGAAGTTGGAGATGAAGTTATATGTCCTAAATGTAAAAATGTTCCTAGGGGAAAATAAAATGAATTATAGAATTGAACCAGTAGAATTTGTTAGACCTCGAAGTTGGGGGGATGTAGATCCTGTTACAAAAGAATTAACTGGTAGATATAAAGGGAAAACTCCTGGAGCATGTCAACCTGATGAATCTGTTATAACAGAAGAAAATGGATTTACTGATATAGTTGTGCTAGGGCCTGGATTTAGTCCTGCAGAATATATTAGAAATAAAGAATTAAATAAGTAGTTTGTGGCTGGGTGGCGGAATGGTAGACGCAGCAGCCTATGGTTATTAACATGTATCCCTAAATCAAGAGGTACATGTGAGAATTGATATACTAGAAAGAAAAAATGAAATTTTAATATGGATTTCAGAAAATAAATCAAAAGAATTTATCGCTAGAAAACTTAATTGTAAAAATGAAACATTAACCTCATATCTTAAAAAAATGGGGATTGAATATTATGGGAATAAATCTGGCAAAGGTATGGCAGATTTAAAGACTAGGAAAAGTGCATTAGAATATCTCAAAGGCACTTATATTAAATCCCATCTTCTTAAATTAAAATTAATAGAAGACAAAATAAAAGAACATAAATGCGAAAGATGCTTAATTTCTACATGGTTTGAACAATTGATTCCTTTAGAATTACATCATAAAGATGGAAACCATTATAACAATGAATTAATAAATCTTGAATTATTATGCCCAAATTGCCATGCACAGTGTGATAATAATTCAGGGAAAGCAGTAAGAAAGAAATAATTTGCCGGAGTGGTGGAATGGCAGACACCCCAGACTTAGAATCTGGTGTCCGTAAGGGCGTACTGGTTCGAGTCCAGTCTTCGGTACCAAATAAATAAGAGAAGTTACAGCAAACATTATATAAACTTTGACTTTAACTCAAACATAAAATAAATACTTCTCTGTCTTTTTTAATGGATAATGTTTAGTTATCTAGTTTTTAACTCTGTGGAGTGCTCGGTAATCCGTTGAATTCTCAACCGCTTAAATCGCACTCCTTCCACCATAACAAGCCATGGTGGAAATAAGAGATAGGAGTAATCCTATTTTTTTTATAATTTTTAAAATATTCCTCAGTGGTGAAATTGGTAGCCACAGCACACTGTTAATGTGCCGACGAAAGTCAACTGCTCGTTCGAGTCGGGCCTGGGGAGCCACATTGTTTCAAATAATACTGTTTTGGTATTATACATTAGACTAGCCTCCTCTTTTAGGAAAGGCTCGTCGGCTTACTGCCTTTGATCTGGACTGATCAAAGCGTGAATAATTTAGTGGGAGAACCTTTCTCCCCATTATATCTTTTAGAGTTATAGGGCCTTCCTATAGCTCTTTTTCTTTTTGTAATATCCTCTTTTGTAGTCCCTCTTGTTTTAAAACCCACCTCTTAGTAGTACCCCTTTATTAACACAACCTCTCTTGCAGTACACTAAAAATTTAGTAGGTAATATGTATATAAAATTAATTTTAAATAAAGAAGATTTAACTGGAACTTGTAAAGACTATCCTATAGACCAAATAACCTGTTCAAGTTTCAAATCCAGAGTATGCTTAAAGATATTAGAAGCTAACTATGTAGTATATCTCCCTGGAGATTTTGACGGAGATGAAGTTAAGATACTTAAGGATAGACCATGATAGCATATAAATTGTTCCGTCAACTTAAAAACGGTGAGATAGCTCCATTATTTATAAATAAAAAACTTAGACTTTCTCAGAATGTATGGTATAATGCTGAATCTCATCGTACTAAAGGATTTGCTTTTAGACCAGGATTCCATGTAACATCTAAACCAGTAGCTCCTCATCTATCTGAAAAGGATAGAGTATGGAAACAAGTAGAAATAGAAGATTATGTAGAAATTAAACGTCCAGATTCACAAGGTGGATTATGGATGCTTGCACAACGTATGAAAGTACTAGACTCCACAATCTAACTATGGTTATTAACAGATAGAGCAATGGGGGCTCTGTCTTATGAATAAATTAACACAAGAACAATGGATTGATAAAGCTAATAAAATCCACAATTATAAATATGATTATTCTAAATTAAAATATACTCATAATAAAAATAAAGTTTCTATTACATGTAAAAAACATGGGATATTTCAACAGCTTGCTAGAAATCATATTTTAGGTTCTGGTTGTAAAGAATGTATGAAAGATTCTCTTTCTGATAAATTTGCATTATCAAAAGAAGAATTTATTAATAAATCAAATAAATTGCATAATAATAAATATGATTATAGTAAAGTTAAATATAAAAATTATAATAGTATAATTTGTATCATTTGTCCTGAGCATGAAGAATTTTGGCAAGAAGCCAGTAATCATTTATGTGGCAATGGTTGTCCAGCATGCAATGAATCTAAAGGTGAAGTGAAAATTAGATTATTTTTAAATAAATATAAATTTAATTATACTGTTCAAGAATGGTTTAAGAATTCTAATATTCAATGTAAAAATCCACAAACAAATACTAAGATGCCTTTTGATTTCTATCTCCCAGACTGCAATACTTGTATTGAATATGATGGTGAACAACATTATAAACCACATTCTTTTGGAGCTGATAAATCAATTGAAACAAAAGAAAAAAATTTAAAAATAATGCAATATAGGGATAGTATTAAGACCTTATATTGTTTAGAAAATAAAATAAAATTAATTAGAATACCATATGTTATGTTTAATAATATAGATATTATTTTAATGAAAGAATTATTAAATGAGAAATAAATGTACTAAAGAAATTCCAATGATAAAAGATGCTATGGGTCAATGGGAACATGAAGGGGCTAAATGTATTGGTTCTAACTTTGATGATACTAAAGAGTATTGGGAATGTTCTGATTGTGGTACTAAATGGAATATATATTATGAAAATTAAAGCTTATGGACTATGGTACTTAGCTAATAGAATGAAGGTATTATAATGGAAACTATAATTGAGTTTGAACGTATTGGATATAAATGTAAAACAATTTCTTCAATCCAAACAATATATAAAACAAAAAAAGAATTTAGTGATAATTATACTATAGAAGAAGCTTTATCTGGAGAAGAGAAGGTTGGCTATCATTATAAATTTTATCTTGAAGATAATATTAAATATACATCGTCAATCGAAATTACATCATTAGAAAAAATTATATTTAAAGAAGATGCTAAGTATGAAATTAAAATACTTATTAAAGAGTTGGGATAAATAATGATAGTAGTTTATGAAGATACAATACTCGAGAAAATTAATAAAATAATTGTTGATAATAAGAGACCAATTTCATATATAGAATTAACTGATGTGGAATTTCTTCAATTTAGTGTTTTCTCTGGGCTTGGGACTCCAAAAATTATTAAAGATAAAAATGGAGATAACCATATTGGTCTATTTTATAAAGGTACAATTATCCGAAAGGAAAGAGTCTAATGATTAATTACGATCAATGTAAGAAGGAAACTGAAGATCATATTAGGAATGTAACTTTTTGGATTAATAAGCTTAATAAGATTATTGAACAGAGAGGACCTAATCATGATAGGAGTAAATTATATTCTCCAGAGATAGATGGTTTTGCTGCTATTGATAGACATACATTAGATACTAAGTTTGGAACTGCTGAATATCAGGAGAACTTAGATAAACTTAAACCAGTATTAGCTAATCACTACGCTAAAAATAGACATCATCCTGAACATTATCCTAATGGGATTAAAGGTATGAATCTAATAGATATAGTTGAAATGCTATGTGATTGGAAAGCTTCTACTCAGAGATATAAAGAAGGAAATATTTTGACTAGTATTGATATTAATGTTAAGAGATTTGGTATCTCAGATGATTTAGCTCAGATACTTAGAAATACAGCAGAACTATTTGAATTAGTATGAGGGATTAATGAAAGAAAAGAAAATTGAAAAAGATCCACATGGCAAAGATGCTCATGAGGTAGGTAGTAAATTAGATCATGGTAAAGTTAAAGTGAGATTATTGTTTAATGATTTTCCAAGAGCCCTTTTAGCAGTCTCTAGGATTGCTACTTTTGGAGCTAATAAGTATACTGAACATGGTTGGCTTGAGGTTCCTAATGGAATTGAGAGATATGATGATGCTAAGGATAGACATATTCTTTATGGAGCTATTGATCCAGTTGACCCTGATAGTGGGGAACTACATGCTGCACATGAAGCCTGGAATGCTTTAGCCAAGCTTGAACTTATGCTAAGGGAGATGGAAAAGAATGGATGATATTAGCGTCTATTGGGACCCACAACTAAGGAAATGGATAGCTGAATATGATGATGGAAAGTTTAATATTAAAGTTTCTAATGATGAGATTGAAAAAGCTCAGAAATCAATGACTAGATTAGTTAAAGCAGCTAAAGAAATAAATGGAGTTTTAAAATGAATATAACAACGTGTGCCCCACCTTCTTGCTCTTGCTTTGGTCTTGAGACTTATGATGATATTGATGGTAACAAGATGGTTGCTATTACAGATTCAACAGGTGGAGTAGTAATTGATACAGTAGAAGCTTTCCATAAACTTGTTGGGCTTTATATGATTGAGTGTGTAAAATAATGGGATTAGCAGATATACTTAATTTTGCTATATCTTACATTATATTTACATTAACAGTATTTGCTATTTCAAGTGGATTGCTTTATAGCGAAGGTCCTAGAACTATTAGAGATTGGTGGTTAAGGAAATTTAAAGGGAAGAAGATTGAACATTTATTTATATGTCAGCTATGCCAAAGCTTTTGGATAGCAATGGCTTTACATTCTTTCTTTTTACCTTTTAGATTTATTATCCATTATATCTTAGTTTGTTTCTCTGTTGCAGGATGTAGTTGGTTGTTAGGAGGAGCTACTTTATTCTTCTTGAATGGAAAGTATGCATTTGAGCAATATGCTAAGTATAGACAAATGGAATTCAAAAGGAGACAAGATGATCTTCGATAAGAAACTTTTCTTCACCGCTGGTGATAATGATGGATGTGCTTATTATAGGGCTAAATTACCTGCAGAGTTTCTAGGATATGATTATAATTATGGGTTTCCAGTTCAGGATACAACAAAATTAGATGAAGCAGATATTATATTTATCCAAAGAGCTACACATGAAGAGTTCTTAAATATAATTCCTAGTTTAAAAAAAGCAGGGAAGAAAGTAGTTTATGAAGTAGATGATAACTTATGGGAGATCCCAGCATCTAATTCTGCTCATAGAGGATTTAATACTAAGGTATTAAAACTTATGGTCAAGATTATTAGATTATGTGATGCTGTTACTGTATCTACAATTCCATTAAGAAATTATTTTATTAATAATCTATTTCATGATAATGTACATGTAATCCCTAACTTTATTCCTGATGTATTTCCTAAGAGAACTAACTTTAATGCTAAGACAACTATTGGATTTTGTGGTACTCCTACACATAGATGGGACTTTGATAACCATTTAGTAAAAGCTTTAAGGTCTCTTAAAGAGAAATGTAGATTAGTTTTTGTTGGATATAATCCTATCCAAAATGATGCTGATGAATTCATTAAATGGATTCCTTCTAATGAATACCATGAAACTATCAATAATCTGAACTTTGATATTACAGTTGCTCCTTTATTAGATAATGAATTTAATAGATGTAAGAGTAATATTAAGTTTCTTGAGTTTGGAGCCATGGGAACTTGTTTTATTGGATCAAAAGTATATCCTTATAGTGAGACTGTTAAACCTGATAATGGGTTTCTCATAAATTATAATAAAGATTGGTTTGAATTACTAGATACTTTAGTAGAAAATTTTGGAGCTACTTTACAAGTTGGCGAAAATGCTAGAGAATTTGTTAAAGACAATTTCACATATAAATATAATGGTCAATTTATAATTGACAAATATAAAGAACTATTGGATACATTATGAGTTTAATGCAATACCAAGGTGTAAAAACATACAAAGGATCAAAAGTGCCGAATTCATTAGAATTGTTTATAAATTATTGTACTACGATTGAATTGCCAAGAGTGTTAGAGCTTGGTGTATATCAATCAATGCCTGGTAGAAGTACTATGCATAAGACATGGGTACCACATGCAACTGTATTCCATGGGACAGATATTGAAGCTGGAGAAGATGTAGACTTTGTTGCTGATGTCCATAAACTTTCTGAGGTATGTGGAGAAAAGTCATATGATGTTATCATTAGTTGTTCTACTTTTGAACATTTTAAATATCCACATATTGCTGCTCTTGAGATATCAAAAGTATTAAGTGATAAAGGGGCTATATTTATTCAGACACATTCTACATTTCCTATTCATGCTTATCCATATGATTATTTCAGATTTACTGAAGAAGCTCTATCTGGATGTTTTGGTACATTAAATGGGATACAAGTTAAGAATACAGATTATACTTTCCCTGCCACAATTAGTTCTGCTGCAGATGGTGGTCCTCATCCAGCTTGGCTTAATGTTAATTTATTTGGGATTAAAACACATGAGACTCCAAAAGATTATTTATATGAATTGGATACAGAACTATGAGCTTTGTGTTAGTTGATGATTCTGGAAAAGGACAGCTTTGTTGTTCTAAGAGTATAGATCTAGAACGTGGATGTAAGAATAAATGTATTGGCTGTTATGGGACTAAGACTAGTCTTATGGGAGCTGATAAATACTATAATCATATAGTACCAAAGGAATTTGATGAAAAGAAATTTAGAACCTCTGTCAAGAATACGGTTAGAAAAGGTTTCAAATTTGCTAGACTCGGGAAGCATAGCGATGCAGCAAATATCGAAAACTATGATACACTTAAGTCAGTTCTTAAGATTACTGGTGAAGGAGGTTTAAGACTAGTATTTGTATCAAAAAGTTTAAAATTTGATAAAGAAATAGCTAGACTTTTAAGAGACAAAGAGCATATATTACATATGAGTTTAGGTATGATTTCTGATGCTCAAAGTAATGAACAGAGAATAAAAGTATATAAACAGTATAGAGATTTTGATATTCGTGCACATTTAAGAATCACAGAAGATGTAACTAAGCCAGTCCCATTATATTTTAAAGGATATTCTGGTATTATTACTCCAATGAGATTTAGTTCTTTGTTTATTGCAAACTTATATGATGTAGATATGAGTAAATATGAATTTGTCCATGGATATTATAAACCTAAAGTTATAGATCCTTCTTGGTCGACACATACTAATTGGTGTGGAGAAATCAATGGTGAAATTAAATGTTGTAAATGTATGGGAGAATAGAAAGTGATTGAGTTTACTAAACCTAAACTAGAGATTAAAGCCTATTATGAATGGGAAGAAGTAGAAAATTGGTTAGATAGTTCCTTTAATGATGCTATGTATGTTGTGGCTGATATTAAAGCTATGCTATTTACTGATGAGAAACTAGGACCACAAACAGGGTTTAGGCTTATTAGTTTAGATAAAGAATATACACATGAAGATAAAAGAGTAATCAATGTCTATAGACATATGATGAAACATCTTCCTATTAATGATGAATCATTCTGGATTTATGTTGAACCGGAGAAAAGTAAATGAGTTGTGAAAAACACAAACTAAGAAAAAGAAAAGATTGTCCAGATTGCTTCCCTAATGGAGACACTGTATTTCGTGTTGGGGCTACATTACCTGAAAATTTAAGTGAAAAAGCTATTGAGCAATTAACTACTGGAACTTGCCCACAGGTTGCTATTGATCTTGCTGAGAAGGTTTCCGACCATCTACTTAAAAACAAACTTGAGAAGAAAGGATTGAAGATAGTTCCTATCGAAGATCCTATTGCTGAGAAATTAACAGAGATTCTGATTGAAGGATTTGACCCTGGTCTTCCTATAGGTCATGATGGATTAATACAGCAAGTACCTAATCTAGATGACTATTATGCTTTTAAAACAGATGAGATTAAGAAACAATTAGATGAGATATTAGCATCTAAAGTTAAGTCTCTTACTAAGGAAATCAATAGTATTGTTTCTATTAAGTATGAAGCTCTTGATATTCCATTGACTAGATTTAGTTTAAAGGTATTAGACTCTTTGCTTAATGATGGTTGGAAGATGATTAGTATTCTTACTAAGGAAGTAGCTAAAGTATCTGGACTTAAAGAGGATGGAGTTATATTCCAAAGAATAAGATGTACTTCTTGGAAGAAGACTCTTGAACAATGTAAGGAATTGTATAAGGGAACTAAATGAAATTGTTTAGTTTAGACAATATCAAAAAACTGCTTGAAGAAAAAAGGAAAAATGAAATGGCAATTGGAATCATTGGTAATATTACCACAAAGAAAATTTTAAGTGTTGAAAAAGGGAATGTTGATAAGCCAGGTGTTACTGGACAGAGAGTTGTTGCTTTTACTCTTGATGGAGATAATGATGTTAAAATCAAAATCTTACTTAAAGATAAAATAGCAGTGACTGTCTATAATATGTTTCTTAAAGATACAAAGACTAAACATGCAACTATTGATCATGATGGAGTGATTGTTGACAAAGAAGTTTATGTTTCATTTACAGAAGCTGACATTAGAGAAGTTCGTGCTAATAAAGAAATAGTATGTCAGAATCCTAAGAACCTACAATTTACATTTGACTATTTGGTACTTGGTTAATATGTATGATGTACTTGATTTAATCAAACCAAAGAGATTAGCTGAGGATAAAAGAGCTATATTATCGAAAGATTTTATAGCTCTAGATTTCTCTGATACACTTATTTATAAGCCATGTGAGACTAAGTTCCCTTTATGTGAGATATCTATAAAGGATTTATATTCAAGTAATTTTGATGAAGCTAATGAGATCAATGATTTCACTTTCAAATTACCTGAACTAGAGTATACTGAAATAAGTATTAATGCTGGAGACGTTGCAGTTTTAAGTTCGATAAGCGCTGCTGGAGAAGATATATTCTTTTGTGGTTATATTGGATTTAGAATGAATTTATTATCATTCCTTACTTCTGGTTTAGTTTACTATAATGAATATAGAATTACTAAAGAAATTATCCCAATGCGTAATATAGATAATCAATGGATAGATTATTCTGTATATTACTATTTGTTTCAAATGTTTAAGAATCTCTCTGGAAAGAAAACTGACTTATTATTAGTAGCTAAAAAAGATGATAAGCTTTATTTAACTAATAAAGATAAAGACTTTTATATTATAAGTAAAGAGCCAAGTAAATTTAAAACAGATAGTTTTGCTTCTATTAATAAGTTTTATACAGAACAAAAGTTCGGTAAAGAAACTGCAATTATAAAGAAAGAATGGATAGAAGGTAAAGATTCTTTTATAAAGCATCTTATTAGACCATTAGATGATGTTTGCATGACTAAAGATTCTCCTAGTGTAATTAAATTAAGTAGTAATGGATATGAATTATTTATAAATAAGGAAAAACAATGAGTGAAGAAGTACAAGAAGTCATTGAAGACATAGAGCTTGAAGAAATTGAAGGACTAGATACTATTGAGTATCATGGTAAAAGCTTAGATGAATGGGTTACTATATTAACTATAGATCTTCCAAAATTGCCCTGTGGAGCACATGAAATGGGGAATGCAGTTATCTCTATTACTAATGCTTATGGGAAGGCTTATAATGCCTTTAATACTCTTCTGGTACTATGTTCTAAAGCAGAGAATCAATATAAAGCTGAGAAGTTTAGATTGATAGATGTATATCTTGTTGATTGTAAGAAAAAGAATCTTAAGCCTCCATCAAAAGAGAATGTTGAGATTATTGTTATAAATCAAGATAAAAATAAAAAAGTAAGAATGCTTATGGAAAGATATAAGATCTATGATATGATAAAAAGCTTCTTTGAAAATAATACAAAAAAACTTGAGAAGACTCTATCTGCTGCAAAGGAACTCCTTTATATAAGTGGAGCCCATAGTAGAGTAGAACATAAAGGTAATATATGATATCGATTGGTGTTATTGGACGGAATTTAAACCATCTTAATTTTAAAAGTATCTTTGATATATTAGACCAAGGAGTTGAAGCTAATTTTTGGACATATAATAGATATTCGTTAGACAATGGGAAAACATATAATGGGTCTGATGATAAATATCTTATATTTCTAGCAACGACCCCTAAAGCTGAGAATGATAAAGACTTTGTAAAGTTCTCTGGAAAACCAAGTGAAGAAGAGATTGCAGAAGTAATGCAAGATTTCGTATATAGGATATGTAATGAAAATGATAATACTGAAAATACTGACGACTCTAATCCTATTACCATCACTGATTCAGTTGTGGATATTCAGGAAGTGGAAGAAGAAAAATTAAATGATGACGTGGTTAGCAATTATGCTCCTGATTTATCTGATACTAACGATGTAGATGAAGAATATATGATCTCTGCTATAGAAGAAGGATTAGTAGAAAAGCCTACTGAAACTTGGTGGGAGCCATCATTAGTTGAGACTAAGAATCTTAATGGGATCATTGTTGAGTTTAATAATAAGACTGCTTATCTTGGGCTAGAAGATGCTGCAAGATTAAATGAATTACTTGTCCATATGAATACTAATGGATTAAAAATTGTTGATATTGTATGCGGGTAACAATCCCTAAAGGACATGAATTGTTTGTTGTCTTCTGGTATAATAAGAGTACATCTTACCAGTTTGTTCCTATTGAAGATTTCCCTAAACTTGAATCACGACTTCCAGTTGGATGTAGATTCCATGTTCTAAGTGAATCATATGATAAATTAAGGTGGAGTCCTTGTAAGTTGAATAGTAATTCTGAACAAGAGATTAAACTACATAGGCATAAATATTCTCTTACTAATGAATCAATTCTTACTAATGTTGAATATGGGATAGAAAAGAAATCTTCTGATTTTGGTAAATTCTTTTGGAGAATTACTAATAGAAAAAACTTTATTAAGAATATTGCTATTAGTTGTTTGGCACTAGGATATAATGTTAAAGTTACACAGAAGCAATTATATGTGAATGAATTCAAAATTAGTAGGGCTTTTGTAAGAGATTTTATTAATGATATTAAAAGTTATATAATTTATAATAATCTATTCCCTTATGACTATATGTTATTTGAGAAAATGCTAAGTAATAAAATACTTACTACTTTAATTATCAGTAAGCAACTTGATTTAAATGATCTTGCAAAAGATGGGATTCTAGAAGTTCCTGTATTGTTAAATAAACTATTATTTTTCTTATATGGTAAGACATATAAGATTCAAAGTTTTGCTGATAATAATGGGAAGAAAGAAAGATGGGGCCTTGATCATCTTATTAAGTTAGCCCCAAGACGACAAAAGAAAAAGATTATGTATGCTGGTGTTGGTTATGATTTTTGTTCATTCAAAGGTACTCCTATACTATTTGTAAATGGGATTACAATAACATATCATCGACGGAGTAAAGGAATTAATAATGGTGAAAACAAAATTAGCAATAGTATCAGTCCCTGATAAGAATAAACACTTTGTTGTTCAGAGTACTGAAGAAGAAAGATGGATTATGGTTGGGGCAATTAGTATATCTGGTTCTATTGTTGGGATTGGTAGTACATATGAAGAAGCAGTTAAAGTTCTTGATAACTTAAAGGATTAAAAATGAAAAGATATATGGTAGTAAAAGAAGTTAAACTTATCGCAGTAGATCAATATATGCTTAGAGATAATCTCTATGCTCTGACACATGCAATATCAACAGAGAATTTATCCTGGTCTATAAGGAAAGTAGCAGAAGAAAAAGTAAGACAAATAATTTTAAATTTAAGGACATACTAAAATGGCAAAAAATAAAACTGAATTAACTCCAAAAGATATTCTTATTGTATTAAGTGAAGTTGGAGCTGTTGTTAACAATAATGCTTTAAGCACATACTTCTCTAAAAAAGGTGTTGTTATTAGCGCCAATTCAATTAGAGCTATTAAATCACATATCACGAGAAATGCATAAGGATTAATATGATAGGGATTTTAGCAACTATACTAACAATTGGATCTATATTACCCCAAATAAAAAAGACATGGGAATCAAAATCAGTTGATGATTTATCTCTATGGCAAATGGTAATCCTTACAATAGGAATATTGTTTTGGTTACTATATGGTATTCAGATTCATGATACTGTTGTTATAGTTGCTAACTCTATTAGCTTATTGCTTCAGTTATTTATGATTGGAATGAAACAAATATATGGAAGTAAGGAATACAAATGTCTAAAACACTTAAGATGATTAACCTATACGACTCGGTATGCAATAACAAGTTAATAACATATATCTGAATTAAGTTGAGGTAAATGTTATGAAAATTTGTGGGAAATGTAAAGAAGAGAAAGATAGTTGTGAGTTTGCTAGTAATGTGTCAGCCAAAGATAAGCTTTCTAATTGGTGTAAAAAATGCATAAAAGATAATGTGAAAAGAATTAAATTAGAAAAAGAAAAAGGGATTTATATACCAAAGGTTAGAAAGCCAAGACTAACAGAAGAAGATAGAATTAAAAGAAATGAAGAATTAAAAAGATATCATAGTAACTATAGATTAGATAATTTTGAACGTATACAAAAAGTTAAAAAAGAATATAGAGATAATATAAAAATAGAAGGAATTATTGCTTATGGCGGGAAATGTTCTTGCTGTGGAGAGTCTGCCTATGAATTTTTAACTATTGAACATTTAAAAGGAAGAGACCCAAACGAGAAGAGACTCACTGGAAAGAAAATGTGGGCTAAGGCAAAAGCTGAAAATTACCCTGATAAATATACTGTTCTTTGTTTTAATTGTAATTGTGCTAAAGGAGCATTTGGAATATGTCCACACCAGAATATAGTAACAAAAAATTAAAGATCGTAAATTTATTTGCGGGGCCAGGCGCTGGCAAATCTACAACTGCTGCTGGTCTATTCTACCTTATGAAAATTGAAGGGTTTAGTGTTGAACTAATTACTGAATATGCTAAAGAAAAAGTTTATGAAGGGCATTTTGGAACCTTATCAGACCAAATTTATATATTTGGGAAACAACAAAGACGTGCGAAGAAGCTAATTGGTCATGTAGAATATGCTATAACCGATAGTCCACTTATGCTGTCTACCCTTTACAACAAAGACCTTAGTGACTCTTTTGAAGACCTAGTTTATGAAACATATAGTTCATATGAAAATATTAACTTCTTTATTAATAGATGTAAGCCTTATGTTAAAATAGGGAGAGAACAAGATGAATCAGAAGCTATTGCATTAGATAATAAACTAATTAGGCTACTATCTAATTGGGCTATTGACTATGAGAAGATAGATGGTTTATCTACAGCACCACAAACAATACTTGACCATATTAAAGGGATTAGATAATGATTAAATTTTTAGCTAGATTTTTTAGCAATATATTAACAAGCAAATGGTTCTTCCCTTGCTTACAACTTTTGGCTCTTTTAATTGGAGCATTAGGGATTTAATGTGAGAATTGAAAGATGTAATGTATGTAATAGATGGATGGAAATAGATGAGAATAATGAACTGTTTTGTCCATATTGTCTTGATGAGACTGATATTTGGAATACACTATAGAGGGAATAATGTTAGATAAATTAAAGAAAATTAAAAGTGATATTGAGAAATTGATATTAAAAATGGACTCAGAAGGGATCTATGGACCTATTGGGTTCCTTGAAAGTTGCCTTGATGAGATTGAAATGGCAGTAGAAGAAGTTAATCTATTCTTTGCTGATGAGGAAGCAGAGTAATGAAAGTTAAGTTAATTCATGCTACTCCATTAGATATCTTAGTTCAGGCTATCCGTAAATGCTATGATAGTGGAAGTAAAAGTGATTCTGGATACTTTGAAAAGAATGAACAACTATTAGTTAATGAGAAGTATAAGTATAGATTAGGCGAGAAAGATGAAGCTCTCATTAAGAGAGTAATTGAAGCTGGACATACATCTACTCTTGAACATATTAATTTTACATTTGACCTAGGTGGATACAGCAGAGCTTTATTGCAAGAGAAATCACGTCATCGTCATGCTGCTGTAAGTGAACGTTCAACTAGATATTGTTTAAAGAAGCTCAAGGATATTAAGTCTTTAGTTACTGTACAAAGATTTCCATCTGGACAAGAAATCTTTATGTGTAATAAGCAAGAAGCTGCAAAGTATCTTGTTCTTACTGGAGATGAGGATGTAGACAATCTTTCTATTGAGGCTCTTGATAGACTAAGACAATTGCTTGTTCGTAAACCTGAGCTTCGTAATGATGTAGCTAAATATCCTATTCCTGATTCATTGAGAACAGAATGTATCTTTACTATTAATGCTAGGAGTCTAAGGAATTTATTTAGTCTTAGGATCAGTAAACAGGCTTTATGGGAATTCCAAAAGTTATGTTGCTATATGTATGAATCAATCCCTTTCCCATATAAATTTCTAGTTGATGATTTAGTTAATAAAGAGATATATGAATTCTGGATGGGTAGTGACAAACCAGCAGATGGTGGTCATGCTAACTTGTTTGAGAGGTATTATAGAGTATGAGTACTTGTGTCCCGCTTCATGTTCATTCTGAAGGTTCAGTAAGAGATAGCATTAATAAAATATCAAATTATGTACAAAAATGTGTTGAACTAAAATATACTGCTGCTAGTATTTCAGATCATGGATTCATGGGATATAATTATAAGTTCTATAAAGAATGTAAAAAGTATAATATAAAACCTATTCTTGGACAAGAATTCTATTATACCCATGATAGAGCTGATAAGGGGTTAAATTATCATTTAGTCTTATACGCCATGAATGAGAAAGGGTATCAGAACCTATGTAAATTAAGTTCTGACGCGTTTATTAATGGATTCTATAGGAAGGCTAGGACAGATAAAACAATCCTTGCAGAGTACTCTGAAGGCTTAATTTGCACTCCTGCTTGCTGCTTTGGTATGGCACAACAATATATTGTAAATGGTGAGATGGATAATGCAATCCAAGAAGTAAAAGATTTACAATCTATCTTTAAAGAGAATTTCTATCTTGAGATTCATGATCATGGGATTGAAGATGAAATTAAAATTAAGGATGAGTTTCGTAATATAGGGAATGACTTAAATATTAAAGTAGTCCCTGGAATTGATGTCCATTATACTAATAAAGAAGATCAGAAGATTCATGGTATCTTTAAGAATATTGCTTATGCTTCTGGAGGAGAAAAGGATAGTTCCTTTAATGGGACTGATTTCCATGTTCTATCTCCTGAAGAGATGGCAGTTAAATTTACTAAAGAAGAATTAGATAATACTCTTGAAATAGCAGATAAGTGTAATGTAGATTTTAAATTTACTGGTTACTTCTTACCTACATATGATATTCCTGAAAAAGAGTTTGATACATATGAATATCTTAGAACTATATGCTTCAGAGAACTTAAAAAGAAAGGTTTAGATTCTAACCCTCTATATGTAGAGAGATTAGAGTTTGAACTTAATATGCTCCATCTGGCTGACTTAGAGAACTATCTTCTTATAGTGTCTGACTATTGTAATTGGGCTAAGAATAATGATGTCCCTGTTGGACCTGGACGAGGATCTATGGGTGGTTCTATTGTAAGTTGGTTAACCAATATTACAGGAGTTGATCCTTTGAAATATGACTTACTTTTTGCAAGAGCTATCAACCCAGGTAGAAGTTTACAATTTGATTTTGGAGTCTAATTATGTCTAATAATCATAAATATTATGGTTGGTCTGGAAACGTTAGTTATAGAACAAATGTAATTAAAGCAACAAAAGAATGTGTATGTAATATTTGTAATACTACTATAAGAGAAGATGATCCAATGATTAAGTCTAATTTGTGGGTTAAATTCATGCCAACTTATCAAAAGAGTATTAAATCTTGTATTAAATGTGCTTCTGATCCCGTGGGCTTTATTTTTACTATAACTACTTTAATGAGAGAATTTATGGAAAAAGATAATATCCCAGATAAAAAACCGAAAAAGGTAAATAAAAATGGTAACAATTAAAGATTTTACTAACCAAGAGTTAATTAATGCAATAGCAAAATGGTTAAACGAAGAATCTATATTAGAAGATAATAAATTTATTTCTTTTATATACAATGATATTGCAGATAGACTTAAGTCTAATGAATGGTTAGAAAATATAAATGATAAATTAAAAAAGGAAAATAAATAATGGCAAGTCAAAAATATTGTAAGGTACAAGTAACGCTAGGAATTGGAAATCGTAAATCACAGGTAACTGATCCCATTGAAGTAGATGATGCAGTAAATACATTTGATGGAGAACTTAACACTCTGTTGCTCAATGTAGAAGATGCAATTAAAGCTCTCCCATGTAGTGATGGTAATTATACAAAAGTAAATATTGTAGATGCATTATGTACACTATATGGTCTACAAAGGGTTCCAGCATAATGAAAGATAATTACACTCATATACATTTTGTATTAGACCGTTCTGGTTCTATGGAGTCTGTTTGGAATGATACAATCGGTGGATTTAATACATTTCTAAAGACACAAAAAGAAGCTGTTGGAGAAGCTACATTCTCATTAATTCAATTTGACCATGAAGTTATTACTGACTATTCATTTATCAATATCCAAGAGGTAAAAGAACTTGATAGAGAATCATTTGTTCCTCGTGGAATGACTGCTATGAATGATGCTATTGGGGTTGCTATTAATGATTGTGGTAAAGCTCTTGCTCTATTAGATGAGAGTGAAAGACCTGATAAAGTTATTTTTGTTATCTTAACTGATGGCGGAGAGAATGCTTCTAAAACATTTAGCCGTAGTAAAATTAAAGAAATGATTGAACATCAGAATCTTGTTTACAGTTGGGCTTTTATGTTCTTAGGTGCTAATATTGATGCATCTAAAGTTGGAGCTACACTTGGTGTTGATGCTGATTTTACTTCAGGGTTTGAAGCGAGTACTCGTGGTGTTTCCAATACATTTGGAACATTAGGGAATAAACTAGGAAATATGCGTAGTTCTGCTGGTCCATTATATTGTATGGGCGTAAAGTCTCCTATTGCTAAAGCTTCTTCTTATACTGTTGCTGAACGTGAAGAGATGAATCAAAAATGATTAAATGTCTAGACTGTGACTGGATGGAAATTAATTCTGGTTATCATGGATGCTATCATAATTGTACTCATGAATCATGTTTTGAAAATAGAGAATATGAAGGATCTTGTTCTGAAAAAGCATTGAGTGGAGTAGACTCATTCTTTAGAGTAGTGCGTATAACTAACTTTGAAGTTAAGAATTGCAATCATGATTGTGTAGATTTTAAAAAGAAAAGATCAATATTAGATAGGATATTTTTACGTGATTAAATACCATATAGATAGACCTATAGTTGAATATGTACAAGCTAATGAACGTTTTTTAGAATTAGATGATAATGAACATATTACACTATATAATGAAATTAAAAATGCTGTTCTTCAAGGAATAGACGATAAAATATTAAGTAAAGTATTTGATGAAGCTCCCTATATGAATGATAGCAGTATTAATTCCTATCTATTATGGGTACTCCATTTGACAAAAGATAAGCCTACTGGATTACAGAAGATTAAATCTCCTGGATCTTATTGTGATATCGACTTAGACTTCTCTCAAGAGAAGAGAGAAAAAGTATTTGATTATCTTGCTGAGAAATATGGCTCTACTAGAGTAAGTCATATTGCTACATTTGGAACTATGGGAGCCAAGGCTGCTATCAGAAACTCTGCTAGGGCCTTGAGCTACCCAACTGAACTCCAGAATAAAGTAGCTAAATTTATATCAGATGAACCTAAAGCAACTATTCAAGGGAGTATTGATGCTTCTAAAGAATTCCAAGATATGATTAAGAAATCTGAACAAGTTCAACATATTATATCTGTTGCAAAGAAGCTGGAAGGATTACCTAATTCACTTAGTGTCCATGCTTCTGCTGGTATTATATCTGATGTTGCAACTACTGATAGAGTTCCGATGATGGTATCTGCTAAGAAGAATGATCCTATCACTGGGATTAGTGGATCTAAAGTTGTTTCTCAATTTGATATGAAAGATGTTGAAAATGCTGGTTTATTAAAATATGATATTCTTGGTCTTAAGACTCTTGATATTATAAATGAAACAGTTAAGATAATTAAAAGGAATAAGGATATAGATATCGATATTGAATCGATTGATATGAATGATCCTGGAATCTATAAACTTCTTAATGCTGGACATGTAACTATAGTATTCCAATTTGATGGAACTGCTGCTGCATATCTACCTAAGATTAAACCTCAAAATATAGATGAAATATCAGACTTAACTTCAATACTCCGTCCCGGACCGATGAGCATGGGAATGGTTGAGAGGTATGCTGAAGCTAAATTTGAGAATAAGAAATATGAATATGAATTGAAAGATCAAGCTCTTATTGCTAAAGTTTGGGAAATATGTTATCGTTCATATGGATTAATGATATACCAAGAACAAACAATTAAATGTTTTGTTGAGATAGCAGGATTCAATGAAATCGCTGCTGATAATGCTAGAAGAGCTATGGGTAAAAAGTTACCTGAAGAGATGGCTAAATTAGAAGGAGCGTTTGTTGAAGGTGGAATTAAAAAAGGCTATAACGAGAATGACCTTAAGACTTTATTTAAAGGGATCGCTGGATTTGCAGAATATGGGTTTAATGCATCGCATGCAGTATGTTATTCTTTTATTACTTGTCAAACTGCTTGGTTATCCCATTATTATCCGTTAGAGTTCTTTACTGCTGCTATGACTATTGATGCAGGGAATACTGATGATATTAGACGTTATATCAAATCAGCTAAAGAAAGAAATATAATTCTTTCACCTCCTGATATTAATAAATCTGATAGTATGTTTACTATTAAAGACGAATCTATTGTTTTTGGACTTAATGCTATTAAAGGTGTTGGTCCATCTACATCGAAAAAGATTATGGCTCGTAGACCTAAAAAAGGATATACTTCTCTTGGTCATTTTATTAGGCGTAATCTCGATTTGATTAATTCAAAGATACTTGAATCATATACGAAAGCTGGATGTTTTAAATCATTTGGTTATAATAAGCAATCTGTTTTAAATAGTATCCAGAATATATTGGATTTTATTAGTGTCTTGAAAGAGTATGATAAGTACAATACTTTCTTTGATCTTTGTAACATCTCACTTGACAATTTTATAGATTCATGTATAATGAAAGATTCCCAAAAAGAAGACACATTATCTTATGAGATTGATTCTTTAGGTCTTTATATTAGTAAACATCCTATGGATGTATATGATCTTAAAGGAATGAATGATCCTTCTTTTGTAGAATATTATGAGAATGAAGATGAATTTATCACTATAGGGTGTCTATCTGGAATAGAAGTTAGAAAGACTAAAGCCAAACTAAATATGTGTAAGTTTAATATTGCATCTAGCATGTATAATCTTCCATGTATTATATTTCCTAAAGCATATTCTAAATATGTTAATGACCCTACTATCGCTGAAGGTAGAATGGTATGTGTCCAAGGAAGAATAAAAATTTCTGATACTGGTAGAGAATTAATTGTGAATGATATTCATGATAATATCGATAGGTATCTTGTTAGAAAAGTAATTAATAAAAATGAGTTTCCAATAAACTCCAAATTAACATTTATATTAGGATAAACAATGTCATATAATCTTGCACGTAGAGTATTAAGAGCAGAAAAGAAAGAATTTGTAACATCTTGGAAAAAGAAAAATAAAGTTAGTGATCAAAGCATAGCTAAATATATCTCGAATAAAAATAAGAAAATGAGTCTTGAAAATCAATATGAAGCGATTCTTGAGATTACATTTAATGCCTTGCAGAAGCAGGCAGAAGCAGCTAAAACTCCTAGTGAAGAGGTAATTTAATGGCTCCAAAAAAAGAGAAAGCAACTGTAAAAACATCTGGATTAACTTACGAAGAAGCAGTCAAGGTTGTTAAAGCAGCAAAAGGGTCACAAAGTATTATTGGATCTGAAATCCCTGAGTATTGTTCTGTTAGGAAAATTAGGACTGGTATCCCAACCCTAGATTATGAATTAGGTGGTGGTATCAGTGAAGGTCGTATTACTATTATGGGTGGTAAACCTAGTTCTGCTAAGACTACCACTACCCTACAAGGTCCGGTTTCAGCTCTTATTAATGAGATCAAAGCTAGTGGCGAAACAAAATTTGGACTTATTGTAGATTCAGAAGGCGGATATGATTCTCCTTATGCTAGAGCATTAGGTGTAGATGAAAAGTATCTTATTATTAAACGTAAGAAAGTTATTGAAGATGCATTCCAAGAGATAGATGATCTGATTTCTATGGGACTTATTAAGTTTCTTGTTATAGATTCATTGGATACAATGGTTTCGAAGAAAGGTGATGATAATAAGTATGCTGCTACAATGGGTGGTACTGCTGGAGCTTTGGCTCAACATCTCCCTGTTTTATATGAAAAGATTATGGAATGGAATGTTACAACAATTATTATTAAACAAGCTCGTGTTAAGATTGGTGGTTTTAATCCAACTGGGAATGAGATAATTCAACTATCTGGTGGTTATGCACTAAAGCATCTAGCTGATAGTATTTTCATTGTAAACAGATTATCTAACAAGAATCTATCTTATACTCCTATCCAATTAAAAGCAGTTAAGACTAGAAGCTCTAGACTTGGACTTATTATGGATATGCCTTTAGGCTCATGTGGGATTGATGTTGTTCATGATGCTATTGCTCTTGCTATTGGACATGGATTGATTACTACGGGTGGCGGTGGTTGGACTCAGTTAGATGATGACCAAGGAAAGATCCTAGTCAGAGAACAAGGACTTGATAAATTTGTTGCTAAGATTAAAGATAGTGCTACATTAACCCAATCACTTATAGATAGTGTTTATCTTAATATTATTGATACTGCACTTGTTGGTAGGAATACTACTGAAGGTGGAGATCTTATTTCCGATATTGAAAATGAGAAAGAAAAAGTAGAAGAATAATGGCTATCGCAAAGCAATATGCAACACGTAATAAAAATTAGTTATTAACATATGTAATTAACTATTTATGGAGTTACATATGAAACAAAAAATTAATTTATTAAATATAAGATTTGGCAGACTCCTGGTAATACAGGAGTCTGAAAAAACATCTTATAATAGAACACAATGGCTTTGTAAGTGTGATTGTGGGAATGAAGTTAAAGTTGCTACAACAAGCTTACAATCGGGAGCTACTGTATCATGTGGTTGCTTTAGGATAGAGCAATGCAGTAAAAAACTTTCATTAGATTTAATTGGTAAAAAATTTGGGAAATTACTTGTTTTGGAAAGAAAAGGATCTCAAAAACTTAATGGAGAAAATTATAAATATGCAAGGTCAGTATGGCTTTGTTTGTGTGATTGTGGGAAAACTTATGAAGTTACAGGGCAATTACTTATATTAAATAAAGTTTGTTCATGTGGCTGTGCTTCAGTTATAAGTGGCGAAAAACATCATAATTGGAATCCAAATAAAACGGATGAAGAAAGGTTACAACATCGAGATACCAAAGAGTATTTTAAATGGCGTAAATCTATATTCAATAAATTTAATTGGACATGCCAATGTTGTAAAGTTAAGAGACATTTAGGACTAAATGCACATCATATCCAAAATTACTCAAATCATAAAGAATTAAGATTTAATATTGATAATGGTTTACTATTATGTAGATATTGTCATAGAAAATTTCATAAAGAATATGGTAGAAAAAATAATAATATTTCTCAATTAAAGGAATTTTTACAAAATAATGAAAAAGAAACAGTACTGCACAAGGATGCTTCTTAATAATGCTTGCTATATGGCTAAAGATTATAGCTATTTTATAAATGGAAAGTGTTCTAATTGCCATTGGTGTTATAGGTATTGTTATAACTATAAACCAAAGACTTATCTTTCAAGATGGATACATGAAGAATTAAAATATAATGATGACTTGTATATGGCTCCAATATTTATTAGTAGGTATTGTGAGCCATTCTTGTCACCAAATTATAGAAAACATTCCTTATATGTAGCTAATAACTTTATAGAAAATGGTAGTCAAGTTATATTTAATACTTTAGGTGGAGAGCATTTTGATAACATAGAGGTTATAGATTTCATAAAGAAAAATAACTCAAAGATTATGTTACAGTTTAAGATGTTTAATACTGATAATACTGAAGCTGGTAAGATTATAAGAAATTCTTTTTCTCCTAATATGGAGAATAGATTTGATACAATTAAGAAATTTGATTTTGTTGATAGAGTAATAGTCATTGATCCATTAATCTTAGGGGTTAATGATATTGATTTTAAAAATATAATAATTAAAGTAAATGAAATTGGAATAAAAAAAGTTATTATAAAACAACTATTCTCAACTGATTACTTTAAACATTACCTTGAATTACATACTGGGAAAAGTAGTTTCTTATCTGAACAAGTAGGGAAGTTTTGGACTTATAATAATCATGGACTCTTAAAATCATTGCTTGATGGATTAGAATTATGCTATAAGTATAATATAGATGTTCAATTCTGTAATAATAGAGAATTAAATAAAGTATTAAATAATAAAAAATACAATAACTGCTGTATGCTAGAAAATCCTATTGGACTATACGATATAGATAAACCCAAAATGGATAGAAAAGGCAGTAGTATAATTAGGTTTAATAATGAATGAAAAAAAATGCTATATAATGGATTATAGTTTTTATATATATAATGGGGCTTTTGCTTACCCTGATTTACAAAATAAAGCAGGATTTAAAACAGGAGCCTTGTATCATGTATCTAATTATTTAGTACCTAAATTACGTGAGAACTATGAGACTATCCTTATATTTGATCCTCCAAAAGCAGACTTAGATAGAACACAAATGCTTGCTGATTATAAAGGTAATAGACCTCCTACTCCTGAGTATATAAAGAATCAGATGTTGTTAGGGCAAGAACTATTCCCTCTGACAGATAAAGTATTATGCTATGCATCTGAAACAGAAGAGTCTGATGATGTAATGGCTACTATTGCTATTAGTAAAGCAAGGGATGGATATAAAGTTGTTGTTGGGTCTGATGATAAAGATATGTTTCCATTATTAGGATACAAGAATATAACCCTATTTAGACAAAAACAATACTTTACAAAAGAACATTTTGGCCCTTACATGAAAAAGAAACACAATATTGATTTCACTGACCCTTCTAGGTTTGATGAATTCTTAGCTATAATTGGAGATTCAGCCGATAACTATAATGTTATAAAAGGACTTGGACCAAAAGCTGCTGAGTATTTTCTTACTAAGTATAATCATATACTTGACCTATGGGATGACTGGGATAATGTCGAAGAAAAATATAGAAAAAAACTATTGAAAAGTTGTAGTGGTTATAATTGTAAGAAATGTAAATCATGCGATATTAAAGGTACTGATTTAATTAAACTAAAAGATGAATTGAATCTTAGTTTACAATTAGCACAATTAAACACTAAAGCAAAATATAAATTATTAAATGTAAAGTCTGATAAATCAGCTTTTATTGATAAGATATATGAATTAGAATTAAGGCATTTAATGAATAATGCCCAACTGTTTTTCTGAGGAATAAATGAATTTTTTTAAAAATAAGACTAACCTACAAAAGATTAGTGTATGTCTAGGTATTATAAAAGGCTGTATCTCTTTAGCTCTTTTAACTAATCTTGGCAACCCTGATTTTAAACAATACGATCAAAAAGTACAAGACAACAATAGATTTGGAAGGAAGTTTTAATGGAAATTAATAAAGATAATATTGAATTATTTATAACAAATCAAGGACTTATAATTGGAGAAAGACAACGTGCTTTTTCTGAAGTTGTTAGATTAATAAATCCTTTACTTCTTATTAAGAATAATTCTGGTATTTATTTAACTGATCTCTTTATGGGAGAGCAATGGATTATAATCCCACACTCTTACTGTATGCAGATTTCAGTAAATGAAACAATTAAAGATGAATATATAAAAGAAGTAGAGAAAAATAATAGCTCTATCATTCTTCCAAATGCAGATAAAAGGATCATTCTATAAATGATAACAGATATTCATGAGTTAATCGCTCAGTTAAAACTACGACTCCCAGACTATTTAGCATTACATGGAGTAAGTGAACCAAATAAAAAGTTTCTCTGTTTATTCCCTGGACATACTGATCAGAACCCGTCTATGCAAATGCATAAATGTGGGACATTTGTTAATTGTTTTTCTGGCGGTCACCATGGAGATATCTTTACAGTAGCTAATTGGCTAGAAGATAAACCTCTTGACGGAGAAGACTTTATCAAAGATAATGTTTATTATCTAGCTGATCTACTTGGTATTAAATATAGTATCTGCTCTACTAATTCAGAGAAGATTGCATTAAAGAATAATTATCTTAGAGCATATAAGACTGTTGCATCTTATATTGAATTTACTGCTGATAAAACTCCAACTCCAGCTTTTGAAAAAGAGATGGTTAAAAGAGGCTGGGCAGTTAAGAAATCAATAGGACTTGGACTAGGATGTGTCCATTCGTTTAAAGATGTATTGAACTTATTAAAAGCAAATGATTTTACTAATGAGTTTATTGATCTATGTGGATTAATGAGAGCTGATTTGTTTAATCCAGATAATGTTCTCTTTACAATCTATGATGCTTATGGTAGACCAATTGCCTTTTATGCTAGAGATACAAAATTTGAAGAAAAGAAAAAGGCTTATGAAGCAAGAGACAAGATGGATATGTCTCATTCTAAAGTCCCAATGAAATTTAATTCAACTGCTAACTTTACTGGGATATATGAAAAATCATTGAATCCATATGGTATTCATGATATTAAGAATTCACATACAGTAATTGTAGTTGAAGGACATGGATGTAAACATTCCCTTAGATTAGCTGAGATTGATAATGTTATAGCTCTTGGTGGCTTGGCTTTCAATGAACAGTTAGTTTCTAAGCTTTCTAGTTTAGGTGTAACTAAATTAGTCCTTACATTAGATAATGATGATAAAGGAAAAGAAAAGCTTAAGTCTATTATTAGACAATATTATGGTAAACTCCCATTAGACTTATCTGTGTTAGATATGGCATCTGTTTATAATGATGTTAAAGACCCAGATGAATTTTTAAGAAAATATAATGTTGAAGCCTTTAAACAAATACCTGAAAAGAATGCACTCGAATGGATTGCTATTACAGAGTTATTTGAAAAGGGTGATGCTTATGTAGTATTACAAGATCTACTTCCTTTGATTGCACTTGAAAGATCTCCTATTAATCGTAGGAGAATTGAAGGTTTAATCTCTGATATTACTGGAATTGATAAGAATGATATTCATGATGAGGTAGAACAAAAGATTACTCTTTCTAAAGACCGTAAAGGTGAGGTAGCACTCAAGATATTAGATGAGGCTAGAGAGCTTCTTATATCTAATCCTAGTGCCATTGATGCAGTAACTAATCTTATATCAAGTCGTCTTGGTAATATTAATAAAACAGATACAGATGAGGATCTATACTCTAGCAATGAAGTTCTAAGAAGTTTAGCTCTTCAGGAAGAAAGAGAAGACTCTGGAGTTATAGATCCTATTATTAGAACTGGTTGGGAAGAGTTTGATTCTAAGATCCAACTTCCACAAGAAGAAGCATTCTGTTTAATTCCTGGTGCTCCTAATACTGGGAAGTCAAGTTTATGTTTGTGTGCTGCAAATGGTATTCTTGATAATGATCCTGATGCTATTGTTATCATTCATAGTACTGATGATAGTAGAGCTGTTTATTTTAATCGTCTTGTAGCTAATAAAGCTAAGATTAATATGAACTGGATTAAACGTCCTAATCATTATTTAGATGAGACTCTTGCTAGAAGAAGAAAAGATGCATATAAAGAATTGACAGAACATATTAGAAGTGGTAGACTTATCATTAAAGATGTTATGCATGGTGATACGGTAGAGTATCATGGTAAGTTAGTTCAGTATATAAGAGATAAGAATCCTAGCAAAAAGATATTTAGTGTATGTGATAACTTTCATAGACTAGGTACTGAAATTGGGTATGATGATAGTCGTGTAAAATATAAATATACATCTGGCTTAATGAAATCATATACTACAAAATATGGGATTGTTGAATTTTGTACTGTTGAAATGAATAAGATGAGAATGTATGAGAGACATACAACTGCTGAAACTATTGCAGAAGCTGCAAGTTTACAGTTTGATGCTAACTTAATTATATTTTTATATAATGAAATTAATGCTTTAAGAGAAAATGCTAAAATGGTATTCCCTTCTACAACAATGGACTATCATCCAGTTGCTGGATATTTACATAAGCCAACAACAAAACCTCTTATCGAAGCTTTAGTCCTAAAGAATAAAGTATCAGAATTCAAAGGTAGTTTATGGTTTAAGTTCCATCCAGAGCTAGCTAATTATGATCCTATCTCTTATGAGGAAGTTAAACAAATTACTGCTGATGGAGAAGAACAAGGCTAATGAACTTAATATATAAACAACATATAAATAACTATATCTTTTGTCCTTACTTGTATGCTAAGAATATTTTAGCAAATAAGTATGGGCAGAAGTCTGAAGGTGATTATAAAAAGTTTAAAGACTTTTTAAATGATACAGCTTCTTATGAAATGAAAAATAATACAAAAATGAATTTATCTGAATATAGAACTGGGTATACAAATAGGTTCTATAGTAGTAAGTCTGATTTATTCAATAAAGATCTAACTGGATTAGTGTCTAAGTTAAATAATATCTTTTCTCCATTTTCTGATAATCTTTTTATTGGGTATAATCTTCCTGTTGAAATTGTTATTCCTGGAACTCAAAATGTCTATAAAGATACAATATCATATCTTATGACTGATCTTGAAGATACTAAGATTATAGCAATTGAGATAGAAGATCTATCAGGAGATAAATTCAATTTTTATAAAAAAATGCTAAAAGATTGGCCTCAGTATTATACATTATATTCTTACTTAGCATATAAGTTTGATAGAATGGTTGAGGTTATTATTTTAGACCCTATCCTTAATGAGAAGATTGAAATGGTCTTTTTAAAAGATAGACATAAAGATGACCTAAAAGAACTAGGTGATATCATAATGCCAATTGAAAAGAATATACTCTATAAGAATTTCTTTGCCTGTGGTAATTGTGAATTAATAGGAGATTGTAAATAATGGATTTAGTTACATGTAGTTGTGGTAGTACATTGTTTGAAAATATAATTACAATGGAGTTTGATAAAACAGACTTTAGGGTATGGAGCTATGCTTCAAAGTTAGTCCCTGCTGTTAGTTGTATCCCTGTTGCTAAGTGTCTTGCATGTGGTAGAATTACTATTCCTTCTACATCTATGATGGGCAAGCATAATGGAGACCCAGAAGTTAAAGCTTATGCACAATTAATTGATATTGCAGATAAGATCAACAAAGCTATTAGTGATAGAGAATTAAATGTTGCAATTGATTTAGCTTTCTTTGCTAATATATCAAATAGACTAGATACACTTGAGAATAAAGTATGTGGCTGTAAAGCTCCTGAAATTACTCAAGAGCTTAAAGATCTACGTTCAGAAAAGGCGTCTAAATCTGCTGTTTCAAATGATACTCCTAAACCTAAAAGGTCTAAAAAAGGTGTCTAAACAACAAGTTGAAGTAGAAAGACTTTTATCTCTGTTATATAATGACTTAGAATCAGAGATAGATTTAAGTAAAATAACAAATGTTAAATTACATAAAGGGATTCGAGTTGATATTTGGATCCCTTCTATTAGATGTATTGTTGAAATACATGGTATACAACATCATAAACCAAGTGGATTTGGTAAAGATAAAGTTGAAACTCTTAATGTATTCAATAGACAGCTAGATAGAGACTCCAAATTAATTACTATATGTAATCGATTTGATATTAATTATGAACAAATAGACTATAACGAGAAAGTAGATTTTACTAGTCTTGTTAGGAGATTTAATAAATATGATGAGAGCAAAGTTGAAAGTTGAATCTGTCACTAAAACAGAAGGCAACGAGATTTTAAAAATGAGAGCAGTATGTAAACTAGGTGGCTATCCAAATGATGGAACAGATGAGGATAATACATTTGCTTTATGGACTCCTGGAGCAACATTAGAAATGTTTATCACTAATCCTGCTCTATATGGTAAGATTAAGCCAGGCCAGAAATTTTATGTTGATTTTACTTTGGCAGAATAATGTATATAGGAATCGATCTTGCTCTTCGTAATATAGGAGTTGTGGCACTTAGTAAAACTGGTAATCTTATTAACTTTAGATTAATTACATCTGATCCTAAGAAGATTAATGGTGAAGATCTACTTATGTCAAATAAGATTAGTTTAAATGGAGCTATTTATTCATGCATTAATGCTAATAAAAGTGAAGTTTTAAATATAGGACTTGAAGGACTTGCCTTTGGTAGTCCAAGCGCACTAATAGATTTGATAGCAGCTAACCATTGGATAACTAGAATTGAAATAAAGAAAGATGGATTTCCATTAACTGTTATCCCTCCTAGGGCTTGGCTTAAAGAGTTTGTCACAAAAGATGTTCTAGCAGATTGGGCTAAACGATTCCCAGTAGTTAGAGCTAAAAAGAAAATGAAATTAACAAAAGAAGAAAAGGCTGCTAATACTAAATCAAAAGCTGCGATTCGTAAAGAATCAAAAGAGATGATTTACAATAAGGTGCCTGCTAAGATAAGAGAGCAGTTCGAAGCTTATCTTGAAAAAAATAAATTACCTAAAGATGGGAAATTAGATTTATCTGATGCTTATCATTTAGCTAATTATATTAGGAAGAAAAATGGAACCTGAGATATTAGAAGATGAAATTATAAATGAAATCTCTTTGACCAATATTCCATCTAACAAGACACGTAAAAAAGTAAGACAATTTAATGAGTTTAGTGTAGTAACTAAGCTTATTAAGAAGTATAAGCAAAAAGAAGATGAGAAAGTATTATTAGAGATAATAAAAGCGTTAGAGGGAATCATAAATACATTTACTATCATAGTATGTCCAGGTGACCCTTCTCAACAGATATACCTTAACCCTTATATGAAAAAGTTTATTGGAATGTTCTTAACTAAAGAAGAACAGAACAGTACGACATATATGACTTATATGCAAGCTGTATATAGGATTAGATGGGTTATGAGATATTGGACTTATGAAGATCTATATGCAGAATTAATTAAACTACTTGTTGATATAGTTAAGAAGATTAGAATCATTGGTGATTGTGATTGTATCTATTATATTCAGTTTGTTATGAAGTTTAAGATGCATGGGCTTGTAGTTAAAACTGCAAAGGATATTATGGTAGACATTAAAGAAATGCCTACTGATTTCAATGCTACATCACAGAATGATGGCTATGAAGATACACTTGAAAGATTAACACTTGGACCAGATAATTATAAATATGAAGATAGACTTATTGAAAGTTTATATGATGAGATTGATTTAGATATTCTCACCAATAAAGAAGATGTATTTAAATATTTTTGTTCTTATGAAAAATATATTATTTATCTACATGAATATTTACTATTGACACCTCAGAAGATTTCGTCTATACTTAAAGAATCTCTTGAGGAAGTAACCGACCGATTAGATGACATTAAATACAAGCTTGAACAATTCACAAGCAACTAAAGGAAGAATAACACATGAGCGTACAATTAGAAGACAAAGTAGTAAATCTTGAAAATCAGGCTTATATCACTTACTTACAAATCAATTCACTAATTAAACAACTAGCTGAATTAAAAGTAATTGAGACAGAAGCTCTGATCAAAGACATGGATGACCTTAACAGTAAGCTAGTTGAGGCTGTCGAAGCTGAGATCGAGAAAAGCAAGACAGAAGAAACTGTAGAAGAAGTAGCGGCTTATTAAGCCGCTTTTCTTTTGGAGAAAAGATGACTGATAATTTTATGATTGTAAAATTTAAGAAGTTATCACCAGAGGCTATTATCCCCCAGCAGACCATTGGGAATGCTGGGATGGATATGACTGCCATCTCTTTTAAAGAGACTGATGATTACACTGAATATGACACTGGCATTGCTGCAGAAATTCCTGAAGGATATGTAGGATTATTATTCCCAAGATCAAGTAACTCTAATATGGACTTACTGCTTTGTAATAGCGTTGGTGTTGTGGATTCTGCTTATAGAGGGAGTATCCGTTTTAGATATAAACTTGTTGCAAATGATGAGAAAAAGAAAGTTTTCTATACTGTTTATAATGTTGGCGATAGAGTAGGCCAACTAATAATTATGCCATATCCTACAATTAGATCATTAGAAGTAGATGAACTCTCTCCTACAGATCGTAATAATGGTGGCTTTGGGAGTACTGGTAAATGAAACTAAGAGTTACTAAAGTAAGATATGATGCTGTTGTTACAAAAGGAGCTTTATTCTTTTGTGATGAAGAAGATACAGTTGTTGCCCCTAATAGTGTTGTGCTATTAAAGACCGGAGTTAAAATTGCTGTTCCTTGTGAATATAAACTTGACATTAAGCTAATTGAAGATTTTATAGATAGTGATATCGTCCTTCTTGGAGATACTGTTGCTCCATTAAAAATGGGGGCTGAGTTAGGGCTTATTGTTTCTAATGTAGGTCGTAAACAATTAAGAATAGATACAGGTACAAAGATCGCTACATATAATATAATCAAATATGAAGATTATGAATTAGAGGATTTAGATGGCGTTGACTGATAACATTAGAGAAGAGTTTGTTAAACATTGCTTAGAAGATAGAGTTCTTTTAATAAATGGACCTATAGAGGATAGCATAGTAGAAGATACTATTATGCAAATTATCCATTGGAATAAAGAAGATACTATCGAAGAAGTTGATTCGAAGACTTACAATCGTAAAGACTTCCCTATTAAATTATATATTAATTCTAATGGTGGAAGTGCAACTGAATGTTTCTCGTTGATAAATGCAATGCAATCTAGCAAGACACCTGTACTTACCTTTGCTTTAGGTAAAGTGTATTCTGCTGGATTCCTTATTTTTATTGCTGGACATCTTAGATTTGCTCAGAAATACAGTTCAATGATGTATCACCAGACCTCTTACATCAGAGGTGGAGAACAACAGTATCATGAAGAAATGCTTGAGTATGATAAGCATGTTCAAAAAGTTGCAGAGGATATCGTTATGCAACATACTAAGTTCCCTAAAAAGAAGTTAGATGAGATTAAGAAATCTAAACAAGATTTCTATTTCCTTGCTAGTCAAGAAGAAGATCTTTATAGATCAAAATATAAAGTATTTGATTTTTATTACTAAACCAACAATATAATGTTATGGAGTATTTAATATAGTATGAATGAATATAAATTAAAAGGTATTCAAAAAGAAATTTGGATTAAAAAGTATAAAGCCGATACAGATTTATGTATAGAAGATACTTGGAGACGTGTAGCTAAATGGGCTGCATCTGCTGAAGAGCCTTTACTTAGAGCTGAATGGGAAGAAAAGTTCTATAGTATACTCTATGACTTTGTATTTATCCCTGGTGGAAGAATTACTGAAGCTGCTGGTACAAAAAATAGTTATGCAAATAATTGTTTTGTATTAGACATTGAAGATAATTTAGAAGAAATATTTGAAACAGTTAAACGTACTGCTATGATCTCTAAGAAGAATGGTGGCACAGGGATTTGTTTTGATAAGATTAGACCAGCCAATGCCCCATTATCTGGTGGTGGCGTTGGTTCTGGTGTTGTATCATTCATGAGAGTCTTTGATGTATCATGTGATGTAATTAAAACTGGTAGTAAAAATAGACGTGCTGCTCTTATGGGAATTCTTGGAGTACAACATCCTGAGATCTTTGAGTTTATTGATGCTAAGAGACAGCAAGGTGTTCTTACTAACTTTAATATCAGTGTTTCAATTACTGATGATTTCATTGAAGCTGTTAAGAATGATGCTGATTGGGATTTAGTATTTGGTGGAGTTGTTTACAGGACAGTTAAAGCTAAAGACCTATGGAATAAACTTTGTTATTCAGGTTGGATGTTTAATGACCCAGGTATCTTCTTTAAAGATACAACAAATAAGTATAATAATCTTTATTACATAATGGATTTTAGTTGTACTAATCCTTGTGGAGAGTTACCTTTATTCCCTTGGGGAGCTTGCTGTTTAGGCAATGTTAATATGACTAAGTTTATCATTAACCCATTTTCAGATAATCCTGAATTTGATTTAGGTAAATATTATGGTGTATTGGCTATTGCTACTAGATTCTTGGATAATATCTTAGATGTCACTCAGTATCCATATGAACAAAATAAAGAAATAGCTTTACGTGATAGACGTATTGGACTTAATCCTTTTGCTGGATTGGGTGATACATTAGCAATGATGAAGCTTCCTTATGATAGTAGCAAAGCAAGACAATTTGCTAAACAAATAGCTAAACAAGCTTGTGAAACAGTTTATTTAGCAAGCATTGATTTGGCTAAAGAGAAAGGTGTATTCCCTTCTTTTGATAAAGAAAAGTATTTAAATTCTAATTTCATATTTAATCGCTTTGGAGAAAACTCTAAAGTCCTTTATGGTCTTGAGAATGTTGGTCCACGTAACTCTGCAGCACTTACATTGCCTCCAGTTGGGACAGGATCTATCTTAGCTTATAATATATCATCTGGTATGGAACCTATCTTTGCTAGAGAATATTGGAGAGATTTCTTGCAGCCAGATGGAACTAAAGACAAAGAACTAATGGAAGATTATGCTTGGGGGCTTTGGAAGAAATTAAATCCAAATTCATATGTCCAAGAGGATCTAAACTCTACTGATAAAAAATGGAATGTTCCTGATTACTTTAAGACTTCTATGGAAATCGATCCTAAAGATCATATCTTGATGCAAGCTACTCTTCAGACTTATGTAGATGGCTCTATCAGTAAGACTGCTAATCTGCCTGCTGAGTATACATTAGAGGACTATAAAGAACTCTTAATGTTTGCTTGGGATAATGGATTGAAAGGCTTCACAACATTCCGTGATGGAACTCGTGAAGGTGTCTTATCAACTACAAATGATAAGGCTAAAGAAACCCCTGTAAGAGAAACATCTATTAAGCCTAAGAGACCACGTAAGCTTAAAGGCGAAACATATCAGATCCCTGAGCATGATGGTAATAATACTTACTGTACTATTAATCAGAATGAAGGTAAGCCTTGGGAAATATTCTTTAACTCTAGTGGACAGAACTATGAATGGTTTGCTGCTATTGGAAGATTAGCTTCTAGGATTATGCGTAAGACTGGAGATATTGATTCTGTTATTGGTGAATTAAAACAAATCAAGGGTGAAGGATTCTTTACTCAAGATTATGGTTTTGTAGAATCGAGACCACAACTGGTTGGGCTTATGTTAGAAGAATATTACAAAGGTCTCACTGGTGAAATTAAAACTGAATCTATCATAGGTCAGTGTGAAATCTGTGGTGGTAATCTAGTTAAACGTGGTGGTTGTGTTCAATGTGAAGCTGGCTGTGTAGAATCATATAAGTGTGGATAAAAATATGAAATTTTTAATACAAAAAGACTTCCCTACACAAAAAGATGCTGAAGAGATATTAGATATTGTTAGCCATTATCCTTATGAGATATTAGATGTTGATCCATTTTCAAATGATACTTTATTTAATCTTAATGATAAAAACTATATTCCTTACTGTTCTACTTTTTTATTTGAAACATTATTCAAGTTAAATGTAATTGGATTAAACTACAATTTAAATACAGCAAGTTATGAAGTATTTACTTCTAATAGAAATGATATGCTTAATAATAATGTTTATAATATTAAAGATGCTATTGAATTTTTATCTATTCAGCAAAAAGGAAAACTCTGGTTCTGTAAACCAGCTGAAAAAGCTAAGATCTTTACTGGTTCAGTTGAAGCTTCTGAAGAATGGGTTGAGTTTTTACAAGATAAAGTTGAATGCAAAAGCTCTGGATCATATAAATTAGAACTAGATACTAAACTAGTCTTAGATACTCCAAAAGTAATTTATTCTGAATACAGATGGTTTATCGTAGATAAAAAGATTATTTCTGGGAGTATGTATAAGAAGAATGGACAGTTGTTTTCTGAAGAAATTCTAGATCGAGATATGACTAAAGAGGCTCAAGAATTTGCAAACAAATGGTTGCCTAATGATAATTGTGTTATGGATTTAGCTTTAACTAAAGAAGGATTAAAAGTAGTAGAATTCAATTGTATAAATAGTTCAGGTTTTTATAAATGCAGTAAGTACAAAGTATTTAAAGCCTTATGGGGATACTTTAGTACTGGAGAAAATAATGGTTAAAAAATTTGTATTAGATACATCGGTTCTATTACATGAACCAAATAGTATTTTTAAATTTGGGAACAATGAAGTTATTCTTCCTATAACAGTTATCGAAGAACTAGATAACTTTAAAAAAGATCAACGTGAGGTGGGCAGAAATGCCCGCCAGATCGCTCGAATATTAAATAAGCACCTAGATGACGGTAGCATTAAGAATGGCGTTGTAATCAATGATGAAGGCGGAATTCTTCGTGTTGATATTAGATACTCACTTGAAGCACACAATGTAGATTTACCTTTAGACTATTCAGTTAATGACAATAGAATTATTAACTGTGCTTATATCAATGATGCTATAATCGTTTCAAGAGATGTTAATTTGAGAATTAAAGCTTCTGCTTATAACATTCCATCTGAAGATTATAAGAATGATAAGTTAGATGTAGATGATTCATTTACTGGGCATGGAATATTAGATGTGTCACAGGCAATGATTGATCAAATCTATGAAACTAATTTCTTACCTTTAAATGATCCTAATGTTGAAGTCTATCCTAATAAGTGTTTCTTATTAAGAAGTACAAGTAACAGTAAACAATCTGCTTTAGCTAGATACTATGCTCCTCTTAAAGAGCTTAGATTACTAGCTCAAGATCAGAAGACTATGGGACTACTGCCTAGAAACAAAGAGCAGCAATATGCATTAGACGTATTGACAGATCCTGATATTAAATTAGTCACTTTGGTTGGTAAAGCTGGATGTGGTAAGTCCCTTATGGCTTTAGCTGCAGGTCTTGAATGTGTAGCTGGTCAGAAGCTATATAAGAAACTATTAGTATATCGTCCAATCGTTCCTATGGGAAATGATATCGGTTTCCTTCCAGGAGACATGGATGAGAAACTAGGTCCTTGGATGCAACCTATCGCTGATAATATTGATTTTATTATGGGAGATATTACACCAGAGGATAAGCCTAAGATTAAGAAACCAAAAGTTAATAAAGCTGATGGTATCCCTAATCTAGATAAAGGTGAGAAAGCAGCAGGGAAAATCTCTCCTACACAAGAGTTAAAGCAATGGGGTCTATTAGAACTCGGAGCTGGTACATATATAAGAGGGAGAAGTATCCCTGGACAATTTATTATCTTAGATGATGCACAGAACTTTTCTATTCATGAGATTAAGACTTTTATTACTCGTGTTGGAGAAGGAACTAAGATTATTCTAACTGGAGACCCAGCTCAGATTGATGCACCTTATTTAGATGCAACAAACAATGGGCTTACTTATGTAGCTGAAAGAGCTAAACACTATGAGAATGCAGCTCATATTACTTTTAGTAAGAGTGAAAGATCTGAGTTAGCAGAATGGGCAGCTAATAACCTATGACAAGAATAGAAGAATTAGAGAGAGAGGTTGAGCTAATTTCTAAGTTAGTTGAACTATATCAAACACTTAATACTTTAAAACAACCAGTTCAGACATATCAACCTTATATCTATCCATATTATCCTACTATAAGTTATAGTGGAGGAGTTTGTAATCCGACTGATGGACCTGTACTTAGCAATAAGATAACTCGAACAGGTGGTTGTTAAGTAACAAAAGAATACTATATTGCAATTGAAAAGGGGCTTCAAAAGAGGCCCCTTACTTTTACTTATTCATTTCTTTTAATAAATCGATTATTCTATTGATGTTATCTTGCATGTCGTTTCTTATCTCAATACGAAGATCACGTATCATATTCTCTAACCTATTTGTTATTCCACCTATGTCAACACGATGCTGTTCTGTGAATTTATCATATTCAGCTCTTGTCACATAGTTTACAGGCAAAGACCGATTGCACAAATTATGTTCTGCTTCAAACTTATCTACTCTCTCTTTTAACGCTTTTATCTCTACTTCTTTAGAATCTAATTCAGCCTTAAATGCTTTATCTTCTTGTTCTTCAATTCTTTTAGTTTTATCATCTATAGCTTTTTGATTCTTGTCTAAAAGCATTTTCCCATAGAAAGCAACTCCAGGTCCCAGCGTAAACATAAGTGCTAGTATCAAACCAGCATGTTCCATTATTCCTGCTGTAAAGTCTACTTGTGATCCTAATGCGAAAGCGCTTACTGGTACTGCAACTAATAACAATCCATAAAATAACAATTTAAACATTTGATTCTCCAGTAAGGTATTTTTATTTTAATGCAAACATACCACCTAGTATCAAAGTAAGAGCTGATACTACTCCAATAGTCAACCAAGTTAATCTTGATGGGGTGTTTGCTTTCTGCTTAACTAATTCATCACTAGTGGTCTGATAGAGATTTCTGAATTGGTCTGATTGGCTTTTATAAACAAAGACTTGTGTATTTAAATTTGTTATTAACGTTTTAGCGTTAGTGTCTTTTAGCTGTAACAAATCTCTTTGTTGAGTAACTACAGGTAGTGCTTTCTTACAATAGTCATACTGAAGTAAGTCACTAGCTGCGTTCCTAGCAGACGATAAGTTACTGAAGCAAACCTGTTGGTTGGCCTGTAACGGTTGTACTGTAGCCAAGCTTATTAAAAGTATTACTAATAGCTTTAGCATCATCTTTTTTAATCTCATTTAATTGCTCCTGAGTAGGAGGTTTAATTCCTGCTTCCTCTTTATATAATGAGGCAAGTTTCTTGTCTATACTTTCCATCTTCTTAACAATAACTAAATTCTGCTGTTCTGTCTTTTCTAGAAGAGCTTGATTTTTTTGTTGTATACCAGCAATTGTTTGGTCCGCTTTGTATTGCTGTTCTATTTGTGCTCTTACTTTTTTCTCAGTATCCCATTTAGTATATATAGTAAATGTAGATATTGTAACCAAAGCGATTATTACATACAGAATTATCTTGTGTAATTTATCATTCATTCTCTAAACCTCACCCATCCCTTTATCGTAAGACTAGGAGTATCAACAAACGGTCTTATCTTACCATTATATACCCCTCCCTTATTCTTACTACTCTTCGTCTGTTCCCTCTGTTCCCCTGATAAGTTAGACCCAGTTGTATTCCCTTCGATATTCTTAGTTCCACTTAAGTTAACTAATTGCTCTATAGTAAATGCTGTATGTCCATGAGTAAAATTTAGGTTAGATGAAAATAGTTCTATATCACCTAGTTTCAATTTCTCGGATCCAAGTTTTACTAAACGAGGTTTAATGAATTTATATCTCATAGGATTTGCAAGAGCCGCTCTATATACTTCTGCAGTAGCTCCTGATTTATATGCTGGATTTTTTATATGAAGTGTCTCTGATGCTTCTTTATACCAAGTATAAACTGAAGCTGCACAGTAAGGTGAGTATCTTGGTATCCCTACATTCTTGCAATACTCATCTATTCTAGGATGGTCATTTGAATTAGTTCTCTCTATCACAGGAAGAGCTGCATCTCTAGCAGCTACTTTATACGCTTCTTCTTGTAGCGTCCCTGCGAATAGTAGAGTAGGGATTAATAGTATGAGTAAAGCCCTTATAAGAGAATACACGCTGCACCACCAGCAATCATTGATGCTAGGATAATGGCTAATGCTATGTTATTTTCTTCTAAGATCTCTTTCATTACATCAAGTTTCTTTGCTCCAAGATACTTCATCAAGGAAACAGTATACATCATAAATGTTGAAAGCTTTAACCCTCTATTAGACATCTCTTGTAAATTAGCATCGCCATACTTATAAGCCAGAAAAGTAAGTCCTGCCGTAATAGCCATTACTACAACTGTTAGAAATCCCTCATCGAAATTATCAATCCCAGTAATAAGCTTTGTAAATATTGATTTAATAAAATTCATATTACTTTCCTTTTCTTGCTTTAGCTACTCTGCGAAATGTTTGAGCTAGTCTTGCTCTACGTTTAGTGGTTTGACTTGCCTTTGATCCTTTACTCAAGACCTTCTTTGCAAATCCTCCTACAGTCATTCCTGCTCTCTTCGCTTGTGCAGTAAATGCTCCTGGCTTTTTTACAGCCGTTTGCATCCATTTACTTTTAGCTGCCATATTAGCACTTACCTTTCTTAGGCATTTTTGGTGCTTTTGGTTTTTCTGTCTTAGTTGATTTTGCCATTAACGTATTCCTCATTCTTTCCTAGATTTAATAGGCCCTTCATCCCCGACCTCCCACCCTCGTAACTTAGATATATTTCTCAGTTACTATCGGACAAAGCATAAACTTTCTTTTAACACAATTTATATAACAACATTCATCGTTAAAATAATCTTGACATAAATCTAACTCTTCCATTGTAATTCCTATTGTGGGTATATTAACCCTGGATTTTGAGGTCTGCTATCAAAAGGATTGAAGGCTTGTTTTGGCATAGTTGAACTGTCAAGTTGGTCTTTTACTGATCCTTTTTTTCTTGGTTTTGGCATCCCTTTTTTGTTTACTAACTTTACTTTCTTTCCCGCTGGTTTTTTTGGCATTAGGATTATTCTCCAAGTGCCACGAAAGGAATAGCATTAATTCCTTAGTGGTCACGCTAGTTGGTTTCTTGAATACAAATCTTATATAATTAGAATGGAGTAGAGCATGACAATATAAACAAACAACTAATGCATTCTTATCATCAAACATTAAATCAGGATATTCACTCTTAGGCTTAACATGATGGCAGTGCATAAATCTTTTGTCTAAACTATACCCACATTTTTTGCAGGTATAGTTCGATTTCTCTTTATTGCGTCGGCTCCATTCATACAATAGAGTCCTTAAATCTTTTATTTTTTTCATATTATCTCTTGTTTTAATATATTATTGATTCTATTAATATCAGAATGTTTTATTCTTAATAGTCTTATATTATTACTAGAGCAATATTGTGTTTTTATATTATCTCTTTGTTGTATTATTTCAAAATTTTTTAATTTAGTTTCATCTGACTTATCTGAACTAAAAGAATATGGCACAGAGTGCTGTTTCCCATCAAACTCAATACAAATATTTAAATCTGGAATATAGAAATCAAATAAAAGTCTTTTATTTTTATTGCTTAAACATCCATTAAAATATTTTTGCTCTTCAAACTTTATAGATTTTTCTAACAGCCATTCTCTAATTATTTTTTCACCAATTGATGTCTTACATTTAGGACATCCACATTTATCAAGATGTGTATTTGGAGTTTGTTCAAATTCTCCATGCTTATTACAAATTATAATTACTTTAATTGAATTTCTCTTATATTCGACCTTACTATAATTATACTTATTGCCATGGATATTTTTAGCTTTTTCTATAAATCTTTCTGTTGTCAATTTTTGATTATCGAATTTGCATAATTTACAACCATAACCGTTAAGATGATCTATGGCTCTTTGATTAAACTCTTTGTGAATTTTGCATATTATTGTAAGCTTTGTCTTTGCATTGATATAAACAGTTTTAGAATAATCATATTTAAAATTATGTATTTTATTTGCTCTTTTTATAAATTCATCTAAAGTCAATTTTTGTTTTGTTATCATATTTAGGAACTCCATTTATCCTAAGTGTTAATAACTCAACGTCCTTTGCGTTCTCGTACTGCATTTTTAGAGTTCTTCCTTGTGTTTCTAGACTTGCCTATAGCAGTTACTTTAGTCCCTGATTGAGTCTTACCTTTCTTTTCTGTATCGCCTTTTTTAGCTTTTACATTGCTTGCTTTAACTGGGGCCTTAGCCATAATATACCTCTGGTAAATATTTTAATATTACGTTTATTGTTATTAACTACTATTATTAAACAGTATATCCTATTGCATGATAAGCGCCATCTGATGTAAAGGTTATTGTCCCTTGAACTAATGTGTCTTGGACTTTCCCTGCATTAGCAGCAGATAATAGAACTATCACGTCTCCAATATCTATAATACCACTTGGGGCTGGTATTCCACTAACTATTGGAGCAACATCCATTTTAGCCCATGTAGGGTTTAAAGCAACTGTAAAGTCGCCAGACCCTGAAGAAGCAGCAGTAGTTAATGTCAAATTTGTCTCAAGTCCAGTAATTAATCCGTCCCCATCTAAGTCACCTGTTGATACAGAAGGACCTCCTGGATATAGAGTAGTTATTAAATTATCTGATGCTGTTCCATAGTGGTATAGAGATTTTATTGTTACCCCTGGAGTTATTCTTACTACTTGTCCTGATGTAACATTAAATCTTCTCCAGAATGCTCCACTGCTATAAGGTAAAGATGATATTACAATTGCAGAACCATTAACTGTTATAGTAGGTGCTGGTGCTCCTTGACTCCATTCTACATAAAATTGATTTACTGGCCTTCCAACTGGTTGTTTATTTTTGGTAATTAATTCCATTAGTGTTGCTATATTATATCCATTAAGAGTAGTAGCTTCTACATTCCCTCTTACGGTAGCATTGTTAAATTCTACTGATCCATCAGGAGATATTCTAAATCCTTTTCCACCACCACCTGATACAAAGTCAACACTTTGTATAGTACCTGCATTTATTAATGTTGCATTTAATGTTCCTGATTCAATTAAATCTGCATTTACTTTAGCAGATATAACTGCATTTGCTCCAACTGTCCCAGTAAAGATAAAATTACTTCCTATAGTTGTACTTAGCCCTCTTGTCCCGAGAAAACTAACCAATGACGATGTTGTTACTCCATCAACCAATGCAGGTCCTTGCACCTTTACCCAATTATAATAAGCTTTATTGTTAGTATTACCAGTCCCTTCAGCTTCAGTAGATGAATAAGACCCTAAGTAAATACTATCAGCTTGAGGAGTAGTAGTCATCCCTGTACCATCAGCATTAGCAGAGTATCTTACATGTAAGAATACTGTAGCTCCTGTTAGTCCATTTGTTCCATCTTTACCAGGTTTCAATCCTATCATAGACATGATATCTGTTGCAATGACTACTGCTCCTACAGAACCTTCTCTTATCTCAAGCACTAATTGCTGTGGCATCGAAATATAGTTTACCTGTGGAGTATATACATATGTATTAGATGTTGTATGTTGTTTTTCTACCCCATTGACAAGGAATCTATAATAGACTGTTCCTGATGTATTATAAGCAGTTGCAGTTACTGTTGCAGTAGATGGTAGTGGGGTAAGACCTGTATCAGCTAAGTAAGAAAATACCTGTGATGTAGTTGATAGTCCTACTGTTTTCCCTGGAGCACCTGTATTGCCAGTTAAGCCTGTTCTGCTTTTTGATATTGAATATATTTTATCTATATTCGTTCCCTTATAATTTGCTCTAAATGTTACATATCCTGTATCTGTAGGGACTAATGTTATATTGTAAACACCGGTTGTAGCATTTATATTTGCAGAAATAGTAGGAGTTCCTACTATTGAATAGGTTGTAGGTCCAGCAACTCCAGTTTTATCTACTACTCCTTCAAATACAGAGAATGTACCACCAGTACCTGCAAGACTTGGTACTGTCCCATCCATCATTGCTGCTACTACTACAGATTCATTTGTTAGGAAACCTGTTACAGCAGAAGCCCCTGTTGCGCCAGTAGAACCTTTTATTGCAAATGGTGCACCCCAAATTCCAGAAGTTGCATTAGCAGCAACTTTCTGACTCATCCATATAACGGCTGCTGTTGGGGCTGTATGCCATCCTCCAGTTGTACCATCTCCAGTTGGGATTGAAGGTGGGCTTAATAATGCATTGTCATTATAAGTTATATAAACATTAAGACCATCTATTCCATTCGTACCATTAGTCCCATCATTCCCATCAGCGACCATTAATACCCAAGAAACACCATCCCAAAGATAAACTAAACCATTATCAGTATCCTTATAGACCCAGTTAACTGCTGGATTAGCTGGTGGATTAGCTGACTCACCTTTCCAAACGATACTTAATCCGTTAGTCCCATTTGTTCCATTGGCTCCATTGACTCCATCTACGGTCATTTGATACCAAGTGCCAGATTGATATACATAACTCTTTTTAGTAGTTGTGTTATAGTAAGCCCAGCCATTAGATGGTAACGTAGGAGCTGTTGCGAATGATCCCCTAAATTCAATAGAAGTACCATTTACTCCTGCTGCTCCATTAATACCATCAGTTCCATCGGTTCCTGCATAACCAATAGGGTATGCAGTTGTACTATTCCATGTAGCTACCGATGTTGCAGTAGTTAGTAAATCAGACACTGATACTGAGATCCCATATAATGTCCAACCTGGTGTTGCTGCTCCAGGTACTAAAGCCCATCCATTCGGAGTAGTAGGAGCTGTAAAAGCTCCAGTTGCCCAAGTATATTGTGATGTACCTGCTGGATAAGTTGTAGGTGCACTAGGAGCCCATTTATAAATCTCTAGAACTCCTACCCTTTGTCCATTAGCTCCATTTGAACCATTTGCTCCTGCAGCGCCTGAAACAAAAGCAGTTGTTGTATTCCATAATATATCAGTAAATGCTGTTGTAAGTGTATCTGCGTAAACAGTATAACATACCCATAGTGTCTGTCCTGCAACAGGAGGTAAAGGAATAGCTGACCAACCATTTAGAGTAGCTGGAGAAGTGAACTGTCCTGTACTCCAAGTATAGCGAGATGTTCCAGTAGGAAATGTTGTAGGAGTTGTTGCAGACCATTTGTACAGTTCAAGTATAGCTGTTCTTGTTCCATTAACTCCATTGGTACCGTTAGTCCCATTTACTCCATCTACTCCTCTTATTGCAAAAGGGACACTCCATGTTCCTGTAGTCGCAGATGATGATACCTTTTGGCTCATCCAATTAACTGCGGTAGTTGGGTTAGTGTGCCATCCAGCCCATGTCCCATCACCTGTAGGAGTAGCTGGATAAGCATTTAGAGGACTATCATTATAAGTTATGAATACACTTAACCCATCTGTCCCATTGGTCCCGTCGATTCCATCATTCCCATCTAAGACCATTAAAGCCCATGCTGTACCATTCCAGATATAAACTAATCCATTGTCTGTATCTCTATAAACCCAATTCAAAACTGGGTTAGCAGGAGGATTAGCAGATTCACCTTTCCAAACAATCGAAAGTCCATTAGTTCCATTAGTCCCGTTAGCCCCAGCTATACCATCAACAGTCATTTGGTACCATGCACCAGATTGGTAAACATAGCTTTTCTTATCTGTTGTATTGTAATAAGCCCAACCATTTGAAGGTGAGGCAGGAGCAATAGAAAAAGAACCCTTGAATTCGATTGATGTCCCGTTAACACCAACAGCACCATTAACTCCATTTGTACCATTAGTACCGGAAGCTCCCTTGATAACAAAAGGTGTTCCCCAAGTTCCAGAAGAAGAATCTAATGCAACTTTCTGACTCATCCAATTAACTGATGTTGTTGATGAAGTATGCCAACCACCTGTTGTCCCACTTGCAGTAGGTAATGCAGGAGGAGCTGTTATAGCATTGTCATGATAGGTAATAAATACACTAAGACCATTCGATCCAGGTAATCCATTTGTTCCATCAATACCGTCATTACCATCAACAACCATTACATCCCAAGTGGTGCCATTATAAATATATACCCAACCATTAACTGTATTCTTATATACCCAATTTATAGATGGTGATATCGGAGGAGCAGCTAATTCACCTCTCCATGAAATACTTAGTCCATTCGATCCTGGAGTTCCATTAGTACCATTTATTCCGTTCGATACAAATAAAGTTGGGGTAGACCATACAGCTTCTTGTGGAGCTAATCCATCAGATGTAAACTTTCTTGATGTTACATATATTGGGTTTGTCCCTGAAGGGATTCCATTAGTCCAGCCTGTAGCTACTGGATTGGAGAATGATCCTCCGGTTGGAGTGCTTGGAGTAGATGGATATCTTAAGAAAGAATATCCAGTCATTACTATTTGTTGTCTTGCTCCAGAAGATAATGCATTCTGTGTCTCAGTGGTTAAGTTAGACCAAGAGATAACTGCATTTGCTCCCATTGTTACCTTATCTCCAACTACTAATTCCCCAGCTTTTATATTAGCAGCAGTGATACTATTAGCAGCAATCTCATTAGCTGTTATTGCACCTACTCCTATTTTCCCTGCAGTCACTGATCCAGCAGCTAACTCAGTAGAAGAAATAGAACCTGCAGCAATCTCTCTTGCAGTGATAGAGTCAACAGTTAATTTATCCCCAGTTATACTATTAGCAGATATTCTATCTGCAGATATGACTCCTGTCTTTAAGTCACTAGCATCAAGCTTACCTCTAATAGTTAATGTATTGGCAGTAGTTACACCCCAATCAATTCTGTTATTTAGGTCAGTACCTGAGAAGTAAAATTTACCAGTGTTATCTAAGTAATTCTTCCATACACCATTCTCAATAAAACCTATCATTCTATTGTTTGCAAATAGCCCTGACCCTAGATAAGATGGCGAAGCCAATATTGAAGGAGGTGTTATACCAGACCCAAAAGAGTTCCCTAATATAGAATTAGTGCTAGATGTAGTATCAGGGAGTAAGCCATATTGCCATACTTCACATGTAGATATGTTATGTCCTACTATAGGACTTGTTGTTATCTTTCCAATAACTGCACAGTTTGCATCCATTTGAAATTGGATCCATTGGTTGCTATTATTGTCATATTGCCAAGACATCCCAGAAACTTTTTGAACAAATACCATATTAACTGGAGATCCAGAAACAACAAATCTATTTGCGAAACTAAGATCTATTAATATATATCCAGTAACATTCTGTTTACTTGTAAACACAGGGGCTTTAGGGATATTATATTCTACATTAAGATCTTGACCATTATTCGAACCATATAGGATCTTACCACTTACATCTGCTGGTGCTCCAGCACTATCGAATCCATGGATATAAGCTTGCCCTAGTTGAGGAGTTGTATAGTTAATATAATTCTTTTTAATAGCGATTCTTTGTATAGTGCTTGAAGGAATATCACTTAGTGTATTATAACCAATTCCTCCAGCAATAGTAAGTTGACCTTTTATATCTAGTGAGCCAGTGCTTTCTCTATAAGTAATACTATTTCCAGCAGGGTCACCAAGACTGAAACTATTTAATCCATTAATATCTTTCCCTAAGAAGAAGCCTTTCCCAGTATTGAAGGCTGTCTGTCCGGACATTATACTATTACCAGATGCCAGAGATAGATTCCCTACTAAGTTTATTGAACTCCCATCCCATGTAAATCTATTCCCAGCAGAATCTCCTATAGAGAACCTAGGGACTCCTGAGATCATTCCTAACCAGAATCCTTGCCCAACGTTGAATGCACTTTGTCCTGATCTTAAGTAACTATTATTTCCTAATATTGTTAATGGTCCAGTTTCTATTTCTCCAGCGTTACCACCGATAGAAGATAGAGTTGAACTTGTAGTACATATAATAGGAGCTGAGTAAGCTGAATAGTTCCCAGTTCTATCAAACGATCTTACATATATATAGTAACTTGTCTTAGGCATTAACCTAATCAAAGCTGAGTTCTTTATAACAATAGCAACTCTTGTAGTCGTATTAATAGGAGGTCCAATATCAGTTTTAGCATATACTTCATATCCAGCTAAGTCACTAGCATTTACATCATCCCAATTGATTAAGGCATCTGATAGACCAGCAGATTGAGTCACGTTTTGTGGAATCCCAGGAGCAGTAGTATCATTATTAATACTACGTGGCATAGCAGTACACCATGCAGATGCATTCCCTTGTTTACTTACAGACATTACTTTTATATTCCAAGTAGTATTTGGTAGTAGATTAGAGAATGTATATGAAGGTAATGCTGTACTATATTGTTGAGTAATAGCTGGGCCACTAGTGCTTGCTATTTGCACAATGAATCTATCAAATGCAGGGAAAGAACCACTTATCCCATCCCATGTAGCTGTGAATGAATAAAGATTTATCTGACCATTATATTGTTGTGTATTAGCAGATAGAGATAGATTAGTTGGGACTGGTGGAGTGATACCATCTTCTGATCTTACAAATCCAGTAACTAAACTAGCCATATTTTCTTCATCTATTAATGTTACATAGTCAGATGAATTACCAATATTTCTCTTTTTAAACTTAAGAATATTCCAATTAAGATCATACCAAAGAGACCCAGTTGCAAAACCAGTTGGCATTGAGTATGACTTATGTGAATTAGTTATGTCTAGCAGTATTGCATCTAACTTATCAAAGTTACTATTGATAGGCAGATCCCATGTACCACTATATTCTCCTCTAAAAGGAGTTTCTAAATTGTAGTTAGGAGTAAATGACATATTGGGCTCTCTTAGTTAGTATGTTTAAATAGAAAATAAAATCTACAAAATGCTGGCATATTAAGATGGGCCCAGCCACGAGTTTCAAATTCTTTTGTAGCTAAAATTGACCCTGACCCACCTTGTTTTGAGTCTGCATCATAAGGGAATGTTCCTAATAATGCCCCGGCCCCATATCGTACCTGGTCATCTCCTTGGTATGAGTGACTATGTGATGGTAGTTCTGCTGCTGTTAATACATGATAGTTTTCACCACTTCTATGGTGATCACCTTCTACAAAATTAACAGAACCAGATCTATGAACAGGGTCTCCATAATATGCACCAGTAGGAAATCTATTAACCATATTGACGCCTACGGAACTCCCACTTTCATCAATGTGGATTGGAGCATTTGGTCCACCTGTATATCCATTAAGGACTCTCCACTTTAAAAATGCTCCTTTGCCTATTCCATTAGCATCGAAAAGATCTTCATATTTATTACCAGTTAATCCTAAATCATACCACATTATAACTGACCCAATAGGGAATCCATCCATTGCTTCAAGTTTTGCTTTTTCTGTAGGTGTAAGTAATCCTGAATGTTGTGATGTAGCATTGCCTATAGCAATATTTGGTGTAGTTGTAGATGTTGTAATTGTTACTGCAGGTGTATCTGATGTTACATTATAAACAGTTCCCTTAGCAGCTAATAGTCCATTAAGAACTGCATTAGTTGGCAAGTCATTTAACTTAGTCCAATGAGCACTCGACATTGATCCTGGAATAGTTGCAGAAGAAGCATCAATCCCAATTATAGGAGCCGTTATAGTCCCTGTCTTTGTTATAGGAGCAGTTGCAGTTAAACTTAAAATACCATTGGTTTCAGCTATCAAAGTTGAAACAACATCAAAGTGTGTCTTTGACATAAACCCATGGTTAGTTGAACTAGCTAATGGGTGGCATAAAGATGAGGCTCCTCCACCTCCATGAACATTTATATGAGCATCGAGATAGCTTCTTATCTCTTCAATATGTATTTTTCTTATACGTGTAATTAATGCCTGTATTGGCTCTTGAGTCCATGTTAATGCCATCTCAAAACTCCTTATATACTAAATTCTATTATTGTTGAAGTTGATGCATCAAGGTTTTTTGAAAGTATATCATTAACCTTTTTTATATAATTACTACTATAATCATCAGGAGTTATAATAGTACCCTGTTTTGTGTATCTTATAAGCCCATTTGAAATTGGTTTTTGTAAATTAACACATGCAACTAATGTATCATTTGTTGGGATAATGACATCTCCATTTATAATATCATTATATACTACATCAATGTTTGCTTTACATGCATTATTCTTATCAATTATTTTATTACCGTAAGCTGATAATTCAATGAACTCACTACTGTTATTAAAAGTATATGGATTGATTGTCGTTAATATTGCTACAGTGAAATAATTATTAACTACTGCATCAAATTCATAATCTTCTATTGTCCTGAATACATTTAAGTCAGTAGAATTATATCCTATCAAAGCATGTGATATTGACTTCCCTGTATCTATAACATTAGGCTTAATGTAAATAGCAACATAGTCAACATTATTATTAAATATATTCTTAATATCAATCCCTTTATACTCAAAGTAATACTCATCTGTATAGTGGGATGAATAGACTACATCTGTTTCTAATAATTTAATTGGTAATTCAATAACTCCATCAATATTAAAATTATTAATTAATGAATATAGAACTCCATCCTTATATTCTGTCCCACTCAATACTTCATTAGATGTAAATGCATACTTAAGAATCTTTGTATAGAAATCATACACATAAATAAAGATATTTTCTAATGCATTCTTAGCTATTGGGTATTGAGTTTGAATGAAGTTTTCTAATAATTTCTTACATTTCTTATCACTTATCTTCTTATATCTAAAGTCAGTATCAAGATCTTGGAGATAAAACTCTGGGACCCAATACTTATATTTTGAACTAAGAGTAAAGCTTGAATTCAATATACCTACATACCAAGGATTGTCTAAATTGCCATAAGGGTATCTAAATAATTTAGTATCAGATAGATATGCTATATATAATTCTTTATCGTAAGAGGTCGAGATTATATCATTTATATAAATATACTTCTTAGTATCAAGAGTTTTATTTAAAACATTTATCCAAGAAGATTCTTCATACACTGGAATCAAACTTAAAAGAACTTTCTTTACACTATTCAAAGTAGAAGTATATTCTAAGAAAAGAATCTTATTTTGTTTATTAATATAGATGTTTGTTATATCCTGCTGTTTATCTACTATATATAAATCTTTACTAATTACAGCTCCAAAGAAGTCAATGATCTTTATAGCATCATCTTCTACGGCTTCACTTATTATATGCTTATAAAACAAAGGAACTGTTGTCCCATCGATAGCTGAATACTTTACTACATCTGTAATAATGAATGTATCACTCTTTGGATTATGTATCTCGGGCCCATTAACGATTTCATAGCCACCAGATAGGAACTCTTTAGGAAAGTATCCAGATGAAGCACTTATAAAATCAGATGGGAATAAGTCAATAGAATTATCTTTATGATATATTAATGGGATAGAAGATGTTGGTATCTCAAACCCCTCTCTTATAAAAGATAATTTTATATTATTAGTAGTTGGAATCTCTAAGTCGAATCTCATAAGGCTCTCTTAATTATCGTAAACTGCGACATGTTCTGATGCATCGACAGGGACAGGTAAATTTACTAGTCCTAGGATGTCATAAATTAGATCTAAGAAGCCATAGTTCCCACCAAGGACAATATACCTTTTTGGATTTCCTTCGCCTACAGCGACCTCTGAGGTGTCTTGAATATAGAAGATATCTCCTCTTATAGATCCATTCACTCCGCCAGCAGAAAATAGATTTGTGAGATACTTCATTGTTGCTGAACTGTTTTCAGTATCATATATAATGCATTGGTTCGGTGGTATTAGTGTATTGAGTGTTTCATTATGCATATGGAATGGCTTATACATGATAGCATATTGGTTATACTTTGTTAATAGTGGTGATTGAACTGTAAAATAAGTTGACTTAATATCATGGGTATCAGTAACAGGAGTATAAGTAATAGGCATCCTTGTTCCTGAGTTGAGCCAATAAGCTCCACCATTATCACCAACTGATTCCCAGTTAGCATTTAGTATAAAGCATTTAGGTTGCCCTGTAGTAAAATCATATGAATGACCAATACAATATTCACACGTTCTTCTTTCACAGGTTTGTGAACCAGATGCAGACGATGAATATATACATGGAGTCTTTATAGTCCAGTATGAATTATTCTCTAATGGGAGTGCATAAGCTTTATTATAAATCCCATCATAAATATTTGGGTCAGCAGCATACATAGACTTAATTGAGAATGATATAGAAGGAGATGCTTTCTTAATCTTGAGGTATCTAATAGTTCCGGTGATAGGCAACGAAACCCATTTATAAGTTCCACCAGTATCAGGTAAATCTACCCAAGTATTGGCTAACCCATTTAGGTTAAATACTTGCCCTGCTCCATTATAATAAACTCCAAACTCATATCCATTATAAGCATTGACTGGGATACCTACATTAATAAGATCAGTTGGGAAATCTAATATCCCTGTTGTAGAATTATATGCAGTAGCATCAAGTCCCCATACCATATCTATAAATTGGAGAGATGGTATTAAATTCATTGGTTTATATAACTTATCTGTTCTGCCTATAGCACTAGAGATATTAAAAAGCATTTTTCTATTTTCATCTTTAGTGACATGATAGTCAACGCCATTCCCTAGGAAAGACTCTAGCATAGAGAATGCAGTTTCTAACTGTGCAAATGTCCCACTAAATTTAGTAGGAGAAGGATTCTCTGCAGTTAAGAATCTAGTTTGCTTAGGTAAGAATTGTGGGAATAATTGTGTTTCTGACATTCTATCTCTCCGTTAAGTTACTTGTAAAATAAATGGATTTACTATATGAGCATCTACGCCAGGACATCTATTAGGCTTTGTAACACCTAAATCATATTCTGGAGTATGAATACATCCAATACTTTCACTATCTAATTTAAAATATTTTCTATATCCAATATTTGGATTAATACATCTTTTATTAATTGCATCTGAATAAATACAGTAGTAAGAACATGAACGTATTCCAAATGGGTTCTTCATATATTCTGTAGCAGTTAGATAACCAAATCCTTGTGTCTTTGTATCATACCCATTAAGTGTATATCCAGTTAACATGAAAGGAGTTTCTGACTCTACACTCTTTACTATTATATCTTTTATGTTTGATGAAAGTTTAATTACTCCATCATCATATTCAGAAACTATTTCTATAATCTTATCTGATACTAACCAAGCTCCAGATAAATCTGGGTTTGATATAGGTAAAGGATTTTCATATGTTATCACTGTAACAGAGTTAAACTTATCTTCTTTAACTGTCAATGTATCAAATGGTAAGATCCCATCTTTATATTTCCCAGCTAAGTCATACTTATTTATGCTGCTTATGGTTTTTGGGATTGTCATCATTGTTAGTGAAAACTGAGATGATCCATTAATTGTTTTTATAAATAAGTCCCTAAAACTAATATTTATATCATTGTCTATTGATATATCAATTGGCTTTATATATGAACTATAGATTTTATTATTAGCACTTGATAATTTTATATAAGCAATCTTTCTGCCTGTTACAATATAGTCTTTTATATTACCACTTGTATAGTATTCGTCTACTCCATTTTCAGAATAGATAGCATTATATTTCCCAAGGATAGGATCGTCACTTTGTACTGTATATAAATACATACCATTAAGAATAGTTTGTTTATCTTTAAGGTCTAAGCTTGCTCCTATTGATGGATGAATATAAGGAAGCGTAATTCTTCCTCTTAATACTCCATCAACTAGAACATTACTCATCCATTCTTTTTGGATATATAATCCTATGTTTGAACTATCAGATACTAGACTAGCTTTTATAGTACCATCAATCGTACTCGTCGAAGTATAATTAGGACTATTAGATTCTTGCCATATTGCATTATTAGAAATTATTTTTGTAGTAATCTTCTTATTAGGGATTGGAAGTCCACTTATATTCGTTATCCTTGTTTCAATTCCAAGTACCTCTGAATAAGATATTATATCTTTATTCTCAACGACAGTTAGTTCTAAGTTAGTTGGGATATTATTAGTATCATAACTTTGATAAGCACAGATAATCCCATTCTTAAAGTTGATTGATTTAGAATCTATTGTTTCAACTGAAGGTATGATATCAGGTCTGTTTAGACTTCTGTTAATTTGAGTAAATGTTATAATAGGCATTACCTCAAAGCTAGCAACAACATTTGTCCCAATAGGGAATGCTGTACTATTTATAATTATAGTTCCATTATAGATGGTATAGTCATCTGAAGACATATTTTCTAAATTTAAATTAGAAACAGGAAATTCAGGTAATGCAAATATATTACTTCCATCAACTATATTACCTAAAAGACATTTTTCATAATGGATTGTATCTGTACTCAAGTGTACTGTATTGTCAATTATAGTATATTTATATTCTTCTTTGGAAGATTTAAATGTTGTAAGTAGACCATCAGCATGAAAAGGGATATACTTAAATTGTTTTTGCTTTTTAAAGTATCCAGGGAATTGAAAAGATGTAGTAAATATATCTATCGAATTAATATCAAAATCACTGTCAAGAACACATAAATATTTATCTAGACTCTTTTCTGTAGTTTTAAATATTCTATTAACTGACCAACTAGTAATATCTTTATGAACTGTTAAATCTCCGCCATTGAATACTGGTATCTTTTTCCCTGATTTATCTAATATAGAATTAAGAGAAAGTTTCCCTGTACTAGTTATCCCAGATACAATAAAATGATCAGGTACACAATTCATATTATTGAAATTAGATGTATTAATTGATCCTTTATTTTGATTTAATGATACAGCTTTTATATCATACTTCATTGGGGTCAAAGATGAGCTATCAGAATAAAGTAAATCTGATAATTTATCTAACCCTTTTTGTCCTAAGAAATTAATTATATTAAACTCTAGATCAAATTTCATTATTTTATATACCTAAAATATTTATTATTATCTATCTTAAATACCTGAATTATTGGAGCAAGAAGATTTGACTTATTGCATTTTGTATTTTTACTAAATTGTATTCCTGAGTATGTTTCTATTTGTGGAGCTGCACCAGATAAAAAACTTGAACTATCTATATTATAATAAAAAGTATATTGTGTAACGCCTAATAGAATAACTGATAAGTATGCACTATAAGGTATCATTAAACCAAGAATCCCATATCCAGAATTAACATAACTAAATTGAGATGTATCTTTACTAACAGATACTTGCAAGTTTATATCAGGATCTTTTGATTGGACAGTAGCCATTATACTATAGGCTTGTTGTCTTCTAGGATTTGGTGATATGATCACATATTCATCTTCATAATTCTCTGCAAGGAAATCAACATCAAATGATGTGGTCGCTGTAGACCCATGAGTGTCTGTAAAGGTTACCTCAACTAATGTCTGCCCGTCATAGAGATCGGAGAAGATTATAAGGACTTCCCATATACCATCTGTTGCGAAATTGTTGAATGTAGAATAACCGCCTACAGAAACAGAAATTGTTCCGCTATCATTAGAGGTCCCAGATAGGATATAATTATTAGTTGTAATTTGAGAAGGCAATGGATTAACATTGACTACAGCAGGGGGCGCACTATAAGCCATTATATTTCCTTATCACATTTATCTTTAAATCCACAGTAAGCACATTCAAAATCGCCAAAAGGTTTTGTCTTATATGTTTCGTATCTCTTCTTAGAAACTATTCCTAACTCTACATATTTCTTTATTTGATCTTCTGGATAGGTCCCCATGAATTCTCTGGGAGGGATCTTACCATCCTTAAGGCAGTTACCAAGAAGTTTGAAACGATCGAGCATATCATTTATAGTATAACGATAGTCAACAACTCCATTTATTACAGGGTAGATTTTATCTTTGATTGGTTCAATGGAGATATTAAATACTTTTCTCTGTCCAGTATCTCGTCTCTGATAGTAGATTAAAAATGAATCTATTGTCCCTCTAAATGCATAACAGTAAATAAGTGTTTGGAAAAGATTCTGCCATCTTGGAGCTGGTTTGTTCCATTGACTTCCCCAAATATCATTTACAGTATATTGGTTATTTCCACCAACAGATTTTATTTCAAGCCCAACAAGCTTCTTATCTTTAACAATAATCCCATCTAGCTTGCCATATATGTTATATTTAACTACTTCAAATTTAAGAGCTTTGTCAACTAAGACTTTCTTTTTCTCGAGTATATCAAGAATCATCTTCTCTGTATACTCTCCTTCTAGTTGTTGTAAAGATCTATTAAGTTGTTCTTCACTATCTAGATTCGATTCTTCTTTAATCCCATTACATGCATAGTATGAGGCTCTCATGCATTTACCATGGAGTTTCTTATACTTACCATAATCAATATAGACTGATGCTTGAGTAGGGTATAATCGATCTTTATGTTCGAATGGTTCTCTTGTTAACAAACTTTCTTTTAAGACTTCTTCTATGAAATTAAGCATTAATTATATCTTCTATTGTTTTTAGTTCTTTAAGTAGCGATAGTGTAAATATTTTAAATTCAAATTTATACATTGATATTATATAAGCATCTTCTACTAAGCCTCTTAGTGTTTCTAATGGAGCGTACAGAGGACTATTTTGCGTAAGTTTAGATTCTGCAATCTTAATCCTATCAATAATAATACTTAGTGTTCTTGTCTTAACGCTATTCTCTGTTAGTTGATCTTCTGAAAGGAATGTTTGATTTATAAATTTAGCATGCTTAATCATTTATTTCACCGAAATATAAACACTATTTATCGTTGGAGTTTTATATTTATTATCAGTAGACATTTTTATTTTAACCGAAGAGAATAAGCTATCTGAATTTAGATTATATAATATCTGAGAGCTATATTGATTCTGGATTTTAGGTAAGATAATATACCTTTTTAGAGAAGGTGAGGAGTCTGAATTTGCTCCATCAAAACTGAATAAAGTATCATCAGTTTGTAAGCTATTTATATCTGCAAATGTTAATAACCTATTAAACATAATGCCTACAGGTCTCCTATTTGACTGAGCAGCTATATAAGAAGCAGTGATGTACTTTACAGTTCCAATAGGATTAATCCTTAGTCGTCCAGTGAATGGCTCTATTGTATACGTCCCTTGGAGATTTGGAGTTGAACTTAATGTTAAGGAATATTCATTCCCATAGTTATCTAAGATAATCTCTGTTAATGGAATGAATGACTCTCCAAATTCAATTGTATTAGTTGAGCTTATATCGAATGATTTCGTTTTTCTTTCATCTATAGTCAATTTATTCTGAGCATTATATGCAGGTAACCCAGAAAATAAATAGGCAAAGTTATATTGGTTCCTTGTAGTATCTCCATCAAATAGATCTATATTAAAATCCATATTCATCTGATGAACTTGTATCACAGAAAAGCCAATTGGGATTTTGATATTACCAGTATACTCTTTATTATTAATTAAACATTTTAAACTACCTATATTAACATAAACATTATCATAATAATTTAACAAGAATGTTGTATAATAATTTCCAGAAAGAGTCCAGTTATTATATCTACTTCCACTAGCCGAGAAACTTAAATAGTCTTTATTCAATCCATATATAATGGATGACTTCTTATAATTCATGTCCCACTTCTGATCTGTTGATCCTATCTCTAACGAATAAAAATCTTTGCCAGAGATTGTCTTAGTTACAAGATCAGTCTCTTTGAATCCAAATGCATACTTAAGTCTATAAGATGTTACATCTAAGTCATCATCTTTATAAACATTATTATAACTGGTTACATCTTTATTCGAAGATATAGATAGCATTGAATTTATATTATTGAAATTATATCCTAATGCATTATATGAAAGCGATAGGCGAGATATCTCTTTAGTAAGTCCTATCTCTGTATTCTTTGATTCGAATAATCCAAATCTTGAGAATTGGATATCTTTAAATATATGGATATCTTCAATTTGAATAGATGAAGGTTTATCTGTATTCGTATTCACTGTAGATAGTTCGATTATAATAGTATCACAATCTATTTGGTCAAATGTAAATAGTATCTCATTAGAGTCTAGTAACGATGAGTATTGAGTTACTCCTAGTTTACTATAAGTTACTATTATCTTATTTATATTAGCAGAAGCCTTAAAATAAATCGCATTAGTCTTAATCGCATTAACTAAAGATAATGTCATTCTATAACTTATAGATGGATTTTTACTCTTTATTTTTATTGATGGATTAGTTATAAGAGGTAATTTAGTTATAAGTCCAATATTTGAAAACTGGATTTCATCCGATGAATATTCTGTTATTGTTAAATTGTCATTATATAAGGAAGCAGAACTAATGAAAAATGGTAGGGTTATATACTTCCCTATCTTACCACAAAAGCTTTCTTTTGTTTGGTTAGAAAATCCATTATCAATATTTATACATGTATAGCCTAATAAGTTACTGATAATATCCTTCGCGTATGGAAGCCTAGTCTTGATTCTTTCATATACAATGTTATAAACATCAACTAAGTTTTTGTTAATTAAGTATGCATTATTCGCAGAATTATATATAGATGATATGCATGAGATTATTCTTGATGCATTCTCTGTAGAGTCAGATGATTTTAAATCAGATTTATATGCAGTGGATGGAATATTCTCAGGAGAAAATATCTTGTTAATCCAGATCTCATCAGAAGCATAGATAGATGATAGTGAATTCAAGACTCTCTTATTTACAATCCCATTAAGTAAATCTGTTTTAACTAATTCATTTAGAATATCATTTTTTAGGCTCATTGTAATTTAACCTTATAACTATTACAAATTGGAGTATAGTATTTCATTTTTAGTTTATCATTTGTATTTGCATATTTGTATCTAAAACAAATCTGGCTCTCTGGTACGTCTATCAAAGACTGAGCATTAATTTCTGTAGTCGTAATATTAGGAGGAAGAGCATTGCTTATATCCACTAATGGATAATAAGATATACTATAAACTATATCTGGCGCATATGCTTTATTATTAATATGTATCTTAGTCTCTTGCAATGTATCAACTATTTCGAAGTCAGTACTGTTTAATGTAACTGTATTACCATTTTTACTTGCAGTAATTATAAAGCCATCTTTCGATAAGATAAATGATCTTTGTGGCAACTGGATTTCTTGACTGCCTGAAGCTGATAAAGAATTATATGTTGCAGATAATGTCCCTTGGCTTGGAGTCAATGCTGTATTTTTAATTGCAAGGATACTATGTTCAGGAGAAGAAGCTGGAAGTATATCATAAGTATCTCTGCTATTTCTAACTTTAGCATTATTTAAAGTTAAAGCCAGACTATCTACTAGAGTATCCGAGTAAGGAATATAGAATAATTGAATTGTCCCATAAATCCCGTCTACAGGAGTTTCAAGAATTGAAGTATCGATGATATCAATATTCTTTGTATTGATTATATAATGGACCATAGGCCCATAGGATATATGTTTTCCGTAATACATTTCAATTGATAATGGTACCTGGGATAAATAGTACTTCCCTAGGTTATTTATAGAAGTAAACTCTTCAGTAGGAATAGTCCCTATTGTTAGATTAGTTTTATCAATTGACACAAATACTTTTATTGATGTTATATCAGAATCTGCTCTAACCCCCATTTTATCATTATATAATATAAGTGTTTCTGCATCATGGACTCTAACTAACTTAGTCCCATTATTAGCAGATATATAATAGTTTACATTCCCAGTATCTTCACTATTGAATGCAACAGATGAAATTGTTTTATTGTTTGTAAATGGGATTGATATATATTGTCCTGCATTATCATATATTGTTTTCTTGACAGAAATTTGCCTGATACCAATTAAGTATTTATATCTTATCCCAAACCCAGTATTAGTTCCAGTGTAAGTAGATTGTGAGAACCTTAATCTAACAAATCTTGTAAACTCTGGACTGAATCTAATATAGTGGTCGGACTTATTAATTTCATATGTGTAATTTACTTTAGTGTAAGTTTCTCCATCACTTGAAACTTCAACCATCTCTATGTTAGGATATTGTGTATTGTTATCTGTATAGAGTTGTAAATAAAGCCCATTTACTATATCTAAAGACTCTGTTTTAAGAGTAACGGTTAAAAATAGATCAGACAGATTTAGCACATTAGATATCTTCTCGTACTGGAACAATGAAGATGAATCTCCAGATAAAATCGATGATATATTATTATTCTCTACCGGAGATATACTACCATTAGAATCTGATTCAATTATAATCCCAGTGACTGTAACAGTGGAAGTATTCACTATTGGAAGAGTCAAATCCCCATTTTGAATATCTATATTAAGATTCTTGTCTAAAGGGAACTTAGAATCAAAGTAATCTTGTGATAAAAATGATTCAATTATTATATTACTTTTATTGTTACTAGTTATTGCTTTAGCAGAATTAAATATTGATAAGAAATCATTCAATACCATATCTTCCGATATAGAAGATTCTCCATATAACATATTTATTTTATCAAATATATTAGATACTTGACTATGTACCATTGATATATTAGCACCAATGCTAATCCCTTGAGATGCTAAATCAATAAAGTTTACTAATTTATTTTTATAAATATTCATTATTTAACCTTAATTAAATATAAGTGTATGTTCGTATACCATCGGAGAAATATATGGAAGGTCAACTGATTTCATTGTAATAGACAAATAACAATCTCCAGAGAAATGAACAGCTTTACCATTAAGTATATTCCTTAATGCTATACAGTCTTTCCCTTTTATATCTTTATAATAGATATAGCAAATGTTATTATTTTTATTCCATTTCGTATTTGTTATTAAGTCATTATCAATTATATCAGCGAAAGAATATTCTTTTATTGTATATTCTATTACATAGTTAATATTGTTTCTGTAATTTTCAAATGAAATATATTCATCACTTGTTCCAGATGCAGAAATACTTGTAATATTAATTATTGTTTTATCATAAAGATTATATATTTTTACTGGTTTAGTTAAGTCGATAGGGAATCTAGTCTTTACTTTAGCAATATTCCCAGTAGAGATTGAGACCGGAGTTATATACTCTAGTGAATTTCTATTCTGTATACCACTATTTAATATTGGGATTTCCACTCTGTCTGAATTACTTTGGACATAAATGCTATTTTCAATAAACATACTTTGAGTTATGAAATCATTATGAGGATATTGCTGTTCGCCTTTTAGTGAATAATTTAACTGAAGACTAACATTATTTATATTGTCTAATTTTATAGTATCGAAAGCTATTGATCCAGATGATGCATATTCATTTAATACAGAAGTTAAATTATAGATTCTGTAGTCAAAGTTATATGACATTAACCCATTTTGATTAGCGACGTATGGTTCATCTTGTACTGCTGAGATTTTAAGTGTATCTATTTTAGAATGAATAGGCACAATGAAACTCATATCATCAGTAAACCATTGAGAGCATAAATCGTAGTTATTGTACTTAATATCCTTGAAGCTAATGTTTTCTATTGCTAATGGAAATTTACTAACATCATCAAACTTAATATAAGAAACTTGTTCTAATAATGAGAAGTCTGTATTAGAAGTTATTGTTGGGTTATCTATTTGGATTGTTTTTATATTTATCTTCCATGTATCATATTGCTTTAAACCATTATTATCATGAAGAATTATTGAAAGCCCAGTATTGCTATTATCTTCTATTTTAATTGGAGTTAGTTCAGAAGGAGTTATCTTATAAACATCAGACCATGCCAAACTATCTGTACTACCCTTTATATTTATATCTTTAATTGTTCTGTCTGCATTATAATCTATACTATCAATAGAGACATAGATATGCTCTCCTACATAGCCGAAGATAGTTCCTTGTACATCTGGCATTAGTGAATAAGAAACACCAGCCTTAGCGGTTAATATGGGACCACAGACACCTATCTTAGAGAATTGAGTACGAGCTATTATATAATCAAGATTAGACTGAGTGCTATTGTTTAAAGTCAGGTGAATTGATCTGTCATTATCGGATACAATAGATGACCTAGGGTTTATATTCCTAGTCTTAACTATAGGTAAAGTCAATGCATCTGTTACTCCTAGTATTTCATTCGTGTCTTTGCTATAAACTACTGATTGAGATATAGGAATATTAATATAATTTGGGTTTAAATAATTAGTATATTGGACTAATATATTTTCTTTTAACCCTGTCTTTTCCTTTATTAATGCGAATGTTGCTCTGTAGAGAGAGAATATGTATAAGTATTTATTTAAAGCAGATGCTTGTAAGTTATTAAAAATCACATAATTTGATAGTACTATAATATAGAGTGCATAAAAATCAAGATATGAAAGCAAATAGATTGCACTTATTTGCGATGAAGATATAATATCATATCTAAAAGAATATAAATTCAGTAAAGAATCAAATGTTGTGGTATTCGATTTTAAATCTGAAAGTATGTCATTTTTAATATATGGGAAGTTGATATTGATATTACTTAGAATTGTACTTAGTGCTTGTTTCTTAGATTGACTAAGTAATGATTGTATATTGATTGACATTTATTCTCCTAGGTTCCACCATAAGGGCCTGACCCAAAGCCACCAGCTCCGAAACCGAAGGTTGAGTTATTTTCATTTATATCTGTAATAGACATACTACTATTAAAATCACTTCTATAGTAAATAGCATTTATAACTAATCTTGTATTATCAAATATATGCTTTAGTAGTGTAGGATCTTCTATATTTGTAAAGTCTAAGTTTAGGTCTACATGATCATCTAATGTTCTTTCATTCAAACCACTAGCCCAAGTATTTCCGAATGGGCTATTATCAGATCCTACTATTAACCCTATAATCTTATCACTTATATTATGTATCTTTATTTTAGATCTCGATATTGGTCTCTCAAACTTTATTGGGTTTAAAGATGATTCTCCAAAGTTATCTCTTGATATAATAAATTCTTCAGTGTCAAGGGTTAGTGTTGGAGTCGAGTCTAATAGTTTATTATATACATCGCTTGATTCACATGATAGATAGACTTCAACCCCTTTTAATGGAGAGGTCGTAAGATTATAAACTTTAGCAATCACATTTTGGTTTTTAAATTCAGATAGATTAACTAACATCTTAGCCCCAAACTTTATCGTTTAAAACATATTCTAATTGCTCTATGAACTCATCTGTGAAACCATATTTACAATAATTATTTAATGGGATTAGGTTAATATCAGTAGACTCTAAACAGAATGAATCATCATAGTATTTATAATTAATAAAGCCACCAGTAAAATCATTCTGTAAGAATTCAATATAACCTAACTTATAGTCAACAAAAAAATCTCCAGTGATCTTAAGTCCATCAAGAGCTTCTTTTTCATTCTTTAAAGTGATAAGCTCTTTAGCTTTTACTGAACCAAATAATAGATTCTTATTATCTAATCTAAATTTATTAGAAGCTATATACTCATCTACAGTTTTAATGTTAGTATTTCTTATCAAGAACTTACATGGTAATTCAATGGCTGACTCATCATAAAGTTTATAAGTGAATGTATTTGAATTCTCTATTGCTGTTAATATCTTAGATAGTTTGCAGTCTTTAGCCCCAATGAAAACCCTAATAGACTCCTGACTGTTATTAAGAGTAAAATATTCCCAATCAATTTTACATGTATAGTTTGTATCTCTCCCAAAATTACTTAGTGAAGATATCTTAACTAAATTATTTGTTTCTAATGCAAGTTGCAAAGGGATAGAATGAACCTGAGTATAATAATCAGTCCTATATTTCCATCTCCCAAACTGTCTTATACGGTTATAGAAAGACTCGTTCGTTTCCGAATCAAGTCTTTCTAATCCCAAGTATAAAGCAATCTCATCTAAATTATTCCAGATATTGAATGCCATTTAATATCCCTTATATCAAACTATATGTTGCAGTTACTGTATGTGTAGTACTTATATTAACTAAAGTTATTTCGTGTTTATTCGGATAAATTACAGGATCAACAGGTAATGTTTGAACAACTCCATCTAAAGTAATTGATTCTATTTTATATCCACTATTAGGCTTTACTCTTATAATCGGACTACTACCCCAAAGTGGTGCAGATACTGGAACTTGTGAAATTACCCCTCCAGATGTTTGTGTTTTAGTTATTGGAAGCGGAATTCCACTAAATATAATTGCAATAATTATATTAGTTTGAATGTTTAATATATCAAAAGTAAATGGATTATAGGATGGAGTATACGTTAGCCCTGGTGCTGATAATGTCGAGATATAGTATCCAGTATCTGGAGTTACTGTGATAGTCTTATTTTCGCCTGGCGTAATACCACCAAAACCACCTGGTGTTGTCGCAGTACCTTTATGTTGTCCAATTATATTAACAGTAATACCTACCCAGCCTTCTGATAATAAAGCCCTTTTCCATTGATTCTGAGCAGTACAAATATATAAATATGAATCTGAAATTCTTATTGAACCAGCTTTCCCATCAGATGTAGGTGATAAAGGAATGTTATTTATTGAACTTCCAGAAATTTGGAATCCATTAACTGCATCAAGTACCATATTACATGAATTACTTACCCCATCGTCAACAGAAGTTGACATAACCGATGGTCTCATATTTATATAAGCACTTCCATCTAAACCGGTACCTAAAGCATTTGTCCCAATATCTATACTATTATCATAAGTATACATGTACGTTTGAGCTTGAGACCCATCACCAGGGAGAGTATCTGAGAAAAATCCAAGGGACCCAATCTCATTCACCATTCTATTTCTAATAAATGTATCAGATGATAAAACTTCACCAGAAGGTTTATTATTTAATTGTGTTTGAATAGATGAAGTTACTCCATCCAAAGCCGTTAACTCATTAGATGTAATTGTTGCCCCTGCTATCTTAAGCGACATAGATGGAGCTGCTAGTTCAAGATTATTGTCTTGGAACTTTACTGATGCTTCAGTTGTTATATTAGTCAAACTTGTTTCTTTTAAAGTAATAGATTCTTTTGTAGTTTCTATCTTCTTTACAGGTATTTTAGTTAATTGTTTTTCATACACACAAGATTCAGGTATGTTTTGTCCGATCAATGTTTCATCGACAAATTGTAACGATATAAGTGTATCACTACCAATAGTTCTAACAATAAAACTCATTTTACCTGTATTGCCATATCCTGCAGGCCATGTAACTAATATAGTGTCACCAAGAGTAAATACTTGGGTAAAGTTCGTGCCTGTACCTATTGCATTAAAGAATATATCTATAGTCCCTAATACAATTGTTCCAGTTGGTTCAAATACCTCTAATGGCTGAATAGTCAATGTATCAATAGCAACTGGGTTTAATTTATTAAGTTTTTCTCCACCAGAAGTTAGTGAATTTAATTGGTCTGTTGTGACTAAGGTATTCCCAACTTTTAATGCTGTTATAGCAGAAGAACCTAGAGTTACAGTATTAGACCCAGCTCCTTTTGCTTGATACCCTATCACTATCTCATTAGTGGACTGATCCATCTGTGCTCTTGTAGATGTTCCAATAAAGATACTGTTATTTGATTGCACTAATGGACCTTCACCATAGGTCTCATCATCTGCACTACCATAATAGTTCCCAGAATCCTCTCCAATGGCTATTGTGTAAGTTCCATCATTATTACTTAAAGCATTGTTACCGAGAGCAATAGAGTACATACTATGCCCAGCCAAACCAGCACGATAACCAATATATGTATTGCCATACCCCGTAACTTTATCCCTAGCGACTTCAGTCCCAATGGCAATATTATTACCATAGTTCCCACCCATAGTATATGCAAGTAAGGCACTTGTCCCGATTGCAATATTTCCTACTGGTTGAGTAGCAGTCTTTAATGAATCAGTCCCAATAGCAATATTATTATTTGTATAATAAACAGCAGACATAATAGCATTATACCCTAATGCTATATTTCCTAGAGAGTTACTTTTAAGAGCAGTAAGGGCACTTGTCCCGATTGCTATACATTTTGAATATCCAGAGTTTAATACGCCACCAGATAAAATCCCTGATAAGGTAGCATCACCGATTGCAATATTATCATTCTTAGCAACACTTGAGTATTTAAATGCATTATTTCCAATAGCTATATTTCTAGCACCTACAGTTAAGGCATTCCCTGCATAATTTCCAATAGCTACATTATTAGTTCCAGTTGTACGAGAAGCTAAAGCTGACTTGCCAAAGATGATATTATCGATCCCTGCTCCAGTCCCTTGTCCAATAGTAATCCCACCAAGGTTGATATCCTTAATAAGACTAAGGACTCCAGTCCCTGAAAGTGACATTAGACTAATAGCATTACTTACTACGTTTAGGAAGTTGCCTGAATAAGTTGCCCCTTCTCCAACAATAGAAAATAGATCAGCTCCAGTTAAAGATCCAGTTGCTAGTTTAAGTATCGAGCCACTTGTTATATTATCGCCTCTTACGCTTAATACATTCCCAGATGTAACTCCAGCCCCAACAAATAATCCAGAAGTGAATCTTAACATATCCCCATAGACAGTCCCTGTAAATACAGGAGACTCTAATCCAGCAGTACCCCCTGATCCAACAGGATTACCCATGTAGTTAAGTACTCCATTATTATCACTTAGTCCATCAAGCATACCTTTATTAGTATGAGTATGATGGATAGATGCATTGGCAATATGAGCTAGTAGATCTGTCCTTAATCCTTCAGGGTCTACTGCTGCCATAATCCCATTAAATATATTAGCTAATGAAATTTTATATGTTTTATTGCTATGCCAAATAGGAAGATAATCTTGATTTATATAAGAAGATATCTCAGTAAGTCCATTAATTGTTTTATTCATTGTATTCTCCCGTTATATAATAACAAATGAATTGTTATCTTCATCAACCAGTTGTTCACCAATTTCATCTGCTAAGAAATCAAAATTATCACTTCTTATATTTGTTATTGTATCTGATGTTATTATTGTATTTGTAAATTCATCATAGTTAAACGTATCAAAGATGTTTATTATCTCATATCCATTAAGTAAGATGTTTGCTTTTGTAGATAATTTAGTTAGAGTAAAGTCATTTATCCCAATATCTCCAGTAAGCGTTTGTAAGTAATTAGTATTTCTACTTGTGATATATGATGTAGAGAAACTTGAAGCATTCTCTGGTTGTCCAAATACTGGGATAGTAGTAAGATCTTTTATATATAGGTGTTCAAGAGTAGGATTACAAACATAAATTGGGCAATTACAATAATCTAATCCATAAGTTTTAAACTCGATTATTGCTTCGTCTGTATCTATGAATATATCTCTATAAGGAATAACTATTCTATTAGTTTCAATATTAGATCTATATAAGTCAAGAAGTAAATCTGATTGGTATTCTTCACCATTAATAAAGATAGACATTGACTCTATATCATTTGTCTTACTTGATGGGAATATGTAAAATGAATATTCTTTTGCGATACAATCATCATTATATTCTATATTTACTGACTGATAAAATGTCTTCAATGAATCTAGTTTATTACTATATTTAATAGGTATAATCAATGGGAAGCAATATAATCTAGCTATAGATGTTGTTATATATAATAGTTTATTTGATCTATCTATAAAGTATGAATTAATATCTTCTTCTCCACCAATAGAAAGAGGGACTATTTTAAATTGCTCGTTATGGATTGGGAACTCTGTCTTATTATCTTTAACTATATTAAATATAAGATTCTTATTTGGCATATCTACTGTCATAAAAGTAGGGAAGATCTCAAACATTTCTCTTTCTATAATGTCATTATCCCATTTCTCATACTCACCATTTATATAAGGGAAAACAAATATAGAAACTGAAGACATTGAACCTATCATTCTTATTGTTTCTATAGATGTGAACTGTCCTTTAGATTTGTAGTCAATATATGAATTAATACTTATGTCTTCTTTTATTCTTTCACCAGTTAAACCGAATCCTTCAATTGTAATTGTAACTGTATTTGAGATCATGCTTATTGAATTAAGCCCAGAATAAGGACGAATGGTTATACTGCTTTTATTAACTGTTTTGTCTATAGTAGTTCTTATATTTGGATATAGAACAAATGATTCTTTTTCGCCTATTGTAACCAGTTTTTCAAAGAAACAATCACATGGGAAAGAATGTCTTACAAAGTCTGTATTGTTTGGGATCTCTTTTAAGATATACTCTGATTGAGTAAACTCAGAGAATCCAATTAATGAATTATTGCATATAGTATCTGTTTGATCTTTAGTTAAAATTACGTTTGGGATATTATCTAATCTAAACCCATTGAATCTATCTATAGTAAGAAAATCAATTTCTCTTATATTGAATCTCGGCTTATAAACTAAGTCTTCCAAGATATCCTGGGAAGTATCTATAGCAGCTCCAAGAAATCTTAATGCAGAACTTGAATCATTATTATACTTAAGTGTATTGATAAAAATATCAAGATACATATTATAAGTAAAGCTATCAATTGTTTTTACTGTAGTTGCTTTGTGTGGATAAATTAACATTACTTAATCCTTATAGTTATAGGATTCGCAATTGGTTCAATTACAAGCTTCTCTTGAGCAGCTAATATGATTGTTTGATTTTCTCCATTAGAGACAGGGATAGATATTGGGTACCTAAATGATTCAGTCCCAAGGTATTTATTAACTAAGTTAAAGCTAATTGAAAGAACATCATTATTTATACCTTCAATCATTCTAATTATATCTAATATATAGAAAGTATTATCAAGAAAATTATTTACATAACTTGATATTCTACTTTGGACTAATGCTATAAATGCAGTATTAGATGTATATAGTTCTGGGTTCTTCATTGTCATAGTAAGATCTAATTGTAACCCTACATAATTAGGCTTAAGAACTTTATATTCTGCCCAAGGCGGTACAATTGTACTTATAATATCATGGACTTCATTGATTAAAGTATCTGGAGTTATTGGATTAATTGACTGGACATATATAGCAAAAGTTCCTCCGCCATTATATGATGGTACAATATCTACATATGAAACTCCAGGTACACCAGATGCTACATTAAAGATCCCTGCAGTATTTGTAGTTGCAAATGATCTCTGTCCATTGAACAAACGATACCTATAGTTCTGATCAGTCTCATCTGGACGACCAGTTGATAGCATTGTAGGGTTAGTTATTAATAATGCTCCAGTGGTTGATTGAGCATAGTTTGTAAAGTAATGTCTATTAATAGTATTGATTGGAAGGACATCTGTCTTTCCTTGTATTAATTCTGCTGATATAAAACATTCTGAATCGTTTTTGCTTAGAGTGATTTGTACAGTAGTAGCTAATCTTACAAGAGTCCCATCTGATAATGTTCCTTCAACCATAGTCCCTTGTGGAATAAGAATACTATTCCCGTTATTAATATCACCAAATTTTCCTGATGATACATAAAATTTTAATGATTTCATTGTACTAGTAACTTCTGTAGGGAGAGCAAGTCTTTTCTCAATTCCAAAGAAAGATCCTATCGTAGCTAACTTATCACCAGTTGAATTTAATAGACTGTTATCGGTGCTATCTTTTTCTAATAGTAATTCAACCTGTAATTGTTCATAGGCTATAGATTGTAAGATTTGATATGATTTAGTACCAGGGATTACATTAGATAATCCAGTACGTTGCTCTATTGCTTTTATTAATCTATCTAATCTATTTTGGTAATCTGCCATTTCTATCCCCTATAAATTCTTTGATTCTCTATATCAACGACTAGTTTAAATGTATCAGCGCCATCTAGTCGATTTGAGAACTTAATTATTAGATTGATATGTCTATCATTTGTTTCACTTATGAGTATTTTATAATCATTCGGAGATAATAAGCCATTAGTCTGTAATGCATTATTGATTGCAGACATAATGTTATCTTTTGTATAGGAAGTTTTGGTTTGGAAAATGAAAGAGTCTAACCCTGCAGCAATATTATCAAGAATAAAGTCCTCATTTCTAGCGACTAATCTTCTTTCAACTGTATGCATAGTTGACTTTTGAGTACTGTCTTCTATGATTATATCATCCAGAAGAATTATATCATCTGAATTATCTACTTTAAAATCAATTATCCCTAGCATGTTTGTTATTAACCTCTATCCTAAGCTTGATATTAATCCTACTATCTTTTGAATATATTTAACGTTTGGTGGCTCTTTAAAGACTAAAGTTGGGAGCGGTGTATAATTAGTACTAGGGAGACAAGTCATTAGTTTATCATTGAATATCCAGAATCCACCTATTCTTAAATCAGATGGTGGTCGACCAAGACTGATCTTCCCATCAAGAGAAGTCCCATACTCATCTACTGTAAGCCCATTGGCTTTATTCATTACAACTATACCATTAAGTGAAAGGAATATCTCAGCATCTCCACCTTCAATATTAAACTTTCTATGACCTAACTCAGCTTTCATCTTATGTTCTGGAGCTTTGTCTTTGCTCTCATGGCTTGCCATACCAAAGCTAGACATTTCATTATTTGTAGCTATTGCCATATCTTATCCTTTTACTGCTGGTTGAACATGCGTAAACTTTTCTCTACCAGAGAAGAAGTTACAGAAGTTTTCATAGATAGATGTTACTTGGTTTTCATTATTATATTTAGTATTATCAAATCTAAACTCATAGCCACCAGCCACTGCTAGTCTTTTATTCAGCTCAAGGTCTGAGAATGGATCACATTTATCTTGGATAATACAATAAGAACTATCTTTCTTATGAGTAACATATACAATATCTTCAGCAACTAAGTTACCATGATTATTGAAATATTCTTTAGTCTTCCCAAGCATCGCCTCTGCAATTCTCTTATCATCTTGAAGCTCAACACGATATAAGCCTTTATCTTTATCAAAGGATATAACCCTGGCCTTCTGACCAGGGTCTATCTGTTTTAATAAATCATAAACCATACTAAGTAAAGCAGAATTATTTTCTTGAGTTTGTAAATTCTCTCTTTGTTTCCCTGTAGATATACCTGTATCCATAATTAAACCTTACCTAATTCTTTTTTAAATTGCCAATAGTAACTTAGTACTGCATTTATGTGATCTGTATTTTTCATAAATTGAGGTCCATGTCCTGCATTGTATGCTGATACTGCTCTAGACACATCCCCATTTTCAGTTTGTATTAAATCAAATAAATACTTAACTCCATAGTCTATATTTGTTTTAGGATCAAATGGATCTTTACCATGGGTTCCATCCATAGAAGGATGAGCTTTCCCATTTATTTGCATTAAGCCTCTATCATTCTTGTCCTGTACCCCTATTGCTTTTGGGTTCCATCCACTCTCTCTTTGTATCAATCCATAGACAACTTCTGGCTCAAGTATATATTTCTTTGTTCCATTTAGTTTACTTAATGCTTCATCAACCATAGGCTTTAACTGGTTAAACATACTATCTTGTCTTACTATTTCTTCTGTGATCGAATATGATTTTAGTTTCATAGATCCACTAGGTGTTGATGCAAAAGCATTACCAGTAAATTGTATCCCTGGATCCAATATATCAGCAGCAAGTTTAACTGGTTCATAATCACTGAGAGAACTATATGCTTCATTAAATGCATCTTTAGCATTTATAACCATACCCTTCATATGCATCCACATGTCATTATTTCTATAACCTTCAAGACCCGGCATTAACATAGAATCTTTAAACCAGATTGGCGAAATAACTACGATGTTTCCTTTTGTAGCAGCTTCTATTGCAAACATCTCAACTATAGATGGGAGTTCCATTACAACACTGAGAGCTAATAGCATTGATACATTCCTTGCTAATGGTCCACCTAATAATTTCTTTCCACCTTCAATAAGTTTCGATCCAACAGCTTTTGTACCAGCAGAATATTTACCACCAAATAAACCTTTAGGCTTCATCTTATTTAATAATACTTCATACTCTTTTTCTGTATTAACATTTATCTTAGTGTCTTTTAAAAGATCTTTCTGTGATTTTGATAAATCTTTCCAAGCTGTTTCTTTCTTCGCTAATATCTTTTCCATCGAAGCTATTACTTGCTTATCTACAATAGTCTCGGCGGCAAGTGCTGCATCTACTGCAGCAGCCTTAAGTTCTCTTGTGTAATCGGCGGTCTGTGTAGCCCATCTATTTAAGAAGTCAGGCACTTTCTTAGGCATTAAGTTAGATAGATATTCTCCTGGAGTTATCCTTCTGAATACAGTTTTTACTGCTCCAGCAAAAACATCAGAGAAAACATATCTTCCACTTTGAACGACTGAATTACCAGCGGCAACAAGTCCTCTTTTTGCTCCACTTGATCCAACAACTGCTGCTGTTTTACCAGCATAAGCAAGTGCTGTATCTGCATAAACAGAATATTTCCATTCGACTACATTCTCTGCCCAGTTAAATTTATTAAGAGCATCTAGTGTATCAGTAGGTAAGCCATTGTATTTATTTACAAATGTCTCATTTTCTCTTGCTTGTGCAAAATGTTTATTTGCTTCAAGTAATCCATTAGCTACAAGTGAGAATCCTAATGATGTCCAAGGACCTGTTGTTGCTCCAAGGACTAATGATGTAGCATCTATTGCTAATCCTGCAGCTCCTCGTTCATTCCAATAGTTACTTACCTTACCAATTATATATTTACGTCTTAAATCACCAGCAGTTGAGTAAGCTGTATCATTTATCTTACAAACCATATTAGGGACAATATGAGTAGTGAAACCCATTTCAGAATCAAACTTATGGATTACAGTTTCTACTTGAACCCAACCATACATCTTAGATACTTTATCACAAATATAAATCTTATCATAAGGTTCAATCTTCGAGTTTCCTCTAAGAATAAGTGTCCCGCCATATAGACGTTCTACTCCTTCCTTAAGTAATCCAAGTGCATATTGTTGAGATAGTCTTTCATCATTTGTCCAGTCAATAACTGCGAACTTCCTTCTTAAGGCATGATTAAATATATCTGCATTAGCAACATACTCTTCTGGCTTACCAGACCCATCAGACGATTTTGAAATTACAACTGAATTCCATCCTCTTTCTGGAGTTGCTCTTACTCCATTATAAATTATATTATCCCATGATGTTGCTATATGATGTTTCTGGAAAGGAACCATTGGTAAGATTCCAGTAGATAAAGTCTCAGGATCTATATTCCCTAGTGTGTCTCTTCTAGGACTATAGTCCATAATAGCTTTTCTGTATCTATCATTGTTATTTCCAGACTCTCTTGTTGCATCTGATCTCTCAATAAATGAAGGAGCCATTGCAAGAAGTGGATCATCTGTTCTGAAATAATGGAAGTCGGGATCTCCTAAGAACAATGTAGACCTAGAGCCATAAGGTCTTACATCTAAAGCATATCCAGGATAGATCCTTTGGATGTCTCTTAGCACATCCCAAACAGTCCTTTGGTTATTTGCTTTAAGTGTTACATTAGATCCAGAAGCACTTGCCCATATATCAAAAGCGAATATATTTGCATCTATGGGATTATGTCCATTCTCAAGAGTGTCAGCCATATGTCTAAATAATTGAGTTGTAGCTTTATCTGCATTAAATAAATCTCCACGAAGTCTACCATAAAGATTGCTAAATGTAGTCGAGAATCTTTCATTCCCTTTACATGACTCTCTGAATAAAGTCATTTTCCCAGCCTCAATCATCTTTCTACCATAATCACCTTCGGCTCCAAATGATGCATAGGCTAATGCTCCAACGCTTGTCCCGACTGCCGCTGCCGCTAAAGGAGATGCACCTATCATCCCAATAGCTGCTGCCCCAGCGAATGTTCCACCAGTGACTAATGCACTTGTACCCGTTCCAATAAGCCCAGTAATATTAGCTCTTGACATAATGAAGTTCATCAGGTTCTTATTTCTTCTGGAGAACTGTTCTATATGTGAACCAAACATTCTACCGAAATGGATAATGCTTGGATTGCTTCTTAACATCTGGCTAATTAAGTCACTAAAGTTTGAACCTGATAGTGATGAATTCTGAATAGATGAAGGTGTTGCTAATTCTCTTCCATCGCCTCTGCCTTCAATTTCATACATACCCATACCAGCAGCAGATAGATTAGTTATAGTCCCAATGAACACTGTATCTAAATATCTTGGATCAGAGTGATATCCTAGCTTAACACAGATTCTCATCCCTTGACGTAATGGACTTCTTCCACCCATAAAGGAATACATTTCTTCTGTATTAATCTTAGATTCATCATCTTGGTTTCTAGTCTCAGTTATCATCTGAGGTTGACCAGTAACCTGATTAACTCCTTTATAACCATAGCGGCTATCATACATTGCTGAGGTTGTAGTCTTCCTTGGATCAACCACAACTCTACATTTTAGTATATGTGCAGGATTATTTCTATCTCTGATAACCATTAGGTCTTGGAGTAATCTAAAATCCCAGTAATCATCTAGTGCTTTATATTTATAGTCAGTTAAATTGTCATGTATGATATAAATCTTATATGTTGGATATGCATTCTGGATACCAATAGTTATAGCCTCTGAGTTATATACTTGTTGTAGTAGATAGTTTTCAGTTGATTCATCTATTTCTTCTCCTGCAGTTTCAATATAGTTTGCAGGGAGTGTATCAGAAATACCAGTTGTATTATATTTTGCTCTTAAGGCAATAAGTTTTGCATTATTTTCTTTCCATAATTTGGTGTCATTTACTGACTCATGCATTGCAAGTAATATCTTTTTCTCTTCTAGTTTAGCCCATTGCTTTTCGTTACTAATAGATGGAGTTACTGATTTTGGCTTTACAGAAGGAGTTACATCAGGAGCATTAACATCTTTATATGAAGCCCCTGTCACTCCACCTGGCTTACTAGAAATTGTCTTATGACAAATCTGTGCACTTAAAAACTTCTTAGCGTAGTCTTCTTGTTTTTCATTTACTTTCTGGTTTGATAATGGAGCATGTAAATTCTTCATGCTTGTTGCAGATGGTTTGTGTAGAATACCATCAGATGTTAAGACACCCATTGATCTTCCATTATCATCATAGACACTTGAAATCCTACTCCCCATATTATTGTCAAATACATCAGTAGGGTCATATGGATTTTTAAGAGAATTTACATTGCCTGCAAATGACTCTTTCATATATTTAACAATAGCAGGGTCACCTTTAAAATGATGCTCATTAAACATACATGTAGAGAATTTATTTAAAGCAAAGTCTTTCGTTACAGGTTGTCCATCATTTTTAAGGATAGGGTAAAATAAACCAGCTCTATTCCCACTTTTATCATTAATCGGATTTCTACTATCAGATGCGAATGATGTTGTATCTTTTCTCATCGAAGGGATAGCAAGAGTACGTCCTATATTAAGACAACTATTCTCTTTCCCAATCATTTCTTCTTGGAGACCTCTCCAGGTATCTTTAATATAGACAGTTTTATATGCATCTGTATCTGTCATATAGTCACCAATGAAATCCATCTCAGTCTTAAGCGTAGATACTTCATCTCCCATCATTCTTAATCTATTCTGAGAATACCAGTAACCTACTGAATTACTAAACATTTTATTATATGATATAAAGTTATCAACTCTATTAAACCATCTATGAGCTGCATAAGGTTTAGCTAAAAGAACTCCAGCTTGAAGATCTACTTTTATCTTCTCTCTCATTTTCTCGGTTATAACTTTATCTAATACAGCAGTGCTTGTAACTGTTTCTTTTGTTAAAGCATTTACGTCTGCTGGCATTTTACTTACACTTAATTGTTTGCTATCCCCTCCAACCTTAAATCCTCTTTTTAAAAACTCACCTTTTAAGAACTCAAGTTCTCCTAGAGAAATACCATTCAAATCAAATGTAGCTACATATCCATTAACTAACATATAATATGTATTAAAGTTAGATAAGACCTTTTTAAGTCTACCTTTATCTGATTCTGATTTAACAACTAATGAAGTTAAGTCTAGTTCTATTTGAACTTCTCCAGGAGCTGAATATACTAACCCTGGATGTTCGGCTTCCCACTTCTTCTGCAATGCATTAAAATTCGATACAACATTATTTACGAATGCTCCATCAATTCCATCTGCACTATTGGATATAGACTCAGCAAGTTTTGCTTGTTTCCATTGTAATCTATCGACTGCATGCTGTCCATTTACATTCTGAGTTACTGAATCTCTACTTTCATAAAATGACTTAGGAGTCTCTGTTGTCTGCATTCCTTTTGTTTTAGATATTTCATCTAAAGCTTTATTTAGATCAGCAGCAAATCTTTGAGATAGGCCATCAATATCTACGCTAGCAGAATTTCTTACTTTATAAAGCATTGAGTCTTTACGTTCTAACTTCTCCATATCCTTAGCCATGTCTTGATACTCAGGCATATCTAACAGATGAGTTATACGTTTTAAACCCCAGTAGTTATCAAACTTAACTGGGTCATTATCAGCTCTTGCTATAGATTCAAATATAGTCTTAGAGAATATTAAATTAACATCTGATAGATGTGGCTTCCCATCTACACTAGAGACTACAAGATTCTGTATAGTTAAAATATTAGCATCAGCAAGATCAAGGATAGGTGTCTGTACTAAGAATCTATTCTCAAAGTTACCAAATCTATCTGGAGTAATTGATTCTTTATATGATCTTAAAACCTGTCTTACTGCTTCAATGTCAGTTGTCTTAAAGTTAACAGAGACTTGTGTCTCACCAGGTCCAATGAATTGAGCTGTTGGGATAGCATGCTCAAGAACAGGAGTCCAAGCAAAGTTATTAGAGTAAGACAAGGATACACTATGAGCATTTTCAGTTATACTACTTGCAGCTATAAGTTGGATACAGTCATTTTCTGTAAATCTTTTCCCTGCCGACTGTTGCATCAATTCCCAATGTTTATCGGAGAATGGATTATCTATCTTAAATATATTTATTTCAGATGGAGCATTATGATTAACATTATAAGCATGTAATTGTTTCTCATGTTCAATCATAAAATTATATGGATGAACTGATTCTTCTAAGTCAAATGTAGGATCAAATGCAGAGTCATCATCTTTTTTAGACTTCATTCTTATTACATCTCTTACTTTAGCCATATCACCAAGAGTAGTAACTGCTTGGATTTCTTCATGATATCTAATATACTGTATCTTTTCAGAAGAGTTATTATGGAAGTAAGGCATAGGATTAAATAGAGACATCTCAAGACTACAACCAATACATCCTGGGTGTCCTTCTATTGTATAAAGAGTATAAGTATCCATAGTAACAGGGACACAGTATCCTGATAATGATTCATGTCCACTGCCATATTGAGTAGCAAGGAACTTATTCTCTTTGCTTAGTTTATGAAATATATCTTTAGATCTTATGATATTAATTGGTACATATTTGAACTGTTGTAAGATCCTAAATAGATTATCATTTATTCCATGTTCGCCTTGGAATATTAAGTTAAGTTTTATAATTGTTCTGTTAGTGATAGAAGTCATTTGTGGTCTTGACTCCATACCTAATAGTGGAACATTTTGCGATGATCTTAACTGAGATATAAGTAAATGAGTTGGAGGAATATCAAGCCATACATCACCAATCTTAACCTTGTCAGCATTATCAGGATTACTTAAGTCATATTGTGTCTGCCCTCTCTTCTTGTTGAAGATAGGTTTTAGTTGAGATAGGTGATTATAAAGTAAGTCAGACATATTTGTTTTAGCATCTTCGAATGCTTTAACTCTTGTCTGTACTTCTTGTGTATGAACTCCAAACCCTTTTTGCCCTGCACATTCTTGTGCTCTACGGAATGCATCTTGAGTCATGGAACTATCCCTGTCAGGGTTATTCCAGTTAACATGGTGCATAAGCACAGCACCAGTTTTAACCTGTAGAGCTTCCAAGTCAATCGCAGGGTTACCAAGGCCAAAGTCGATTTTATAACTTTGTACAGGACGTGGACCTATATCGTCATAGCCTAAATCACTAGGAATAATTTTAGGGTATCCATTAGGATATACATCATTAGTGTTTCTTAGTGCCTGAGCATTAAGTAACATTTTCTCTGTAATTCTAGCTTGTATATTAGAATAAGGATCAGACTGTCTAATGATTAGATAATCTTTATCACCTTCATGTCCAGCTTCATAATAGTATTCATTTTCATCACCCATTAAGGCTTTACTATTCTTATAAGCTTTCCCTGTCTCAAAGGCATCGATTTTTCTTAAACGACCTTCATCAAAACGAGTTATTCTACCAGTAGAATCTTTTACACCACCAGGAGAGTCACCGTCCTTAATCCATATCATTTCTTTTACTGCCTGTCCTTGCTCATTAACAATATCTCTGTCTAATGTAATAAGAGGAATATTAAACTTATTATCATAAGTAGGAAGATAGTTATCACCATAAGCTAATACAGGATCACTAATTCTAGGGTCACCAAATCTTTGGATAGCATCAAATTCACTTTTTTTATTATCTTTTAGATTGGCTAACTTTTTATCATAATCATCAAAGTTAAACCCAAGTTTTTCTTTATCAAAAAATGGGATATTACTTATCAGTAAAAGTTCTTCTGTAGAAAGTCCATCGCAAGCTGACATTAATTAACCTCTGTATTGGTGCATATCTGATTTATAAGGATCAGTCCCATCCGAACGAACAGAGACTGTATTGTTAAGTCGTCCACCGAAAGCAGCGGAGATAGATGAAATTGAATCATTATGGTTTTCTCGTCTGTCTGTTAATAAACCCATGTGCATATTATTCCCCATAGATGATCCCATCTGTCTTGGTGTTCCCATATATCCTCTATGTGAATCTCCAAATGATGGATTAGATACAGAAGGAAGATCATTTATATCTTCTGGAGTCCCATCCCCACCAAGTACATTTAGTGCAGTCATTGCAACTAAACCTGCTCCAAGAGCAAGTCCAACTTTCCCTGGAGTAATTTTACCCATAAGATTTCTTACTTGCTCTGCTCCATAAATTTCTCTCTTAGATATCCCTTTTACAATAGATCCATGTAGTTCAGGATTAATAAATGACTCATGACCTAAGTGTCTCTGTAAGTTTGAGTCTCCAAGAAGACCTTTAAAGAATCCTTCTTCGCTATCTCTATGTTGTCTTATAACTGCATCATAGCTTTCAGAAGCAGAGAAGTGACCTGTCTTCTTTAGGTCTTCTATAAAGTCGAAATAACTATGAGATGTAGTATATCCCATATTCTTAAAAGCTTCGGTTTCATTTGTGAATGTCATTCCTTTTGTCTTCTCTACATAAGCAGCAGCTCTAGTCTTAGCTAGTTCTGGAGTAAACCCTGGAAGTAACTTTAATGCATTCTCTACCTCAGTTGCTCCTTCACGCTTAAACATTGTATGTATATTAGTTAATGTTTCGAATTCTTTCTTAACGTTATTCTTTGACCCTTCACGTAAGAAAGCAGGAACTTCACCATTCCTATTCTGTACTGCATTTAATGTATTGTATAGATGTAATGCACCAACTTCACCTTGTAACTCTGCAAACCCAGTTAGAGCTTTCTCTTTAGTTAGCTCTCCCATGTTGGCAACCATGTGATCTATTTTGTTGGTTACACCAAGCATCTTCTCTACGTGCTTTGAAGATATAGACCCCTGGACAATTTCTTTAGCAGGGATATCTATTGCATGAATCATTGCATTCATCTGTTGTTCTTCAGATAGAGATGAATTTCCAATAATCTTGCTCATCATTGCATTAGTCATCTCTTTGGTTCTTACATGCGCTGAACCAGTAGTTCGTTTAGTTAACCAAGCTGCAGTAACAGATTCTTTTTCAGAATATGCCATAGCCTTAGTCAAATCATCTAATCTGTCTGCATGTGGGAGGAAGTAATTCTTAGATTCATTATTGAAAATAGCCTGTAATGAATTCTTCTTATTTTCTTTTATCGCATTGATAACATCATGTGACATGCTTTGTTCTTTTAAGATTCTATCATATACATTAGATCTGTTTTGAGTATGGAATAAGAATTTAGCAAATGCAATATCACCGTCATTATCAGCATTCATTAATGTTCTTAGGCGATGTCCGAATGCTATAAACTTACCACCTTCGACATATCCTTTATCTGTAGCAAATGTGAAAGATAAAGCTTTAGAAGAAGAATAGATATTAGGGAAACGGTCTACAAATGTAGACTGTCCCGCTCTCTCTATTAATGAAGCTGCTTTATCATGTTGTCCACTTTGGACTAACGAATGTAATAAGTCATAATCTTTAACAGATTGTTGAGCTATACTATGACCTACTTGTTTAAATTTATCTCCTGAAGCTATATCAGCATAATGCTTTTCGAATATATTCCCTTTACCAAATCTATCTTCTAAGAAAGAACTAATTGTTTTATTATTATCCTTAGCTGTTATATATGATTTCTGTAATTCATCAGCGATAGAAGATGCATATGTTTCTTTGTCAATTACAGTAGTGTTACCAAATAGATGGTCTAGCTTAGATCCTTCTTCAATACTGCCAATTAATTCTTTATTATTAATAAGATGAGTATCGGCAAATACTTTATCTAGTGAAGCTCCCTCAACTTGGAAAGCGCCTCTTCTTAAGTATCCTTCTTTAGATGCCATATTACCAGTCGCTCTAATATCAATTAGCTTCTGATAGTTACTACTGCTAATCACTCCACCATTATTCTTTGCATCAACTAATATCTGTGTTTCTAATCTAACATCTCTAGAAACAGCTAACCTTTCTTCGTCATCTAAGTATTGTGACTTCTGATAAAAATCTCCAGATCCGAAATAAGCTAATCTCCCATCTTCAGTTGCAACACCAAATCCTTTGGCATTAACATCTGGGTTAAGAAATGATTTAGTCATTAAATAAGGATCATCTATATTGCCGCCTTTGATTATCTTACCATCGGCAAGCATCTCTTCAAGCCCTTCTTTATTCAGGACTTTAACTCCAGTCTTCTCCATCTGTCCAGCTAACTTAGGATCTTTCATGAAGTTCATATACATCTGACCTTCAGATAGAATCTTCCTTGAATCAGTTAAACTACTTCCTGCAAGCTCTTCCATTACTTTACTTGGAAGCAGATATGGCATATCATTGACACCCATTCTATAAACATTATGTCCTATCCCTTGAGTATATAAACTCTCTTGAGGAAATATAGTTGACATGATATGGAACTGATTTATATTCTTAGTTTTATCACCAAGGCTCTGTAAATGATCTGTCATTAAATCAGCAGCATCATTATAAGAGATATCTTGTGAGCCGCCTCTCATATGTCCTAGTAATCTAGTCATTAAGTTTATCTGTTCTTTCATCGGGCCAGCCCCTTGGTCGAACTGTAATCTCCCTTGTCGTGCTAGCTGAGTAAGATTCCCAGTAAATCCTCCTACATATTTAGATAAACTTTTTGTAAGGTTCTCATTTAATACAACATCTTTTTCTGCAGCATAAGCGTGTCCAGCTACCATTGACTGTAATGTAGTTAACATACTCCCTGCGCCTTTACCTGCAATTATACCATCAATCCCATCTTTACCTATAGATGAAGGAAATACTTTCTTGAAGAAATCGAGAGACATATCGAAACTAACATTCTTGCCATACAGAGCAGCTGTTTCTTGTGGCATTAATTGAGCAGCACTTCTTAGATCATGATAAGTTCCTACTTTAGTAAGGGCCTCAACACTTTGACCATAGAATGTTTTCTCAATTGTTCCTTCTCCGAATCCTCTTAATGTTCTTGCAATATCTTCTTTAGTCTGGATAACCTTAGTATTTGTTGTAACTAAACCATTAGAATGAGACATAGCTCTATCATATGAAGCAGCAGTATCTATCTGATTATTGGCAGTACCTAACCCAACTACAGTCCCAGGTCTTAGTTCGATCCTTTCAACTTGGCTTAATGTTTTTGTATCATTATATAGGTCAAATAGAGTCTTATCACTGTGTGATTCTCCACCGATTATATATGTAGGATTCATTAATTTAGTCATAGCCTGTTTTTCACTTGGTAATCCACCCCAAGTATATCCAGTCTTTGCTTTCATCTCTATGGCTCTAGAAACCCTCATATTATCTTTTAAACCAGGGGCGAATTGGATAACCTCTTCTGTATGTGGATTTATTACCCCTAGCATTGTTGCATGCCCTTGGTCATAAACCTGTCCATAAGCTAAAGGATTAGTCCCTTGAGCTAAATGACTCCAAACTAAAGGTAGGTTCTTATCAATATTTTCACCAAAACGTCCATGGAATTTAAAGTCTTTCATAGATTTGAGTGAGTCGATACCATTCCCTTTAGTCATGGTTGGGAAGAATGTAGATGTCCACATAGCCCCTTGACTCTGAGAAACATTATATCCAATGAATTCATTTATCTGTTGTTGTATTGGAGAATGGATACCTCTAAATTTATTATTAGCATTACCTCTTGCTACTTCATTCATTCCAGCTACTGCATTAATGGCTTCTGGTTCTATTGAGTGTAGACTATTTAATGAAACATTAGACTCCATCGCTCCCCTAAGTCCAGCATTTTCCATTTCATGTAAACCATAGATATCATTCTTTACTGTACGCCCTAACCTTTGGATCTTCGCCGGTGAGTTCCCTTCTGCCCACAATAGATGACTGCTAAGGTTTTTAAATAGTTGTTTGATGCCATGCATCTCATGGAAATCTTTAACTATTCTTTCAGCATTAGTCTTGCTCTCAATCATCTTTACATGAGCAGCAGCATCTTTCCCTTTAGTCCCTTTTCTTATAATATCATCATAATGGAGAACATCTCTTACATCTCTGGCATTCCCAGAGTTAGCTGTAATTAATGCTTTCTGATTATTAGAAATCATATCTAAGACATATTCATTATAAGACATGAATTCAGATCCAACTACATTCTTACCTTCAAGTGTTGGTCTCCTAAAGTAAGGAGCCACATAATGTGCTCCTTCTTTATTTCTTACAATCCAAGCTCCAGTCTCTTCGTCGAATTTTGCTAAAGGAACTTCTACGCTATGATTACCTATCTTTACACTTAAAGATGTACTAGCTCCAACAGCATCTTCTCTCGTAGCTGTAATCCCTAGTTTCTTTAAGTTTTCTAATACCTTAGACTGGACATCTACATTATCAATAGAATAGACACCTTTGTTTAGGTTAACTCCATGGACAGTAGATCCATTAGAGAATCTTGCTATTTCTTCAGCGGTTATATCAATTCCAGTCTCTTTGAGTCCAACACTGTTTATGCTATTAATCTTCTCAATCATAGAAGTGTCTCTATGAGCATAAGTAGCTTTCTTCATCTCCATCCCACGCTTTAAGCCTGTGTCTATAGAGTCTGCTATATTAGATATACGTCTCTGTAATGGGGTTTGACTTGGGTTAGTTAATGGCATAACCTTATCTAATATATTAGTTAGTTGCCCACCTAACCAACCTTCTGGCTCTCTATTAACTTTATATAAAGTATATGCTGAAGCACCTAGTATCCCAGTCATCCCTATCTTCGGGACGATTGAATCATTGTATTGTTCATAAGGTCTATTAGACATTGTTAATACCCATAACTAAACTGTGAGTGGATTAGATCACCATATTGAGACTGTGATCTTTGTAAGTAATCTGCATGTCCATTTGTTTCGATATCTATACTTGTCATAGTATTCGGTGACATGGTTGGGAACATCTGTATATTTGAAGCTCTATCATCTTGTATTATATATGAAACTATTCTGTTAATAGTTGAATTTGTTGTTGATCCTGCTGACTTTAATTGGTGTGATGCTAAATTAGCACCATGATCAAATACTGCTTCTCTCAATTTATTATCAAAGAAACCATAATCTTGTATATTCTCTCCACCTTCTTTAAGTGCTAATAACTCTACATTTTCAATATTAACATCAGGGGAATAGCCTATCCAATCTTCTTTAGGCATATCATGAGACTTCATATATTCTCTTACATACCTAGCTCTTATCCAATCAGCTTTATTAGCATTTCCTCCAGTTTCATTCATATACATCTTACTCTCTTGACCTGACATTCCCCAACCTTCGGTTTCCTGTAGGTTCATATAAGCTTGTTGTACATTTATATCATCTGAAGATTCAGCTAACTTCTTGCTCCATATTGCATTGTATAATCTTCTAGCACCTCTAGGGATATACTTCATGATCTTCCCGCGTTTCTTTGGGTCAGGCTCATTAGCAAATCTAGAGTAATAAGCTCTTTCATTTTCAGGCAAAGCAGCTAATTCATCTCTTGTATTATCATCAGTTGGGTCAGCCCCTATCATTGTAGAACGCCACATATTATGATAGTAAGTTGCATCTTCTTCATTGCCAGTTTTAGATGCTTGTACTGCTAACATCTTATATTTGACATATTTAAGAATATCCCAATACTCTTGGTTTTGTCTTCTTTCAACAGTGAATCCTGGTAGGTGATCTACACCAAACCATTGGTGCATAAAAGAAGATATAGCAGGAGCCAATAGATGTTGGATAGGGTGTGACCATAACTTAACTTCACGGTTAAATACTTGGTTAGTTAAGTAATTATCTAAATAGTCTTTTTTAGGGATTAACTTATTAGCCCAGAAGGTCTGGTCATTAGAAATAGTCCCCCAGTATTTAGCCATTGCTCTCCCAGCATATCCAACTTCATCCTGTTGCATATTGAATTCTGAAAGATTTCCAGTATTAGTTCTTGCTGCTCCTGCTTCTATTAGATCTGAACTAAGATCTCCTATTAATGCTTCAGTCCCAGATTCAGAATTATTCATCTGATCTGCAGATGGAGCTTGAAAAGAAATACTCTGACCAATGCCAATACGTGATGCTATAATTTGTGATGTCCTTGCTCTTGCCTCTTCTGCTGCTCTTGCTAATTCTGATGTTGAACTAAACTTTTCTTTTAATAGTAAATTAGCTCTTATATCCGCTTCTGAGGTTGAAACACCAGCGATCCTATAGCGAGTATCATCACCTTCAAGAGTAAAGCTTCCTGACTCATCTACGGAGCTTACAGTGCCATTAACTGTATCAGTATTTAGTCTATAGTCGTACTCTGATTTAGATGTATAAAGTTTATCTTTGAGTTGTCTTACTTGGTCTAATGTTTCATAGAATCTTTGCTCATCGCCTAAAGATAATTGGTCTTGTAATGTTTGATGCATTACTTTATGAGATTGATTTCTAAACTCTTGTGTAAATGGAGCTATGGACTGTAATATCTCTAGCTTTTCAGGATCAGGATATTGTTCTAGTTCTTTCCCTTTTAATTCTGGGTAAAGATTCTCCCAACCTTTTCTTGTAGAATATAACCATCCTAAAGGAGTATTATCAAATGTAGTCCCATGAGTTACATCATTAGTATATCTTTTAAATGCATCTTTCTTAGTGCTTTCTTGAGGGATCCAAGATACACCATTAAGTTCATTTGGTAAGTCATTGATTTTCCAATCCTTCATAGGATATGGGAATATACGTCTTAAGAATTCTCCACCTACTCCAGAAATATCTCCTAGCTTCCATCCCCACATCTGTTGAGCTGGGTTATAGAACTCTCCTGCATTTTCTTTATAAGGAACAAACTGATCTGTAGATTCACCAGTTATATATTGTTTCGCAGTCTCATATGCGAATCCAGTGAAACCAATTAAGTCATGGTATTGTCTAGACCATCTATCCATAAGATCTTTATTAGATCCTTCTGACTGCATCCCAATAGCTCTAGCTAATTCCATATTAGATGCACCAGCGCCCCTCATCCCAATTGTAGTAGGAGTATAAGGTTGAGGTTGTGTCCCTTGACTAGTTAGTTCATGATATACTCTAGTTGGTTTAATTAAACGTCCTATTGTTGCTGCTATAGGTTGACCAATTAAAGGGATGTTTGCCCCAAGTGGAGCTGACTCATATACTGGCTGATCTAACTTATGATAATTCTCTAAGATGTATGGTTTATATAATCCAAATGTTGCATTATGTAAAGCTCTCTCCCAATAGTTAGGATATACAACTCCTCTATTCTCATAGTCAGATTCAATTACACTAAACATATGCTTTCTAAATTGGATAGGAGTTCCACCCTCATAAGGAGAAGAAGACAATAACCAACCTCTATACTTACGAACTGCTACTTCCTTATCACCAGCATACTCAGCTTTTCTTTCTTGATATGTTTTATTAGAACCTAAAACCCCAGGGAGAAATGGTAACATTGGTACCATCATAGCTGCGAAAATAGCCTTCTTAGGATTTCTTAGTGCCCAACCTGCATATCTTTCAAAGTGAGTTTTAGTTAAAGCACCAGCATAAGCTTCTGTTCTTAGAGCATTTTTTATGAAACTATTCTTACCGAACCTAGTCCCAACATTTCTTAGATATTGCTTTATACCAACTGGGCCTTTATTGTAAAGGTATTCTCCAATTTTAAAGAATGAAGTTGCTGTTAGTGCAGGAGCTAATATGCCTAACCTAGTAGATCCTGGAGCCACTTTTTCTTGCTTCTTTGTCAGTCTTGTGAATCCAGTTATATCTGATATCTTACTATAAAGTAATGTAGCTCCTTCGAAAGCTTTGATAGGCCCCATAGTTAAAGGTCCACGACCAGTAGGACTCATTGTTATTGCACCTAGTAAATGGTCAGTAAGTCTGAAAGCTTCCCATGCAGCCATTACAGGCAGTGCACGTTTAAGCCCAAACTTAACTCCATACTCTAAGAAGCCCATATTATGAGTATAAGTTGCTAATCCTAAATGAGGTCTATTGATAACTCCAAGAGCTTTACCCGCTAATCCTTTGATAAGACTATTTGATGACTTTAATTTAGATGCAACCTTATCAAGTTTATTGCTATCAATCCCAAAGAATCCAAGTTCAAAAGGAGATTCCATAAACCTATTCCATCTATCAAGCATGAACGTTCTAGTAGGAACACCTATCTCTCTATATCTATTTTTTATATTCTGATATGTATGTCCTGGAAGAAGTATCTGATCTACTTGAGCCAAGGTTTTTGTATTAGCTGAACCTTTAGGCATCCAGTCACTAAATATATTAGCGCTCTCTCCTACACCTTTGGGTCCTAACTCAAGATTAAATTGGGTTTTCTTATACATACTCCAGAGCCATTTCCACTCTGGGTTATTTTTAATAGATGCAGGTATCTCTTGTTTCTTCATCCATTCAGCACTAGAAGGCCAAACTGCTCTTCCTGATTTAATTTGTTGATGTTGCATTTCCCAATAAGTAGTTGGATTTGTTATATGATTTTCACCATATCCTTTCCCGAATCTATTTATTGAGTTAACTCCTGACATGTTAGCATGTCTTGTATTCCTTAGCTTAAATGTAAATGGCAGAGTTAGTTGTTCAGTTTTTTGTAATACTCCACCTTCAAGTGTGTCTTGAGCATAAACAATCATTGCTCCATTATCTGCTGTAGCAAATCTTATTTCTTTAGAAACAATCTTCTTGGCACTTGAACTTATTTGGTCTTTCGGTGTAAGCCAAGACTCAAGTTTATTATAATCCTGTTCTGGTATTAGTCTTTTCGAGTTCTCTAATATATCAGTAAAGTCAACTCCATGGACATAATCTCTTGTCCCATCTATCCCAATAGATTTGCCATCTCTGATTGTTTTGAAGACCTTATCATATTTTCTAATCTTCCCTTCAATAGCGGCTCCTTTTTTATCACCACGGAACCAATCTATAGTACCACCTACCTGTAAGACTCTAGTGATATTATGAGAACCTTCGATTGTCTTAAGTCCTCTAAACATAGTATCAGTGATATTCTTTCTTGAGAAATCAAATGTTGCTTTATTGTTTAAAAGTCTTGGAGACATGATCTTACTATAAGCTCCAACTCCATATAAAAATGCACCAACCCCAGTTACTCCTTTAGCAATCGTAGCAACCTGAACAAATGAGTTATGTTTATCTTCAAAGAATGTACTGTAATTAGGAGCATGTGGGAGCCCAAGATTGTTAATCTTCATCTTATCAGAGAAAGGACTTAATGAATCGTCCCCTCTTAATCCATAGGTAGCTAACAGTCCTAGCCCTACTATGGTACCCATTGCACCCCATCTTAACTTATTAGCCCCTTTAAAGGCTTCAGTCATCTGACCTGCCATTTTAGAACCTTCAAACATAGATGGATATTTTGAGTAAGATTCTAGTATTGGCTTTAATTGGTGAGTTAGATCTTCTATTATTGGGCTAAGTTTATTTTCTGATTGTAATAATTTAGATAAGTTGCCATGAACATCGCCTTTAATTATCTGGTCAACAGTTATTCCTGCCTTATTTAACTGGCTAAGAATAGCTTTCTCTATTTGTTTCTCAGTACTTACATCTAGTCCTGCAGCATGGCCTTGGACTAAATCTTTTCCAAAGTGTTTAGATACAATAGCAGCAGCCTTCTCCGCACTATATCCACCAGCATACTGGAACTCTTCAAAATTTAAAGGTACACGTCCAGGTCTCCCTGTCGCTGCAGCAGCAACTGGATTATATCCAATCCTAAACATATTACCAAGCTCAGGATTCTCTTTCCCAAGCTGGTATAAGAATGCTTTGTATGCTCTCTCAACCTCATCTGTTTGGATTATCCCTTGCTGATATGCAGTATAAAGAGCTTTAGCTTCATCAGCAGCTCCCATCTTAACTAGCTCTGACATATATAAGTTAATATCGAAATAAGGATTCCATGCTCCTAATCTAACTGGAGCTTCCTTAGTTCCCATCTTAAGCATATTAACTACATTCTTCTTTAAGAATCCTTGGAACTGTTCATATGTAAAGTCACCAGCATACTCGACGCCTTCTTTCTTAAAGATGCCTTCTAGTGCTCCAGCTTTACTCTTTATTAATTTACCATCTTTCACACTAAAGTCTTTAGATTTTAATCCTAAGTCTAAGTTTCCTTTAGCAATAAATATATGCCCACCATTCTCAGTAGGGAGTTTAAATAGAGCATCCATTTGAGATACTTGGCTTGGCAGTATTCTCTTCTTATACCAATCTAATTTCCCACCCTGTAACTTAGACCAAGATGCACCAAATAAACTTTCTAGATCTCGCTCTGAATGTTTTGGAATTAGATAAGATTCTACCTGTCCGAACCCTTTAAGATGTCTTACATACTTAGAGTCTGGATTAACAAAGTCTGGGAGTTTATGTCTATTATTAAAATCAATCCCATAATGTTTAATAGTATTAGTCTGACCATCATGAATAGCAAACTGAGTTACATCAACGTGACCGAAGTGTAAGAATGCATCAGTAGGATTTAATACAGTTGTACGACCAAGCTTATCATAAGCCTTAGTTAAACCAGTATTTAATCCTATTGTTTCAAAGTCTACTATTAATCTTCTAGACATTATAAGTATCCATTCTCGTCATCACTCTTCTGTAATGCAATTTTAAGAGACTCAAGCATTTCTTTAGTAATACCTTTAACCCCAGTTTTAATCTTAGGATTACTTTTTACATTTTCTTGTTTAATATGTTCTCTTAATTTAGTTGTATCTATTAGTGGTTGATGGTCTACCATCTCTGCAAATGCTAATAGCTCAAGTAACTCATTAAGAGTCTTAAGCTTTAGTTCATCTAATCTATAATTTGGTTGGGTAGAAACGATCTTTGCATAAATAGGATAATATGTATTAGATGTTAGAGTCTTACGGATATTATCTATCTCATCAGGAAACTGTTCTTTCTTTAATATTACTCCGGATAACTTAAATGAAGTATAAACTATTAATGGAATAGTCCCTGCAGAAAGATCTTTATCTGCATATTTATTATCTGTTATTAGATTAAATATATATTCTTCTAGATAAGGATTACTTTCTTGTTTAAGAGCAAAGTAGAACCTGTCTGCTTCTTCAGCAGATATAGTCCTAAACTCTATATCTAGATTATCTATAGTAGGAATTTTAAAATATTTCATGAATGGCTATATCCTTATTGAATATCTTTTAGTATTAGTTCTATATTTTTCATTTCCCAATAAGGAATTTCTAATAACTTAATATTGTTATCTTTACAATACTGCTTTTTAGTACTATCTCTTTGTTGTAAACTTACAAGAGCCTCATTACCTCCCCAGTATTTAACAGACCTATAATGTTGCATCCCATTAAACTCTATACAAACCTTATGGTTTGGTAGGTAGAAGTCAAATCTCAATGGGAGCCTTTGGTCTTTAAAGAATAAATTATCAAATGTTTTTTGCTGAATATAATCAATGTAATTATTCTCTAGCCATTTTTTAATTCTTATTTCGCCTTTTGAAATATTACACTTAGGACATCCTTGTCCTTTTAAGTGATCATTTGGGGTTTGCCAAAAACTCCCATGCTTATGGCATATAATACAAACCTTAATTTTGCTTTGTTTGTATTCAACTAAAGAATAATCAAATTTATTTTCATGGATAGTTTTTGCTTTTCCTAAGAACTCAGGCTTAGACATTTTTGAACTATTCCCAATTATAGAATAATAACACTTTGGGCAACCATTTCCTTTTAAATGATTCTCAGGGGCCTGTTCAAATTCTCCATGCAAATTACAAACAATAAGAACTTTTGTTTTATTATTTATATATTCAACCTTAGAGTAGTCATATTTAAAATTATGGATTTGATTAGCTTTATCAATAAGGTCATTAGCAGTTAATCTTTTAGGCATAGATAGAACCTCCTTGGTCTATCTGTTAATAACCAAAGTGATTAACCTTTTACCTCAAGAATCAACTCTAATGCTTTTGCAGGATCTTTGAAGAAATTTGACATTACAAGGATTTGATATACTAAAGTAAGCGCAACTCCAGCCTCTAAAGTATTTAGTGCGATTGGGTCCATCTTAGGCCATACGATACATGTGTTAAGAATATAATCATGGGTCATATCTTTATCTAGTTTCTTTGCTCTGATATCTCTGAACTCAGCCCAAGAAAGTTTTTTAAACATATAAAAGGAATAATCATCTTCATTACCTAAAAATGTAGCATAAAGCTTTTCATTTCTAGCTTTAAGTTTTTCGAATGTAGCTCTATCTAATTTGTTATAAGTAACCTTTTCCCAGTTGATATCTCCATAAAAATCATGAGTAGCTACTGCTGGTGTATCTTCCATTATTTACCTCTAAGCTTTTATTTTATTACAATTGTTATTAAACTATCTTTCTTGCAATAAAGTTATACTGTTCTTTGACTGGAACACCAGATACTGCTAATGCATGACTATGACCAGTTAACTCACAGCTTTCTAATATCTTATGTGTATTCCCATTATAGTCGAACATAATATTGAATTTACCAAAGTCTTCAGGTCTCCAATCTCTCTTCGTTAATTCTCCTCTAAGATTATTAGCAGATCCCATAGTGTCTAATTGGGCAGCAAGATCCATTCCTGATTGTTTTTCTTTTTCTTTCAATGCAGCGATCTCTTTTTTAATTGTCTCTATCGAAGTTTTAGATGTATCAACTTTCTCTTTTTGGGTTTTTATTGCAGCAAGATTCTTTGTCTTCTCTCCTTGGATATCTAATGTAGGAGTGCTTTCTAAAAACTTAACTTGATCTGTTTGTACTCTAGCAAGAGTGGTATCGAAACTAATAGCCTTTTTAAGATTAGAGTCACCATCTAACATTCCTTTTAACTGATTACTATTTTGTGTAATAGCAGAGTTAAACTGTTGTGTAGTTTCATCTCTTAATGTTAATAGATTGTCAACCACTAGATTATTGTCATCTATTCTTTTCTGTACTTCATTTATACCATTAGTATAGTTAAATCTATTAGCATCAGATAGCACTGGTTCATTTTGTCCAGGTGATAACAATGACTGTAAGTTAGAAAGGGTTGTTTGTAAATCACTTACTTCTTGGTTTATTCTATTTAGTTCATCATTTATACTCTTTAAATTATCTTCATGTTGTTTATTTAACTGGACTAACCCTCCACTGGCTTGAGGATCATTGATGCCTTCATTAAATGTTTTAAGTTTCATCCTAAGAGCTTCTTGCTCTGTGTCTCCAAGCCCGTTTATAAATGAGTCCTTATCTGACTGTATATTATTAATCTTTACTTTAAAGTTATTAGTCTGAGCTAATTTCTCTTGGTCTTGTATCACTAGATTTGCATCTATTTCTTTACCATAAGATTGTAATTCAGCAAGCTTTCTCTTATCATCTTGAAGAGTTTGTTGTAATTTCTTATAAGCAATAAGTTTATTTTTAAAGTTTTGAGCTGCTTTGCTATTTTCTGCCTGCCTATCAATCGACTTTTGTGCTGATTCTCCAGGTTGTAGGTTCTTTAATATAGCCCATAGATATTTATCATGCTTATAGTTAATTGTAAAACTGCCATATATAATAACTTGACCTGGGAGGATAGCATCAAAATGCTTAGAGTTATATCCATAGATAGGCTCTTTTGATTCCTGATATGTATATTGGATATCATAGCATTCATCTAATAAGATCCCTCCTATATAAATCCTACCTTGGGCAGCAGTTACATAGTCTACTTTAATCTTCTTATCTGATATAATAGGATACTCTACCATAATTAGTTACCACCTAAGTCATTTAACATACTGTCAAGTAATGTACTTCCTGTAATGTCTGTATTATAATTTATATTACTTCCATACTTCCCATTGGAGTAAGAACTCTCTATTGAGCTAACAGAACTAACAAGAACCGTTTTCTGGTTCCATTTCTCTACTTCATTCATAGGGATAAGGTCCTGTGCAACCCAGTTTACCTTATTAATTATATTAGGTTGTTGAGTCCCTTGATATTGGTTTTCATCTATAATAGAAACATTCTTAATCATAAACTTACTGAAGATTCCATTTTCATTCGTTCCCATGCAAAGAATATGGAACAAAGGTAAGTCATCTAGTAATTGTACTTTATTTGATATAGCAGAATAAGCTTGTTTCTGTTGTAGCCATTCATCATAGCGTCTATCTACATCAGCAGAAGCAGCTCTACTTTGAGGCTTATAACTATCAAAGCTAGCTTCTATTTGGCTGACTTCTTCTGATATTCTTCCTCTAAGATACTGAAGAATATCTTTAGTAAATACTCCAAATGCGATATGTCCAGATATAGTACGAATACCTCTAGTCATAGCTCTAGGGTTAATCTCACCTAATACACGGACTGGATATCTTTCTCTAATAGTAGAATAACTTAAACTTAAAGCATTCTCCATTTCAATAGTTAATATCTCTTTTTTCTGGATTGCCTCTGGAAGTCCAAGATCTGATGCAGTTGTAACTTCCATTATCATAAATAAAGAAAGGTCAGAACCACCTATTGTTTCATATAGTTCAGTAGTTGCATTCTTGTTTGGGTTAACTCCAGAGTAAGGATTTATTAAAGGCCCATCAACTGGGATCTTAGTTTTATAAGAATACCCTTCAACAACATTAGGGTCAGATATAGACTTTATTTCCTGTATAACAGGAATCTGTTCCATATAAGGTTCGCCTAATATTTGAGCTTTCTCTTGTGTTGTTTCATTACCGACTTGAAATGGATACTTTGGGCCATAGTCAATAACAGTTCCTGTGTCTCCATTAACAAGTAAGCCAGATTGATTTGGATCAATCTTAGGAGCGTTATTTGCAAATGACTGTAGCCCATCTTGCTCTGTGCCGTCTTGCTTTGATTTAATAAAAGCAGCTACTGCATCTGGGCCCTGTCTATCAGAGACTTGTTTTTCTGTAAGATTGGCTATATAAGAAATTGAAGGAGATGTATCAGATACTTGATATACGAATTGATATCCAGAGTCTGTTGGAGAAACTATTATTTTACTCATTGATTGTCACCTATACAAAACTAAAGCCCAAGCCACATAATGGCACTGGGCTTTATTTGTTAAAGTTGAATTTTTAAATTGAAAGAGAATTAGGCTTCTAGTTTCATCATTCTTGAAGCAGCAGTTGCAACATAAGTATAACGTTTTTCAATGTTAAGCTCATCAATTGAAACTCCGATTCCGTCATTAAGAATCTGAAGACCCATTACTCTCCATGCCATTTTGTCACCTTGTTCGTTTGTACCAACAACAGTAACATTGAATGGTGGAATTTGGTCAGCATAGAAAGGAGTAGTAGCGGCCCATAAATCTTGCTTTGCTAATAGAGCAGCTTGTGTAGTTGTGGCGGTTGCACCAGCAGCAGTTGTATTAGGATTGCTATATTCATTTCTTGTACTACCAGTTACTTGCTGAACAATCTCATCTTTACGAACCCAAATTTGTTGACGTGCTGGATTTGTTTGAATACTAGAAACATACTCAAGCAAAGCATCATATCCTAATTGAGCTAGAATAAATGATCCGCCGATTCCCCTTTTACCTTTAGGGATTGCGATTGGACTTTTCTTACCCATTACATAAAGTGGGCCAGCTTCTCTATTGATACCAAGAGTGAAAGACATACACTCTCCGACATATTCGTCACCGAAGATAACTACGGTGTCTGCTCCAGAGAAAACAGTTGAAAGTCCGGTTTTAGAATTATACAGATCTGTTGCCATTGTAAAACCTCCGTGATATTAGGGGGTAGTTACCTACCCCCTTTACCTTACTTTTTAGATTGCAGTTCTTTCGATTACAGCATCTATATCAACTTGTGTTAACTCTAGTGCTGGGTTTAGACTACATGTTAATAAGAACTTACCGATTGCATTTGCAGATTGAACAATCTGAAGATCCCATTTTGCATTTGAAGCTAGGTAACCTTGAGCAACATCGGTTGTGAATGATTCAGCAAGACGTGTTCTAGCTGCTTCGTAAAGTAAACGTGAAACAGGTTTACCGATAAAGTTAACTAGGATTGAACGCTTACCTTCGATGATATACTTAATGGTTCTTGTAGTAGAAATTAAGAAGTATGCAGAGTTGCTTCTTGCTACAGCATTTGCATTATTAATAACCCAACCAAGACCTTTTTCTCTAGTGATAACAATAAACTTAGCAGCAGCTAGGTCATTGTATAATGCTCTTGTAACAACAACACTTACAGTAGCATTTGAAGTAGTACCAATCTTAGAGAATGATAGCCCTTCATTGTGTGGCTTACCTGCTAACATACCTAATGCATAAATACCACAACTATCAATATAAGCGTTACCTGCACCCTTATTTGAGAAAGTAATTAGACCAGCTCCAACACAAAGGAACTTACCTAAATCAATTACTTTATTGTATGTATCAATAGCTTCGATACCATCAACAAATCCTTCATCTGTCATTAACAGACCAAGTGCTGGATCAGCATATTGGTTAGTAGTTGTATCGGTTAGATAGCAACGATTATAATGAGCAGACCCTGTTAAAGTAGCTTCACCTAATAGACCAGTTCCACTAGCAGTAACATCAGTGATATTACCATTAACATCAGATTTATATGTAGGCAATGTTCCTGCCCAAGCCTTAATTGCTCCACGACTAAAGTTAGCTGCTTTTAAAGCACTAATGTCTACATTCATACCAGCCAGTGGAGTGTTATATCCAACAGCAGCATTATTACAGAAATTAGCAAACATATAACCGAAGTGAGCTAGATAGAATCCAGGTTGTTTTGTATCAGACCATGAGTAAACAAAGTTGTCGCCTGCATCAACTTCTTTAACATAACCAATACCAAGTTCACGATTCTCTATTTTATTAAAGATAGCAGTCACAGTTGTAATATTAGCAATTGCAGGAGCAAGAACTTTTTGTAAGCTCGGAGCACTCTGATCGCCAATAGAAAGGGCTGTAGTCAATAGGATTGTTTTATTAGTTACATCAACTGAACTATAGAAGTAAGTTCCTGTTCCAATTGTTACATATCCAGAAGTAAGTAGTCCTGTAGTTCCAACTACACCAATTAATTTATTTGCATTTGCTCCAGAAGCAGCAACTGAAGTAATATTAATAACTGGCTTTGCAACTGTTAACCTATAGTCTACTCCGTAAGGAACTAGATCAGTATAGGTCATGAAGTTGTGGTCAGTCCCATCAAAGATATCAACTGTACCAGTGATAGGCCATGTAGCAGCAGCATCAACTACGATTGAAGAATCGCCAACCTGTACATTTGCCTTTAGTAAAGTCGATTCAATGTATTGTTTAGCATAGGTATCAGTAGCATTATAATTAACACCACCAGCAGCAATATAGTCAGGAGTATACATTTCGATGTCTAGTAATGCATTTCTCATCTTACCGTAAAGTTCACGGTTAGTTAAGTTGAGTTGTGAATCACCAGCGACTAAAGTAGACCCAACCAGAGTAGCTGTCGAGTTAGTTGAGAAAGAAGTTCCAAGAGGCTCAGTTAATGCAAATGTTCTAGCCGTTACATTAGCTGCCTGATTTGAATAATTAACAAAAGAAACTGTAGTAATTGCTCCAGTAACTTCTGCAACTTTTAACTTTCCTTTTAGTGGAAATGAAGCAATTGAATCAACAACTGCAAGGACAGTATCATTACCAGCCACAGGAGCTGCTAACTCAAGACCTACCCCAATTACATCCTGTAGAACAATCTCACCCATGCTAATAGGATTAGCAAGAGGATCATTATCAATATCAACACCATAAAGAGAAAGCTCATCGCCATCGCCAGCAGGAGTTGAATTAACAATAAAGTAACCAGCGTCTAATCCAGTAAATGAACTATAAACAAGTCTTTTATTCTTATCCCAAATCTTTACACCAGCACGATTAATTCCAGTATCTGCTGGTTGGTTATTTGCATAAATAAAGAAATCATTTTCAATCCCATCATATGCATCAATAGTTTCAAGTGAAAGTCCATAAGAAGTAATAAGTGAGGCTGGTACGCCACCTACTCTTAGAGTAACGAACTTAACGGTATTTTTCTTTCCTGCATCCATATATCCATCATAGAATTCAAATACGGATTTCATTAAAGGATTATCAGTACCATAAATAGCAGTAGCACCATCAACTGTATTTAACTGGACTGGAATCCTAGGCCCTTTGGTAGCTTGTCCAAGGAAGACAGCAAGCTCACCATCAGATGATCTGGTAGTAATGTCGTCTCCAAGGAAGACCGATACCCCAGATAGGTATCTAGGCGCAACTTTAAACATAATGAGTTTCCTCCATAATTATAACCTTTAGCTTTCTAAGCCATATTGTACTACAATTTGTTCTAAATTCTTTTCTCTAAAATCTCTTACCTCAGAGAATCGAATTTGGTAATCTTGAGTTTTGAATTTTCGTACACTTGTTTCACGATACATTATATCTTCATAACTCCCTGTCCAGATTATATCTCTTAGTCCTTTATGTTTAAAATACCATATGTTAGTATCTATGATCTCTTTTAGCATGTTAGCCCTTGGACGTATATCTTGAAAGAATTTTCCCCACACTTTGAACTTTATGTTTGCTTCTACGTCCCTGGTATATCTGATAATAGAATAACCCGTATACTCTGGGTCATCATATGTTCCTGCATATTTCCATTTTAAATTTTTGAATCTACTTTCATTAATCTGATGTTGCCCTAAATTCCCATGGGTTTCACTAACTGTATAGGTAGCTATTCTCATATCTGGCAAGTAGTTATTTATGTATAACTGTATATTTTCATCATACAAATTATTATTCAGTGTTGGGATTTCGCTTGCTTCTATTTCTTCTGAAAAGATAATTTGTTTATTCTGAGGGATTTGAAATACTTTATTGTATGTATCATTTGCTTCTATTACTAATGTCATAAATCCATCAACTGTTTTGATTATACCCTCATTCAAAGCAGGTTCAGCTATTCGAACAGGCATATTAAGTGGCCCGTCTAGCAGTTCAAAAAAAACTTTTTTTGCGAATGATTTTGTCTCTGACATTATCTAACCTTAGTCTATTTTATTGTTATTAACCGCTATCTTGTGGAAGGTTGTTTTATAGCTTCTATTTTCATAAAATGAGGAATATGATCCATGGATTGTGGTGGAGTAACTCTTTCTACAATCCATCTATTTCTCTTTAATATATTATCTCCAAGCTTTGGTTCTTTCAGAAACCCACCATGTTCATCTACCCAAATCTCAAATAACAAATCACCTTTTCTTATATAGTAAGTATCTGAATCAATTGAGCAATAGAATTTCATAACATCATTATCGAACTTAAATGTCTTCCCTTTCTTAATCCATTCTTGGAAGACAAATCCTCCACCTAAACAATTAGGACAGTTAGGGTCTGGAGTGGCTGTTTCTTTTCTCCAGCAGTGACAATGAGTAGTTGTATTATGTCTGATTAGCATAATGTCATGGTCTTTGCCAATAAACTTATTGAATTCTTTAGTAAGATCAATCATTAGTACATTGTCTCCTGTTGTTCAGTCCAAGCTCCAATTGAAGGGAATGTTGCATGTGAGTTAAGATCAGCTCCACTACTTCCGAAGTTACTTGAGTAGTATCCTAATCTCCATCTATAAGCAATAGTACGTGTTCCTTTAATCTCTATCTGTCTTCCTTCTTCATCAGTCATAACTCTATTATAACTGGACTCATTAACCCAAGGATAGTAATCAGATACATCTAAGTTAGATCTACTTGTCTGAGGTCTATTAGGATCATAGATACCCTTAACAAATGTCTTAGATACATAAGGAGTATCTAGACCACCAGCTAATATAATAAGTTCATAGAACTTTAAGTTTTCATTAATATATCTATGGATACCAGAATTTAGATCCCTATCATATTGTTTATAGATCTTAAATCCTTCAAGGTCTTTACTCTCTGCACTAACATCTAATGGACCAGATGATAAGAACATATAAGCAGTCGTATATGCTACCCAGTTCTTAACTGCATTCCAGTATCTCTCTGGAGATGCTAATTTATTAGGTCGTAAATGTCTATCAACATTAGTTGAGAAGTCTACTATATTGTCTGCAATAACGAATGGATCAATAGTAGATAAATATTCAGGATGGATATCAATGACATCAGCAAGACCACAATAGAATGGACTTAACTCTGATGTAAAACTAAATGTAGTACTAGGAGATACACTTCCATTTGTAGCTTCAACCCCATCTAGTGTAATCTCATACCTACAATTTAACTTTACTACATCTTCTAGTTTTCTATTAACCGAAAAACCAAACTGCATTAAACCATCAGGAAATACCCAATTATCAGTTAATGTATATAAAGATAAGTCAGGTGATGCATCGGTAACACCAACTACATTATATAATTTATGTAAAGAGAATGGTACTTTCCATTCGGTTATATAAATATCATTTACTAGATCAGCTTCTAATGTTGCTATTAGATTCCCAAATATATCTTTTATTTCTACAGGGATAGTTAATCCAAGTGCTAGTATGTCAGTTGAATCTACACGTAGAGCTAAATCTATTGTGTCTCCAATATCATAAACTGCTACTGTATTTATAATAGATCCTTCATCTAACTTTTGTCCATAGAATGAAGTCTTCGTTATCGCTGGTTGTCTAGGAGTTAGTATAAATCCAAATGGGTTAATAGTCCCATCAGCACTTTCAGTAACGATTTTATGATACTTAGTTGGATCAGCTAATATAGATGCCCAAGTATATTTCCCTGCTAAGTCTACATATAGAGCAGATAGTAATGTAGTATCAACAGGTACAGCATCCCATATTTTACCATCTACTGATTGATACCAGAGAACCATAAAGACTGGTTGCATATCAACCTGTGATGGTATTGAAAATAAAATTGTTTCACCCATTAATTTACTCCATTATTCATATGATGCATTTATTGTTAGAGGATATTTGGTCCTATTGTTAATAAGTGGACTTGCCAGTTCAACTTTATCTATTTGAATACTTTGTTCTTTATTTTCACTCTTTAATGATACTTCTGATATTGTAACCATTAAAGTTTCAGTATTATTAGGAGTCACGAGACAGTTATTTATTAAACCTTGAGTTATTATTGACTCATTAAAATAATCAATAATTGCTATATCATTTGGATAAGGACTAAATTTAATTTCTTCTATTATGAATGGGAAGCTAACTGAAGCTCCACCACAAACTGATCCACCAGACCCAATCAATATAAAATTGATTAACTCTACCCAAGATGGATTGCTTTCACCATTTACAACTGCTCCACCATCTGGATAAAAATCGGAGTTGAATGTAAAATCAGCATCACCATTTATTATAGCTCCATCTTCTGAAGAAACTATAAATAATGCAAGTGGAGTTATCTCTGATATACCAGAAATAATAGCTCCACCTAAAGTATCATTAACCGATTCAAAGCTAAACTGAGTTTCAGAACTTACTACTGATCCACCAACTGCTGACACTATAAAACTATTTAGAAAGTCCGCACTGCCAGAAACTATTGTCCCACCAGAAGCTGATATACTAAAAGTAGCATTTGGGATTATAGTTGCTGTACCACCAGTTATCGATCCACCAATAAATAATGGATTAAACTCAGCCTTAATAGATCCATTACTTCCTACTGTAGATCCACCAGATACAGCAACTGTAAACATTTGAATCCCTGACATTGCAATAGTTGCATTGCCTGAAATTACAACTCCACCATTCGCAATGATTGATAGGTTCTTGTTAACAGATATTGTAGAACTACCAGATACTACGGCACCACCAATTGAGACCTCAGAGAAACCTTCAAGTTCTAATGAATCACCAGAGGCAACACATCCACCAGCTCCGACTAAGTTAAAATTCTTAGTAAAATTAACATTAGTTATACCACCAGTAATACTTCCACCTGAAGGTGTTACTGTAAAGTTATTTATTTTGGTAATTGATGCAGTTGCACCAATGACTGCTCCACCAGTTTGGATTAAGGAAGTATTAAAGTTAGGGATTATATCATAAGAACTATTTGAGGAAATAGCTCCACCTACTGATATAACATTCTTTCCTGATATGATAGGAGAAGATCCACCTAGTATTGCTCCATTTGCTGGAGTAATAGAAAGTGTCTTAGTAAAAGATATATCAGCAGAGCCACTACTTATAGCTCCAGATGTTGGAGTTACATTCAGATTATGTGCAAAACTGATAGTAGGTGAACCACTAGATACAGATCCACCAGAAGATACAAGAGTTGTATTAAAGTTTGCTGCTAGAGTAGATAGACCTCCAGTTAAGCATCCTCCGGTCCCAGTAATTGGGAATGTATAAGTATAAGCAAAAGTAGAGGTTCCGCTAGCAACTGCTCCTCTATCAGGTAAGAATATAAAGTTAAGTGGAATTAAGATTGCTGCTTGACCACCTACTAAAGCTCCACCAGATGCTGTGAATGAGAAGTTTTGGTTAAACGTTATTGTAGCATTCCCACCAATAGTTGTCCCACCAGTTGGAATTATTGTTGAATTATAATTTGGAGTAAAAGATGCACTGCCACTACAAACACTACCATTCGTAGAAGAAATTGATATAGTTGAAGTCTGAGCAATAGTAGAGTTCCCACCAACGATAGAGCCACTATCCCCTATTATTGAGAACGTAGCATTACCAGTAATAATGGCGGACCCACCAAAGACAGATCCGCCATTTCCGTTGACAGTTAAATTACTACTAGTTGCTTGATTGGTTAATGCAAGCAGTAGTGACATTTATCTTATACCCACTTACCATCGAAAGTAACTATATAAGTAATGAGTCCAGTTGTACCAGAAAAGATAGTACCGGCTAAAAATTTAGCTACTATTGCAATATATTCTCCAGGCATTACTGCAATTGGTACAGTGAAAGGCATATAGATAGTAGGGTTAGTTGCTCCAATAGCAGCAGTAGCAGCAAATGTATCCAGACCTAATGCTATACGTCTTGGAGCCTTAGTTGGTGTATTAATATTTTCAGTTGTTGCTAATGATAAAGCACTATGACCATATGCTAATGAATAAGCAATTACTCCTGGTCCGCCTGTTAAAGCTGCAGTAACCATTCCTTGTATTTTAACCCCAGATATTAATAAAACTTTCGCTGGGACTGTAGCCGTTGGTGTGGTATTTACGAATGAACATAAAATACCATCTGTCCCAGCGGCTAAAGTTGGCTGAATAGTAAACTGTCCACCTAAACCAGTATAAACTGAAGTTGTGTTTGTTAATACTGCTCCTGCCCCCAATACCATACTGTTTGAAAAATAAGCTGTAGAACCTGTTGCCTGCCCAGTTTGTCCTTGAGTTAAACTTTTCCCTGCAATAGATGCTAACTCGTTTTGAGATAATCCTAATCCAATAGAATCTTGACATCCGATACAAACATATCCTACTTTAATTATATTAGCTAATGAAGGGACTCCGTTATTATATGTTCTAATAGAGAATGGTTGTGTTCCAGCATTCATCGGCATACCAGCATCACCTGCTGAACTTATAGTAGCTACACATATCCCATTAATATAGTATAATACTCTATCATTTTCGCAAATAATTTTATACTTATGCATTACTCCAGGAGCAGGTATAGTATAAGCTTGACCAGTCACATAGTGGGTAGGGGAAATAGTCATTGACTGTTCAGTCCCCTGATTTGATAAAACTGCCTGTAGTGTTCCACCAGAAGTTGAATATCTAAAGAATGCCCCATCAGTTGGAGCAGTAGTTGAAATGCACTGGAAAAATCCAGCCTCTGTTACACAGTTAGCTTGATGTGTTTGTGTGTGTAACATTTCCCAAACAGCAAATGTTGATAAGTCACATAGGAAAGGGAAGAAAGCAACGGTAGTCATCCTAGCAACGTTAGTAGAAGCTGTAGCTAAACCAGCATTTAAGTTAATTGTATTTGTCCCTGCAACTATCGTCATAGTTCCTGTAGGCAATACCCAATCATTTGAAAATGGTAATGATCCACTAAAAATTGAGTTTAAAAGAATAATAGGCGACCCTACTCCTAATCTTCCTTGAGCAGAGGTTCTAATATCATTAACTATTCTTCCTACTGGATCTGTTGGTTCTGCTAATTCCCCAGACAGCATAGCATACCCAGCCTGAGTAGATACTGTTGGTAAATTAGTTTTTATATTATTATAAGTATCAAGATTAGTTCCTGTTACTAGTACGTCCATTGCCATAAAAATCTCCCTTTAGTCAGCCCAAACCCAACGTAATGTAAACTGTCCAGTTAGTTTTTGAGATGATCTTGCATATATGGTAAAGCCATTCCCAGCAGTTGGTGTCCCACATGTAAGTCCACAGAATGCTGATAAGTATCTATGGTCATTAGCAGTATGATCAACTGAAGTGTCATCAGCCATAATAAAAGCCTCAGCTTTACTTGTTGCTGAAATGGTTGCTTCTCCAGTAACAGTAACCTGGGCCTCATTTGACCCAGGCGCTGTACCAAAATTAATTGTTGTAGTCCCTTGTGATGATGCCATTAGTTATCCTTAAGCTGCTGGAACGCCCCAAGACATTTGGAACTTAGGAGTAATCTTATATGTATCGCCGTTGTTAGCAGGAGTAAAAGGACCAGAAGCTTTCTCAGCCCAAATAAGAATCCCATCAGCATCAACTACATAATATCCATAGATATCTTTAGCGGTAGATGTAAGAGGCCCAGTAAATGTAAATGTCTGTTGTGCATACACTGCATCTGAAGGATCATTAGCTGGAGTAACTGTCCAAGAACCAGCAGTTAAAGTTATAGCTGCATATCCTGGGCCTGCTGCTTCTGCTGCATTATAAGCTGCTGCTGTATCTCCACCGTTTGGGTTAGGAGTAATATTAGTTGTATAAAGCTTTAATGTTAAGTTATTCCCACCAACAGGTTGTGATTTATTAAAGTAAGATTTTAGGATTTGATCTGCACCTAAATCAGATAGTACTAATGCCATTGTATTGCTCCTTATTTAGATACTGATAAAAGAAAAATCTTTAACGTATCATTGTTTATTTTATAATAAAAATTAATATCTCTCTTTTGGTCTAAGATCATATCTATTCTTTTGATTTTAATCTTATCCATTAATTCTTGTGGAGATTTTATTGGTCTATTAAACTTAATTGTTATTGGATTATATTTAACGTTATTAAACGTTACATTATCTGGAATAGTTTTTACTATTCTCATTGGATTCTGTAATTGATCTAGTATATTCCCAGGGGGAACAGTTAAACTAGTTGACTCTGGAGTAAGTGTATTATATTTACTTGTTTCAAAAGTTGTCTTATATATAGAAGTAAGCCCACTCGCCTTAAATACATCAATAGAGATAGAGTCTCCAATATCAAAACTCCCGGAGAATGAGACTTTAAGTTCTCCAAGATCTACTTCTTGTAATTGTTGATATGTGAATTCTCCTACATAAATAGCGCCTTTAGTCACATCTATTCTGTTTCCAGATAATATATCAATAACAAATGTATCGTTAGTGTTCCCAGTATATGAACTTACAATTTCTAATGTTCCACTAGCAGAAGCACTTCTTAAATATATAGGTTCTGATACAGTTACAGATGATATAAACCTAGAAGTGTCATCTCCAGGAAAGATAGAGATATAATGTTGTCGTTCAGGGACTAATGATGAAGTTGGCTTAATAAATAATTGGTTACCATTAAGAGTATAATTAAATTGATATTGGATAAACTCATCTGGACTATTATCAAGACTATTTGAAGAAGTATCTAATATAGCAAGATCTGGACCTGTCCATAAGCCTGTAGATATAGTATAAAGACTAATGCCATTCTTTACTGTGAATGGGTCTATTGGGCTATCAAACTCAATCAAAAAAGTTGAATCTAGTGGAAGGTTGATGCTTCCATCTACAGGTGTCATATTAAGTACAGAAAGACTCATGCCTTACCTCTTTATTTATTTATACTTCTTAGTGTTATTAACTAAAAATTCTAAGTAAGGGGAGAGAGTTACTCTCCCCATATTAGATTAAGATGATAAAGGAATGGTTGCTAGAACAGTTGCTGCAGGGAAGGAAATTTTACCACCGCCGTTAGCTGTCTGTCCTGTCCCGCTATTAGCTGCAGACTGGTCATCAGTACTTAGAAGACTTGCTCCTACAATTGCATTAGCTGAGTTAACCCAAATACAGCAATACTTTGCTGTTAAAGCATTCGCTGATCCATCTTGAGTCCAAGCAACCTCTGCAGATGTTCTAATTTCTCTTGTATTCCCATTTAGGGCCGATATAACAGGAACGGTCTTAGTAGCCCTTGTGTAACCATATTGTGTTGCTAACTCACCTTTAAATCCTGCTGCTGTAAAAGTATCAGAACCAGATGGTGCTGCTACTGATCCATCATGTAATGTAGCGAAGTAAAAATATGCTGCTGCTGATGTTGCTTGTAAATCTCTAAATCCTGTTGATGCTGTAAAATCTGCCATTTGAATGACTCCTTATATTATGTTGCTAAATTTATATGGTTCTCCAGTTATCCTTCTTAAATCTAATGGTTTCCCATCTGGGGCCCTTATTGCATTTATTATTTTCATCCCCTCTAACGTTGGAGGACTTACTAGTCTAGGCGTAGATAGAACTGTTGATGGTAAAAATAAACCACTTACTTTACCTGTTACATCTAATGAAACTATTGTTTGTTGTGATCTTACTGTTGACGGAGATAAAGTTCCATTTACTAATGTTATTACACCATTTGTTCCAATTATTTTAACTGCATTAACAGTTATTAATGATTGAATAGTAGATATATAAATTAGTCCATCTGAAATTATTACATTACCAGAAATATTAATCTGTTCAATGGTCTGTAAACTATCAACTGAAGAAATATTTAAGTATCCACTTTGTACTCCAGATACTTCTGCCTCAACTGTTATTAAGTTAGGAGCATATACAGCTCTATTATTCCCTAATACAGTAGGGATACTTAGGCTTGCACTATTAAGATCAATTGTATATTGTCTTGTTTGTAAAGGTTCTACATTTCCATCTTCATCAATAGAGAAAAATTTAATCTCTGTGTCTTGAGTTAGAATTATAGGACCAGTATATAGGATAGTAGCCATTTATTCCCATCACTAGATAGTAAGATATTTTAGTTTACTGTTGCTACACTTATAGTAAATTCTGCTGGAGTATAATACGTTCCTGCAGACAAAGAAGTATTCCCTGTATCAATTAGCTTGATAACTCCATCTGTTGCTCCACCCATTGTTTTTAATATAATTGTATTAGCGATACCGCTAATGTTACACAATATCTGTGTTCCAGCTAAAACTTTAATACTAGACCCAGAGGTCAACTGGAATGAAGCTGGCGTTACAGTTCTAGATGCTAGTACATTGGTGATCATACTAGCTTGCAAGACTCCATTGCCATCAATTGGCTGTGATATCATATTACAATAAAGAATTGTTGTAGTAGTATCTATAATATTTTGTAGCATTAAATCAATAACTGCTTTATTTATTGCTTTTGATGTTGCCATAGAAAAACTCCTTAATTAGATCGGATCTGCTATTACTAAATTAAATGCTGGACTATCCCATATCTGTGAGGTCGTTACTGATTGTCCCGAAGGGAAGTTAACACTTGTCCCAGCTAGAATATTAACTCCATCTGTAAGTACAACATAGGTAATAATCCCATTCCCTGATGGTGTATTCCCTGTTGTTGCATTAATTGTTAATGTAGCCTTATTTGAATTACCTGTATCATCAAATGGCCCAGTATAATTTGCAGAAGTTAAACCTGTCTTATTAATTAATACTCTTCCAGAGGTTGCTAAGTCTGCATAATTAGTTGGTTGTTGATTACAAAAAGCTATCCTTGTTGCTGAGTTCTTAATTACATTCAATGCTGGATAAAGCACTAATGCATGATTAATATATTTTGCCATAATATTTCCTTTTTATTGTAATGGTATTGCTATACTATCAATACTTACTCCAGTATCATAACCATCACCTGTAGAATATGCTGTAATTGTTACTAAACCATTTGTTACAGAAGATGGTGTTGTAAATGTATATACTCCAGAATATGAACATCCAAACCATGAAATACCATTCACATCGACTGATGCAATTACCGAATCAACTCCTTCATCAGTTACCGTATCAGCATATCCACCACTTACTGCTATTATGAAGTCTTGCCCTCCACTTATATTTAATGTCTTACTCATTGAGACACTTGTATAATTTCCCGTACTAAAATTACCTAATGGGAGTGGATTTCCACCTGCCCCTTCTAAAATAGTCCAACCAGCGCTCCCTAGATCTTGCCTTAATCCAGGAGGATAGATCTCGATTAAAGGTAGATCAGTAGTAATATTTAAATCTTCTATAAATAATGATCCACCCGTTAATACTGCAGAGACATCAGGAATAGATATATTAGTGTCTAAATTGCCAAGAGTGAATATATTTGGATTAATTAGATTAATAGATTTTATATAAGTATCTATATTAAAACTGTCTATTTTAATAGGCATTTTAATTGGGACTGAGATATTATCTATTGTTAATTGGCTAACAGTCGTACTCGCACATATCTCAATTAAATGACTACCTGAAGAAATAGGACATGAGAAAGTTTGGTTTATATTCCTATTTAAATCAACTGGAGCATTATAGACAACTCCATCGACTCTTATAAATATTGGGAATGTATTTAAAGTCCAGTATCCCTTTAATAAAATAGAGATATTCCCTTCCCCAGTTATTATTGTTTTAGATAACACTGCTCTCCAGTTAGAGAAACTATTATTTGCTACTAGTGAATATGTACCATTTATTGGAGTAGTATTACTGACAGTCCACATATCAAAAGTACTTAAATAGTTTCTATTTGTCACCCAACCATCTAAAGTTCCACTTTCGAAGTTAGTTATAGTACATACATAAGAAGGATCTGTGTTGTCTAACTCTATCTGTGCATTCATATTATCAATAGTGATTATTCCGCCACCAAATCCTATAATAAAATCAATATCATTAGCCTCTACTATAACTGAGTTAAAATCAAATTCTGCTTCAGTCATTGAAATATTAGCTAATAAATTATCGGCATTTATCCACCATAATGTAGCAGGAGTCATTGAGATATTAAACAATATGTCTTTCACAGCTATAACTGGGAATCCAGCAGAGGTCATACTGATATTAAGTTTTACAGACTTAGCAGCAACAACATTTGGAGCGGATCCATCAGTTGAATAATATATTGCAGATGGCTTATAAGTTGATAAAGTGACTGGTGTCCCTTGAGTGATAGTCATACTTGGGAGTGGGTAAGGATCAGTATGTAAATAGTTAATCGCCTTTCTTACTGCTGCCCCAGCATTAGCTAACCCATAAGTAAACCATTTTTTATCACCTGGGATACTTCCAGTCGTAGGTTTGTAATTGACAGATGTATCTCCTGTTGAGAATATACAATCAAGTACTTGTGCATTTGTTAAACTTGGATTAGCTGACCAAACTAAAGCAGCGATAGCTGCTGCATTTGGAGATGCAAATGATGTTCCACTCCCACCAGTAGCAACATATCCTGTATAGAAGTTAGCATTTACTGTCCCGCTTTGCTTTGCAGCATAAGACATCTTTACTTCCCACATTGACTGCGGTACTCTATCGTTCGGAATAATCATGGTATAGTCTTCAACATATCCGGTACATTTAATAGAGCGAGAAACTAAATTATCAGATGGTTCACTCATTAATCTTACATACTTACTCCCGGCAGTGAATATAACGCTGAATGTTTTAGTAGTAACTAGCGCGGCATTATTTAATGGGGCGAGAGACCAATGTGATTCTGATTCTGCTCCTATTAAAACATGTGAACCATAATTTGAGTTACCTACTAATACGCCATTTATTGTACTCCCAACCTGAACAGCATGACGTCCTGCTAATATATTCATTAAATTTTTTTCATCATTACCAGATGCAACGAATCCAAGTTTGCCATTATTCCACATTTGATCCCAACATAATTCTAATGTTCTATCATAAAACTCAACTTCATTAAAATTATTCATATCTCCTAATGGATCACTATCATAGAAGAAAATATCAAATGTTGTTTTCCCACCAGAATATGTCGCAGAAGTAGCTAACCCATATACTGGTCTTAAAGGAGAGTTCGTATTTGTACATAAGACTCCCATATTAGTGAATGTAGCAATAGCCCCAACTATTTTAAACCTAGTTGAATATAATATATTTTCTTGCAATACAGGATATTTCTGTCCATAAATTACAGTACCAAAACTCATAGAGAGTATCTTAATAGATGGATTAGTTGAGGCTGCTACTAATGCCACTGTCCCAGCAATTGAATTCCCAAAATGACCATCTGTAGAATTAGCTTTTATAGGGAATAATGTACACCCACTTGCAATGCCTTCGATAGGGTACCCATTTGCCACAATTGATGAACACATAGTCCCATGTTGTTCATTGTCTGTTAGCATCTCTTGATGGTTAGCGGTTCCCCATAACCATGAAGGATACCCCCATGTAGAATGTATTTTACCAGCAAACCCTGGATGTAAAGCATCTATCCCAGAGTCAAATATCCCAATAAGTAAATTTGGGTCACCTTTAGTTATGGTCCATGCTATATCAATTCCCATACGCTCATAGGCAGTTCTCTGTTGCATATTATATAATGGAGCATCAGATACTATCCCAATTGTACAATTTTTATGAGGTAATACGAATCCAGCAAAGTTAACATGAGGAGAGTCATCAAGTTCATCCATGAATTCAAGAGAAGCATATTCGTCTATTTCAACGATATAGATATCTAAGTTAGTCAATTTCTCTATTAACTTAGCTCCATGTTTTTCTAATATGAAATGGAATTCGCTAAGGTCATGACCAGGAGCCATGTGTATATTCATTTGTCTAGTAGCCATAATTAAACCCAATGTACCTGAGCAGATCCATAAATCTGGATAGTGTTACCATTGACTACAGGGAATGAAGCAACAGGGTCCCCAGTAATTGAAGCTCCCGAACCACCATAGCCACCATTTCCTTCCCATGCAGAAGAACCTTCTCCACCGCCACCGGTAACACCAGGGGTTACTAATGTTCCAGTAATAGGAGCGATGGTCCAACCTGTCCCACCAGCTCCATCAACAGGGCCAAAGCCGCCAGCTCCGCCGCCACCAGCAAATGCTATTGTTGTTCCATTAAGAGTCAGATAAGAATTTTCCCCTGCTGTACCCTCAGTGCTATCTGCCCCTGTCCCATCTCCGCCTGTTATATAGTCTATAACAACAGTTTTAGAACTAGTAAATGTATATGGTCCACTAGTTAGTATATAAGCAGTTGTAGTTAATGCTGTATCAGTTGCGCTCCATGGAGATGTCAATGTAAAGCCAGCCCCAGTAGCCCTTATCTTAAAGTGATACGTGGTAGATATGTCTAGTCCAGTAAACGTATGTCTTGTGGTTGCCTGTGAAGGTATATTTATAATTCCTAATTCATAACTAGTTGTCTTACCATACTCGATATCATAACCAGTAGCATAAGTAATTGCATCCCAGTTTAAGTCAATCTCAGTTGCTCTTGTTGCCATTTCTCCAGCGAAACCAAGAGTAGGGGCAGATAATGTTCCTCTAGTTAAAACATTAAATGTCTTAGGAGACCCATTAACTAAGGCTCCACATGTTACTGTAGTTAAGTTGCTTGTTGATGATAGACCTCTACATTTTAAAGTATCTCCATTTGCTATTGTTTTATTTCCACTAGCACTTGTAACCCAAGGGCCACCAGAGATCGATATTTGTGATTGTGTTAAATAGGCACCTACATTAATGCTTGTATTTAAACCACTGATAGTTACTGTATTAGATTCAACATATGAGTTCTGTAATGCATCAGTGATATCTGAGAATACTATTGCATCAGGTGCATTGTCTTTACTGCCAGTATTAACTTTAGTTATATTCCAAGTATCACTTACTCCATTAATGGTTAATGTGAATGTACGTGCTCCGACTGTTGTTTCAGAACAACTAAATTCTACTTGGTCACCAGCATTTAATGTTAAATTAGTAGATGGGTTGAGTAAGTTACTTGGGATACCGCCATTTACATAGACAAAGCCTTGAGCATTATTAGCTAGTCCAGTCCTTGTAACGACTCCAGTTACAGTAGTGTCAATCCCAGTAATTAAAACTTTATTTGAATGTACATCATCTGCATACCAAGCATTAGCTATATCAGTAAATGAGAATGCATTAGGAACTATATCTGCCATACCAGATACTATAATATCGAATTGTCCAACAGTTATAGCACTATTATAAGAAGACGGGCTCAATAGTCCATTAGTAACTGATGTAATCGTAGGAGCAAATACGCCTCTTAAGGTTGGTGTCACTGAAGAAATAGACATTAGTCCAGAACAGAAACCTACTAAAGAAGGAGCATTAATAGTTCTAGTTACATTACCATAAGTAATACTTAGTGGTCCGTTAGTTACGGATGGACCATAAGCTGCAATGTTTATTTGAGTTACTGCTTGTAAACTATTAACAGAAGATATATTTAATACTCCTGACATTACGCCTACAATAGAAGGAGCGAATATACTTCTTATGCCTCCTACTGAAGAAATACCAAATAATCCATTATCAACTCCAGGGATATGACCAACAATCTTAGAGGCATAAATAGATGATGTATATGTTACCCGAGATAAACTTAATAGCCCAGAACATTTACCTAAAATAGATGGAGCATTAATTGTATAGGGAGAATTTAAGGCAGATAAACTTAATAGTCCATTTATTTTTTCAATTACTAGATCAGTACAATCCCAAACAATAGCCCAGTCAGGCCATCCAAGGTCTAACAATGCCTGTATCGCATTACGTGTAGTATCATTAGGAAGAGTTCCATTTGAACTTTTACCTCTTACCCAAACACGTTCCCCAAGGTTAGCTCTCTGTTCTGCTGTAAGAGGATTGTTTATTACAACTGTTAGGTTACCATTAGAATCAGGAGCATTGCCATTTACAGACTTAACTACGCCTATTACTTGGCTAGCATTATGAATATGAGTAGAGGGAGTAAATGTTGTTGGTTTACCTTGGACAGATGCCCAATCAGTATTAACTGTAATCCCTTGTGTAGTATTGTTAATATCCATTATATCGGATATAGAATGTTTGTGGAATGAAGGTGGGAAGAAAGTAGGGACCTCTGCTATATTAGACCATTTAACATTTGAGGTTGCTAAAGTAATAGTGGTCTGGTCTGGCGTAAAGTCAGGTGCAGTCTTCTGTAATATCACTTGTAATTCTTGTAAAGTTGATAGTCCTGTTGGAACCCTATAAGACTTAGCCATTAAAAATCCTCCAAACTTCATATACAGATACACCTGTTAATAACTCTTTAACAAAAAGAAAGGGTCCTCTTTCAAGGACCCTTCTATTACATTATAGTATTTAAAATATTTCTTATACCATTTTGTCGCTAACGGTAAGATCTTCTGACCACTTAACATCAGCAGCCTGTGCATTAACGTTTGTAACACCGAATTCAGCGAAACGGTTAGGTACAACTTTAACATTTTTCACGACACCAACTCCACGACCCTCGTTCAGGATTGCAATACCATACTTCTCACGAAGCTTGATATTCTGGATATCACGCTCTGGATCACTCCATTGATGCTGATTAATTTCTTCAGCTTGAACGATAGCTCCTGCATTACCTGAGTCTACAAAGTAGATAGAGGTTAATTTATTGACCGGATCAAACGGAACCTGTGGGGAAACCATCACGCGGAATGGAATCTGTGCCCAAGCAGGAAGAACCGGAGTACCTTTAAAGTCGACAGGTGAAGTTTCACCAGGACGTGCACCTTTTCCAGCCATACCTTGACCTTCGAAGAAGGAATCACGGGAAACACCTTGAACGTCATATCCACCAATAAGTGGTCCGCCGCCATGTCTCCATGCGAATACTTTTAAGAACGGGTCTTTTGCCCAGATTGCCCAAGACAGAGGATGCATAACAATCGTGTCAGGAGCATAACCTTCTACAAGCATCGAAGCATAGATATCGAAGAAGTCTTCTGATCCAAAGCTGTAGTTAAGTGCCCCAGTACCATCTTTACCAGACAGAGGACGTCCAATAACCGAAGCTGCTGGATTCTTGTTGTCTGCTAAAGTCAGACCCTGTTTTTCGAATAAACGGAAACAGATGTGATTTTTTCTACGAGCAAAAGCTTTACCAGCAGCTTTCAGCCATAGTGCGATAACGTCATACTGAGACTGATCAATCATTTCTTCAGTAAGGGAGAGTTTGATACCGTATTTACGGATGTCAACACGGATAACAGATCCTCCACCCATTGTGATTTCTTCAGTTCCGTATTCAGCACCAGGAGCGATCTCATCGATCATTTCCATTGCGCCTTCAGCAGGAAGAGTAATATAAATACCCTCTTTCTGAGAAATTTTTGTAAATAGTTGGTTTGCGATCAGAAGAGGTTCAGAAGCTTGACGAACGACCTCACTAATTGCGATTGGCAGATACTTAGAAAGATCACCATGATTTAAGATGTCTCTAAGTTTTAGACTTTCTTTATTAGCATCAGTAAGCTTTAGCTCCTGACCAATTGCTAATAGTTGTTTTTCTAATTCACTCATTGTTAATATTCCTCCATGCCTAATAGCATTTTAATTTTTAGAATGATGGTACGTTGAAGTTAACTGCGATTCTAGCAATATACTTTGGAGCATTAGCGATTGATAGGATAGCGTTACGTCCATCAGTTGCAGAACCTGGAGCTTCCTGCCATAGGCCGAAGTCACGGAAATAAGTTCTTACTAGGGCTAGATCTTTAGAAGAACCTTCTTTAAGGTCTAGGATACGTCCAATTTTGTGTGTTGACACACCAGATGCACCAGTCAAACCAAAGTTTGATTCAGTATCAAATCCAACTTGTTTCATGATAAAGTCTTTCAGACCTTTAGCACTGTTAGTACCAAGAGCATTGTTGATAGAAATATCAGCTCCGTTATCTGATTTTAAGCAGGTAAATGGAAGGTTGATAGTAGGGGTATAAGTAACAGTCCAAGTAGCAGTATCAAGTGGCGCATTGAAGAAAATAGTACGACCAACAACTGAGTACTGAGTAGGCTCTGCTCCAGAAGCTGGTAAGCTAAACAGGTTAGCTGAAGCTAATGCAGTAAGAGATTTAGTTGTTACACCTTTTTTGAATACATAAGTTCCACCGTAAAGACCAACACGGTAAGAAGTTACTGCTTGTGGAATTGCTTCTGCACGAGGATTGATTTCTACGACAGGAACCTGAACGTATGCCCAACGTGTGAATGCTCTTGCTCCACCTGTGTCATATGCATGACGGTAGAATGTTGACGGGTCGCTAGGATCAGTACCTGGAGCCATCAGTGCTGAATAACGGATCAGACCGACTGGATCAGCAGGGAAATCAATACCAGCAGCAATTGCTTTAGTTACAACTTTGTCTCCAGCAACAGCACGGGTACCATCAGCAGTTACAACACCAGCACCTTCATCGTTAGCTGTGTAAACATTCTTACGTGAGCCATCAGCAACAGCTTTATCAAGAATATATCCAGCAGGAACTAGACGTTTAGTGGTGTCAAGTGTAACTACCTTACCTGGCATAAGAACGAACCAAGATCCGACAGTGTTAGAAATTCTGTTCTCAGAAATCTGTACATTTAGATAGCCAGCAGGGAAGTAATCACCAGGTGGGTTATTACCTTCTCCGACTTCTATGTTGTACATAGGAGTTCCTTGAATGTTTTGTGGTGCGGCAATATGATTACCAAAGTAGTTTACGCCTTGGGTAGAGCCACTTACGTTAAAATCTGTAGCCATTGTTTATTTCCTCCGAAATTTGTGTCTCTTAAATTATACTCTAGAAAATGCTCTTCGTAGAGCTGAAACTATTTCTGCATCAGAGAGTGCTTTTTCTTCTTTTTGTTCGTCAACAATCTTAATATCGGAACTTGCAGAAGTGTCACTATCGTCTAATGCATCCTGTAGTGTGGGGTCGTTTACGGATTTAATATCCTCTTTAGTGTTATTAACGTCCTGTACTTTAAACTTAGCTTTTAGCTGTCTAAAGTCACTAACTTGTCCTACTAATACATTGTATGGATGAGAAAGTAATTTAGCTCTTTCTTCTTCTACACTATCAGTAAGTAATCCTAAAGTTTGTTTTAAATCAATGATTTCATCTACTTTAGATTGTCTAATCTGAACATTAAGATCACGATTAAGCTCATCAAGTAGAGTTACTTCTTCTTTTGCTTCTTGTAATTCATCTTGTAGTGAAACAAGATTATCTAATCCAGATAGTTGCTCTGTAGTAGCTACGCCTTGTCCTTTACCACTTAAGTAAGAACCGATACTTGCATCTAATGCTTCACCAACGAATTTAGAATCTAGTCCAATAACCATATCAAAGATACGAGTAACAGGAGATTTACCTTCATCATCAGTTAGTTTAGTAGGGTCAAGAGATTCTACCATAGTTTTTAATTCAGTGATAACTTCATCAATACTTCTTACAGTTTGATCAGTACCTTCTGCATCAGCAATCTTTACTTCTTCTTTTACTTCCTTCTCAAAGTTAGCTTCAATTCCGAGTTTCTTAGCAGCTTTACCAATTGATGATTGAGCTTTAATAACTTCAGCAGGAGTAAGATCTTCTGCACAGTCTAATAGTTCAATAGCAAGTTTTACATTAAGTTCATCATGTAAAGGAAATCTACGTTTAATCTCATCTTCTGTCTTCTGAACAATAGCAAACTGGGAATCCTTCATGTCATCTTCAAGAGTTAACTTACCTTGATCTTCTTCAGTAAGCTCTGCATCTTGAATCTTAATTTCCTTTAGTTTGTCTCCAAATTCATTGACATAAGATAAAGAAGTTACTTTCTTGTCTTCTGCCTTACGTGCCATTATAGCCTCCCTGTTAACTATCTTACAAATGTTATCGCAACACACGATTGTTTTAGTTTCATCTGCAAGTTTAAAAAAGTCTCTCTTATTGATAAAATCCATTTCAATTAAGAGGTTTTCTACTTCATACTCAATTTCTTCAACTATACCATCATGTATCTTAGTAATCTTACCATGTGGATCAGCAGCTTTCTTATTTCTTAGGAATGATAGTTCTTCATACTCTAAGTCTTCAGCTAGCATGAAACCACCAGCTCTATGATGAAAGTGGTCACATATACCATCAGCTACTTGGTCTTGTAAACAATGGGAACAAATAAGTCTCTTAGGATCTGCACCAATAGAAACAGTTGCAAACTCTTTAGCTAGTACTCGTCTAATACCTTCTTCATCATTAAGCATACCTACAGTTTCAACATATCCAAGACCATTGAACTTACTATCTTTCCTTTGGTGCGGGATAAGAAGATCATTACACATAGAGATATACTCTTCTGTAGTTAAGTCTTCTAGTTTGTTAAATGCAGAAAATTTATTATAATAATCTGTTAGTTTATAATCGACAGCTATAATACTACCAAATCTCTTAGATACTTTAGGTCTATGATTTTCAATAATAGGTTTAGGAGCTGGATGAATAAATGTACCGATATTATCTTTTACTGTATCATGACGATAAACTACAACATTACCATTAAGCATACCAAAATGAGAAGCATCAATAGTAACAAGAAGTTCTTCTTTCTTTCTTACTCCATCTTCTAATCTAATAAGAGCTTGTTCTGATAAATTAAAATTATGTACTTCTCGTATTTTTAATACACTATTATGAAATATCATAGTTTTACCTTTTGTAAGTTATCCTTTTTGAAGATAACATTAGTGCCATTAGCCAATTGGATTGTTGCATTATTCTTGTCGTCAATAGATAAAAGTTTGCCTTTCATTCCATTAAGACCACGAACATAAAAGTTTATAACACTAAGCTCTTCGCCTATATCAAAGATAACCTCATCAATAAGCTCTTCGATAGCATCCATAGTTTCAGATACTTCTTCAGCAATAGTATCAATAACTTCAACTGCTTCTTCTATAATTTTAGCTTTTTTCTTAGCCATTATTTATCATCCTCTATTTTAGTGTTATTAACGCATTTTAGTGTAAGGTTACTATTAGGATGGAAAGGAGGAATAACTTCAAGTATATTCTCTCTTGTTACACTTATTTCTTTCCCTAATAATTCTGTCCCTTCACTAGATAGGCTATCTGCCATTGTGCAAATAACAAACTTATTAATGTTATTTTCTAAACACGCTAGGCTATACCCATAATTATAAGCTCTAGACTGTTCTGTCTTATTTGTTATAGCTAATCTATTAGCTCCTTTATTTACATAAGAGCTATCTTTGCTTAACTTCTCTGATACATCGTCTCTTAGTTTGTCTAGTGGACTGAATATATCATGTTGGATTTTTATATTAGAATAGTCTAAACCAAGATCAGTATAAGCATCTTCTATCCCTTGGTATAGTTTATCTTTCATATTACTCTTGATCTCATCATAAGCAGACTTAGTAGCGAACATTATCCCAAGTTTATTAACCGACTTATTCTCATCCTTAAGCCCATTGATTGCGAAAGTAAATCTATCTTTAATCCCTTGAGCTTGTTGAGCATCTGTTAATTCAAGTGAGTCTTGAGCTTTCTTTTTAACTATATTGGAATTAGTACCAGCACTCTTTATAGAGTCTCTCTTAGCAGCAGATCCAGTAGACTTAGCATGTCCAGGGACAATAGGCTTAGTATGTGTTTTCTTAGCTGGGGCTCCAGGTTGACTAGTCTTTGTAACGGTTTCTACTGTTGTAGCATGAGCAACCTTACCTTCTTGTTGAGCATACTTATCTCCATATTCAGTATCAAGTAATGTCTTATGTGGAGGTGTAGCCCCAAATAGAGCTGGGTGAGTATACATTAAATCTTCATCAGATAGAGTCTTATCTCCACGCTTATTACGAACTTCATGTATTGTCTTAGTTCCTTTAGAGAATAGATCTGCCTCATGGTTCTCTTGTCTAATCTTCCATTCGATATCAATCTCTTGGAATAATAACTTAGCCCTATTTTCTGGAGCAAAGTCAGCACTGAATGGTGATTGTAAGAATAGTTCAGTTAGAACTTGTTCTTCGAATTGTCTTGATAATTCTTGTTGTAGGAATTTAACTGTATCCATTAAAGCTTTAGAAGCTTCTTGAGCCTGAGCTTCTCCACCACCTGAATCAGCTACAGCCATATCAGCAGGAGATACACCTAACCCAAC